CAACCATGTAATAATGCTGTTGTCATTTTAGCCATATTTGCATCCCTTACATACAAATTCATACTTTGAGTTTGACAAATATAAGGACCACGATCAGCAGCCATATTGAGAATTACTTTTTGACTTGTTTCCCAAACAGTTTTGTACAGTGCTTTTATTTCTGCAGGAATTTCTTCAATACCTTGAATTGATCCATCTGCTGCCATGATCTTTTGACGTAATCCATCATTCCAAAGGTTTTGCTTTATCAAATCATCTACCAAATATTTATTAATAACAACAAATTCACCAGATAATGTTGAACGCTTATAAAGATTTGATGTTGTCATTTCAATTGATTCTGTGTTACCGAGAATTTGTGAAGTTGATGCTGTTGGCATACAGCAAATAAGAAGACTATTCTTCATGCCATATTTTTTCAAATCAGATTTTACTTTCTTCCAATCATGACGATCAGAAGGTGCAATATTCCATAAATCAAATTGTAACAATCCTTGTGATGCTGGGCTTCCTTCATATGTACCATAAACGCCTGAAGCTCTTGCTTGTACAATACTTTCTGAAACAGCACCAAAATATATTGTTTCAAAAATATCTTTATTCAATTGTTTAGCTTCTGCTGAATCCCATGAATAACCCATAACTGCGAATGCATCCGCTAACCCTTGAACACCAATACCAATTGGACGATCACGCAGGTTAGTTGTTCTAGCTTTTTCTACAGGATAGTAATTTTCATCAATAACACGATTCAAATTGGCTGTTAATGTGCGTGCAATTTCTTCCAATTTTTCAAAGTTAAAAATCTTTTCCTTTTTACCTTCAATACATGATTTCAACGAAATTGATGCCAAGTTACAAACGGAAATATCATCTTTACCAACAACTTCAAGAATTTCAGCACAAAGATTTGAAGACAAATTTTTTCCATTACCAATCAAGTTCTTTTGATTTGATTTACGGCATGCTGCATCCTTATAAAGAATATATGGTTGCCCTGTTTCAATTTGAGAGGTAATGATTGCTTCCCAAACTTGTCTGGCCTTGATAGTTTTTTCACCCTTACCTTCAGATTCAAACTTCAAATACTTTTGTTCAAATTCATCACCAAATGAATCATGCAGACCATGGCACTTATTTGGATCTAGTAAAGTCCAATCGCCATCAGCCTCAACACGCTTCATGAAAATATCAGGTATCCATAAAGCAAGATTTAAATCTCTTGCGCGCATTTCTTCTTTGCCATTGTTTTTACGCAGGTCCAAGAACTCAAAAATATCAGCGTGCCATGGTTCCAAATAAATTGCGAATGAACCCTTGCGTTTACCTCCACCTTGATCAATGCCACGGGCAGTTGCTTCAAAAATCTTTAGGAATGGAACGATACCATTTGATGAGCCACCAGTACCATAAATTACAGAGCCTTTTGAACGTACATTTGAAAATGAGATACCAATTCCACCTGCACTTTGTGAAATGAGGGCAGTTTCTTTCAACGAATTAAAAATACCATGAACAGAATCATCTTCTACTTGAAGAAGGAAACATGAACTCATTTGATTCTTTGGAGTACCTGCATTGAAAAGTGTAGGTGTAGCGTGAGTCATTTCCAACAAACTCATTTTGTTGTATGTGTTGACTGCGGCTTCCAAATCTGTTTTATGAATACCAATGGAAACACGCATCCACATATGTTGAGGACGTTCAATAATTTTCTTCTTAATCTTTAATAGATAAGAACGCTCAAGTGTTTTAAAACCAAAATAATCAAACAAATAATCTCTATTATCTACAATAGAAGAATTCAAAAATGAAGAATTTTTCTTTACAATTTTATAAACTTCTTCTGAAATAAGAGGCTTAGGATTACCATGTGTATCTGTATTGTTGTACAACTTTTCAATAGCTGAACTAAAGGTTTCATCAGTCTCTTTATGTAAAGTTGAAACTGCCAAACGAACTGCTAGGGTATCGTATTGAGGATCCTTTGCAGAAAGATACGCAGCAGTTTCAATTGCTAGGTTATCAAGTTCTTTTGATGTAACACAATCGTAAAGACCAGCAACAACTTTTTGCGAAACTGCATCAACATCAACACGGTTTAATCCTTTAGAAGCTACTTTAATTCGCTTTTGGATTTTCTCCAATTTTACAGGTTCTTTTTGTCCATCCCTTTTTAAGACTAGCATTCAGTAACTCCAAGTTAGATTATACGTTTAAATTTCAGCGTCAAAAACGATTTTATTTCCCTCAACAGATTGACCTACACCAGCTTTACGGTATTCAGTCACGCGTTTTTCAAAGAAGTTAGATTTTCCTTGAAGAGATATAAGATCCATAAAATCAAATGGATTTTGTACATTGTAAATTGTTTCTTCACCCAATGCACTTAGGATATTGTCAGCAACATATCTAATGTAGGTTGACATTAAATCTTTGTTCATGCCAATGAGAGAAACAGGCAAAGCTTCTGTTGCAAATTCAGTTTCAATTTCTACGGCTTCTTGAATTATTTCTTTAATTCTTCCTGTTGGAAGTTTTGCATTCAAGAAAGAATAAAGATGACAAGCAAATTCTCTATGAACTGATTCATCTCTTGCGATCAATTCATTGCTTACTCCAAGACCTTGCATTAATCCACGCTTCTTTAACCAATAGATTGAACAGAAGCTAGACGAGAAGAATAATCCTTCTATAACGGCAAAGGCAATCAAACGTTCAGCAAATGATTGGTCACCTTCCAAATATTTAAAAGCCCATTCAGCCTTTTTCTTGATGATTGGGATATTCTTAATTGCATTTAAAAGGAAATCTTTTTGTTTTGCATCACGAATGTATGTATCAATCAACAATGAATATGTTTCAGCATGAATACCTTCCATTGCGATCTGAAATGAATATGCCATTCTTGCTTCAGGAATTTGAACTTCATTATAAAAACGGGCAGCGATGTTTTCATTGACAATTCCATCTGACCCTGCAAAGAATGCTAAGGTATATGAAATAAAATGTTTTTCATCATCAGTAAGTTTTTCTTCCCAATCTCTGACATCACTTGACAAGTCTAATTCTTCTGCTGTCCAGAATGAATTTTCTTGCTTTTTATAGTATTCCCAAATAGTCGGATACTTGATAGGAAACACTACAAATCGGTCTAAGGTGGGGATAAGAATAGGTTCTTCAACAACCATTGTGTTTTGCCTCAAAAATTAATTTAGTTTATTGTTGAACAGAAAGTGAAGTAATGATTTTTGTGGTTGCATTCAAATTAACCGAATACTTGTTCATAACTTTACTTTCTGTGATTCAACTTGTATTTTTATTTATACTAAACCAAATAGAAGATAATCTTATCATTTTTGTATCATAAATCAATGAAAAAGCTATAAATACGTTTAACCAGGATGATCCATGAATACACAAGGTATTTTAACATATATTTTTGAAAATGAATCAAAGAAAACTTCTTTTCGTGAGATAGTTGATATTGGTACATCAAACCCCGTACCTGTTACAGTTGAGTTGCATAAAGGTGAAAACGGTCGTTGGAGACAAGATGTTGTTTTGCCATTTTCTTATGGAGAAACACCTTTGTACATTAATCCTTCTGATGATATGGGATGGGATGTAATAATTCCAACAGAAACACCTGATAATCAGAATTTAGTCATTGTTGGTGTTGTTAAAGTGCATCCACAAGCTGATGCTATACCTTATCCAAATGGAAATGTACCAGGTAATCATAAATTAATTGTTGCACCTGATGGAAACATATCAGATGAAGATAAAAAGGCAATAGAAGAATACTTTTCAGCATGTAAATGTTTTTTGAAACCAATTTATATTGAAGATTCAGATGAAGAAAACTTTTTTCAAGAAAATGTTGAAAAAGCAACACTTGGTAAATATCAACTTGGTCATTTTAAAGATCAAAGTAGCGATGGAATTGTTGTTGGTCCTACTGCAAGAAAACAGTTTGGCGCCAAGAAATTTAAAAATAACTTACCAAATACAAACAGAATGTAAGACGAAGCTCCTAAAGGAGCGAGTCCTTTATCTTGAGCGTAGCGAAAGTAAAGGATAAGTAAGAAGAGGGTGTTTTCGGCGTTATTACTAATAATAAAAATATTAGTAATTACTATGAATATTCATAATTTACAAATAATGAGGATATAAACTTCTTTTTGGTATTTTTTCTTCTTATTCTTCTTATTCTTCCTTGAATAATTTTTTCTAAATAAAACTGCTCTTCCCTGAAAAATCGTTAAATTTTAAGAATAGCCGAGTATCTCTTAGGCCATACTGAGTTATCCTCTGTATGGAGACCTGGAAATATTTGACCATTCTTCGGGCCCGAAGAAACTCATCACACAACGCCTGTGAGCTGTCTTATGATATAGGCGGTAGATGTTACTTTCTGCTTGCCTTTGTCCCCTCGGCACGTCCATAATACGCCTCATCTACTAGGAAATATCACAAACTCTTCCTCAAATTTTTAACGTTGACTCAAAAGAAAAGGCTTTGTTTCTCACCTAATCAATTTACAACTGGAGCTATTTGAAAACTCAAGCTAACGGACAATGTACAAAATATCATACGGGGCTATCTATAAAAATCATCAAGTCTTCTTGACGTGGACCGGAACACTTGGTTGTCGTTGTTCTCCAAGATGTTATGCCACTTTTCATGGACCACATTTGAAAGGTTTTTGCTGACTCATAGAAAAGATCAAATTTTTCCTTACTAGAAACGTTTTTATTGCCATCGCTTTGATGGAATGTCCAGCAATCAATAGCGAAGTTTCTCAATCCTAGTCTCTTAGACTCTAAGCAAAGATTTCCTCCGTAAAAATGAAATCCACTCAATTCTCTATCAGAGAAACGTAATCCTGTTGACTTTTTAGTAATTAAGCAGAGTTCATCTAGGCATCCAACTTCATAAATTTCTTTATCATTTATTACTGATGAATCTTTTATTTTTATATTTTCGCCTGTTTCAGTTGTTAAGAAATATGCACCTTGTTCAGATCCAATAGTTATACCTGCAGGTCCAAGAACACCCCATTGAATAGAATTATTTTCTAAGTTTCGGATGTGATATTTCAACCGTTCAATCCAATTATTTGAAAGAATAATATCATCATGACAGAAAATTAAATATTTACCGTTTGAAATATCTTGACCAATATTCAATCCTCTAAAAGCAGAATTTATTTGATTAAAGTAATTTGGAATAGGTATAACTTCATAAGAGTTAGCACCCATTTGTTGGGAAAGCGAAGTCAAGAATTGATTATATTTTTGCGTATCTCTAACAAGCGTAATAAATGAAAAATCTACCGGTTCTTGTTTCTTTGAATAAATCCAGTTATTTTTAACAACACGATCTTTCAAATAATGTGTATCTTCCCACATTGCTGCTGCACGTTTCGGATCATGTCCTTGCATTAATCGTGTTGCATTGTCAATGTGAATAATATTTGCGTCTCTTGAACAATAATTAAATTTACCCAACATAGGAGTAATTTTCATCATTAAATCAACATCTTGGAAAATATCTTTATATCCCTCATCAATACCACCAATGGCAATATATTCTGATGTTTTCATAAGGACACCAGCGGCAGTGTTTCCGTCTACCAAGTGTGTTCCAAAGTTTTGTTGATCATTTAATTGTTCAGGCTTAACTCTTAGATGCAAATGTCCTGGTGTAGATATTTGTCCATTAGGGCCATTGTAAATGAATTGGCCATCATGTTGTATTGAACCATCTTTGTACAACATGCGCGTTCCAACTGAACCAACCTTTTGATTGATCGCAACAACCATCATTTGAGAAACATAATCATTCAATGCAACTGTATCATTATTTTGAATTAGGAAATAATCAGTTTTTACTTGACGTGCTGCTGAATTATAGTTTTGACTAAAGTGATAATGATCAATTTGCATGAACTGATAAGTCCAATTTTTATCAGCGCATTTTTGTGGAAGAAGTTTATAATAATTCCTCACATTTTGATCATTTGATCCTGTATCAATAATAAAAAGTGTCACATTCTTATATTGAACTTTATTGAAAATAGATTCACAGCAATCAACGACAAGTTGATATTGATTTTTTGTTAATATGCCAATTGTTACTGATGGTACATCATTTCTATCTCTATATTCTTTTAAAAATGTATTAATAGAATTAAATTTACTTTCTGTTTCCAAAGTATCCTCTTGCGTTTGTATAAATTCAAAATTAACTGAAACTTTTTCAGGTGGTGTAGGTTGTACGCTTGTCTCAGATGACATAACATCTTCAACCCGCTTGTTTACTGCATCTGGAATAATAATTTTCTTTTCAGATTGAACTAGTTGAAGTCCAGGAATTGAAAGTAATGCTTGAGGACCATTCAAAATTTGTCCAGGCTTAATAGTTTTTCTTGAACCACTGATTACAACTGGAATTGCATGATTTGTAGTATTTTGAATTATTGGCATATTTTATCCATTTTTAACTTTTATTTCAAAGCAATCTATATTAAATTGTGCTTTGGTATAGATTTGAATTCTATTTTCTAGGTGCTTTTCGGCATATGTTGTACTATCACCAATATCATACAGGATTAAATGTTTTTTATCTTTATGGAGACGTAATCCACGCCCTATACTTTGTAATGTGCGTATCTTTGATTTTCCTGCCGACGCAAATAAAACCGTATGTAATCTCTTGATGGAGACACCAGTTGAAAATACACCGTAAGTAGCAACGATAACAACGCCTTCGTTTTCATTTGTATATCCTCTAATTCTTTCTCTTTCTTCACCGGCAGTTTCTCCGCGAATAAAAAATGGTTTACAATTTTCTATTTCCGAAACTTTTTCAAATAATTTTTCACCATGGGAAATGTGATCAACAAGAATCAAACAATTATGACCTTTTTCAACATGCTTTGAAATTATTTTCTTAATTATATTGTTTCTTGGGTCGTAATTTTCTAACCATTCTTTTTCATCAGGAAGTGGTAATCCTCTTACTTTTGATTTTATTTCTGGAGCATATTCTAAGAAAGGTATTTTAATAATAATGTCGCTTGTAGTTCCCATTTCAATGAGATTTTTTGAACTAATTTTATGCAATATAGGTCCAATTGAACCAAGAACAGACATATTATCGGTCTTCTTATCAGGCATCGTACCAGTCAATCCGATTCTATATTTTGCATTACGGCAATTATCAACAACTTTCTTAATTTCGTGTCCTTTTATTGAGTGAACTTCATCAGCAATCAGCATGTCAAATTCGCTAGCAAGATCAGCATTGTTTTTTAAAGATTGCCATGTAGAAATGATGATCTTCTCATTCGTATCTTTTTGATCCGCGTAATATTTACCAATCCATTCCGGAGGAATTCCATAATCTATAAAATCTGAAGCAAGTTGATGTACTAAAGAAATACCAGGAACCAATATAAGAATTTTCTTGGCTCTAGCTTTTTGCAAGTTGTACATTATAATCAATGCCATGGTAAGCGACTTGCCAGCACCAGTTGCATGTTCCAAAATGCAGCGGTTATACTTTAATGCAATAAGCGCACCATCAAACTGATAGGAATAAGGAGTGTAAACTTCACTCAACCATTTGTTTGTATGATCTTCAAAATCTGGTAATGCATCATATTTTTCAACAAATGATGGATCCAAAAATATTTTCATTCCATCTTGTTTAACAAATTTGCAAGCTAAATGAATTAATCCAATAGGAATTTTTCCACTTCTCTCCATGAAATGGACTTTTCCATCCCAAACACCAGCCTTGAATTTAGGCATAAAATAATACCCATCAACAAAATGGGAAAAAAACGAATATAAGTCACCCATTATAGATGGGTGATTACTAGTTATGTGTCCATAACTTTCGTCAATTTTTGTTATTTTTAGCCAAGTTTCGTTCATGTTAGTCCAAGTTCAAGTTTGCTTGCTTCAATTATATTTTTAATCGTAAAGTTTCTGTTTCCAAAGGTTTGAACTACACCTTCTAGATACTCTACAATAGCTTCTTCAACTCTAACAAGATTTGAAATACTTGTTATCAAAGGGTGGGCTGCTACATATTTTCCAATAGCAGATTCGGTAAGCTTGGTACTTTTATCCCAATGGAAACGATAGTACTCATTAACTTCACCATCAAATAATTCCTTCTTTGTTTTCATTTTTGCAAAAGTAATTCTCTCTTCTGTCAAAAGTGATAAGTAACGATGATATTTTGAAATATTGTGATTTGATTCAGTAACAAGGTTTTTTCTATCTATTTCATTTAAATCTTTTAGGACTTGTTCTTGAAGCGCAGTAAGTTTTTTAATCTTCTCTTCCATCAAATCTTTGTACTTCTTTGAATGATCTTCAACTTTTTGTTTATTTTCATATAGTTCAACATTAATTTGCATATATTGGTCCGATTATATTTTTACACTTTATTATAAAATGAATTCTTATGGATTCAATTATAAAAAATCAGTTAGAGCAAACACTTGAAGAAATCCGTATAGCTAAGAAGAAAGCATCAAATACTTTGTTAGAAGATGATGATGTTCATACTATTCTTAGAGAATTATGTAAAAAAGACAAAGAAGTTGCACCATTATTGAAAATAATAGAAAAATTACTTATCAATTTGGAAAGAGAAAAATATGTTTTATACGAAGATGCAATCAAAGAAATCCTAAAATATTATAATATTTCAGATTCAAATGATTTCATGAATGAACGTCATAAATTGTTTTTTGAGGATGGGAAAATTGTAAAAAATAGATTTTTTACGGAAGAACAAACTAGAGAAATTAAAACTAAAATATCTGAATCTATAAAGAAAGTAGAATAATGAAACTTGTAGGTATAGATCCAGGTCAAAAAGGTGGAATAGCGTATATTGATGATACAACAGTATCTGTAACTCCAATGCCAATTAGAACTAGTTCACAAGATAAAGATGAATTGGATTTTAGATCGGTAGCATTATTGCTAAAAAATTTAAATCCAGACATCATTTACATTGAACAAGTTCATGCCATGCCAGGACAAGGAGTAACATCCATGTTTCGTTTCGGTTGGGGTACCGGTGGGCTGCATGGCGTTATGGAAGCACTTGGATTCAAAATAGTTACAGTTGGACCTAGAAAATGGCAAAAAACTCTCATGGGTGATGAAAAGCATGAAAAGGAAGACACAATTGCATTTATTACAGCTAAATATCCTCAAGTAAGTCTTTTAGCTACACCAAGAAGCAAAAAGCCACATGACGGAATGTCAGATGCATTAGCTATTGCCACTTATGGGTGGCAAGAATGTATAAATAATCAATTGTCTAAGGAATAAAATATATGGCTTCCAAACATGTTATCTACAAAGGTTTTCCTTATACTCTTGCAAAAGAAGATAAAAACTTTGTAATTCTTGAATCTCAATATGGATCAAAAATTAAGGTCCCTAAAGAAGAAGTAATTTACGGTAAAGAAAAAGAAGACAAAATTGAAGAAGCTCCAAAAGAAGACAAGATGGTTCATCCTACAGAAGTAGAAAAGAATGAACCATTGCCATCAGCAGTTGAAGATAAAGGTTTTGTTACTGACACAAAACCAGAAGAAGACAAGCCAAAGAAAGAACAAAACCCAAACCAAGGCGAAGTAGAAGTTGGCGAATATGTTGCTGATTACCGTCTAAAAGATGAATTGGCAAAACTTCGTTTGGAAATGAAGAGTAATCTAAAAGCTCTTGATGAGGATGCTGGTGGTGCTGCAGGTGCTGGTCCAGTTGCAACATCAGGTCCAGCAACATCAACTGCAGGAATTGCAAATTTTGATGCTAAACTTGGTGCTAAACCAGAAAATAGAAAATTGTACGAAGATGTTATGAAGGATTCAACTCCTGCAAGTATCGCAAATTTATTCAGAGCATTAGAATTGCCATTAAATTTGGATACTGTCAATCAATTCCTCAAACATAACAATATCACAACAGTTGATCCACAAGCAGTTATAAACATTTCAAATCCTCAACCAGAAACAGCACCAATTCAAGAAGATGGTGATGTAAGTAATGGTGGTGGAGGTTCAGTTGGAATGAGTGCGCCAGCAGGAGTTCCACAGGCAAATATGCCAGGAACAACAACTGATGATATTGCACTGTATATGGGAAAACTCGGCGTAAAGCGCAAAACTAATTGATTCCATAAAAAACTTCATATCATAGATAGTTAGACTTTTTAAAAGAACTAACTAATGATAGTATTATTTGACCTAAATCACGTCGCTTACCGCTGTCTTCACGCAGCCAATAAAGATATTAAGGACGTTGGATGGAATTATTTCAAGCATTTGATGTTTAATCAAATCATCAATACATCGCGCAAATTTGCCGCTGATGAAATTGTTTTGTTGGTTGATGATAAAGAAAACTGGCGTAAAAAATATTACCTAGAATATAAAGAAAATAGAAAAGCGGCCAGGGCAAAACAAACAGATATTGATTGGACTGCGTTCTTTGATAACTACCGAGCATTTACTGAAGAAGTTAAGCAATATTTTCCATTTTACGTCTTGCAGCAAAAGTACTTAGAAGCAGATGACTTGGCAGGAGTTTTTGCAAGAGATTGGCAAAATTTTGAAAAAATAATTGTAACATCTGATACAGATTATTTGCAATTACTTAAATATAAAAATGTTAAAATTTATGATCCAATTAAAGCAAAATTTTTAGTTTGTGATGATCCTATTAAAGAGCTTAAAATTAAAATTTTAACTGGTGATCCAGGTGATAACGTACCTTCAATTAAAGAACGTGTTGGTGATAAGACTGCTGAAAAGATTTTGAATGAAGGTAAGCTTCAAGAAATGTTTGATGATAAGACACCATTTCATACAAATGCTGATGGTTCAATAGTAACTTTTGGTGAAGAATATAAAGAACGGTTTAAGAGAAATACAATTCTCATTGATCTAGATAGAACTCCGCAGGCATTAATCAAACAATTTAAAGATAATTTTAAGGATTATGTTCTTCCATCTGGAAAAGAAATATTCCATTATTTGTCTAAAAATAAGTTTAGAGAATTGTTGCGTAACATGTCTAATATGGATCAAATCATTCAGCGTATTGCCACTAATAAAACTACAGGTAATTCGTTAATGAATAATCTTAATGATGTTGAAGAATTATTTACTTAAAAAATAAATCATTCTCGGTAATAATTCTGAATGCATAACCATGCTTTTTACAGAATTCTACTGTTGATGCCCATTTAGCATTATTAACAATCCAAGTTTTATTTTCTGTTAGGACAGTCTTTTTAGATTTTCCTCTAGAAACTGTAGGAGCAATGGTTTGCTTCATTGGTTTCACTTCAATTATTTCAAATTTTTCTACACCCTTATTATCTTTGTATTTAATTACAAAGTCAGGGAAGTATCTTGACCATCTTCCTGTAAAAGGATTGATATAAGGTATTGCCAAACTTTCACTTGACCATTCCAATACATTAGCGTTGGAATCCAAGAAATGCATGAATTTAGTTTCCCAGGAACTTCTTGCTATTACCGGAGTTTTTCCTTTGTATTTTTTTGGATTTGTTGGGATGAATATACTTTTTTGAAATTTTGACATAATTCCTCAATTGAAATAGAATTGTTTTTGTGTTTTTGATTATTTTTATATCCATCTAAAAGTTCTAAATTATATGGACTTGCAATGATTTCTTTTGGTATACCTAAAATAAATCCATTAAATATGCTAACACGATGATCAAGTTGCATTTTTCTTGAACGTATTAAGTTGTTTGGGTTTATAAATTCCTTATATTTTTTGTAATTTTGTTCAGATAGTTTTCTAACTTGTTTTTTGTAATTTAAATAATTATATTCTTCTGATTCGGGTAGACATGTTCCGTTTTTAATTTTTGTTTCTACAATTTTTTTATATGTTTGTTGCTTTTGTTCATCTGATGCATTTTTCCACCATTTAAACAATGTTTTATCTAATAACTCTTTGCATTTTATTGATTTTTCTTCTGGTGATAATTTATTTAACCATCCAAAAATTTCAGATCGTTCATCATCTGATAAAGTTTCAACCCATTTATTCCTAGTTTTTGTTGTTTTTGATACTCTTAAAGAATTATCTTTAAATTTCCACATGTTTTTTAAATTTTTAGATACTTTTTCTTTAAATAAATTAAATTTTTCTGGATTTTTTCTTAATTTGTCTCTGTTAAATGTGCATGCACATTTACGCGATGAGCAAATTAAATGATATCCTTTAGATATAGATGCAAAATTTGTTGGAGCGTTGCATATTGGACATAAACCTTCTTTTTCCTTTTTTACAAAAGTATCGTAATATTTTTGAATTGAAAATTCTTTATGATTATCCCTGATATGCTTAGAAAGTTTTCTAAAATTATCAAAAATTTTATTACATACATTACATTTCATAAAGTTGTATTCCCAATAATTATTTATATAAGGGAATACAACTTTATGAAATCAGGGTTCAATGGTCAATAAAGTGTATAAATATAGGGGTGTATAAACATTATAATTAAACTCAGGGTATTATAATAATTAACAGGAAACGAAATGTCTGACTTTTTCTCAAGAATTTTATCGCCATTCGTCCGCAGAAACAATTGGACTAAGGATCAGCAACAACTTCACTACAAAAGAATTTATAATACTTTTGATCGTCAAGGTGATAAGTATGGCCGCCAAACCATTCCATCTGCGACTGAAATGGAAGATGTAACTGTTACAGCAGTACCAGGCGAATTCGCAAATCAATCGGCAAATTTCAATACATTTCTTCATGCCACTGAACAACCAAAAGGACAACGCTTAGCACTTTATCGTGGTATGGCATTATTTCCAGAAATTTCATTCGCATTGGGTGAAATTCAAGATGAAGCAATAAATTTCTCATCAGAAGATCAAGTAATTCAATTAACAATTACTAATCCACTTTTTCAACAAAATAAAAATGTAATGGCCAATCTCCACAAGGAGTGGGATTATTTGATGAATGAAGTTATCAATGTTCGTAAATATATTTACGAATGGTTCACTGCATACATGATTGAAGGTGAAATATTCTTAGAAAAAGTTGTTGATCCAATCACAGCTAAAGAACGTGGAATCCTTAGAGTTAAACATTTGTTGCCAGAATATACCTTCCCTTTGTGGGAAGAAAGTGAAAGTGACAACATTGCATTCTTCTTACACAAGAACGAAACCAATATCATTCAAATGCCAACAGAGATGGTAGCTTATGCTAATTCTGGCATTTATGATCGTCCTAATCGTTATGAGAAGATTGTAAGATCATATCTTGATGTTGCAAAGGTTGATTATCGCAAGCTACGTCAAATGGAAGATGCCCTTGTAATTTATCGTTTGGTGCATGCTCCTGAACGTCGTATTTTTACAATTGAAGTTGGTAATCTCCCTAAAGCAAAAGCTGAACAATATGTACAAAATTTGATGAAGAAATATCGTCAAAGAAAAACTTTTGATCCAACAACTGGCGAAACAAGTCAAACTATTGATACATTAGCAATGATTGAAGACTTCTGGTTTCCATCACAAAATGGAAAAGGTAGTAAGGTAGACACATTAGCTGGCGGCGATAATCTTGGTCAAATTGATGACGTCCTATACTTTTTAGATAAACTGTATCGCGCAATGCGTATTCCAATGAGTCGCGTTAAATCTGATACAGGATTTAGTCTTGGCGATACATCAGACATTACACGCGAAGAAGTACGTTTCCATAAAATGGTTCTACAATTTGTTGATCGTTTTAAAGATATTTTCTCACAAATTTTTATCAGTCATTTACGTCTAAAAGGTTATGCTGACGAATATGGTATCAATGAATTTGATTATCGTGTTGACATGATTGGTAACAACTTGTTTGAAGAAGCCCTTGAAACAGATATTCTTACCCGCCGCTCAGAAAACTTTGAACGCTTCGTAAGTTACAGTGAAAGTGATGAAGACAGTGGTAAGAAACCACTTCTTTCATTGCAATGGTTGATGCGCAAATTCTTGAAATTCAGTGATGATGATATTGCTGAAAATGATTTCTGGCTTCAAAAAGATAAGAATGAATATGAAGCTAGTGGCGCTGGTGGTTCGGGTGGTGGAGGAAGTAGTGATAGTGGAGGTTCTAGCAGTAAAGGTGGGGGAAGTAAAGATAGCTTAGATGATCTTGCTGATTTAGATAAAGATAGTTCTAAATCAGGAAATGAAAAAGATTCATCAAATGATAAAGAATCAACTTCTTCTGAAACTGGAAGTGGAGAAGAATCTAGTGGAAATGAAAAAGGAGGAAGCGATAACTTAGATAGTTTCGCTTAATGTAAATGACTTCCTATAGAGATTTAACAATAAGTCACTCACACACTGATCCAAAATTATTGTATCAGGCTAATGCTGAACAAACATTTAATATTGGAGATATTATTTACTTAGATGTAGATAATATCTATAAATTAGCCCAAGCCATAGATGGGCAGAAACAAAATGTTCAAGGTGTTATTTGGAGTTTTCCAACTCCTGATTCATTTTATTTACGCATTGCTCCAGGTCCATTTGAATATCGTATTCCATTAGAACAAAGTTTTATAGATTCGCGAATTCCTGGAGGTATTGGTGCCGAATTATGGTTAAGTGATGTTTCTCCAGGAAGAATGGTAAATTTGAAACCAGATACACTTTATGATGTTTTTATTGGTTATAAAACTGATTATGGATTTCTTTACAGACCTGAATTGTATATTTGCTGCTAATTAAAATAACGTTTGATTATAATAAAAACACAAGGAAATAAAATGTTTGACGAAGCAATTAAGAAATGGTTATCAGCACTTGGAAAGAATGATTATCGCACTGCCGATGAACAATTTCCTCTTGTTGTACGTGGAGCACTGCAAAACGCTATAAATAATAGAAAACCAGCAGTAGTTGAAAAACTTAATGCAGATGCCGAGAAAATCGCATCCGACGCAAGTAAGTTGGCAGATGAAAGCAAAAAATAAGGCGAAACACGCATGCTAAAACTAATTGTTGAAGCTAAAGATTTTGATGCAGTTCCACTCACACGTTTGATTGAAACGATTGAGAATGAAGACGGCACAAAAGAACGCACCTATTACATTACCGGCCCATTCATTCAAGCGAACGTAAAAAATCGCAATGGACGTATGTATCCAAAACAATTAATGGAACCAGTTGTACAAAAGTACATAACTGAAAGAATGAATCCAAAAGTTGGATTCCGTTCATTTGGTGAATTGGGTCACCCTGATGGTGTTGAAATTAATCTTGATAAAGTTTCACACTATATTACCGAACTTAATTGGAACGGCAATGATTGCATGGGTAAGGCAAAGATTCTTGGTAAGAATCCATCAGGAAGAATTGCACAAACTTTCTTAGAAGAAGGATTGCGCATTGGATCTTCAACACGTTGTTTAGGTGTTCTTGCTGAACAAGCAAATAAAGATGGATCAAAGACAGTTCAACAATGCGATTTGATTGCAAGTGATATTGTTGCTGATCCATCCGCCCCACAAGGTTTCGTCCAAGGTATCTTGGAAAATAAAGCATATATCATTGGTGATAATGGACTTATCACTGAATGCTACAATGGTTTAGAACGTAGTTTGGAATCACTTCCAAAAGACTCGGAATTACGAAATAAGTTATTTCTTAATGAGTTACAAAAATTTCTCAGAAATATCTAATCGGATTATATATAAATAAATTTTCAGAAATAGGAGACTATTGAAATGTCTGACAAGACCGCACTTGAAACATTATTGGAAGGCATCCAAGCTGGCCAATTAGATGAATCAACAAAATCATCAATTAGTACCCTTATTAACGAAACCGTGGAAGCGCGTGTTTCTGCTAAGGAAAAACTTCTTAGTGAAGCATACGCAACTAAGGAAAAAGAACTAGAAACCACAAAAGCTGCACTTCTTTCAGAAGCAGCAGAGAATGAAAAGATTCTAGTTGAAGAAGCAGAGAAATACAAGTCAGAACTTGAAGCTACAGTATTAGAAGAAGCTAAAGTTTTGAAGCAAAAAGTTGAAGAAGAAAAAGAAAAATTTAAGGCAGAAGCCAACAAGATTTTGTTGGAAGAAGCACAAGAATATAAAGCAAATCAAAATGCCGCTCTTGTAGAAGAGGTTAAAAAATTCAAAGTTGGATTGATTGACAAAGTTTCCGAATACTTGGAAGCCAAATTGTCAGAAGCTATTCCAGCGGAGATTATGGAGTCTGCGGCCCGTATTCAAGTATTGGAACCATTGGTTGAAGGTATCATGAAGTCATTTTCTGGTAATTTCATCAAATTGGACACTACTGGTTACAAGCTAATTAAGGAAGCAAAAGAAGAAATCGCTCGTCTTGAAACAGAAGTTCAAAAATCAATGAAGGACATAGTAGTCCTCAAGAAAGAGAAGAGAGAAGTAGAACGCCACTCGAAGATTAAGAGTTTGACTGAAGGTCTTACATCTGCTCAACGTGAAAAGGCTGTCAAGCTTCTTGAAGATGTTGAAATTGAAAAGTTGGAAACACATTACGAATCAATTCGTGATATTGTAACCGAAGTTTCAACTAAACCAGAACAAAAAGTGGTTCAAAAGATTGAAGAATCTGCGAAACCAGAAGTCAAAACAGTTGTACAAACCCCAGCCAAACCAATCGCTGATTCAACTGCTATTGAATTCCAAAAGAAAAAGATTTTGAACGAGAGTGATAAATCCGATGCTTCAACAAAGACTTCCCCTAAGAAGGAAGCAACCCCAATGAACAATTGGGCCGGACGTGTACAACCAAAATACACAAAATAATAACCCCTTCTACAAAGAAAGACAATCATGAAAAATATCGAAATGTTACTTGAAAAATGGGAACCAATGATTTCCCACATCAAGTCAGAAAAGAAACAAGTCCTTACAGCACAACTCTTGGAAAACGAAGAGAAGTGGTTCCATAAGGAAATCTTGAACGAAAACGGTGGTACATCAACTGAAGTTGGTGCAGGCTGTGCAGACGGCACCATCAATCCAGCAATCATCGGCAACCAAGGTGTTGCTAAGTACATGGGAATCGCAATGCCACTCGTTGCGCGTGTTTTCCCTGAATTGATCACCAACGACCTCGTTGGCGTTCAACCAATGTTCACACCAGTTGGTTTGGCATACGCATTGCGCTATCGCTACCAATCAGGCCCACAAACTGGTGTTGAAGCTGGCTACAATACTGTTTACCCACAATTCTCAGGTTCACAAAGTGGAACTGGTATCACCGGTAACGCAGCAATTGCACAATACGGCAACCAACCAGGCGTAGGCACTGGCGGCAAGATTGCAGACATTACAGCATCAGGTCTCTCAGGTGGTTCACAAGGCTACTTGACTGGTTTCGGTGAACGTCTTGACACAGATGGTAAGGTTTGCGATGCAGAATCAGGCAACATCCGTGAAATGGGCTTGACCATTGAAAAGAAAGAAATCACAGCTTCAACACGTAAGTTGAAAGCACGTTGGACACTTGAAGCTCAACAAGACTTGGCAAACATGCACAATGTTGACGTTGAAGAAGAATTGACTGACTTGCTTGCTTATGAAATCGCTGCTGAAATCGACTTGGAAATCAAGAATCGTATCATCTATCGCGCTATCCAAGGTGGCGTATTGACATGGGACTACGGCACTGTTGGTAATGCTAACGGTACTGCTGATGGTCGCTGGGAACAAGAGAAGTTCCGTACATTGTACACAGTTCTCTTGAAGGCTTCAAACGAAATCGCTGTCGCAACACGTCGTGGTGCAGGTAACTTCGTCATCGCTTCCCCAGGTGTCGTTGCAGCATTGGAATCATTGGAAAACTTCTTGCTCTCACCAATCAGTTCTTCATTGAATACTGAAGTTTCAGGTGTCGCAAAGGTTGGTACAATTGGTCGCTTTACATTGTATCGCGACTCATTCGCAGCACAAGACTACGCAGTCGTTGGCTACAAGGGTCCAAAGGAAAATGACGCAGGTATCATCTACTGCCCATACGTTCCAGTTATGTTCTCACGTACCACACAAGTTGAATCATTCCAACCAGTAATCGGTGTCATGACTCGTTACGGTATTCTTGATTCACTTTGGGGTTCAGAAAACTACTATCGCTTCATCAAGGTTGTAAACTTGAGTAACAGTGCATTGGCTGGCTCACGCTAATCAATCGCTGCTATAAGCAGAAAGAAACCCATCAGTCTTCTGGACTGGTGGGTTTTTTGTTTTAAATGATAAAATATAAATAACTTCTATGGAATCTTTTCAGAAATTTTACCTAAAAGAATCTCCATTTTTAAATCAACTCAATTCAACTTGGGATGAATATTCATGGGATCCTGAACTTGAACATTTTAAGAGATTAATTTTTCAGCAAGCAAAAGAAGCTGCTGGAAGTTTGACATATGATCCTAAACATTATTTTCTTATTCCAATTGCAAAAGAAATAGTTAAAACAGTAAATACTCAAGTTGGAGAATATTTGTCATATGCAAAAAGTGAAGGATATTCTAAAGAAGAAATAAAGGATACACTTCCTGCCCAAATATATGACATTATTAAAAGTTTAAAATATCAATATGGTGAAAATAAGGATTATGTAAAAGCATTTTCTTTGATGTCACAAGCATTAGACAAATATAAAGACGGAAAACATGCTGAAGGTCCAGAATACGATTTCATAAAAAACTATAATCCACAAACTGGTGATGCCGCTGAAGTAATAAGTTATATTTTTGATCATCAAAAGTTATTAAGAGCATTTGTTGATACAGGTGAACATAGAGACACAACAAAACAAAATTTAGTTGCTCAGGATGATAATTTTAAAGTTTATAAAGTATCAACTAATGAACAAGCAATGGCGCCTTGTTGGAAAAATAAAGATGGAGGGGATCGTTTTTGCGTAACTGATGACCCTCAACAATATGTTAATATGTATGGCGGATATCCTTTCTACGTTTTTACAAGAAAAACAGAAGGAAGAGAAAAATTATACGGTGTGCTTATGCCAAACGCATTTGCAAAATATGGTATAAATCAAGGTATAAGAAATGCTTCTAATACTGGACCAATGAAACCAGAAGAAGTAAGAGCGATTTATCCGTTGATTCAAAAAGTTGATGCGCCAAGTGCTGAAATTTTAAAAGGTGTAGTTGAATGAGTTTTAAAGTATTTTATGAAATGCCATCAATGTCAAATGATGATGGTGATAGCGTCAATCCAAATGATGTTCAAAAAAGATTTAATATAGTTTCTGCAAAAAAGCCAATATCTTTAGATCAAAACGATAAATTTTATTTTCCAACCTATCAGGCTCAAATGGGACTTTTTATTACATTTGCTGTTGATAAAGAAACTAGTCAAGCTGTCGCTAGAGTATCTTACCAGTATGAGCCAAAAGGTATACCTTTAATTAATTTTTCTGGCGTTATTGATGCATATCGTGGTCAAGGTATAGCTCAACAAATTTATGAGCAATTATTAAATAGATATGGAAAATTAGGATCAGATACTCATCTATCACCGCATAGTTTTAAGTTGTGGAAAAGATTGGGTGATAAGTATCCAGGTAAAACATATGTCAGCAATTTAACAAATAATTGGAAAGATGAAAAAGAAAGTGAATTATTTCCAGTTGATGGATTTAGTTTATCCGATCTTGGTAATAATTCACACTTTATTATTTGTTTACGAAATTGTTAATTGTATAGAATACGTACAACAGCAGATCCTGCACCACTAACTATTACGTGATCAATCCAATTTTCCATTGGACATAAATATCTTTCGTTGGCAGGTATTGTTTCTATTGCTGCATCAGGATGATCGCGAGTAACATCAAAACCATTTGGTCCAACTATATATCCATCAAGAATGTCTGATGATGATATAAGGTTATTTATTTGTTCTTGAATACTTGATGGCAATAAGTCTCTTACAGAAGTTGGGGTTGAAGTTAAAAGAATAGAAACAACAAAATCCTTAGTTGCAATAGTTTTTTCATATCTTGCCATATTAAGACCCCAATTATCTTATTTATCTATTTTATTCTATATAATTGTATTTTTGGAGAATTTTGTATGTCCGACAAAAATGATTATGCAACATTTTATAATATTATGGATTATAGTGTCAATTTGAGAAAAATTTGGGAAAAAGGATCGCCACCAGTTCAAATTCTTCCAGGTGGAACGATTGAAGGTCCACATCACATGCTTATAACTTTTGAGTTTTTAAGACCTGTTGCATTTGATTTTCATCGTATTCCAAGCATGACACAAAATAATAATTTTCAATTCCAAGATATTAGACTTGAAGATACCAATAAACATGAGTTTAAAATAATTTCACAAAGTGATCCTCATAATGTTGCTGATCAAATTGATGAGATTTATAAAGAACCAACTGTAAAAGAAGAAAATCCATCTGCTCCTCCAGCAATTTCTTCTGGTGAATTGCCATTTGATCTAGCAACTGTTAATTGGGTCAAAATAACAATGGAAGAATTAAAACAATCAGTAAAGATATTGAAAATTCAAGTTCCAGCAAATGTTGAGAGTATGAATGCTAAAACTCAAAAGTGGGAATTAATCAAACTTGTTAAAAAAGCTTTGGGTGTTGAAAAATAAAGATAAATATGATTCAGAGGGCTAATAGATGCGTCCATATCAGAAAAAACGTGAACTTGCTAATTGGATCCGTCGTAGACTTGGCCAACCCGTCATTGACGTTTTAATTGATACAACACAAATTGATGACTGTATTGATCATGCATGCGATTTCTTCGGCGAACATGCCGGTGGAATTGGTAATGTTGAATCAATGATCGCAATTTGTCCAGAATTGCTTTATTACGATGGCACTGGAAAAGTTTGTCAACCAGGACCAACTGGTGGAAAATGGCGTCACGTAACTCCAGGTACTTCTGGAACTACAGGAACAACTGGTACTCCTGGTATGACAGGAACGCCAATGTCCAGACCACTTCCTGGGTTTAATGGTCCAACAATTGTTGTTGATGGTATGGGTGGGAATGATAATAAATGTTCCACTGATTTTAATCCATCAATGCTTTCAACATGTACATTACCTTATGACACTGCACATTCAGATGGTCATACTTATCCATATTTGGATGCTGCCGGCAATCTTTGCCCATGTGAAACAGATCCTGGTCCAAGTTGGTGCGGTGATAACATTCCTGCTGATCACTGCTTTACTGATAAGATGAAATATGATCCGCAAGCAATTGGACCTTTCTGGACAGAAGGTGACACATCAGTAAAACCTCAACAAAATGGTTATGTTTTCAAAACAATTTACACAGTTCCAACAGATGTCATAGCAATCACTGATACCTTATACAAAGGTATGTTTGGTGGTTATGGTAATAATGAAGATAATGTGCTTTTTGCTCCATTAGGTGGTTTATTCCAAGCTGGCGGAAGTTATGGATTTATGAATTCATCAACATCATTTGATAATCGTTGGGGTTCATGGATTGGGGGCGGTATTGGTTCCGTAGACATCGTTTCTTGGTTTATGGGCATGCAAACATTGGAAATGTATCGTACATTGTTCACAACAAAAATGATGGCTTATTTCAGTCCTCTTGACCATACAGTTCGCATTAGTCCTCCACCATCATCAAAAGGTGTTATGGCTATGTCGTGCTATCGTCGTGTTGCTGATGAAAAAATGTATAATCATCAAGCAGTGCGTGAATTGGCATATGCACATGCAATGATCCAAGTTGGTATGAATGGTTCAAAATATCAAAACATGACTTTCCCTGATGGAAGTTCATTTAATGGTGAGTTGTATTTGAATCGTGGTGATGCTTTGAGAGAGAAAATTGAGAAGCAAATTGTTGATGATCATATGTATTCTGAACCACCAGACTTCTTTACGGGCTGATAAACATATAAATATGGATTATGGCTGGTTTGTCTGATCCATTTAGTTACGACAAGTATTGGACACAATTTAGTTCCGATCCTTGTAGTCGTGAAAAAGAAACCTATGATCGTATGATGGCTGAATTGGCCGCGATTAAAGGTATTCCAGTTGAATATTATACCTTAAACATTGATGATTATGCAGATAATCAAGATGTAATCTTAGGTGATAATAGTAAACCTAAATGGGATCGTCGTTTCATTATGAAAGCCATGCTTGATACATGGACACCAGAAGTTTTACTTTACACTGCGTTTGGTCGCCAAAGCGAAGATGAAATAACTTTATATTTCCATCGTGGAACTTTTGATAAAGCGGTTGGTAATCGTTCGTTGAAGACACCTGAACCAAATAATTCAAATCGTAGAGGTGGCTTCGGTCCAGTTGCAAATGACTTATTGATGACTCCGCACAACGGATTGGTGTATGAGGTAACTGAGGGTGGATTGCACTTCTTAGATGCGAAAGCTCAACAATTTGGTTATAAGTTTTGGTATAAGGTTACTGGAAAAGTTCGTATTGTTTCAGATGCCGGCGTTGGTACTGGTGAGCAATATGGTGCAATTCCTGATAAAGATATTGATGAAAAATATAAAGGTAATCCACAATTCATTCTTCCAACTCCAACATCAGAAGAGTTGATGCAAAATGATGATCCTTTATTCGCTGGAACACCAGGAATAACTGGCGCAGCAGCAACAGAATTCTTCACAACTGCAAGTCCACCAGGACCAAGTGATGGATCTATCCCACCAGATATTCTTTTAGGTGATGGTAGAGTTAATAGTAAATACATCGTTCCAGATACTAAAGATGGCAGTAAAACTGCGGATAATCAAAAGGTTGACATTGTTGATAAAGAAGTTGTTGATCCACAAACCAGTATCGTAACACCTGAGGGATCACCAGCGCATGAAAAATATGGACCAAACGGAAGAACCATACCAGATAAACGTTCCCTGTGGGGCGATTGGTAAACATTAAAGGAAAAACATGTTAGACGAATTACGTAGAGAAATGAAAAAAATCTTTGAGAATACAAACCCATTTACCTTGGCGGCTCCAGCAAATGAACCAGCACCAATCACAACAGATACTCAAGTTGCTCCGCCCCCAATTACAGAAGAGGAAGAAGACACATCCGAATTCATCTACACCGGTTCAGATGGAAATGTTTATAAAGTTGTTGTTGAAAAGGACGAAGAAGAATTGAACGTTTTTGATCAACATGGAAAGAAAATTGATATTTTCACACCTGATATGATTGAGTTAAATGGTGGATTGCCAGCAGATAAGCGTAAAGCACTTTTTGATTATTACAAAACACAAGCAAATAAGGATGGAACTGCTGATCAGGAAGTTGTTCCAGAATAATTCATGAAATCTTACTTTTATCCACGTTCAATATACACGGTTGTTGCCGCTTTCAGTGAAATGTTTACTGGAATGTCAACCCGTGTTTATTCTAAAGATGGAGAAATAGTAGGAGCAAAACCAGTGGCATGTGGATTGCAACCAAAAGAAAAAATAGCTGCAATTTTACAAAAAGGCTCAGTAAATGATGTTGATCCACAAGTTGATAATTATTTACCTCGCATTTCAATTGTTAATAGTGGAATAAATTGGGCACCTGATCGTCAAGCTGGTAAATATGATAAAAGACTTTTAAATGTTGAATACGAAACAGATAAAGGTAAGAGAGTAAAACAAACAGACTTAAATCCTATTCCATATGATTTGACTTTTGAAGTTTCTGTTTGGGCAAAATATGCAGAAGATGGTTATCAAATAGTTGAAAATATTCTTCCATTCTTTGCACCGCAAGTTTTTATTTCATATAAAGAAAGAAATTTTGGATTAGAACACAAAGCTAAAGTAACGATGCAAGGCGTAAATCAAAACCATTTTTACGAATATGGCGAAAATGAACGCAGAATATTACAATGGAATTTTACTTTTATTGTTGAAGCTACAATGTTCAAGCCAATGGAATTGACACCAGATATTTTATGTTCACGTATTACTATCAATAATGTTCCATGTAGAAAAGTTCCATTTGAAGGTTCAAAATTAATAATATATGAGCCAGAATCTGATGTCGTTTCTAATGAGTTTGCAGTTTTACCAAAAATAAAAGGTTTTGATTTTGATGATGTAGATGGTTACAACCAAATGATCAAGTTTTGGAAAGAAGCAAACGAAGCAATGGTTCCTGGCTATCAGCAATGTGTTGATAATAGTTGTGGTGATGTAACACCACCAGAGCCAGTTTATGATTCAACTACTCCAGGGATTTCATCTTGTCAAGGTCCAGTGTTGAAAAATCCACGCGTTATTGTTGATCAAGAAACAAAGATAATTTCACATTATTGGCAAGAGTTTATGAATGAAAACAATATTGTGTCTATAATTAGTTTATTACAACATTTTACTGGAGACGGTTTACCGATTGGTTCAGTTCAATTGATACCGAACGAATCATATCCAGATTGAGGGTTTATGTCAAATGAAGATGATGAAAAGAAGAAACAAAGTAAATCTTTCAAGAAATTAGAAGATATTTTAAATATTGATTCTTCAACTGCGTTTGATGATCAAGAGGCAGAACGCGAATTGCGTTTAATTGAAGAACGTCAAGCACAAGTAAAAGCATTTAAAGAAAAATTAAAACAATTAGATGACTTACCAACAACAGATGATTATATGAATACTGTAATCAAGCAAATGGTTGGTCAAGGTATGTCAATGTTAAATGCATTGCAATTAGAAATTGAAGGATCACCAAGAGGCCGAGATGTTGAAACTGCTGCAAGTATGATTTCAGCAATCAATAGTTTAATTTCAAATATGAATCAAATTAAGGTTTATAATGCTAAAATTGGTTTTGAGCGTGAAAAGATTGACTTGAAAAAACAAGCATTGGAAATGTCTGCTGGTCAGCCAGTTATGCATGGAAATAATAATATTTTAATGGTTGGATCAACGAATGATTTGATGGAATTGTTGATGAAGAAGGATATTATTGGTGGCAATGCGAGAAGAGAAGAACAAGCACAAGATGTTGTTATACGTGAAGATCCAGACGATAAAGATAAAAAGGATCCATGATGGAACGTGAAGAATACTACAAAAATGCATCTACTGATGTGATATTTTTTGCAGAAAATTTCTTTCGTTTATCATATATGTCTTCACCTATTGTTTTGACAAATGAACAAAAAGAAATGCTGTTGGATTTTCAAAATAGAAATAGTTGTATCATTGATACTTTAAAACCATGTGGAATAACTCTAATTACCTGTATTTTTTCATTATGGTACGCATTATTTCATGAAAATAAAGTTGTTTTTATGGTATCTCCTAAAGAATACACTATATCCGAAAACTTTGAAATAATTAAAAATGCATATGAATCAATACCAGAATGGTTAAAGCCACCTCTCGTCATATGTAATAAGGGAAAAATTGTTTTTGAAGGAACAGGTAGTGTTATTGTTTTTTCACGAACTACATCAAATGTTTGTAGAGGAATATCAGTGAGTTTATTAGTTTCTGATGATTTTAGTTATGGTGAAAAAACAATGATGAATGATTTTTTTATGTCAATATATCCTCCAGTATATGCATCAAATGCTTTTCAAATACATATAAATTCATCAAGTAAAAGAAATGATATTTTCAGAGAATATTTTAAAAAAGCAATTGATGGGCAGTTGTTATTAACACCAGTTTTATTTGTTCCATCTGATTCGGATAAATCATGACAATTAAATATGACGATAAAAATAGTTCAGTAAAACGACCTAATCAAACAATCCAGTTTGATCAAACAATGGTAATGAATTTTGCTCAAGCTGCAAGAGACATCATGTTTTTTGCTCAAAACTTTTTCTATATTGTCAATCCAGTTACAGGTGCACAGCTTATTGATTTGCGCGATTATCAAAAAAGAATGTTGAAAGCTTTTGAAGAAAATCGTTTCTGTGTTGTTCTCTCTGCGCGTCAAATTGGTAAAACAACTATTTGTTGTATTTACTTTTTATGGTTTGCTATGTTCAATAAGGACAAAACTTTAGCAATTCTCGCTAACAAAGCCGATACTGCAAAGAGTATTTTAGCAGATATAAAATTTGCATATGAGCAAATGCCTGCCTACATGAAGCCTGGAGTTGTTGAATACAATGCTTTCTCAATTACTTTTGATAATGGTACGAAGATTTTTGCTAAAGCTACAAGTACTGATGCGCTTCGTGGCGAGTCTATCTCATTATTGCTTTCTGACGAATTTGCATTCGTTCCATCAAATATTGCTGATCCTTTCTGGACATCAAATTATCCAACTCTTTCAACTGGTGGACGTGCTATCATCGTTTCTACACCAAATGGTACAGGTAACTTATATTACAAGATTTGGAAAGATGCAATTGATAAGAGAAATACTTTTTATCCTGTTAAAGTTGACTGGCATGAAGTTCCAGGACGCGATGAAGCATGGAAAGAAGAAACAATTAGAAATATTGGAAAGATTAAATTTGCTCAAGAATATGGCAATCAATTCCAAGGATCTACTGTTACGTTGATTGATGCTGACTTTATAATTAATAAGTTGAAATATGTTGAACCAGAATTTCAACCCGATGATTCAACAAAGATTTGGGTAAAGTCTATTCCTGGAAGAAAATATCTTGTAGCCATAGATACTTCTGGTGGAGTTGGTTCAGATAACTCAGTTATGAATATTTTTGATATAACTGAAGGTAATGCAGTTCAAGTTGCTATATGGGTCAATAACAGAACTCCTCCCAATGAATTTGCTGCTGTTGTTCATGAGACATGCGAATATTGGAACAATGCTTATGTTATTGGTGAAGTAAACGGACTTTCAAATGAAGTTATAAGTCGTCTTTTCAATGATTTTGAATATGAAAATATCTTCATGGACATGGAAAATGATGGGGCATATGGTGTATTTTCTACCAAAAAATCAAAACCAATTGCTGCATTGAAGTTTAAAGAACAATTAGAAGGTGGAACTATCATATTGAAAGATAGTTTGACAATTGATGAAATTGGTATCTTTGAAGAAGTTTCTCCTGGAGTATTTAAAGCTAAAACTGGTAAGAACTTACACGATGACTGTGTAATAACTTGCATGTGGGCAGCGTATTTCATGGCATCAACTTATTATGCAGATGAACGTAGTACTTGGAAGTTTGGCGATCTAAATAATGTTCATGATGTTCTTGAAAGTGGAGAATTGAGTAATTCTGAAGCTGCTGACGCTATTGAGGGGTTCTTTGAAGCTGATAGAAAATCAAATCCTGAGAATTGGCTTGAGCAAGATGAATGGAATAATCTGCGATATTAACAGTTAGGGTATCATTGGTTATTTTCCTTATAAATAAGAATAGCAACTTTGCTTTCAATTAGAGAAGGAACTAATCAAGATGCCTACAAATCTTTCTCCTGCCGTAACTTTTACAGAGCGCGATACCCAACAAGTTATCCCATCTGTCACAAGTGCTGTTGGTGCCATCGTCATGCATTCGGTCAAAGGTCCAGTGAACAAGCGTATCTTGCTCACCAATCCAAGTGATTTGGAAACTATCCTTGGCAGACCAAACAACACAAATTACACTCACTGGTTTACTGCCGAAGCGTTTTTAAAGCAATCTAATCAATTGTACGCTGTTCGCGTTGAAGACAAAACAAAGAAAGTTGCTGGCGTAACAATCGGTATTAGTGCAAGTGGACTCGGTAACATCGTTTTGGATGATGTAACTACAAAGCCAACTGAATTGTTCCCATTGTCATACGATGACATCAAATCACACGAAGCAAAGAAGGATTACACTCTTCCTCCAGGAACTGGTGCTGGTGAATTGGATAACCCAGCAAACAATTTGTATACCGAAGATTTGTATCACTTCTATGGTGTTGGTCCAGGCCCATATTATGATGATATTTCAGTTCTCGTCGTAAATAGTGAAGACTTTGCACTCCTTCAAGAAATGAAGGCAGAATTGGCTGGTGCAACCACTCAACAAGCTGTCAACATTATCGCTGACAAATATTACAATGGTACCCCAGGAACAACTGCAACAAGTGCAGTTGATTATCTTTCAAACTCATTGATCAAGTACGAAGTTTTGACACCACCAGTTGCTCCTTCAACTGCATGGTTTGTTAATCGTGAAATGTTGAACATTGTCACTGCATTTGAACATGGTCCTGATACTCCTGATGAAGCTGCATTGATTGTTTTTGATGAATTTGATAACGTTACAAATCAATATGTGTTCTCAAATGATCCAGAAAAGCGCGATGCTATTGGAAACATGATCTTTGGACCAAAATTGGTCAATGATAATGATCAATACATCTATTTCTTCATTGGTGGAGATGAAGAAGGCGCATCAGGCGTAACACTCGTTTCAACACGCAAGACCTATCTTGGTGGTGCAGATCCCCTTACTGGTGATGTTCCAGGTTCAAGTCTCAACGATTTGACTGGTGAAATTCTCACACAATGGGAAACTCAATTCTCATCAACAGAAGATGTTGAAGTTGATTTGTTACTTGACCCTGATTACAATGATGTTGTTAAACAATATATTGATCAATTGGCAAGTACAGTTCGTCGTGACTGCTTCGCTATTTTGAACGTTCCATTGCAATACATTTTAAATCCTGCAAATTATCGTCCAGTTGCACAATCATTCTTGAGTATGAAGAATTATGTTTCAAATATCTTGAACATCAATTCATCTTATTCAGCAATCTACGGCAACTACTTCAAGATTTTTGACAGATTTGCTGAAGTTTATCGTTGGGTTCCAGCATCAGGCTATTGTGCTGCTGTTATGGCATTCACTGATTTCAATGATGCACAATGGTTTGCACCAGCAGGTTTGAACCGTGGTATCATCAGTAACGTTGTTGACGTTGCAGTAAATCCAAACAAAGCACAACGCGATGTTCTTTACTACAATAGAATCAATCCAATCGTTAAATTCCAAGGTGAAGGAATTGTTATCTTCGGTCAAAAGACTCTTCAAGCAAAAGCATCAGCATTTGATCGTATCAACGTACGTCGCTTATTCTTGCACTTGGAAAAATCAATCAACAAAATGGCTCGCTATATGTTGTTTGAGTTCAACGATGATTTCACAAGAACACGTTTCCGTGGAATCGTAACACCATTCTTGGCAGATATCAAAGCTCGCCGTGGCGTCTATGACTATTTGGTTGTTTGTGATGAAACTAATAACTCACCAGAAGCAATTGATTCAAATGAATTGTATGCAGAAATCTTGGTCAAACCAACTAAGGTTGCTGAATTCATCAAGTTGACATTCACTAACGTTGCGACTGGTACTGACTTCTCAGAAGTTGTTATTCGTGGATAATGAAAAAAGTGATCAACAAATATAAACATACTTTAGAGGACCAACCAAATGCCAATAGATAAAAATGATGGATTCAACTTGTATAACTTTCGCCAAGTTATCGGTGATCCAGCACGTCCGTATCTTTTCTTAGTTCATATTCCAGAAATTGGGCAAGATACAACCATGACCGCAATTGCGCGTTCAACTGAACTTCCACCTTATACATTGGGTGAAGTACCAGTTGCTTTCCAAGGTATGAATATCAAGTTGGCAACTCCACCAACTTATGGTGATTGGTCAGTAACATTCTTATGCGATGAAGCGCATGAATTACGCAGACTTTTCTTCAAATGGCAAAGTATTGCATATGACGCAGGCACTATGTTGCTTGGGCATTCCCAATCATATAAGAGTGATAATATTGGTGTTTCACAATTGGCACGTAACGGCGAACGCGTTGCTAAATATGGTTTCGTTGGTATGTATCCAAAAACTGTTGGAAATATTTCAGTAGGTCATGATCAAACCGGCAACGTTGAAACTTTTGAAGTTGCATTTGCTTATGATTATTGGGTTCTTGTTGATCAAATGGGTACACAAACTACACAAGATTCGTTCGTGCGTAGTACACAATCAGTTAAAATTGATCGTGGTGTTCCACCCCCAGGTGGCAATTGGCAGACTCCATTTAAACCACAATAATTGGTTTAACACATATAAATGGGTGGGTGGGAGTATAATTGCTCCCATCCACTTTTTATTTACGGATATCCTAAATGCCAACATTTCAAGATTTAAAAAAGAAACTTACAATTGAAAAGAATTCAAACGTTCCTCAAAAAAGTTGTTCTTTACCGTCAAATGGAGCAAAAGCATTAATTATCCCAATGAAGGTTCGTGATCATAAAGATTTGTTGAAAGCATTACAAAAGAGTGACGAATATTTAATTAATGAGGCATTTGATACAATTCTTCAAAATTCTGTTATTAAAGTTGATGATAAACCTTTTGATGTTGATGATTTATGTCAACAAGATCGTGGATTTTTGTTGTTGGAAGTTCGTAAATTAACTGCCGGACCAATAGCTAAAATAAGTCACGAATGTCCAATTTCTCACAAAGTTATTTCAGATATTGAAATTGATTTGGATACCTTGAAAGTTGATTATTATAAAGGTGATTCAATTATTCGTGAAATTAAAGTTAGTGAAAATGTTAAATTTGTTTATGGACCGTTTACTCGTAAAGATGAAAAGGCCATGGAAAAATGGATGAAAACTCAAGGAAAAGACTTTTCATTCTTAGATAGAAAATACGGAATTTATGCTGGCCTTATTCGCCAAGGTTTCTTGATGAATGAAGAGACGAAGGAATGGGAAGAAGTTCCAATGGATTTCTTGCAAAAGCTAGAATTCGTAAATAACTCATTTACTCAAGATGATATAAAAACAATTGACACATATATCAAAGAAGAATTAGACTTTGGTGTTCGTATTCGCTTCCCATTCAAATCTGATGTTTATCAGAATGATGAAGAAGAGGGAGATGTAGTCAGTTTTTTTATCATGTAATGGCGACTGACCATTTTGCAACACTCATAAATCAGTCTCTTGAAGTCGCAATTTATTCAGAAGGTGCCATGACATATGGTGATGTAATGGATGTGTCGTCGGATGAATTACCCTTTATTCTTTCAACTTTACGTAAACATTACGATGAAAAGATTCGTGTAAGACAAGAATTTATCAAGACTGTCATGGAATTTGCAAGTAAAGGTTTAGAAACATTAATCAAGTCTTTACGCAATTTGGGTGGTCACAAATAACCACTAAAAACATATAAATAGCCTAAGTATGGCTGATTCCTATAACAAACTAGCTTTACCTGGTGGAACTTCAGGTGCATTTTCCATAGTGGAATCATTGTATCGTCAAAAATACGAATCAGAAAATACTATTCAAAAAAATTGGGATAAAATAAAGAAGGATCAAAAAGACTTTGCAGAGGCTGTAAAGACTACCGAAATTATCGTCAAACAGCGCGATGATATGGATACTTGGGCCGAAAACCTTATTAAAAAGATTCGTGATGCAAAAGCTGCTGAAGATAAAAATTCACAGAAAATGCAATCTGATGCTAATTATGTATCTCAAGCTTTGACAAAAAAGATTGATGAACAAAATAAATCAACTAAAGTTATTTCTACAAAGACAAAAGAAATATCTAAGTCAATTATTTCTAAGACAATTGATACAACAAAGTCATTCAAAAATATAACTCAAAAAACAACTGATACTCTTATCAAGAAAACAACATATATGTTTTCATTGATGACAAAATTTGGTTCTTCTGTAGAAGTGTCCCTTGGAAAAATAAAAAGATCAATTTCTAACAGTTCATTCTGTGCTTTTTGGGAAAAAACTGGAAGTAGATTTTTCAATTGGTTAAATGGTCCTGGTGTAACAGTTTGGTCATTACTTTCAAAAGTTGGAAGTATTTGGGAAATTGCAAAATGGGTTAAGGATGCTGTAATTGGCGTTGTTGAATATGCTGCTGATAAACTCATGCGTTTAGGAAAGTTTGGCTGGAAAGTTGCATCAACCTTATTAAATTATATTGTTGTTACTCCATTGAAAACTGTTGTGGGATTCATGGGGGATGCATTCAAATTCTTTTTAACTAGTCCAACTGGTTTGTTCTTACTTGCTGGTGGCGCTACTGTGGCTTATATTTATTTGTGGCCAAAAATACAACCATTCTTTGGTAAAGTGTTCTCAACTGGATGGAAGTGGGTAAAAGAAAAATTTGATGATTTTGTGAAGAGTATTAAACAAACAAAATTTTATTCCTACCTAGCAGATAAAGTAGAATTTATTACAGACAAAATTAAATCAATTTTTGGTTCTTTCTTTACTGGTGCAAAGATAAAACGTTATTATGATGACACTATAGGAAAATGGACTGGATTGGATTCAAAAGATTTAATGAATTTATTTTCAAATGTAAAAACATTTATTGTAAAAAGTTGGAAAAAAATGGTTGATTTCTTCCAACAGTTAAAAGATTTGGACATCATCAAAGAATTGAGTCTAACATACAATATAATTCGTACAATGGTGTTGAGTGAGGATACAGTTGTAAAAGAGAATTCATTTGAGGATTCTCAGCGTCGTATTCGTATTGGTTTAAAAAATGCGATGAATGATCAGCTTGAAGCAGTCTTGAAAAACAAATTAACAGAGGATTTTTTCAATGTTTATGGTGGAAATCCAAACCAAGAAAATATTTCAGTAAATTTGAAAACAACTGCAAATAAGTTTATTGAAAATGTGTTTATGAAAAACATAGATTCGTTTACAAATGATGCAGATTTACAAGGATTCTTAAAATCAAACATCAATGTAAATACCGATAGTCTTGTTAATGAAATTCTTCATTTACGTATGGGAGAAGTTGAAAACTACCTATCAACAAATAAAACACGATTATTGAAGAGTTCAGTTGAACTAGAAGATTTACAACGTATTGCAAATGATAGAAATTTACAAACTATTGAAGCATCATCAGCATTGGCATCTGAATTGGATGATGCATTTAAGAAAAATAGATTTGACGTTCGTGTTAGTGCATTCCTAGATCAACAAAAAGCATTACGTGACCTATCATTCACTTCAACCAAAAAGGGTTTTGAAGAATTGGCTAAGAAACAATTTGATGCACAAACTGACATAATGAATATAGCTACAAATAAAGCAATGCAAGTTAATGGTAAATATGAGGCCATCATTTCAGCGATGATAAGTAAAACATATTCAATAAATGATGGTATTAATGAATTGGCAAAAAATATTGAAACTATGACACCAGGAGAATTTGTAAGAGCTTACAGAGATTTCTTGGAAAAATCTGGTTTGAATAAACAAATTTCTGAAGATGAAGCTGCGCAATATTTAAAAAATATTTTGAATCAATATGGTAAAAAATCTAATTATGTAGATTTTAATAATCTAAAAAGTTATGACTTACTAAGTAAATCAAAAGCACAATATGGTTTAGTTGCAGTTAAGCCAGTTGATATTCAAATTGCAGAAGCAGGGTTTCCAGAAATGGTAATTCCATTAAACATGGAAGGTATAAAGTTTATTAATTCTACTATGCCAAAAATGGAAGAAGAAAAAGATAATAAAAAATCAAAGACTGAACCAATTATTAGAATGTTTAGAAGAAATGCACAAAAAGCAGATATTACAGTGTATGATATGAAAAATCTTTCAGAAGGGTCATTAGGTTTAATCTAACATGGCATCCATTGATCTTCCATCATCTAATAGAGATAACAAATTATTGTTTAAGAAAATGGTCGCTGATAAAACAAAAGACCTCAAGACTATTGCGGATGTTAAAATCCGTGAGAGAGAATTAAAAGAAGAAATTGATGATGATGCACAAACATCAGCATTCCAAGAAAATTTAATTGGTTTGATGGCTCGTACGTTTATGGCTATTCAAGGCACAACAATGAATTTGAAAAATGTTGATGAATTGAAAAAAGAAGTTGAAAAACCTAAACCAAAAAAGAAAAAGACATTAATTGATAAGCTCAAGAAACAAGTTGATTCCATCAATCCATTTACTATTTCTGGATTAGGTATAAAAGAAAAACAATCTCTTGAAAAATGGAAAGCAATAACTGATAGAGCTTCTTCATTTACAAATAAAATTTCTGGCGTTGTTTCGTCTGTTGGATCTTATGCAACAACACGTTTACAATCGTTGATGACAGGTATAATTGATATTGCATCATGCTTGGGTAAATTCTTACTTGGACCATTTAAAGCTGGATTTAAAATTGCTGATAAATTAATGTATTTTTCTTTGGGTCCAGCATGGACTGCTGTTAAAAATGCAGTAGGTTCTATTGGAAAAATTGCAAAATGGGTAATTGGTACTGGATGGCAAGCTATTAGTTTAATTGGCGATGGTATAAAAGCATTACTTTCATTCCCATATGATGCTTTAAAGACAACTGGAACATGGGTTCTTAAAGGTACTAAAGCGTTCTTTGGATGGTATTTCAAAAATCTTTTCACTACATTGTTTAGTCCTTCAATGTGGATTATAAATATTCCAATTTTCGTTGGAATAACGTATGCGATGTTTCGTGTTTTTGAAACAGCATTTGATTTAGTTTCGGGTCCAATTTATCAAACAATGAAAAATTTGTTTAACAAAGCAACAGATAAGTTAGCAGATTTCACAGAATGGTTGTGGGCTGGTGTAAAAGAAGGGTTTAATTGGATTATTAATGTCCACATTGGAAAAAATAATATAAAAGAATATCTTTCAGATTTTTCTGATCGTGTGAAAGTAATGCTTTCGCAATGGTTTGGTCCAAGTACATTGCTTGGTGACACCATTAAATGGGTAAAGTCTGCGTATACATGGACAAAGGATGTATTTGATAAATGGTATGATAGTTCAGCTTCAGTCTTTTCATCTATTGTCAAATATGTAAAAGAAATGCCAGGTAAAACATTAGCAGCAAAGCTTGTCAATAAATTAGAAAACTTTAAAATTTCATTTTTAGGATATGAAGTAACTGCAACATCCTTATTTCCATTTTTGAAAAACTCTGTCAATACGTTGAAGAGAAAATATGGATTTGTAATGTATGGACAAGGTGATGCGGTTTCAAAAACATTAGAATTAGAAAAACAAAAAGTATTGACAGCAGCATTAGAGAGAGAAATCGTTTCTATGCAACAACAAGGAATGTCAAAGGAGTCAATTGCGAAAACAGTTGATGAAACTATTCTTCCTAAATTGCAACAAACTATTTTTGGCAAAATTTCAAGCGAAGCAATATCAGAATCAAAGATGCAAGCTTATTCTGGCGCATCAGATGTTATTTCTGGACGAAAAGGTTTAGTTGGTGATGATGTATTCAATAAACGTATTAGTTCAATTCAAACGTTAACAGAGCAATTAAGTGCAATTAATAGTGGAATCGTTGAATACAATGATGAGACTTCAAACCGTATAAAAAGTACATTAGATTATATTAAAGTAATAGACAATACCGAAACAGCATCACGTTTAAAAAATGCAGGATATGTATTTGATAAAGATTATTCAGATTCAACAATTGATCAACTTGCATCAGTTTCAAATGAACTTGATAAAATGAAATTGTCACCATCTTACAGAGATTTTCTTGATGCTGATCCTTTAGATGCAAATAGTAGAACAGCAATTGGCTTGGCTAAGCTATCTTCAAATATAAGTGGTTTAGGTGTAGCTGCGATGCGTGTTTTGCCAATTGGTGTTCTTAGAAAAATAACATATGGCGCTGCGTTAACTGCTGTTTCTGCTGTTGGTCAAGAAACTTTAGGTAATGTGTATGATTCTGGTCAGTTTTCAAATAATGCTGGAATAACATCTACATTAAATCAAGGTAATCTCTCATCAATTTCTGGACCTGGTGGTAAATTAAAGACCGATGATTTAATTGGTAATATGATGCATCAATATTTTGATGAATATGGTAATTTCCCAGGTAATGCACAAGTAAAATCACAAGTTAGACGAGATTTGGCCGATTTGCTTCAAGTTCCATATGTTGAAGACGATGATCAACGTCATAAGTTGGTTGGAAAGAAATACATTGATGCTGATTATGATCACTTAATTACAACAAACATAAATGATGAAAATCTTCGCGTTCGTTTGACAAATTCTATTGATCAATTATTGAATAGTGCAGCATCAATGAACAAAACTAAAAAAATGGCAACTGGTGGTATTCTTCCAAAAGATTTAAGTAAAATTCTTCCGTTAGATGTTCAAGGTAAAGAATTTATTAGAATGCACGTAGATGCAATTACAAAACAAAATCAAACTGCATTAGAAGCATCAAATAAAAAAGAGCCAAGATCAATCACTAATATAATAGAAGAGAATGTTTATTCCGAATCATATGAGATATATACTTTACACCACTTGTCGCGTGGTACTTTAGGAGCTACGTAATGGCGTTTTTAACAATACAAGATGCGCAAATTCTTGCAGTTAATAAAGTTATAGAAAGATATAACCTAGAGAAGCAATATGCAACTTACAATGATTTCAACGATTCTGGTAAAGTAATTCGTAATGGATTGAAGAATCAAATTCGTTTAGTTCAAAAAGATGTTGATTCTGCTAATAAGTACCTAAATGCAAATTTGACAAAGCCTCTTCTTTATTCAACAAATCTTTTTGATGTAAATCTCAATGTTTATACTCCATGGGAAAATGAAGCTGAAATTCCAAATACTGTTAAATATTACTTAGCAACTCTTCCAACAGGTACAATTCCTGAATTTACCGCAATTCAAGGTATTAATAATCTTTTGTTGGGTCAAGTCAATACAGATATTCAAACAAAGCAAGCGAAGGTTGATCAAATAACTCAAACTGGCCCTAATGATTCAACAAAAACTGTTTTGTTGAATGATGCAAATCTTGACCTAGATCAAAGTGAAGCTCTCGCAGCAGCAATTGAAGCGCATAATAAAGAAATTGAAAATGCAAAAAATTCTATATTGACACCAACTGATAATACTCCAAGTTTATCGCCAACTGATACATCAATTCGTCAATCAATTACTGATAATGTTACTCATAAGGTTGGTTACAAAAACCAATTAGATGTAGAGTCAACTGTTGTTATGCGTAAAAAAGTTTTGGATGCATTTTACACTGCAAAAACACCAGATGAAAAAGCTTTAGCTGAACGTCGTTTAGAATTAGCTTTACAGGCATCAGGCCCGGATGTCCCAATTACACGATCATCATTACCATATGATCCTGCTCGTTATTTAAATCTTTCAACACAATTGACAGAAGTAAATGATGAAATAATAACATTACAAACGCAGATTTCTGTAACAACTGATCCAACTCAATTGGCAATTTTGAATGCTATGCTTGATCAAAAGAATAAGCAAAAACTTATCCTCAATGATTTATTGAATGGTTTTCAAGATAGCAAAATTCCATCAACCTCATATTTTGGTTCATTCACAACAACTGAAATCGCACCTATTCCAAATAATACTGGCGTTTCTTATAATGTTGCGAATGCTGATGCAGAAACAAATGAAATAACTCGTCAAAGAAACATGCCAAACAATTCACCAAGAAACGATCAATCAGTTGATCTTGTTACTGGTGCTGTTGTTAATAAAAATAATGGAAATTATTCTGCGGCTGGTAGATATGTAGATGCAACTGATCCAAATAAAGATGAGTTAATTAAAAGTCTTTCGGATCAAAAGAAAATTCAAGCTCAACAAGAATATGACATTGAATTGAAGAGAAATCAAGGAATAATTGATAGCGCAACATTAGCTAGAAATGAAACTTTGGATGACTTAAATGCTAAAGCGACAGATTTACAAAATCAAAAGGCTCAACAAACTGATCCAGAAAAACAAAAAGCATTAGATATACAATTACAACAAGTTCAAATAGATCGTCAAGCAGCATTGGACACATATTCTGCAAATACTGAAACTGCAAGCAATAATATAACTAAAGCATCAAATGTTTATGCATCTGACATCAATAATATTGAAAGTGGACAGGCTCAATTAAACAACACTGCAATACCTCCAGCAACACCAGAAAGTGCTAGAAAAGTTGTAAATGATTTTGATAATTCAGTTGCTGCCCAAGATCAATCACAAATTGAATTGTCAAAACAATTAAAAATAGCTGAAAATAATGCTAGAACAAATAATCCAGGTCAAGATCCTACATTATCTGCGAATTGGTCACAAGCTGATAAGGATAAAGTGCAAGCTGCAATTAATAAATCAAATGATGCTGCTGCAACACAAAAAGATGCTGCTGCACAATTAGAATTAATGTCATCAACTGAAGCCGGAAGACAAGCAATAGCTGGTGCAGGCGTAAATAGTCAAAAGTTAGATGCTAGATTAAATGCAAATGGTACAAATGCTGCAAGCAATATCGTTTTTGGAAATAATACTATTACAGGTAATGTATCTGATGCTAATTTTAGTAGTACACAAGTTACATCACAACTAGAAAGTTCAAATATAAGACCTGATACTGGATTTGAAGGTATTAATAATGGAGCACCATTTTATTTACAAATGCCAACATTGAATTCACTTGGTGATTTCAAATTAGCAAATGGTATTTCACCATATGGCAAGCGTGGGGCATTGGATGTTGCGCGTGATGCTGTCCACTTCAATATTTTTGAAATTACACCACCAGCACCAAAAGCAACAACAGATTCTGCTGGTTTAGTTGTCAATGACGTTGACGCAGCAAAGAGCAATACATTAGGTGTATTTACTATTTATCCTACAAATAGTGATTATCTTAATTTCTCTCACAAACACACATATAATGATGAAGATCGTGTTGCATCATCAATTAATCAAGTTTTGGGAACTGTTAATACAGCAGATACATTGCTTTCATTAGGTGCAACGGTTCTTGGTAGTTCACAAAGAGGTCAAGAACAAGGTGTAAATTCAATTGTTCAACGACGTATTGAAAGTATTTCAACATATTCAGGTACTGCTAAACAATCAATCACAATTGATTTCGTTCTTTTCACAAAAAATGATTTCATTAGAGATGTATTCAGACCAATTATGTTTTTGACATCATTGTCTTATCCAAAGAGAACAACAAGTGGTAATTTTGCAAATATTGGTCAAGCTGCAAGTAAAGCAACTCAAAAAGCAGCATTGAACGCTGGAACACCTGATAGTATTAGAAGTTTGTTGTTGGCGTCTGGTGTCAAAGCAGAAGAAGCAGGAAAATTGTTAGATAACTTGGAAAATAAATTTTCTCGTTATGGTGGTATTGGTCCTTATCGTTATTATGTTTCTCGTCGTCCAGAATATATGTCCATTCGTCACGCATCGGGATTGTTTACATTCCCGTTAGCTTATATTGATAGCGTTGATTACTCATTCCAAGGTCCATGGTACAACTTCAATGGTGATCCACTTTCACCAAATGGTGAATTGGAAAATACAGTAAGAAACAGTGTTGCAGCGGCAGCAGCAAGTAAAGGTTTCTTAGATTCTATTTCAGATGCATTTAAAAATGCGTTTGAAAATGCTGGCACATCAAAAAGTAAAACAAATAATCCACAAACAACGTTTATTAATCCAATGAATCCAGGTAGTTTGACTGATAGAGCATCAAAAACATTTAAAAATGACACTGCTTATTACAATAAGTATAGTCTTCCATATGCGTATCCTTCTTGGGCAAAAATTTCAATAACAGTAAGTAATGCTCTACCAATGTTTAGAGATGATTTCTTAGAATCATTTTATGCTGGTGGTGGACCAAATCCTGGAAACGGTCTTGTTACTGTTTCTGAAAAACAAGCTGGATTTGCAAGTAACTTAAACTTGGCAAATGGAGTATCAAGAGCAAATGGCTTCTAATTTAAACTTTCCAACAACAAGTTTCATGAACTTGTTTAGAGCTATAACATACGATAAAGCAGAAAATCCAAATCAAATGTTGGATATATGGGATGCGTATGTTATTTCACCGTTTTATAAAGATAAACTTCGCTACTTTTTCTTGTATAATGTTAAGCAAGGAGATACCTGGGTTAGTCTTGCAAACACATATTATGATGATCAGCGCCTTTGGTGGTTAATTCCAATGTTTAATGATATTGAGAATCCTTTTATCGTTATGGACCAAACAATCTTTACTGATGAAGTCAGTGATTTAAAAATCCTTGATAAACAATATGTTGATCAATTATTGCTACAAGCAAGACAAGCAAAGATTTCAAATGACCGTATAGGTGATACCAACTAATGCCTGAAACATATCCAAATCTTGAAGGTAAACCAGAATTTGACACGGTGTCATCATTCTGCTGGATAACTCGCGGCCCATACATGGATGGTTTAAAAGCTGGGGATTTAATTAAAAATAAGTTTGGTATCCCACACTCATTTGAAGTACATACTTCGTTAAATGGAATGTATCGCTATGGCTCGTTGACTGTAGAAGATAAGTATGGCATTCGTGAATCTCTTCCTATTACTGGAAACGAAATTATTACGATTGCGTACAATAACGCGACAAGAGGATCAATTACAACAGCTAAACCTGTCTTTATCCATTTCAATATTTTTGATATGGAAGAAGCAATGATTGATGGAAACGATTCAACTCGTTTTTCAAGAAAAGCTTTAAAATTTCACTTAGTTGAAGCACCATTTTTCCTTAAATATAATGATGTTCAATGGCAAAGAGCTTGGGGAAATGATACTGGATCAGATATTAAGGGTGTCGCTATAGATCAAATTTTTCGCCAACACATAGAAGAAGATTTAAAAATAAATGAAAAGAGTCTATTTACTTTAGATTTTGAAGTTTTGAGAACATCACCATATTTCTACTGTCCTTCATGGAAAACCCAAAAAATGTTTTCTTATTTGTTAGATTTTGCAAAATCAACAAAAAATAATGGATGTGTTAAATTTTTTACAACATCAGATTTGGATTCTGGATCAATTCGCATCAATTTGAAAAGCATGAATGCAATGTTTGAAAATGCGAAGACAACAGTATTCACAATGATTGATGTTTCATCTGTTGAAAAAACTGGAAGTAATATTGCATTTGGTTCAAGAACACCAAATATGATTTTAAATTATAAGTTTTTGACATATGACATAACTGCCATTCCAAGTGGATCAAGTGGCGCATATCTTTTAAGTTATGATTATACAAAATCACAATATGTAACACATTTAAATAGATATTCAGAAAATATCAAAACAAATAAGAGTTTCTATAACTTTGCGTTATGGAGTACACAAATTGATAATGATCAAGCTCGTCAATATTTTTTGGGTGAAAAAAGAAATAAAGTAGAAGCTAAAGATTATCTATCAAATAAGTTAACAGAGCATCAATATCAATTGCGTTGTGAAATTTTGACATTTATTGATGAGACTGTTCAAATTGGCGATAAGATTTATATCACTTTCTTGTCAGGTATGGCAGAAATTGATAAGATGCAATCACATCCTATTGATGAACAAATGTCTGGTGCTTGGTTGGTTGAAGAAATAACTGATCAATCAATTGATGGACATGGAATGCGTAAGATGGTAATAATTAAGGATTCGTTCTTCAATATCTATGAGCCATCTGCTCAAAACAAGAAACCAATTCTTCCAGAAGTAACAGGAATATTTAAATGAGTGATAATAACTGTAGTGAGATTTCCATCAATCCTATAAATGGAAATGAGTTTGAAATTCAACCAACTGCATGCATTGAAATTTCTATATTGAAAGATTCACAAGCGGAATTGTTATTCTAATTTTGCTGAGACTGCAAAAGAATTTTCCATCACAATTTTAAAAAGTCAAGAAAAACATAAATAAGATACGAGGCAACAATGGAAACATACGATTCAGCATATAGACGAGGCGATGCTATTACATTTATATTTAAGCATAAACCTTATGTTGATTTGAGTTTACCGCCATGTACAAATGAATATCGTGATGCAATTTGTGTCACTTTGGCGATATATGATTCCTCAACAAAAGAAAGACTAGTTTACGCGGTTGATATGACTCGCGTTCCAAATCGCCCTGGTTGGTATTTCCATAGATACCAAACTCATCCTAATATGTCTTCTGGAATCTATACTGCCATTTTTACATCACTTACTAAAATTGATGGTATTGAATATACTAATAGAGCGGTACAAGATTTTGAATTACTTGATGATGGGATTGTATAATGGTTGAAAATTACTCAGAGCCAAACGGTATTCTTGAGTTGAATAATAGTAATGCGGATAACTTTTATCTCGTTATCCCCAAAATACCTACTTTACAATATATAAGTTCAGCTTTCAGAGATAAAACACATCCAGGAATAATTACACCTAGTTTATCTGCTGATTGTTATCAACCAACAAATGCACAGTTGAGACGTGAAACAAATTTAGATATGACCAATTTTCGTCTTTATTTGGCTGATGCAAATCTTCCATCAGTAAATATTGATAAAGTAACATTAGGTACACAATTTGCTGATATTTCAAGAGCAAGTAAGATTCATTTTGGTGAACTTGAATTAGAAATGATCGTTTCAGAAAATCTTATTAATTATAATGCTCTTTTATATTGGATGTACGGTCTTCATAATCCAGAAGAATATAATAAAATTTCTGGTCGTCGTATGGTTGAGGAATATTTTACAGACATTTATTTGATCGTCACAAATAATCATAGAGATAAGGTTTCAGAATACAAATTTATTGATGCATTCCCAATTGGATTAAATCCGTTATCATTTACATATCGCAATGCTGATACCATGAGAATTAGTTGTACATTCGCTCATTCTGGTATGGTTCCAACAAACAACTATGTTTTGAGGTACATCTAATATGTCAAGAACAGACGCTGATCTTCAAGCAAGCCCTTGCAATTTTAAGATAAAAGAAATTGTGGCCGAATCAAATACTCCTGTAGGGAAAGTTCGTAAATTAGTTCCAAAAAAAGATGAAAATGGCAATCAGGTTTATAAGACTATAGATGTGCCAGTTAAACAAGGTGGATGTTCCTGTAAAAATAAAAATGCAGGACAGACAACCATGGTTAAACAGCAGGTAGCAGAAACTGTTGAAGTGTGGGAAGATGGCCCTTCAACGGAAACAAAAAAAGTTTTTTGTAAGATTTATGGCCAAGTGAAGGGCTCATATTGCCAAGGTTGTAGGACATATAAAAATGGGTGACAAGGTTCCACATCAACAAGTCACTTATGATCAAATTCAAGGAGCAATACCTTGTAAATATCGTGGTCCTCTTGATATAAAGACAAAGCATGAACCTGCGACAGCATGTTGCATCGCTAAGGATATTGTTGTAAGTTGTAGCTTCAACTGTACACTTCTTAATAAGAAGATAACCGACGGAAACCACTGTTGGGCCTGTACACAAAGAGCACCTTAAATGTCTTTTATAACTAAGATCCTCAACTTTTTCAAACCAACTCCAAAAATCCTATTTATTCCTGATGCTTTCCATTCTGAAAAGCCAATTTTTAAATATAAATTGATACACGAATTTGCTAGAATTCCAAAGAAGGCTCATAAAACTGATTCAGGATATGATATTTCTTCCTGCGAGCATAAATTGATAAATGCTGGTGAATGGAAAGCAATTAAAACTGGTGTTCAGGTTGAAATCCCTCTTGGTTGGGAAATACAAATAAGACCTCGTTCTGGTTTAGCTTTAAATAAAGGTTTAACCATTCTAAATTCTCCAAGCACAATAGATTCTGATTATCGTGGAGAATTAATCCTAGTGGTAATAAATCATGGTAAATATCCGTTTAATGTAACTCCAGGTGATAAATTAGCACAATTGGTGTTATGTCCTGTTTTTGATGTTGATTTTGTTGAAGTTGATGATATTTCTACTCATACAGAAAGAGGAGAAAAGGGTTTTGGATCGTCGGGAGTAAACGATCAAGACCCTCAATCAACACAAAATGAATTCAACAGCAGAACCTGAAAAAACTGAAGCGCCAAAAATTCTTCCATCCGAGATTCAGAAATGGAATACGACTCGGTTTCTGTTCTACACAAAAAATCCCAATTATGATATAGGTGATTTTTTAAGAGCATTCTATAATCGCTTGTATGTTCGTGATGATTTCTCATGTCCTGCAATTGGCATGGCATCATTCATCCCAACTTCAAGAAAGCACCGAATCACATACAACCCTTATATAATTTGGGACGTTGTTTATCGTGAAGAGTGCAAAAAGTTTATGGATGAAAGTGTTATCAATTATTACGATGACATTTTGACCAAATCAATGCAACGGGGACATTGGATTTCAGAAGAAGCATTCAAGGATTGGACTGATCTTCATCAAAAAGAAAAATTCATTCGTGCAGATTTACACCATTTTATCAAGGCTGTAACGACACACGAAATTTGTCACATCATTATGAATCATTTAACGATTCATAGATCAGAAAGCATTATAGAGACAAATAAGGAAAAGCGCAAAACTCTCGCTCAAATTGAAAATATTGGCATGGATTTTGCCATCAATCAATCTCTCAATTTTGGTTCGGAAGAAATCGCAAAATCTTTCATGACAAGATACAACAAAACATTGTTGTTTACTTTTTTGATGAGCGATGAAACATTATTTCAATCAAGAGGTGCTGATCGCGAACTATCTTTTTCAGAGATAACCGAAGAAAATATCAATATAAAATATTTTGATCATGATCGGTTCATGAATCAGACCAGTGAATATTATATTGATTTGTTGAAAAAGGGTGGCCAAACTCCACAAGGTGAACAATCATTAGCTAAATTAGGTGTTGCGATTGGTAGTTTGTCAGGAAAAGAATATTCAATTGAAGACCTAACTGGCCATGGAAATGAATGTGGAGTTTGGGCTGGAAAGGGCGTTGAACAATTCAACGAATTCAATGATTTAACTGACGAAGAAAAACGTGTTACTGATAATGATCTGCGCCAAGCAGATAGAAATGCCAAATCTCAAAATAGAACATCATTGGATGATTTCTTTGATAGTCATCAGATTCCAGATTTTGTCAAAAAATACGTCAAAGCAATTATATCCCCTTCAAAAATTTCTTGGGAAACAATTTATCAGTTCTTCATTATGCGGTGGACGAATTTCAATGATTATGAATACACATATAAGAAGGAATCAAGAAAAATAGAAGGTCAGTTTCCTGGCAGAAGCATGGAGATTGGCTATGATGCAGTATATGCTATGGACCGAAGTGGATCAGTAAGCAAGGCTGATTACAATGCATTTGCTGCTGAAACTGAAAAAATTTCACAGACGGTTCATGATGATATGGTCCGATTTATAGAATTTTCGGACGGTGTTGTTGGTGATCATTATGTCTCTGTTAAAAGTATTCCTGAAGTCCCAATTTCTGCGACAGGTGGAACTGCATTCCTTCCAGTCCTTACCATGTTAGCTAAAGAAGGAAATGGAAAACCAGTTCTTTGCTTTACTGACGGATATATTGAGGATGGATATAAACAGGCAGACTTTTCTTTCCAAATTCTCATTTTCGCTACATCTTCTTGTTCAGATTCACAAGCAGAATCCCTAAGAGAAAGAGGATTTATCGTTATCCATCAAGGTGGTAATAACGATTGGTTCTCTAAAATGCATTGATTGTCCACATTTAACATGTAGAATCCGAAACCATGACAACCACTGAAAATTTAGCTGTACAGCAATCAACTCGTTCCGATTGCATGAGATTTCCAATTAGCGAAGTTCTCAAGGCAATTGCATTCTCTGCTGAGACAAGAAATCCTCTTGTTCTTTGGGGTGTGAAGGCTGTAGGTAAAACCAGCATCATCAAAAAATATTGTGAAGATAACAATTATAGAATTGTTGTTCTCCATCTTGCATCGCAAGGTGTTGAAGACCTTGTTGGCTTGATGTCTCGTTCACTTGATGATGAGGATCAAGTATACATGAACAGACTTCTTGAAAAGGTCAACAAAAACAAGGATCTCACTTCAAGTGAATATGAATGGGTTCGGACAATGTCAGCATCATCTTCTGGCAAGCAAAAGACGGTTTGGACTCGTCCTAATTGGTTGACCAATGATGTTGATAACCCAACATGCTACTTCCTCGATGAAATGAATCGCGCAAACAAATTCGTTATGGCGTGTATGTTGCCTTTCTTAAACGAAGGTAAAATGCATGAACATCAAATAGGTCCAAAAGATTTTATCGTAGCGGCCTGCAATCCATCAAATGGAAAATATCAGGTAAACGATGCATTCAGCATGGATGAAGCTTTGAAAGACCGGTGCGGTCATATCATCGTGGAACCAACCAAGGAAGAGTTTTACGCATACGCTTCTGAATATTTTGATGAAACAACTATGAAGGTTGTTCAGAAGCATTCAAACTTTGTCAATCTTGCTGAATTTGATTTGAACTTCCGAGTTGAGCCATCGCGTCGTAGCTTGGTCAACATCATGCAACATCTTAAAGATAAGGATCGCAATTGGATTCGTGAAAACGGACGTGCAGTTATTGGTACTTATCTTGGTGGTTCTTTCTTAAATATTTGGTGGAATGAAAAGTTCCGTTCTGATGAATATTTCACTCTTGACGAATTGAAATCTTGCAAGAGCAAGGAAGAGAAGATCAAACATCGTCTGGTAACGTATATTGATGGTGGTGTTGAAAGCGTTCGTATGGATCTCCTTGACGCTGCTATTGACACTATGATTGATTGGATACGAGAAGAATATAAGGATGGTGTAAGTACAGTGACATGGCTTATTGACTTCTTCAAAATGCAATTCATACCAAAGGATATAATGGTTGCATTCATCACCCGTATTAATTTATGGGAATATCCATCGCTCTGCGAAGAATTCTTTGACTCAGGAATCTTTAAGGGCGAAGACCGCTTCAACGACCAATACGCAATTTGCGAGAAATAAGGTTTAAAATGAATCCTCAACAAAAAGCTGTCATAGACTTTCTTGGAACATCAAAGGATGTTCTCATCGGCGTAATCAACGCTTCTGCAAAGGGTGGAAATGTTGTTCAACGTGCGAGTAATTCGGATGAAATCACTATTCAACAACAAGAATTGTCACTAGAAACCTTGTACAGTAAGGTCAGTGATTTGTTTCCACAAATATTGAAGCTGTGTGCAAATGATTCTTTGGCAGATTCAATTCCTCCAATGTGGTTTAATTTGAATCGTTGGACTGAAGTACCCAAACCAGTTGCATTTGAAGGTAACGTTGACGCTGCCAAGTTGCTGCAATCAGATACTCAACATCGTGTAGAATATTTCTATGCAGCACATCAAATCATTCGCAAATGGGATAGTCCAACTATCTGTGCTATTCTAGGTTCAAAGAAGCTTTGGAATAGCAAGGGTGATAGAAAGACCAAAAATCTTATTGATACTTCGGTATGTAGCACCAGTGATGTTGAATATTTGCGTGAAAGAGGTGCGATCACTGAATTTGGTGAAAAATCAAATGAGTTTGTTCGTTGGGTTGTTCCATATACGACGCCATCAGGCAAGAATGCGTTTATCCTGATTTCGGGAGACAATGATTTCTTGAACGGTTCTGTTGACATCATTCCACAATTCAAGTTCTTGACTTCTTTCAAACTGCGCAAACAGCAAGAAGAAAATACCCACGTTGAATTGACATCTGAAGCATGCATCTACCATGATCCACAGGATTTAAATCTCATCGGGCAAGAGATTGGTGTTGTTCGCTATCTAGTTGGCGCAATTCTGACTCACGATTACATGCAGTTCTTGAAAAAGAAAATGAATGTGACTACTGCTATTGAAATTGATAGTGCAACAAAAGGTACGTTCAAGAAGGTATCAATTGATGACATAATCAACAACTACTCCAAGGTCAAAAAGTTCTTGACGGTACTGAACGCATACAAGTTTATCGGTTAAGTTCTCTTCGTTTTGAAGAATAATCCCTGTATGGCTATAATGGCTTTACAGGGATTTTCTTTTCATGAAATTTGAAGATAGAGAACAAATAGCCTTATTAATTAAGAAAAAATATCAAGATAAAGTCAAGAGAGAGGTTCTTGAAAAAAATCTTGAAGGTCTTGTAGATGAATGGATTGAAATCCACGAATACATAGATGAAAATGGTTACAGTATTAAGGATTTACCTACAAAAGATGAAATGAAATGGTGGTTCCAAGATTTACCTGAAGCTGATACTGTAATTTACGCTGATGGAACATCTGAACCTCTTTTTGAAATTGATGTAGATAAAATTTGCACCAGCGATGAGTTGGCAATGCATGTTTTTAAAAGTGAATATGATTGGACTTGGGATCCTAAAGTTGAAGTTCCAAAAACAATTAAAATGATATTGAAATACAATAAGGTATATCTCAATACAAAAAATGAAATTTCAAGACGTAAATTAGAAACAAGATTAATTAATCTTTTCTTAGTTGGAATTGTACGTTTTAATCATATTGAACGTAAACCATATTTGCCAAAGTCGTCTATAAATAAAGGTTTCAAAAAGTTTAGCGCATTTTTAAATTTATTAGAAAAATTGGACAATGGAACTATAAAAGATTTAGAAATAGAATCATTTCAACTTTTTGATTGTATATAAATGAAATAATATGCCGATTAATCCAAATAATTTTGAAAAACCTTCTTATTCTCTTGATGGGATTTATCGTGGTATTGTTGAAAACAATGCTGATCCATTAGATGCTGGTAGAGTTCAAGTTAGAGTTTTTGGTGTGCATGATACAAATGGAAGTAAAACACCCGTAATACAATTGCCATGGGCTAAACCTGCTTTAGGATTATCTTGGTCCGGTGGTTATAACAACAACAATATTGATCACATAAATTCAACACCAGATGTCCCTGGTGATAGATATGATCCTGGAAGCAGTAGTACTGTTGCTGGTACAGATTTCACAGCATCAAAATATCCAACAATTGATCCTACAAAATTTGCTGCTGAAAGCATTGATCCGTTTGGAAATGCATGTGGTACTGGCGGCCAATTTGTTGTTCCAAAGCGTGGTAATTGGGTTTTCTTATTCTTTGATGGTGGCAACCACATGGAGCCATATTATTTTGCTATGGCACCAATGGAACGCGACTGGTCTACAACTAAATCACAGAGAACAGTCATCATTGAAGAGAAAATCCAAGCGATCAAAAAGTTTAGAACGGAGTTTAATCCTAGAGATGTAGCAATACCTCTTCCCGATTCTTGGGCAAGTTCAGCGGTTGTAAATCCTAGAATTGATAAACCTGTCATAAACATTCCAGAAATTACGCAAAGTGATAGTAATAGAGATATTACAACTACAACAAGTGCTCAAGGTACAACTGTAGTCATTGATAATAGAAATGGTAAAGAACGAATTTATGTCATTCATAAAAATCACATTGATTTTATTGATGAAGCTGGAAATAAAAAAGAATTTAATGGTAAAAATGGATCAACTGGAACAAATCAAGAAGTAGGTATAGAAGGTGATTATGAAATCTATATCGCAGGTAAATATAAATTATATCCTATAGGTGATATTTTCATTCAATGTGATAGTAATGTTCAAATTGATGCCAAGAAAAATGTTGGAATTGTTGTACGTGAGGGTGATGTTGATGTAATTGTTGAAAAGGGTGCATTAAATGCAGAAATTCAACAAAATGTTAATGTTAATTGCCATGGAAACATGAATGCTAAAGTTACAAAAAATGTTTCATTAATGGTTGATGGAAATCTTGCAGCAACTGTTAAAGGCTCAACTGATGTTAACGCTGTAGGTGACGTAAGTGTTAATGCTGGCAAAGATGTTAATTTGATTGCCGCTGGAAAAGTTAAAATGGCAGCATCTGAGATTGACGTGACTGGAAATGTAAAAATAAATGGTGATTTAAGCGTTGTTGGTGCTGCTTATGTTCGTGGTGATATGAATATTACTGGAAATTGTATTGTTTCGCAAATAAGTTATGCCGTACTTGGTATTGATTGTGGTGGATTTATAAGAAATAGAGGCCCAGCAGATTTGGGTGCGCCATTAACGGCGCATGGATTAATTGTTCTTCCTGGAGTTGCAACTGGTACCGGTCGTCCAGCAAAAACAGCAACTGCGGGTGCTGCACCAACGCCAGCCAAACCAACTGTAAAGAATGTTGATATTCCAAACTTAACAAAGACTGAATTGAAGATCCCGGGTAATACAAAATTACCAACAATACCAACAAAGTAATATATTTGATGCAAAAACATATAAATATGCGTTATGGCTACGCAGATTTATTATCAAGACTTACCTATAAATCCTGATGTAAACTCATCTGGCGATTTGAGTTCTATCCAAAACATAGATAGTATCAAACAATCCATTTATATGATTTTGAATACTCCTAAGGGAACAAGAATCTTCATGCCTGATTATGGATCAAAAATTAAAACATTCCTCTTTGAACCATTTGATGAAACCACTGCTACACGTATAGGAACAGATGCAGAAGAAAGTTTGAAGAATTGGGAAACTAGAATAACAATTATCAGTATAAATGTTGTTATGGATTCAGATTCTACATCTTATGACGTTCAAGTAATCTATCAAATAGCCAATACACAACAAGTTGATTCAGTAAGCGTTTCTTTGGAGAAATTATAAGATGCCCATCAATATTAATTACACTGCAATTGATTATGATGCGCTTCGTAATGAATTGATTCAATATCTTAGAGAAACCAAAACTTATAAAGATGTAGACTTTGCTCAATCAAATATCAGTAATTGGGTAGACCTTGAAGCCTATTTAGGTTCTCTATTTGGTTATTATGCAAATTCAGTTGCAAATGAAGTCTTCTTGCCAAGTGCAAAGCGTTGGAAAAATTTGAATAGAATTGCACGTCTTTTGGCATACAATCCTAGAGGTGATGTTGCTGCAACTCTTTCCGCGGTTGGTTCATTATCTCCCGAATATTGCTTTGGTAAAGAAAACGCTTTCTTTGAAATTCCTGCATATTCTCAATTTCCATCACAAAAAGCAACACCATCAAACCAAAACTTTGTTTTCACCAACACAAATCAAATCCTTTATTTGATTAAAGGTTATGGAACACGTACTGTTACACAAAATGATTTTGCTTACGATGGAAATCAATTGCCATTAACAAAACCAGTTTCTTTTTGGACAAGTGGAACATCCGGTGCAAGTGCAACACCAACTTTTGATCCACAGAAAATTTCTTTAACATTGTCTGATACAAAACCATTATCTGTTTTGGATCGTTTAGATCCAACAAACTTTAAAGGATTTGATACTAACAATGTTCCGATGTTTGATCCTTCTGACGCTTCTTCTGTTGGTCAACCATTTAATAGAACAATTACAACAAATCCAGTTTCATTTTCTGTAGTTCCAAGTACAAATTACTTTGTATTATTTAATTATGATAAGCAAACAAGCAAGCCATCATTAAGTGTCATTGCTGATCCCGATTCAGCACAACAACGTCAAGATGATATTATTACAACTTTACAATTGAAGCCAACAGATTCTTCAGGTGATTTTTATGTTCTTGAAGAAGTTCAAAATAATAGTTTAGGAAGATTTTATGTTGGTGTTCTTGGTATGGAAAATTTGGACAGTGTTCAATTTTCATATGATAAGTTGGAATCAACTGCAAATGGTATAAAACAAATTCACTTGATAATTAATCAAGATGGTGATAAACCACCTTTTAATGCTCTTGTAGAAGGTCAAGTTTATTCTTTCTATTCCGGTGAAGTTTCATCACAAGTATTTGATGTAAACACATGGGATGTTACACAACCAGTTTTCAACATCAATTTACAAATTGTAACACCAGATTCTCCTGGTACCAATTATGATGCTGTTTTGAATGTTACATCAAAAGAACCTGGATATAACGAAGTAACAATTGCAAAAATTTATCCTAATTATGTTGATCCTGATACAGATATTAAAGCTTTATCAAAAGATCCAGGTCAACGTTTTGGTAATTTCCAAGTAATTCCAAAAATAGATTACACAACAACTGAACAAAAAAGTGGTTACGTTAAATTCGTTGATGGTATCAATAGTGTTTATGTTTCTTTTGATACTCCGTTCACAACATCAGCACCAAATGAAGTTATTGAATATATTTTAGAATTAACTCCCGACCAAAATGTTCAAATATGGTTTTCTTCAAAGAGTGAAAAAGGTTTCACAATCAATGTTGAAGCAAACACAGGTTTTGATGGTAATGTCAATTGGATTGCAACTCGTTTTAAAGAAGATGCTGTAAGAACATTTGATGTTTCTTTTGATACAGAAATTCCAGAAATTGCAGGCGAACCAGTTGATTATACTGTTTTCTTGACTCCATCTGACAATGTTCGTGTTTGGTATACAGATAAAACAAGTAAAGGTTTCAAAGTAAATACTGAGCGTTCATTCACAGGAACAGTTTCATATTCAACTTTCGTGTTTTCTGGTGATCAAGCGGTACAAGATGAAGCAACAACATCAACACAAAAGAAGGGTACTGTTACTCTTTCAGGTGATGTCGTTACTAGACAAATTACTTTTGATACTGCTTTCCAAGATGCTAATTATGGTTTACATATTGTAACAAATCAAAATATCAATTCATGGTACACTGATAAAACAAATACTGGTTTTACATTGAATATAGAAACTGGTTTTGAAGGACAAGTTGTAGCAGATTGGTTCGCCGATTTTTCATCTGAATACATTTATCAAAAGCACGGAACAATTAATTTTGCAGGTCAAATCAGTAACGATGGTACATTGCCCGGTATTCGTTATTCAAATGTTCCAGAAACATTTTCAATAGATTCATTGAGACAAGGTGACATTAAGTTGTCATATATTAATCAAAATGGTGCTATTGATGTAGCAAATAATTATTTAAGTGCTGCATTTACTGCTGATAGAACATCTATCAACGAAATAAAATTCTATCTTGATTTAGATGATGTTTCTTATTCTGATTTGAGAATTTTCTTGAAGGATCCTGATGGTGATTGGGAAGAATGGGATAATGCAAGTAATCTTGCGGCAACTATTGATACAAAACCAGGATCTAAGGTATTCTTCGTTCGTGTAAATGAATATAAGAAAATTGAAATTTGGTTTGGTGATGGCGTAACATATGGTACTGATCCAGTTGGAAAAGAAATAATTATTTTTGGTTTGAGAACTGTTGGAATTGATGGAAATATTCCTCCAAATACTTTATCCGATACAATCGTCATTTCAGAAAATATTCTTGGTGATGATGACATTACCATTAATTTTGAAGATCAATTTATTCAATTAGTTGGATTGAAAAAGGATGCATATTTTGCTTCAGGTGCGCAAATCCAAGTTGGTACAATTTACGATAGTGAAGGAACACAAATAACAGAAGAGATTCTTTCAATTCAACAACCAACAAATGCATTTAGTGGTGCAAACATTGAAACAGTTGAAGAATTGCGTGCAAATGCTGGTAGTGCAAATCTTCGTCAAGACCGTGTGGTTTCTCTTGATGATTATGCATCTTTCTGTAATCAAATGTTTTCAGATTATTTGATAAAAACTCAAGTATTATCATATAAGGAAATTGCTGAGAGTGGATTTATTTCTGCTGATGAGTTGACAAAGTATTTCTTCAATTATATTTTCATTATAGGATTGCCACGTTATGGAAATTATTTAACAAAGCAACAAACTGATTGGATGTTAGATACATTGAATAATAATTTCAAGGCAATGGCAACAGTTGAACATCAAATTTTCACAGCAAAATATGTTCCTATTGACGTTCGTGTTCGTTTCAAGAAATTGAAAAACGCAAGTGGAGAATCTATCAAGACTGCAATAAATAAAGCGATCAATGATTATTTCCTTGCGGATTCTCATGAATTGGGTGAAACACTACATTATGGTGAATTGGAAAAAACAATTTTAAATCTTGCTGGTGTTCAAACTGCTCAAATTGCAATGAATAGAAATATTGGATTATCAACATCCGATTATGTTACTGATGCTGTTGTAACTGGTGTTGAAACCGTTCAACAAGTAAAGCGCAAGAAAGTTCTTGAATTACTTGCTAAGGATCCATCATTGTTTACTATCATTGAACCATTATTTGATATTAGAAATCCAACAACCAATGTTAAAGAATTCCAATTTACAGGCGATATTGTTTTGAGTCGTTTTGAGTTCCCAACAAAAGGTAATATCATTATAGAATTAGAGGCATAAACGGATTATGTATTTTAAAGCCGATTTTTCTTTTGAACCAACTATCAATTATGCTCCTGTAAAAATAGGTTTTAAAAATCTATCTGTTGCAGGTAATCCAGTTGATGATGGTTATACCGTTTTAGTTGATAATTTGGGAAATGTTCTCAATTTAACGGTAGATATTACAACCTTACAAACAATTATTTCAACATATGAATGGAAATTTGGTGACGGAACATTGTCAACTGATCCTTCTCCTGATAAAACATATGAATTATCTGGTGATTATGATGTAACGTTGAATATCTATTCACAAGAATTTTTTGATTTCACTTCTTCAAAAACATATAGAGTAAAGAATACAATTCAAAAGACTGTCAATATTGGTTTGACAACTTATGCATGGTTTTTGCAACACATGATTGCGCCACAAAAAGAAAGCGTTGAAAATAATGTTGGTTTCCAAGAACTTGTTTACACCTCAGCACAGTTTTTTGATAGAATTTACAAAGATATACATGACATTGTAAATTTAGTTGATTTCAATAAGATTCCATCTGAATTTTTGCAATACTGGTCAGATACATTAAACCATCAACGTTTCTATGCTCAACGTATTGGTTATTCTGAACAAACTGCTCAAGGTTTCTTAGATTATAATTTCTTTGATCGTGTTGAAGCTGGTACTGTAACAGATGACGAAGTAAAATATTTCAGACAATTCCTTCTTGATACTGCTATTCTTTTTAAGAAAAATGGTTCACAAGAAGCAATTGAATCTTTTTTCAAATTATATGATTTCACTATTTCACTAAAGGAATTGTGGACTAAAAATTTTGGTGTTGAATTTCCAAAAGCAATTGTTGATGAATTCTTGTTTATTTCTCGTATAGAGGATACTGAAAGTAAATTTAAATATAATGGAATCAATGTTGGTGGGTGGGATAATAGTTTAGGTCATTTAGAAAAGACTATTAATGAATTGGTCATTGATAATTACCACTATGTTTCACATTTGGTATATCCTGCTGATGCAACAGATGCAAGTGATACTTGCTACACGCAATTTTTTGTAAATGATTTTATTCCAAAAATAGACAAGATTCTTCGTGCAGATGGTAGAGATATTACTGATAAGGAAGATTGTGGTTCAAATACTGTTGAATCAGTTTGTACAACTGGAACTACAGGTACAAGTGGTACTTGCACAGAAACAGGAGTTTCTGTCATAAAAAATCCAAGTTGGGATGGCGCTTCAAACGAAATTGATGGAATTTTGTATAAGTTTTATGGCGCCCCGACTGGCTATGTTCAACAAGTTATTAATATTTTTGGTTATTTGCCAAATGGCGTTGATGAAATTGACGAAGGTTCTGGCAATGGCGATACCAGTGATGATTATTTGTGGGCAGATTGGAAAACTGGTGTAACTGTTCCACCACAAATTATTGGTGTTAAGGGATTAAATCGTCCAACTGTTGTTGATAATCTTCCTTTTGTTAACTATACAACATCAATAACCAATGGAAATTTGATTCAAGTTGCAGATTTCCCAATGAAGACAACAAATGATTTCTTCATTGTTGCCCGTGGGTTCATCAGAGTAATTAAAGAAGGTTATTATGTCTTTACATACGATATTGGTAACACTGGAACTATTTCATCAAGTGAATCGGTTGGTTTATTCAGTCTCAAGCATACCACACCATATACAGATAATGATTTAAAATATATTGATAGTCTTGATGATATTACATTCATTCGTGATAATACTGATGTAACAATTACCGTTGGAACAACTGCCACTGGAACATTTAATTTGTATTCCAAAGCAGGTGAATATGGTGTTATAGAAATTCGTCAAGGTGAAGGTGCAACTGAAAGTGGAACATATCACTTAGTACCTGGAAATTACGCATTTGAAATAAAATCAACCTATAGTAGTAATTTCTTTAAGAAGTTGAATCTTCTTTGGGAAGCATTTGAAATTCAAGAAACTGAATCAACAATTTATTTCAATAAATTCATCAATAAATCAACCATTCCATCCAATTCGTATATCACATTAAATGATACTGAAAGTACAATCGCTGATACAGAAGGAAAAGGAATTTTAATAGTTCCAAATACTCTTCTAGAAGGTTCAGATACATTATCTGTCGTTTACAAAGAATCAAACTTAGATAAAAATGGTGTATCAGGTATTTTGAGTAGTGATGTACAATGGAAAAATTTGGATATTACTGTTCGCTGGGCATATGCAAAACCAAGTGATTATGCTGAAAACACAATAATTCCATCAAAGAGTATTGAAATTGTTTTCCGCGCTGTTTATAGAAACAAGGATGTATATTCTACTGTTGATGATTATTATGCAGTTGTTGTTGATGGAAATAAATCAACAATAAAATTAGTAAACGTAACATATTCAAAAGAAAATTATGCATATTACTATCGTTACTTAAATTTAAATCCGCTTCTCAATGAAAAGGATAAACAAGTATATGAAACAACTATAATTGATGAATTTGGTCATACATTTAAATTTGATGAAAACAGTTATTACGATGTTATCGTTTCTGTTGTTGATAATTTGGTTTCTGTAAAATTCAGAAAAAATGTTGCTTGGACTAAGTTGAAAAATGATATTCCTGGTGCAATTGCTGTTGTTGATTATACTGATGCACAAGATTACATTGATGTATTTACAAATGTTAAATTAGATCAGACTAATAATGACACGCAAATATATGGATTGGATGGGAATGTAGTTAATGTTGCAGAAAATTACATTCCAATTATTGAAGAAGGTTTTTATGGATTTGGTGTTAAGACATCAATCGTTCGCTTAATTTCATATATTGTTGAACCTAAAGATCATACTGATATTACATTAGTACGTACAGAAGAGAAATGGAAAACAATTAAGGCACATTATCTTGATTCAAGAGATAGCACATTATTGAAATTCAATTCATATGATGAAAATGATCCAACAACAAAGAACACCTTTGATTACGAAATAACTCCAAGTTATAATGGACAAACTTCATATGACATCAGTCAATTTGAAAATATTGACGACAATTCAATTGAAAAAGTATTTTTCAATAAGGTATCAACTGATTCAATTTCAACTAGATTTAATATTTGGTTGGATGATCAATTTGTTGCAAACACATTCAAAGATGATGCAGATTTAATTTCAAAAGTTCTCATACCGTTGGGGCATGTTTATGAACCATTTATCAATTGGATTCCAGTTGATTCAAGTACTTCATATGACATTACAAATCACGCATCATTAAATCGTGTGATTGCATCAGACGCAAGAATTTTGCCACATACTGTTGCATTAAGCGGATCAACACAAATCAGTTTCTCAGAAATGATCCGTGTAAAGGATATGTTATATCCTAATAATGTATGTAGTCAATTATTAAATTCAGATGGTAATGTTCATTTGATTGGTGTATGGGAAGAAATTTGCCCACAATCAAACCAAGATGTTTGGTCGTTTAATGGTTCAACTGGAGTTGCAACAGGATCAAACGAAGTTCTTTCTATTATTTACAGAGATAAGACGACACAAGAAGAAGCAATTGGTGTAAAATTCAAGAGTAATGATGTAATCAAAGATTTGATTTGCAGATATTGCGTTGATACTATGATTTTTGGATTGTTTGATGTTACATTACCATCTTATGCTGTAAAAAATTATAATAAGGATTGGTATTGGGAACCAGAAGAAACAACCACTTTGCGTTATTTCATTCCAATCGGAAAATTAGAAGAAGGTAGCGTTTATTGTTTACCATCGCTGGAAATCTTGAGAAACCCACAAGTTAAAATAAATTTGTTGGGTGTTTATGCGCCACACTCATTTGAAGGTTTCCAATTCACAGAAAATCGTACATTACAAATTCTTGAACAAAATAAATGGGACATCCAATTAAACGGTAGAATAACATCACGTTATTTCTTGGATTTGAATGCTGATTTGGCGTATTCGGTTGAAAAGCCATTTGGTTCAACTTATGGTTGTGATTTCAATATATGTCCTGTAAAAGCATCACAACCATGGAAGACAAGAGAAACTTGCACAATCAATAATGTTTGGTATTTGCCAGAAAAAGTACAATCGTTAGTTGGTGTGTTGGAAGGATATGCAACATTCACTGACGATTACAATTGGTGGATCAATAGCGAATTTTACATAAAGGAAACATTTAATACAGTTCTTCCACCAAATGATGGTATAAATTTGTTTACTGGAACAAATGCTCCGTCAGCAGAGTTTGTACACTTGATTAAAGATAATGACTATAATCAAGCATTATACAATGCTGATATTACTTGGTGCATCAGTTCAGTATCTGTTGACGAAGAATGGGCAACAAATAATAATTCTTATGGTGTAGGTGTATTTGATGTATCTGCATATGAAAAAATTGGATTTTCAACTGGTGCTTCAATTAGTGGTGAAAAGTTAATTCCAACTAGTTTCTACATGCATATCAATATGCCGATTGATGTTGTTGATATTTCCGGTGATAAGGTTCTTGATTTAACATTCTTCTTGAATAAAGAAACTGGAGAAAGAACAACGTCACCATACGGTTTATATAACTGGTATTTAACACATTCAAATCTTGGATCAATTCAAGAAAGAGAAAAAGCAGGTTGGGATGTCAGTGATTGGAACGACGAATTTACTAAATGTTTCAAAATAAATTACGTTTATTGGAAACCTGATACAAAAAATATCAAAGTTAACAAATATTTGACATATACAACTGAAATTCCACCATTTGGTTCGGTATTGTATATTACCATAGATAAAGATAAGACAGAATGCATCAATACAACTGACCGTAAGGTATTTGGTGTTTCAGATGGATACAATTTCATTTGGGCAATTCCTGCTTTATATGAAAAGTACACTGCATGGTACAATAGTGGTATAAAAACATATGCAGATGGATGGGAAATACCATCAGACTATTACTATGTAAGAGGAAACGTGACCAATGAGTAATTTGATTTTAAACAATCAGACTTTTGATTTTTCACGTTTTGCTAATGCTGAAATGGTTGCGAGTTTTTATCCTGACAAATTGTTCTCTAATACAAAGCAGGTATTTATTGATAATTTTGGAAATAATCGTCAATTGAATTGGAATGTAAGAGTTGAACAAGATGATGTATGGAAAACTGTTGTTCGTAAATCTGATACTCAATTAAAATATACAGGTATATCATTACCATATATCCTTGACTCATATAAAAATGAAAATGTATTAAAATACACTGATAAATTTGAATTTGTCAATGCAAACGCATTTAGTGGAAGCACAACAACTGATAAAACTGTTGGTATTGGTGACAATCATGGTGCTGCTCCATTTATGTATTTGACAGATGTGTCATCATCAGTATTTGAAATTGAAGTAAAATTTATTTTTGATAAGTCAATTATTGATGGTGATTTATTGAAGAAATTTGAATTGATTCTTAAGGGCGAAGAACATTTTTCAACTCAAAATAACAATTTTGGTATTACTGATTATTATTTCGTTGGTCCAGGTGTTTATAATTTTGATGTTGGTTTAGGGATGCGGTCAATTGATGTTGAAACTGGTGAAGTTAAAGAAACATTCTTAGCATCATGGGGTGATTTCAATGTACGCAACATTAAAGCTGATGTTTGGTATGTGCTTAAAGCTCAAGTTTCACCAACATATATAAAAATATTTTTCAATGAAGAGGAAGAAGATCCCCAATTGATTCTTTCATATAATATTGATAAACGCAATGAAAAGATCACAGATAGATATTTGAAGGGTGAATTTGAAAACCTTCAAGCATTGATAATTGGTTTAGAGGATTTGGGAATCACATATCCAAGTAGTTTAGGTAATACTGTTAGTTCAGATTTTACTTTTAAGAATTTTAAAGAAGAATTTGCATCAACATTACCAGTAAATGGTTTCTATTCTGGTTTTAGACTTTCAAATGATCAAACATATGTTGCAAATGTAAAATATGGTGTTCAAGAGAACAAAATTTATACATTTGGTGCGGCATATGATTCATCTTCGCAAGATGATTTGATTACTTCAATAAAAGAAGACTTTGCAATCGTTGGTGATGTTGTTAAAGTTCGTAAAACATTGAATCTTTATACATTAATTCAAATTGATGATAGTTTGTTCTATCAATTTGACAAAAATACTCCTGTTAAGTATGATAAATCAATTGAACAGTTTGAAGTTTCTGGAGATAAGACAATTGTTGTTGAAAAGGTAGTACCTAGAGATTGTTTAAATGGTTTGGTATCAATTTCTGGTTCAAATGCAATGGTTTGGTCATATTCATCAAACACAACTGGTATTAAGACACTATCAGACTTCGCTTTACAAGTTCCACATTTGGAAAAGATGACAATAACCAGAGACGGAACTGAAATTGCATCGTTTCCATCAACATCTGGTGGTTTAGATCCAATTATTTTAATAGATGATGTCATAGAAATCATAATTGAAGATGGAAAGACTTCTATGTTCCCATTAAGTGGAACTTTTGGACGTTATGAACGATTTGTGCGTGTTTATCAAGAAGGTTTCTCTGCTGAATATCCAGTTTTGATCAAAGATAAGACTTTTTATAACGATAATTTAAAATCATATATGGATTTCTCACATAAGATTATAAATCAAGTAGTGATAAATGATAATAGACTACATATTATCTTCAAGGATTACTAATGACAGTCAATAAAAATATAGCGTTTAACTTGACCCGTGGTAATCCATATTCAAATCAAGTTGGTATGTCTGCTGATAAGGTCATTTTTGGACAATCTATTGGTGGAAAGATTTTTAGAAAAGAAATTATTGCAAATTCAAATGTAGTTTATCCTGAATTGCTTGATGGAAACATTGATATTTTTGATCCAATCGTTCCATCAGATGTAATTGACAACTTAATCAATTATCGTGCAGTTTTCATTGCCAATTATGGTGTTGAATCTGTAGTTTTAGATACAATTGTTGCCGAAATGGTTTTAGATCCGATTTATGGTATCCAAGTTGGTGATGTTGATATTGCAGTTGAAGGAATTTACACAATTCGTGAAGTTAGTAGACCCATTCCTGTATTGGTTGGTAAAGCTGAAAATCCATCAATCTATTTGGATGATGAATATGATTCAACTGGCAAATTATCTGGCATGGTTTTCAAAAAGACATTGGATGTAAATGATTTGCCAACAGATATTCCATTTGATTGTGCTTTAAAAATTTGGTTACGTAGAAAAGTTATTGTTACTAAAGCTACAATGCCAGATCAACAAATTACTGAAGGCTTTACATTAACAATCAATGAGTATGATTCAACAAATTCAACTTCGTTATTGACAAACTATGTTAAGAACGAAGGGCGTATCAGTCTTTCAAATTGGTATGATTGGACAATTCCATTTGGTAAAAATACTCGCGTTTCTATGCGCGAAATAATTCCAAAAGAAGTTGATATTACTACATTTAATCCGATTAACATTTACACAAATAAAGATAAACTAATTGTTTTTTATTGGACTGCTCCAACTAATTCATTGACTAAAAATTATGCATTCTTAGTTGTTGAACCTAATTCTGATGTAAGAAAAAACAAATACATAAACGTTTTCTTGAATTTTGAAAAACCATTATATACCGATGTTATTCTGGTATCCGATGATCTTATTGATACTAAGAAATCTTTTTATGATCCTTCACATTTTTATTTCTTCTGGAAGAGAAATTTATTGAATGTAATTAATAAGTGTGATTATCAATTCATTGGTGAGCAAACAGAAATTGATGAAGTATTTGTACATATTTTGGATATGACCATTTGGACTGGCAGTGTATTTGATAATATTTTAGAAGGTTATGCAAATCGTCGTATTGAAAACTATAACGTAATTGATTCCAAATTGTTAAGAAATGAATTCTCATTAATTAACGTTGAGCAATTTGAAGATTTATTTGTTATGTTTGGTCAAGACACTGTTAGTAAAAATTTGAAAAACTTGATTGATGTAAATATTTCTAGAAATGAAATTCTTTATGTATTTGAGAAGGATATTATTGATTCTAAAAAGAATACCACATTCAAACATAATCAACAACCAGGGATTGAAGTATTTGCACAACGTTTATTTCCAAAGAATATTCCAACAGAGGTAATCACAACTTCTTTCAACAATACAAAGAGTTTTGATTTACGTTTGTTGTTGTCAACACATGAAAAGGTCAGTGGCGACACATATTCCCCAAGAGAAATAAAATATTTGCTTGATGGTACTCGTTATGTTGATTTGAATTCATTTCATCACAGAGAATTCAAAATAGGTACAAATTATTGGACATATGAATTACCTACAACTAATTCACAGTTGAAAAATGTTTATATAACAACATCATTTGCTATTGAAAATGATGACAAGATTTATGATCATAAACTTTCAACATATTCACTTGTAGGTCAAATTTCAAATATTGTTGGATCAGAAGTTTATCCACGACCACAATTTCAACAAAACATTATTGACTTGAATTCATCAAGTAGTCTTTCATATCCTATTGAATGGAAAGATAGAGTTTATCGTGATCAATGGATTACCTTATTCTCAACACTTCCAGATGAAGTTGAACAAACATCATTCTTCACCGTTCAATACAATTTCAAACGTAATTTGTGGAAAGCAATCTATTATGATAGAGATGGCAATCAACAATACAAAATTTATGATCATTTAGACGGCCAAAATAGTACAACTACATCGCCAACAACGGCATCACCTGTTGGAAAAGATTACACACAAATTAATATCCTTGATTTAGATTGGGTAATTGAACCTGATGTTTATCAACCATTTACTATTAAAGCAAGTGCTACAACAACTGGAACAGAATTAAAATTAGTCAATTACAAAATATATTTTAAAGGTAATGTAGAACCTGTTATTGATATTTTGACATATGCAAAAGATATAAGAAATATTTCATATTTCATTTTCAATCCTGATCAATATTTTAATTCACGATTGAATTACCTTGAAGTTGGAAACGCTGATAACTTCAATGTACAATATCATGTTAAGAATTTCCATCCAATCGTTTTGAACAAAATTAGTTGGAACATTTCAAAAGAATATGATGTAAATCCACAGTATCGTGAACAACAAGCTGAATTTAAATGGTATCGTAAAATTGAAATAAGTGGTTTGCCTGAAAGAACTGGCGACGAATTAATTGGTTCAAAAATTGTTATTCCTATTATTCTTTATGGTAATGGTTATAAGATTGATGGAAATATTTCCCCAACATCTAATTTGGCAGTTAAAGAAGCATTTAATTTCTCTCATATAGGTATCCGTGATTTCTCTATGCGCTTGTATAAAGATAGCGATATGACAAAGCCATTATCATTTAAGTTGTCAAAAATTGATTGGGATCATGACTTTGCAGTTATTTGGGTTGATGTCAAAGACTTTACTCAAACTAAGGGCGGATCATTGTATCTGTTCTATGGTAATTTGGCAAATACCAAAGTTAGAACTATATTTGAAGATTACAATTACTTGAGAAAGAATTTGTATTCAAATACAACATTTGGTGCATGGCACTTTGATACTATCATTGATGATACCCGTGCTGCATTCGTTTCTGGTAAGGTTCTTAATGCTGGTGAGCCATGGATTTATGAAAAAACTGATACAAATGAAATTCGTTTGTCACAAATTGACAAAGAATACATGTTTGGATTGGCAAAAATTTATAAGTCTCACTATTTTGATTTGGAGCTTGAAGTTCCTAAAGAAGAATCATTATTGTTTGATGCTGCTAAAAAAGATGGATTTGAACAGTTTATTAGAGATGCAACACGCATTTTTAAACCAAGCTATACAGAAATTCACACAATAAATAAACTTGGTATAGATATATTTGAAGTTGGAGGAGGAAACATGGCCGAAACACAAAATAAGCGCGTTGCTGGCTTGGTGGCTCTCACCCCAAATCAAAACGTAAATACATATTATGAACGTACAGAAGATGTTAAGTTTAATATACTTACATCATTTAATGGATATAGTGAAAGTGTTGATTGGATTGTTTCAAGACCATTAGATACAACAGTTTTCAAAGCCGGCGTCTATAAAGTTAATGGAAAATTGAAATCAGACACAATTACGTTTGATTCACCTTTCAAAAATACTGATTACTTTGTATTCTTCTCAAGTCCTGTAAATCAAAAGATTTATTTCAATCAGCTTTGCCCAAATCGTTTCAATATTACTGCAAGTCACTTTTTACAAAAAGAAGTTTCTTGGATGGCTTTCCATCGTGATATTTTTGGTGGTGTTTATACTCCTGATACTATTTTCTGTGGAAGTAGAACCTTACAAGGATATATTGAAACTCCTGATGGAGAATCACCAACAACTCCTAACTTGGATAACTGGTATAATAGCGAATTATGGATAAAACCGGAAATTGGTGTTCAAGGTGATCCAGGATCTATGACTATTGATCCAACTGATCCTGGCTATTCCGTCATACTTTCCAGTAATGAAAATATAAATATGTACTGGACTGAAAAATCGTCGGATGGATTTAGAATTAAAACAAGTTCACCTGCTCCATGTGTCGTTCATTGGCTTGTTGTCAAGAATGGTGTTGAGTGGTGGAACGAGATAATCTAAGGATGAGAACGGACAATGGCTCAAAATAGAGAAGATTTCATTAACGAAATATCACTTCTTAATCCTAACGCCAACGTTACCGATGAGAATGTAAATATTCCCCTCCAAGAACTTCAACAAAATATCAATGTTCTTGCAAAACTTGTTTCTGTAGCTGCTGCTAATTCACCGTCTTTCTTATCACAACTTTATGGTAATCTTTTAGATTATGATGCTAGAGGTAATAAGATTTTCAGTAATGGCGGAAATTTTGATTGCTTTGAAAAGAAAAATGCTTGGACTGCTATCAACAATGGTTTAGTTTCAAATGATTCTGACATTCAAGGTGATGGTGCTAAACAATTATTGGTATATAAGGGTGGTAAGTCGTTTACAGATGTGAATGGCGAGCATGGAATTTGGTTAGAGCGTGAATTTTATATCCCACCATTAGTTCGTGGTTCACAATTTGTTTTTGCAATAAAGGGTACTGGCGTCAACACATTGCTTGATCAAGAAGTACCATTTGATTATGAAATTCCATATTGCAATGATTCTGAAGTTCCTAATATTAGTGGAGTAGGTACTCCTGGATGTTCACCATCAACATCATCTAGTCCTGCATCAGGGACTTGTGTTCCCGATCTTTCAACGGGTTGTTATGCCCGTTATGAAGATATTGGATTGGAAGTAATTGGAACTGGCGTAACTATCCAAGATATAAGAACTGTTGGCCCTTGGCCAATGTTTGAATTGTATGCAAATGATTTTCAACAATGGAAGCCAGAGTATCGCACAGTTTACATTGTATTCCGAGCTGGTTTCAATACTGAATCTGTAAAAATCAGAATTCGTAGAACAAGAAATGATGGCGCATTGGCAATCAGTCAAATGTTCTTAGGAAATTTGGCTATTCCTTATGATGATTATGAATTTGAAAATTTAGACATCAATTCATTCTATAATTTCAATCTTGGAATAACCAAAAGTAATGTTACAACTGTTGATGGTCGTTTTTCTGCTGGTAGTTGCGGAAGAGCAAAACTTCCTAATCTTTTGACAAGAGAACAAATAAATTGTGCAATTCAATTCAATAGAACTATTGAAGAATTTGATTGGGATCAGTTGTCTGGACCTCGCCATACTGAATTAGAATTTAGTGCTGCAACTGGCGCTCCAACCGGTTATTTGCCAAAGACCAATGTTTTTGAATTTGATCCACACTTTACACGTTTCATGCATTACAATATGCGTGTTGATGGTCCATCTCCTGGTTTATGTTTCTTGGGAATTAGTTATTTTGTTAATCAAAATGCTTTCTCTGATACAGTTACATGTGGAATAAGTGGTACCGATCCACAACGCATTTGCAGTCATATTAAATTTGATATTAAAGTTGCAATTGTAAATACTGGCGAATTTGGCAATCCTAGTGACTTGCTTTATAAGACATTCTCATATTTGGTACCAATTCCAGCTTATACATTGACAGGTAAGATGGCATATTTTGAAATTTATGGCGATTTCTATCAAGATTTACAAAATAGTCGTGGAGCAATCGCTTATTTCTCAATTAGTCGTGATGGCGAATCAACTTTAGATACTTTCCCAGGAAACTTCATGATTGCTGGTGCAAAGACTGGTTTTGCAAATCCAACTGATGATATTCCAAATTCTGGTGTATATCCTAACTTGTTTGTAGGTCAGACAGAATGCTAAACGCATTTTGGATAGAATTTATTATAAACATACGTGTAGGAACTTGGAATGAATCTGAATGATCAACCTATTAACTGGAATGGATTTTATCAAGCATTCACTGGCGTCAAGTTCACTGTAAAAAGTGCTAACTGCAAGATTTTCGTTCCTAATTATAAGAATTTATTTCATCAATTTGTTCCTAGCATGTCAGCAACTGAAATGGGATTTCAGGATGAATTTACATCGCAATCTTTTTTGGTTGATGGGTCTACAGAAAAAATCAATGAAGTATTGTTGCGTGATTTATTTGAATATGCTGATAAAAATATTTTATGGGATGATTTCAACCAAATTTTGTCATTCCAAGATATTGATGTAGAAAAAATAGATTTAGCTGAATTCGTAAAAGATGTTGATACTTTTATGGTATACCAACGTCTTGCAAAATTTGGCAACGTTTGGTGGTCGGCAAGAGTTTCAACAGATTTCTTGGAAGATAACACAAAATTTGCAAATGTTAAGGTTCCAAATATTAGTGGTTATGATGTTGAAGTTCCACAAGAAAGTTTGTCATTCTTTTCAATAGACAAATATATAAACGATGAATTTAAAAAATATTCTGCAAATCCATTGCAATATAGTGGATTTTTTACAGATACTGATTTTACAGTAGGTGGATGGGTAACTGTTCCTGATTTGAAATTATCAACAAAGCCATTTGAAAAGTTAAAAATCGCTCAAATTTTGCTTGATGTCAATTATACATTTGAACCAGGACGTTATTTTGGTCAATTTTATACTCTTGATTCAGCAATGGCAATCAGAATTAAAGATTTGACCAGTGATGTTGTATTTGACGTATCAAAAGGTAGAACAGGACAAAATTCATCAGTTTATACTGATACATTGATTAGTAATTGGATTGGCGGTTTGACAAGTACTGCAAATTTACAAACAGTTGGTGAAGTTGGTAATTATGTTGTTGATACATGTACTGAACCACAAACTTCAACTCCTGCTGATACAGAAATAAGTCATGCAATTGCTGGTCAAGTATCAATAAATGTTGATTATGATCCTAACAAACAAAGTTTGTTGGGAACAATTGATCCTATTAATTGGCGTTCAACTGAATCCGAAATTAATCGTAATAGTTTAGGTATGTTGAACGTTGATCGTTCATTCGGTGGTGCAAATGGAGATATTGCAGGTGGTTTAGTTTTTGGTGGCATCAATAAAACTGATACAAATGAACCAACAATACTTGATACTATTGAAATTTGGAATGGTTCAGGTTTTTCACGTAATGGTCAACCAAAAGGTAATACTCAACGTTCATTCCATCTTCAAGGCGGAAATAGTAATAAAGCTGCTGTTATGGTTGGCGGATTTAAAAATTTCAACGTAACTGATTATCGCCAATATCAAGAATATGGAAAATCAGGTGTTCTTTCAAGTATGGAAGTTTATGTTGGCAATGCTGATTACAATTTCTCTTATTTCAGAAAAATAGATAATTTTAATTTGAATACAAGTCGTGGAGATTCGGCTGGTGCATTAACTGTTTCAGTTTCTGACCGCCAAGATAAGTTTGCTGTTCAAAGTTCACTAAGTAATTATGCACTTGGCAAAGATGGCGAACAAACACTGGCACAATTTGTTGCAAATCAAAGTGGAACTGATAATGCAAAACGTTACACAACTATGTCAATTGATGGCATTATATATGCAGGTTCATCAACTGGAAAATCTTATTTAACATCAATTGATACCACAGATTCATTGCAATCATTTGAAAGATTAAAAACAATTTTTGTTGATGTTGGTACTTCTGATACTGATTTGTATACAACTACTAAAGTTGAAGTGATTGCTGATGTTATGACGATCAATTCAGCAGAAGATAAAGGTACACAATTAAACTTAAAGAAATGTGGAAAGTATAGAATAACATATATAAATGGTGCAGGACAAGTAGGAAACAACGCTAATAAGTGAGGAATTAAATGGGTGGATCGGGCGGAATTTTTGGTGGTATAAGCGACATTTTTAGTAGTGTTGGTGGCGCCATTTCCGATGCATTTAATCAAACAGTTGGTTTTTTGGGCGGCGGTAGTCAAGTTGCTAATATTCTTTCAGGTGGATTATTAACTCCATTGGTTGGTATTAAAATTCCAGGACTTATTGATATTCCTGGCGCTCTTGATCTTATTCCTTGTGTTCACTGGCTTCCATCTGTCCCTGGTTTGGGAAAATTTGGTAATAATAATTGTGATGATAATACAGATACACCAACAGGATCAGACAATTCAAATTTGGGTCCAAATTTATTTCACGTTGGATTTTATGTTTTCATTAATGAAGTGCCAGTTGCGAAGAAAGCTTTAGTAAACGGTTATTACAATACATTAGTTGAAGCACAAGATAGTTTTAATTCAAGTTTTTATCCAAAGACATATGAATTTTGTGTTGATCAACCTAATAGTATATTACGTTTAATTTTTGATGATGTCAATTTAAAAGACAATAATGGATATGTAAACGTTAAGGTTGAATACCTTGGTGATACTGAATGTCCAAATTGCAAAAATTCTGATGGTAATGATAGTGAAAATGTTGCTATTAATTATGCAACGGTTGATGCATTGGCTACATATCCTGTTGCTGCTCATGGTATTCGTTTCGTTGGAACTGGCGACCATGGTTTATCAACTGGTGGAAGAAGTGAAAGAGTTTCAATCTCAGATGTTGAAATTAACCTTTTACAAAAATATTCTCAAGGTTATCAAATTGATATTCCAACTACAACTAATATTAATGATTTGGTGAAGACTAGAATTCTTGATTTGGTTTATAAGTTTGATGGATCAACATGGATTCGTCAACAAAACCTGTTGGAATCTGTTTACTGGCATACTGGTGTTGGTGATGATGTTCACTCAATTTTTTGGGGTGGATTGCATGATTCATTGGCACCATTTAAATTTTCATATGTTGATAATACCAGTTATGCACCATCTGCAACCTTTGCTGATTGGTCATGTAGAGATTCACGTATCGCAGAAGTTTTCTTTGAAAAGAAACAAGGTCCAGAATATTCAACATTGCCAGCAATAGTTTCTGGTGGATGTTGGATTGAACCTCCAATTTGGGAACAAATTACTCATGGATTGTTATTTGCAGATCCATTTGCAGTTGATAACATTTTTGATGATTCGCATGCATTTACTGAAGCACGTTTAGAATATAGTCGTGATCCAGATTTTCCTGACTTTACTGTTTTAGATTTCGCATCTGGTATTCACAGATTCCAAACATATGATCAAGCATTTAGTGGTATTGATTTTGAATATCCTGAAATAAATGCATTAAGTATTTCAGCATCTATCGTTTCTGGTGGAACATTTACTGTTGTCTCACAAACTAGCGGAAGTAATTTCTTATTTGCTGGTGATTTAACAATCACTGGTGTAAAAATGGATTTCAATTATTTGGATCGTGTATATCCAAGAGACGTTAAACCTGGATCTATCACAAACGTTCAAAAATCTTTTGCATTCCGTTCATTCCAAAATACTATTGGTGGACCTCGTCTTGAATATGGTTATTTGAATTCTTTCCAATATATACAAGGTATTTCTGGAACTGATTTGATAAATTATGGTATAAATGGAAAGGGATTTATCCAATTTGATTCATTGGATAATATGTACAACACTGCAATCATCAGTGGCCAACCAATTAATTCAATACAAAATGTTATGATGTATGTCAGTACTGAAACACCAACAAGTGGAAACTTGTCTGGTGCTAAGTATGCGTATGGAACTGCATCCCTTGAATTATCAATGAATGATTGGAATGCAGTCATGGTTGAGGTTGACTCAACTAGAGAATTGTGGGCATCATCACTTGAAAAATGTGGTTCAGATATTGTTTCATATTTGGATATTAATGCAGAAAATAAAACTGCAAAAGATTCGCGTTGGGGTACTCCTTTGTGGAGTGCTGTATTCAATAGTGGCGCAACATTTGATCTTGATATGGCATTTAGTCATCGTGATGAAAGATCAGATGGTAATCATTTGACAGAAGATTATGAAGTTGCAACACTTTCTGTATCATCAGATTCAATTGCTGCTATTGTAAATCGTCGCGTTCTTATTCGTGGCTTGAGTGAAATTCAAGAGCACGAAGCAATTGCAATAAACAAGGTTGGTCCTATTGGTAGATGGTCAGTTCAGAATGTTTCATTATCTGCTGAAGATGGTTCACCTTGCGGTGAGGTATTGAATGTTATCAACATTTCTGGTGCATGTTTTGCAGGATTGATAACAGAAGGCGTTTCATATGGACTTGATTTGGAAGTAACAAATACATGTACTCCTACATCCGCAACATGGCCAGATCATTTTGCATTTAATTCATATTCTCCATTGGTGACATCTGCTAGCGGCTCACAAACAACTCTGATTTACGATATTATTGCACCAAGTAAAAATAAGGTTGTTGGATGGCAATTCCAACAAAATAATGCAAGTGGCGGATGTGTTCGTCAATTCAATGTTTCGTTTGATGAAAATCAATGTGCATATGGTGATTTGGTTGTAAATGCAATCCCTGCATTGTTGACTGTTGATATTAGTGCAACATGTTGCTCTGGACAAGGAACATTCCCAACTAATTTCCAATTGATCGGCATTAGTGGCGAAACAATTGAAGGAAATGATACCATTTCAAATCTTGTTCAATATCATTATTTTGATCCTTGCGTTTGGGCTGTAGCTTCATCATTTGTTATTTCCCCATCAGGTTATTGTTTTGATGCATCAGGAATAACATTAAATGGCGCACAAACTTTAGGCAATCCGCATGATGTAGTAAATACAAATGTTGGTGGAAGTCTTGTCAATAATTGCATTGCACAAACATTTAATTTCCCTGCAGATTTCACATATCAAACTATAAATCAAATTTCACCATCATTGTATGAATTGATATTTGGATTTGGTACTTTCGGCGAAACCTTTGTTGTTAATATTAATTCAATTGCCACTGGAAAATTATTTGTTTCAACACAAGAATGCAAAAGTGGACAATTGTTTATAGATGTATCTGATTGTCTAAGTGATTGTGATACATCTGCTGAAACAAAAACAATTGATTTGTCAACAATTCCAGTTTCTGGTGTTTCATATACTGAATGGTCAACTACATTTGTTCAAGAATGGCATGATGATAAGCGTTACAAAGTCCCTGCATCATGGATTCAATCAAATGGTTATGATATTAAGCCAGAAAATACAGGAGTAAATTGGAAATCAAGTACATGGAAGCGTCACATGGACGGTGTTGGGCTTGGTGGCGATGCTCCTAATTACGATACTATTTGGAATACACCACAAAGTATTGAGAAGTTGGCAAACCAATGGCGTCAAATTGGTGGATGGCATATCGGGCAAATGGCATTCGGTACTCCGTTACGTGCAATCGTTGTTGGTGGTCACCGAGTTGATAGAAATGTCGGTAGAACTCTTGTTGGATCAGGTATTCACGCATCACCAACTACAAAACGTATTTTCGTGTGGGATACTCAAACAATTCCAGAAGAAGATACATATTTAACTAATTATCTTGGTCGTCGTTTCTTCTCAACAATAGAAAATCCAAATGTGACCGTACCAATTTCTGGAACCGGAGCAAGTTCTGACCTTAATGTAATAATTTTTGATGCTGAATCAAATATTATTGTTGAAAGAACGGGTACTGTTGTTTTTGATGGTACAAATACATCAACTGCAATATTTGATAAACCATTCCCAAGTGAAATTGATGTAAATTATTCAATTGCTTTGACACCAAATGATAATGTTGAAGTTTGGTGGACTGATAAAACCGTTGCTGGCTTTACAATTAACACTGAATTAGCAGATTGGAAGGGTGAAGTTGCATTCTTAGCAACAGCAGTAATAAACGTTACTGAAACTGACATCTCTAGTTTGGGTGAATTTGATGGTTATGAGTGGAACAAATAAGATAAACCAATAAAAAATAGATAAATAGAAAATATGGCATCAGATCCTTCAAATAATGCATTCTTGGCGGATGGTATAACACTTGGAATACCAAATACATCTGCTACCGATGTACAATCTATTGACAATGCTATTTTCTTGGATGCTGATGGCAAATTGCATTTTAAAGACAATTACACTCAAAACTTAGTTGATATAACAGGAGAAAAAGTTGAAACTTTAACTCTTGAAGATTTATATACAAGAATTAAGGGTGTATATGTTAGTAATGGTAAGCTATATTTTAAAGATTCATCAGTTACAAAAGCCTATTCGCTCCAAGAAATAGTTGGAGCATACATTGATTGGAAAAACAAATTAACCAATGGTGGAATTTTCTGGATTGGTTCAAAAAGATTTACTGATAACGATTGTAATAATTTAATTGTTAATATTAATGGTGATCCTAATCTTGCTACAAATACATCACCTGAATATGGTATACCTCGTCTTTTTGATAAAAGTATAAATTCAGCATATCCAACATTTTCAGTTGGAACTAAAACATTTTCAATTGATCAATATATTAAAGATTATGTGGGTGATTGGAAAAATGAAACTGACGGTTCTTGGAAGTGGCATGATGTTCCAAATTTAAAGATAACTATTCCTCCAGTAGATTCAAATAAAGTTGCATTCATATTGGCAAAAACCAATATGCGTTTAATCATGTCTGATAAAGCTGTTGTTTTTAGACTTTTTGATAAAACAAATGGTATTGAGTTGGATAGAAAAGCTGTTCAAAATGAAACACCATTACCAACAGAAGAACAAATTACTTTATCATATACCGGTAAAATAATTACAGTTATTGAAGCCATTCAAAAATTAAATTGCCAATGTCCAACAACTGAACAAATTGCTTTGGCTGAAACTGAACCTACACATGATTTGATAATTCAATTCCATGTTGAAGAATATTATCCGGACACTTCAAATTTTGATGTATATGGTTCAAAATGTGAAAATGTAAGTGGAGCGTTATATGTTCCAACTGAAGATACAACTGATGTTCGCTATAAAGCTCTTGAACGTCGTGTAATTGGTTTACCAAATGGTATTTCTGATCAGCCTATCGTTTCATCAAGTATTGATGTAATGATTTTTGATACAACACCAACTGATATTGTTGGAAGAAAAGCTGGAGTCATCGCGTTCAACAATTCCGATTTGCAATCAATTACATTTGATACAGCATTCAGTAGTAGTGACTATTCCATTACATTATCAAACAATAAAAATATAAATGTTTGGTACACTAACAAAACAAACCAAGGGTTTATAATTAGAACTGAAAGAAAATTTGTTGGCCAAGTTGACTGGATTGCCACAAAATTAAAGTTCCAAGGAGATGCATAAGATGTCAGCAAACGAACCGTTCAAGGCATCCCGCATCCAAGTTGGGCGCATTGTCAATGCTATTACTTCGGATTCAACAGGAAATTTGATATTTTCTGATGATCCAAATCCATCAGGCGTAACTTTAACTGAGTTGTTGAAGAAAATTGACAGTAACGAAATTCCTTTTGATAATACTGGAACATTTTTTGTTGGTGCTACAACTGTTCAACAAGCATTAACATTCCTAAATCAAGCTGCATATTTGCAAAGTGTTGGTAAAACTCTTTTTGTTGATCCAACTATTCCAAATGATATGGTAGTTGAAGGACAAATTTACAATAACTTGAAATCTGCTGCAATTTATGCAGATTCATTGACTTTCAATGGCTACAATACTGTAAATATAGTTTTGATGGGGTCGCATCGTGATCAAGGTCCAGCAGAATTGACTACTGATATTGGTGTCCATGAATTTGTTTATGATGGTACATGGCTTCCAATAATTTTGAAGAAAAATGGGATTCAAATCATTGGATATGGTAATCCAACTATTCGTTTGACAAATTTTGCAGGTACACTTGGAAATAATGTTGATTTCATTCAAATTGACACAGACGGAGTTAAAAATAATATTTCAACATTGATCAAGGATGTTCATTTTGAATTTGTAAATTGTAATTATGTTTCAGCAATCCACGTTGTAAATTCTCCAATCAATTCATTTGTTAAGGATAAGAGTGGAACATACATTGAAAATGTTGGTGTTTCGTTTGTAAACGGGACACAAAAGAACGTTCGTTTAGTAGATGTATCTAATATTGGCGTTCGTCTAGTTTCATCAGTTTTTGCAAAAAATATTCATTTAGGTAGTTTTACAAATCTTCTTTCAACAAGTAGTGACATTCAGTTATTTTATTTGGATCACAACGGAGAAACAAGTTTATTTGTCCAAGATTTGCAATTGGCTTTTCCACAACAATCAAACGGCAACGTTAATGTTGATGCTACAAAGGTAACATCGTTTGTTGGAGCTACTGTCCTTAATGGTAGATTGAAATTGATCAATCCAACGTTAGATGAGAAGAGTTATTGGAATAGTGTTTATTTTGTTGGAGTTAAGACAAAGCTTTTGAAAGCATTTGATACATCAATCGTTGATATTCACAATGCAAACATTGTCCGTGATTCATATAATCCAATTGAAGAAGGTGCTGGCGGAACAACACTCTTGGTTGATTGGATTGAAGTTGATTCAACCGTTGTATTAAATGCAACCGGTATTGATGAAATATATAACGTTCAAATTGTTACTCCATCAACAAGTTCTACGCCTACTACATCAACACCAACAACTAGCTCTCCTGCAACCGGTGGGAATAATTCAGTAAAACCTGTTAAATCTTTCTGGAATAAAGAAAGTTTCGCATTTGGTATTGGTGTAAAAAATGAATTACGTTTAGGACAAGTAGATCCTGCTGATGTTTCAAATTTTCAATATTATGATTTAAATTATGGTGTCCCATTTTGGTACAATAAGGGTAATGGAAATCTTCAATATTGGAATGGATTACAAGTTGTTACTGTTGGTGCTGGCGGCGGTGGAGGAGTTGGAAGTAAATATACTCTAACTGTTGCTACTGGTGATTTTACACCAGTAACATATTCATTCCCATCAGAAGTTTCGTACACTGGTTTCCAAGTTATTATCAATCATAATTTCTCATTATTTGATAAGAATGATTTTATTGTTTCAGTCACAGATGTTGCAACTAATAGAAAGATAATTCCACAAGAGGTAGTTGCGCTCTCCATAAATTCATTTAAATTGATTATGGCTGATACGGTATCAGTACGTGTTAGCGTGGTTGGCTTTTAACTTTACGTAATCCATCTAGTTTTTGCTTAATGACAACTTTGTCATCATCTTTAACTAGTGGATTTTCTAAATCTTTATCCCATTTATTTTCTAGGGATACCAAAAGCATTTGAGCATATGTTTGTGGATTAAATTCTTTTGAGCTTGACAAAGAATCACTTATTTTTTTCCATTCAGTCACTTCTTCAATACGATATTTAATTTTCTTTTCAAGTTGAGCAAATTCAAATTTGAGAAGAGAAATATTTACAGCAAGTTCTCTACGATCAAAATTTAATTCTTCGTTTGGCTCATTGCTTTTCATTTTGTTGTTAAGAATATATTCACTTCTATCAATATTAATCTTCAACTTTTCTAAATCATGCATTTCTCTAATTAATTCATTAGCATGAGTTTCAGCTTCTGTTTTACATTGCCAATATTTTGATTCTAATGTTGAAAATTGTGGGTCACCTAGAACACCAAACATTTTAACAACAAGAGGTCTATACATAGGTACAGTCATATAGGTATCAATGATAAAAGCTTTACAACTATTAAAGTTGGCAAAGTCTTTTTCAGTTAATATTGATTTATTTAAAAGTAAAGTAACTATATTTTCTTTACTTTCAGCAGGAGTTAGAGAATTCATTTTGAATCAACTCCCTCAAGACCTTCCCAATTTTCTATTGAAAGATCCTCGTAATTTTTCCCACGAATTTGTTTAGCAACGCCTGCACCTTTTACAGCACAACCACCACAACTACATTCCTTCCAAGTTTTACCGTCTTTTGGAGCATCAATAGTTTCTTTGCAGTCGTTACACTTTATTCTTATTAACTTGAAGACATTCCAGCCCATAACCATACTTTCTATAATGAATTATATCTTGCACCCAAGGTGAAAAATCTAAATTTGGTGTTAGTTCTATTATAGAATTTATATATTTTTTATCTGGTGGCATCGCAGAAGGATGATTCATTTTATATTCAACGCCAGGTCTTGCCAATTCATAAACAACATGACATTTTTCATATTCGTTGACAAATCTAGCATCTTCAAATATTGCAAAATCATAATTTTTTACTCTTGATATTGCTAATTGAATCCAAAAATCATAGTTAATATTTTCTCTAAAGCATTCAGTTCCAATAATTTGTAATAATTTTCTTGGAGTCCATTCAGAAAGACATGGAATAGGCGCATTATTATCAGTCCAAGGAGTTTCTTTATAATCCTGAGATTTTAGTTTTTCTACAGGAATTCCGGTAATTAATGATGTCACTTCATAAAGTGGTTCAGCAAATGCAGATGAAGTTACAGTATAACCATCATCTTTTAACAGTTTTGAAATAGCCTTAGATGTGGTTGATTTTCCAACACCACCTGGTCCTGCCAATCCAATAATTGTTGTCATGTTTTACCTTTATGATTTAGTAAAAAATCCATCGCCAAGATTTTGAATATCTTGATTAGATTTTGTTTCAATCATTATAAAAGTCTTTCCAGTTTCTTGAAGGCATTTTTGGCAAATTACTCTATTTTTGGATTTTCCATTAACATTTAATACTCCGCTACAGTTAGGACACTTGATTTCTGACATTTTCACCTCTTATGATATTATTATATAACCAAGAGAAATATATAAATAATGGCTATGACTGTTTCTGTACGGGATAAAACTGTTTCGCATCTTCATACTGATCCCAAGTTGATAACTCAAATTGGTTGCCAATCTACTCTTAAAGTTGGTCAATTTGTATATTTAGACACGGATGATCTATATAAACCTGGCCTTTCTGGCTCAAGTAAACAAAAAACTTTTATTCATGGTTACGTTTGGTCATTTATAGATGAAGATCATTTTTATTTAAGAATGAGTGTTGGGCCAGTTAAATATCGTTTTCCTTTTGGTCCAGAATTTTTCTTAACAAATGGTGATGGTACGGTTGATGAATATAATGTTAATCCTTTTAAGATTCCAGGAAATATTGGTGATCGTCTTTGGTTGAGTGAAACTGAACCAGGTGGCGTACAAATTTTTAAACCAAAGGTCTGGCCTCTTGCAGTTGGATTTAAAACAGAATTTGGTTTGTATTATCGTCCAGACACTATTTTTTGCTGTAACATTGAACCAACTTCTAGTATAAGTTCAATGTCTTCAAGTCTTTCAAGTTTGATTTCAAGTGAATCATCATTTTTCTCAAGTTTGACTTCAAGTTCAGAATCACCTAGTCAATCTTCTTCATTATCAATCGCTAGTAGTTCACAATTTTCATCTAATTTTTCATCAAGTAGTAATTCAAGTGAAGAAATAAAACATTGTTATTATTTGTATACATCGTCATATGATTGTAATACATCTGATTGGACATCACCGATTCTTGTTCAAATAATTTGTTCAGTAACTGGTCCAGGGGAACCATTAGGTGTTTGGGTAAAGACTGGATGTGTTGCACATTATTGGCAAATTGGTATTTTATGTGATACCGATTCTTCTGGCACTTCACTTGAATCATTTTCAAGTGGCTCAAGTATCACTGGATCGGAAGGTGGATGCCCTGTTGTCCTTTTACCACCAACTAATAAACCAGTCGCTGTTCAAGGTGATCATGATGCTTGCTGTGGAAGTTCATCCGAATCAAATAGTATAAATCATTCGTCATCAAGCAATGCATCATCAGAAGTTTTTGAATCTTCATCTTCCGAATTATCATCAAGCGAATCATCCGAAGAATCAAGTATATCATCCGAAGAATCATCAAACATATCTTCAAACATATCTTCAAATAATTCAAGCGTTTCGTCGGTTGTCTCATCACAATCAAATTCTTCAATTAGTCATTCATCAATTAGTCAATCTTCAATAAGCCAATCATCAATTAGCCAATCATCAATTAGCCAATCATCTACAAGTAATTCAAATAATTCAAGTCAAGGTAGTTCAAATAATTCTGGAAATTCATCATCTGGTCCTGGAATTCCAATTTGTGTTGCACAATGGCGATCAGTATTTAATTGTTCAACACAAGCCTGGTCAGACCCAGCAATTTCTATAATAAATCCTTATGATTGCAGTATTGGTCAGGTATTGAATGTTTGGGAACTTGTTCCAACATCTTCATGCGTTGCCCACATTTACACAACAACAACTGCACCAGTAACATGTAATTCTTCTGTTGATTGTGAAACACAAGATTATGTTGTACCAGTAAATCCTACTGATCAAGGATTAGAACCATTGGATGATTGTTGCCCATCATCTTCATCATCACAAGGTTCTCATTCTTCATCTTCTGAACAATTGTGTGATCAATATACATTCTTTGCAGAATATGATTGTTCTACAAATACTTGGAATGTTGATTCTGTACCTGTTGTCATACACAATACATTATGTTCATCTAATGTTGATTGGCATCAGGGAATTGTTAGTGGCGATTGCAGTCTTGATACACAAATTTATGTTTCTGCTGGTTCACCACCACCCCCAACACCAACTGCACCAACTGCACCTAAACCAGATTTGTGTGTTTGTTCATCATCAAGTGAATCTTCCGAAGAATCATCAGCCGAATCAAGTCAAGAATCGTCAGTTGAATCATCTGAGGAATCATCAGCAGAATCAAGTCAAGAATCATCCGCACAATCTTCTAAACAAGGAAGTAGTAATACACAATCATCTGGAACAACTTCAAGTCAACAATCAACACAATCTTCTCAACAAGGTAGTAGTGACCAATCATCAACAATTTCAAGTGATAATTCTTGTGGCGGTGATACTCCTGGACGCATTATTTATGGATGGGAAACGGTTTATAATCAAACCACATGTACATGGGGTTCGGTAACTGGCGTTTATGCTGATTGTACAGAAAATACTTTTACTTTTGATCAATGGCTTGCGTTTGGTGATGCTTGCACATATCGTTATTACACAAGATTGTCAGGATGCTGTGATCCACAAAATCCAGGTGATATTCCCCCATATCCAGCGGCACCAGATGCACCAACATTTCAACCTGTTGGTTGTGAATGTGTAAGTAGTTCATCAACTTCTTCAACACAATCATCTGAAGAATCATCAAATAATTCATCAGAAATATCTTCATCTGTTTCAAGTGGTGTATCATCCATTGTTTCTTCGGCATCATCTGCCACATCATCAACTATTTCAAGTGAATCTTCAAACAACTCATCTGAAACAACATCATCTGCTTCGGGATTATGTGACATTTATTCCTTAGCTGCATTTTACTGGTGCGATGAACCTGGTGGATGTAATGGTTCATTCTCTTGGTTTGTAAGTGTTGTATCATCTTCAACTGATCAAGAATGTGGAACTGATACACCATGGCAATTATCTGACGATTGTAATGCAACAAAAACTGTTTATGTTCCAGCAGGAACCCCTTTTACAAATCAACCATGTATTGATTATTATCCTGATATTGGTCCAGGGCCAACATGTTGCCCATCATCAATGACATCATCAGAAGTTTCAAGTGCGTCCTCAGTTAATTCACAAACATCTAGTAATTCATCACAAAATTCTTCTGAAACTGTAAGTAGTAACTCATCAACAACAAATTGTGATTTCTGGTATTTCCACGCTGTTTATAACTGTGAAACTTCAGCTTGGGAATTGGATTCAGATCCAGTTGCTCCTTTGTCAACTGATGTTCCGTGCGATTCAAATGATGGATGGCAATTATCCGATGATTGCACTGCATTTAATGGAATATATGTTCCAACCGGATCAGGTAAGCCAAGTGCTGGTTTACCAGGATTTGGTCCAGGTCCGACATGCTGTTCATCAGTAGGATCATCTGAACAATCATCAACAAGTAGTGCATCAAATAATTCATCATCAAATTCATCAGTTAATTCATCCACAAGTAGTGCATCAAACGATTCTTCAGCAAATTCAAGTATTTCTTCTACAAATGATTCTTCTGGTACTCCTCCAGGATCAAGTGATTCATCAGCAGACTCTTCGGAAACATCAAGTGGCGGCTCAATTGATCCATGTACAGATGGACCAGATACATTGACATATAATTTTCAATCATCAGGTGGTGACACAGGTTCAAGCGATTGTAATTGTACTACAACTCAAATTTATAAAAAGACAGCATCAACAGCTACAACTGTAACATATTCATTAATTTATGCTGAATCACAAAATGATCCTTTTCCACCGGATGGATTAACATGTCAGTTTTGTGCTCCAACTGGAGTTTATACTGATGATCCAACAAATACTTCTCCTGATTGGGTATGGGATTGCACCCTTGGACAATGGACAACTGGCGGTTGGTGTGCAGTTGATAATTCATGTAATTGCATTCCAAATCAATTTACTGGTGGATATACCCTCGTACAAGATCAATGTGGATACCCATTCGCATCTACATTAACAACCACGGTAAGTTAATATGACAATTCATCAACGCGATAAAACTATTTCTCATATTCATCATGATCCTAAGTTGATTGAACATGATTATCCTGTAAATTTTGTTCCTGGTCAAATTTTGTATATGCACGAATCTGGTCAATACAAATTAGCTTATGCTAGTGATTTTAAACCATCACAAGTTATTGGTGTTGTGTGGTCCATTGTAGATGATAGACATTTTTGGTTAAAATGTGAACCATGCCCGATGTCATATCGTTTTCCATTTGCTAAATCATATTTCAATCAAATTGGTGGAGTTGTTCAAGAAAATAATTCAACTCTTCCAGGACAAATGGGTGTTAAATTGTGGTTGAGTGAAACTGTACCTGGATATGTTCAATTAGTAAAACCAACATATCCAACATTAGTAGGATATAGAACAGAATATGGAATGATTTATCGTCCAGACATTACTAGTTGCTGTGTGCAAACGGGATGTGCATACTTTTATACTGCACAAAACGATGGTGGATTTGATTGGTATGGAAATTATGTCCCATCTCCATCATGGAGAATCGTTTCAATTGCTCAAACAGTTGATAGTCCAACAACGGATTGGTTAATTACAGGATCAAGTGCTACAAGAACAGTTAATGTTGGCACATATGGTTTAGTTTGTGATTTGGATGCTGCTCCTATAATAAATCCACCAGAAGATTCGTAAAATCTATGAGTGAGTACACGCGAAGAGATTGAATATTTTTCAAAATCTTTTAATTTCGCTACTGAGGAATGGGAAATGTATGTCCATTCACATGATCGTGGCGATTTTAAGAATTTAAAAAATCAAAACATTTTGATTTATTGGCCGCATGGATTTGGTGATCAAATCTTTGTTAGTTATATTTTACCTCTTTTAGAAAAATCAAATACATATTGGATAACACGTTTTGGTGATGATAATGTGTATATTCATGATGGAACTGACAAAGTTAAAACAATAAAAACAGGTTATAACAGCACACATTGTTCAGATGGTGGAAAATATGGCTGCAAACATTTCAGTTTGGAATATCATACTGTTGATGGAACATTGAAGCCCTTAAAATTGCCAATATCTCTATATGAAGTTTGTAAGAAAAATAATATTAGACATATGTTGTGGTCATGGTTTCCAGAAACCCATGGAAATTCAGAATTTCCATTTCATACAAAAGGTAGAAATCTTTTAAAGTTTTTGACAGATTATAAAAAAGAAGATAAGACTATTTTTTCTAGTTTACAAACATATATTTCTTTAGCACCAACTCCACTTGATGCGATGATAGAATCACGTTTGCAAAATAAAATAGGTTTAGATGCAAAAAAGAAATTATGCATCATTAGTCGTGTAGGTTACACTGCTATTGGTAAAAATTGGGGGCATGAATTTAGAGAAGATTTAGTTGAAGAAAAACGTCATGAAGGTGAAGAAGTTCGTGATTTTATCAAGCTTCTAAAAGAACATGATGATAAATGGATTTTCTTAGTTATGGAAGATAGACATTTTACTGAAAAAAATACAGTAAAGAATTTAGAACATCATTGTTATTCATATGCTGATGTTTTTGGTACTCCTGATTTATCTTTTTTACCTTTTGGGATGATCATTCAAACATTAATACGTAGAGCAAATTTAACAATAGGTGTTCCAACTGGACCTTATCATTTAAGTATGGCTTGCAATACACATCCAACTATTGGTATTTGGATTGAACATTTACCTTCTTGGTATGATGAACCTAAAGATGAAAGTATTCATATCATTAGTAAAAATATTTATGATAGGGGATTAGATAAACGACCTGGCTCTTTCTTTAAAAAAGAATCATTAGAATATAAACACGTTTTGAGTCCAACACGCCCTATTTTAGGTGAATTTGTGATTGATAATATAAAGAAATTGATATAAAATGGATGAAATGGAAATAGAACCTACAGATCAACCTAATAATATTGAGGTAGTTTCATTATCAGGTGATAAACCAAAATGGAATGAATTGACTTTAAATGGTAAACCTGTTTTTAACATTTTTCAATCAAATACTGTAGATATATCGGCATCACCAATTGAAACAGTCTTTTCCCCTAAACCACAAAAATTAATTTTAAAATCTTCATTGTCACCTGGTGATATTGTTACATTGACTGCTGCTGTTAGAGATTTGCATAAAGCATATCCAAAAGCATTTTTAACTGATGTAAGAACAAGTTGCGGATCGCTGTGGGATAATAATCCATACATCACAAAGCTTGATGAAAAAGATCCTGAAGTTCGTATTTTAAATATGAATTATCCATTGATTAATCAATCAAATCAACTTCCATACCATTTTATTCATGGTTATCGGATGGACCTAGAAAATCATTTAGATACAAAAATACCGCCATCTGCATTTAAAGGTGATATTCATTTGTCTGCTGCTGAAAAATCATGGATTTCTCAAGTTCAAGAAGTAACAAAAACTGATACAAGATATTGGTTAATTGTTTCGGGTGGGAAATATGATTTCACAACAAAATGGTGGCATCCAGGTAGATTCCAAGAAGTTGTTGATCATTTCAAAGGTGTAATTCAGTTTGTGCAAGTTGGTGAGGGTAATCATAATCATCCACCATTAAAAGGTGTAATCAACTTGGTTGGTAAAACTGATCTTCGTCAAATGGTACGATTAATGTATCATGCTGACGGTGTAATTTGTGGTGTAACATTTTTAATGCACTTGGCTGCTGCTGTAGAAACCAAACCAGGAAGACCTAAATTACGTCCTTGTGTAGTTATTGCTGGTGGCAGAGAACCTGTACAATGGGAAGAATATCCTGGTCATCAATTTCTTCACACTATTGGGTCATTAAAATGCTGTGAAACCGGTGGATGTTGGAAGAGCCGAATTGTTGCTAGAGGTGATAATGATCACAAGGATAAGTCATTGTGTTCCTTCCCTATTCAAACAGAAGGTAATGCAATTATTCCTAAATGTATGGATATGATAAAAACCTCTGATGTTATATCAGCGGTCAATAAGTACCTACATTTTCAATAAAGTTATTATTGAACATTGATTTTCAGACGCTATTATTGGATTCCTCATAAGTAAGGATCCAACATGGTAGCATTCCTATTCGTTATTATCGTGTTTTTAGCAATCGCTGTGATTGCTTTGGCACTCAAGATTTCTCATAAACCTCAAATTAAAGCAGTTGAAAAAGAAATCGGTGTGCTAGAACAAGAAGCAGAATCCAAGCGTAAAGAACTTGAAATTCTCACTAAAAAGAAACAACTCAACGAAGAAATCAAACAGGCTGATGAAGCCCTTCAAAAACAGAAAGAACAAAAGTAACATGGAAATCAGATTCAGTTATATCCTCATCGCAATTGTCTTGTTGGCAGTTGCAGTATCATTCCCATCATTATTTGAGACAGTTGATCGTGGTTCTTATCACGTCAAACAGGCTCTTGGATCAGGTGAAATGACCGCATACATGCGTCCAGGTATGTATTTTCAAGGATTTGGCGCTGTAAGCGTATTTCCTGTTTCAGAAACATTCTATTTCACCAAGGATTCAGAAGGTGGAATAAATGAAAAGGACAAGAAGATTGATGCAAGTGTAGAAGTTCGTTTCAATGACGGTTCCGTCTGTCACATTTCTGGTACCTGTCGTGTTGACTTGCCAAAATCTGAAAAAGAAGCAATTGAACTGATCACGGTACATGGTTTCAAGACTTACGATGATCTTGAATATAAACTGATTCTTCCGATTGTTCGTAAGGCGCTGATCATGTCAGCTAACTTTATGACTGCCAAGGAATCATATTCGGATAAGCGTTCAGACTTCTTCCGTCTCGCTTGGGATCAAATTGAAAATGGTTTGTATGTCACCAAGGACGTACAAGTCAAAGATGCTGATCCGATCACTGGTCAAATGGTGAATCGTGTTGTCAAAGAAATCATGGTTGATGAGCGTGGCGTTGCAAAGCGTGAAAAGAATCCAATTGAAGGATTGGGTATCCATCTTTCAAACTTTGAAGTCAAGGCTTTTGAGTATGAGGATCGCGTTCAAGCGCAGATCAAAACTCAGCAAGAAGCCATTATGTCAGTTCAAACTGCAAAGGCAAATGCTTTGCGTGCTCAACAGGACTCAATCACTGCTGAAGAAACTGGTAAAGCCAACGTGATGAAGGCCAAGTACGAAAAAGAACAAGAAAAAATTCAAGCGGAAGTGCGTGCTCAACAAGAAGCTTCGGTTGCAACCATCAATGCTGAAAAGTTGGTAACTGTCGCCACAAAAACCAAGGAGCAAGCACTTGTTCTTGCTGAACAGGTAAAAGAAGTTGCAGCACTTGAATTGGATGCTGCGAAGCTCCAAAAGCAGAGAGAAATTGAAATTGGTACTGGTGAAGCTGAAAGAAAGCGATTGGTGTTAGGTGCTGACGGTGCTTTGACTCAAAAGCTTGAAGCATATGTTGCTGTGCAAAAGGTATATGCCGATGCTATCGCACAAAAGAGGGTCCCGAATATTTGGATGGCTGGTGGTGGATCAGGCACTGGTGGGACTGCTGATTCGGAGGCTCAAGCTCTGATGCAAATGTTGATGGTCAAGACTGCAAAGGACTTGTCTCTTGACATGACGATTACGACTCCTGAAAAGAAGTAATATTCTTTAAAGTCAGTCTGAATAAAGAGTGTGGTTCATTCCACACTCTTTATTTTTTTGTTTTATCAATTAGAATAAATTGGCTATGACACAAACAAAACAAGACTTAACAGATTACTATGCAACCAAATTTAAACCTGGTTTGAAAATAGAATTTCAATACGAAGGTAAATGGTATCCTGGTAGTATTGAAGGTATTGCAATGGAACATATTTTTACCTATTACATTGTTCGCATTGATAAGACAGCACCGTTGTCATCAGATTTTGATGTATATCCATACGACCATATTTCAATTTCAAATAACTTCATTAGGGAGGTTAATTAATCTTGTACAAACCTCTAAAGATTGGTACAAAATGGGAAAATTTTAGAAATGGGCATTGGGTAGAGATTATTAATTTTGCAGAAGATGTTGAAACTATGGACAAATATGTTGTTTACAAAAGAATTAGTAAACCAGGTAAAGATGAAGAAATAAGCGACAAATGGAATTTGCGGCTTATCAGCACATGGACGGAATTAGTTGAATTTGAGGGAAATAAAGTACCTCGTTTTAAGGAAGTAAAATGAAGAATGTTTTTCAATGGATATTTACAGCTTTAATATGTATTGGGTTGTCTCTTGTGGCGTATGATTTGATTTTGTTTCAAACAAAAGCTACAAGAGATTACACAACCAAATTAGCACGTATTCAAGAATTGGCTTCAGCAATGAAAGTCTATAAATTTTCACCATTGGATGTTGATGATTTTGCAAATAAAATAATTGCAGAGTCAACAGTAAGTCAAAATGAATTTCAATATACAGTTAAGATAAAGTGATTGATCAATCTCAAGTATTTTTTGTTAAAGGATTTTCTGTTTCTTGGCACGATGTTTATCAATATTGGCAAGATACAAGAATAAGGAATCCACAATTGTTTCGCCGTTTAGGTGATCCATATTTTGATAAAACTACTTGCATCTTCATTGCCAATTTGATTGTTGGTGATATTCAAAAGAAATTGGGAAATGATTTTACATTTTCAGTTGTGTCCGATACAAAAAATGTTGAGCAAGTTGCTGATCCGTTTGCAAATCAACGTCAGGTATCTATTTCAAATCATGTTGATTGGGGATCAATTGATGACATCTTCAAAAAAGCTGTAAATGATTTAGAAGAAGAACATAAAAATAAACGTGAGGAACGTAAAAAGAAGCAAGAAGATGAAGATCGCCGTAAATGGAATGAATGGCATGAAAAAGTTCGTAAAGAAAACGAAAAGCTTAATCAAGAAGAAGCTAAAGAGCGCGCCAAACAATATCAACAACGGCCACCACCTCCACCAGCACCATCTACTGAAATTAAATGGCGCGAAATTCTTGGCTTTGGATTATATGAACCAATTAATGAAGAATTGATCAAAAGAAACTTTAGAAAGCAAATCATGATTCGTCACCCTGATAGAGGTGGGTCTATTGAAAAGACAAATGAATTGATGGTTGCAAGAGACGAAGCATATAAATTTTTAGGATTACCATTACCATAGGAAAATTATGTTAACTATTTCACTTATCGCAGCAATGTCACAAAATCGTGTTATTGGCAACCAAGGAGTAATACCTTGGAAAAGCAAGCAAGATATGGACTATTTTAAACAAAAGACAATCGGGCATCCTGTTATCATGGGCCGAAAAACTTGGGAATCATTACGTAATCGCCCATTAAAGGATAGATTTAATATAGTTGTTACAAGAGATCCTCAATTGCATGGTTTGGGATCAGATAATAAAGATGGTCCAATTTTCGTTTCATCTTTAGAACAAGCCATTGATGCAATTGATGACACTCAAGTACTTGAAGCATTTATTATTGGTGGAACTCAAATCTATGAAGAGGCATTACGTCGTGGATTGGTTGATCGCATGTATCTAAATGTTATGAATATGAATGTAGTAGGTGATACTGTTTTTCCATTCTTTGATAGTAAGGATTGGATTTCACAACAAAACGATGGTCCATGGACTGAATTCATTTCATATACACTTATTCCAAAAAGAGAAAACGAATAAATAAGAGTATGAAGGGTGGATAACTAAAATATGACTGAATGAGCCTGGATGATATGTATGTCTGTCCAATATGCGGCAGAAACCATAGCAAACAATATATGACATGGCATCATCTTTTACCATCTTATAAGGGTGAAGAAAAGAGTGAACCGACAATTTATATTTGTCAAACATGTCATGTAATTATTCACAAGTGTTTTACAAATCAGCAATTACGAGAAAGATTTAATACATTAGAAAAGATATTAAACTCATATAAGATAAATGAATGGGTTGAGCTTTATCGTACAAAAACACCAAATGTAATATATTCATTGCGACGACTTGAGAAACTAAAGGAAAAATATGGAAAACAAACCAACATACAGGGATCGCATTCAAGGGTTACTAACCAATCCTCCAGAAAAAGTTATCGTGCAAAAGCAAGTTGAGAAAAAAGAAGAAGTTTCTGTAAAAGCTGGTGAGCGTATTAAATCAATCTTCAAAATGGAAGAATCAGTAGAAACTCCATCATTCGTTACTGAAGATTTGAAAGAAGATTTGCATGAAGGCAAATATTTTATTGTAAAAACACCAAGTTCCTATACAGATGTTGATAAGTATTGGGGTTCAGTACGTCCTACTCTTAGAAAGATGGGCTTTCCTCTCAAATATTCACCTCATAAAGAACATATGTTTGAATGTACTATGAATTTGTCTGAAGGTGATGAAATTTTAGAAGTCTTTCCTGTTCGTGATGCCAAGAATAATGAAAAACCTGGACTATATTTTAAATTTAAAGGTAAAAATACCATTGATGAATCTCATATTTTGCCAGAATTACGCAAACATGGATTTAAATGGGAAGAGGATCAAGTAAAGCGTGTAGCAGACGGTGTAGTTGTTCACGCTTACGTTTAATTTACATTTGTGACACGTTGCAGAAGTTCAACGACTCTTGGGTTGTTTAAATCTGCGGTGTCATTGCTGAATTGTTTTGCCCATGCTGACGGATTGTTTCCAGCGGCCGGAAAAACTTTCTTAAAAGTACTGTTGAAGAATGCAGGAAAGTTGGAATTTGCCACTTTTTGCATTTTTACCTTCATTTCAGGTGAACGAAGAATACTTGGGTTTGATTCAATGTCAGCCAATGACCAAGTTGGAAATCCAGGCTTATTCATTATTGCAGTTGACAATATTTGAAGCATTAAATAAGGTGATGATTTAAGGAAATCTTCTATCTTCTGTAAATTATTACCTGCTAATAGGGCTTCGCTTTCTTCCATGAATGACATAGTATTTTTAAAACTCCCTATTGTACTGGTTTGATTATCTTCTTGATCAGTTGTTTTTTGGGCATCCAAAACAGCCAACGCTTCTTTGGCTTCGCTCTTAATAGCGTCAATATCAGCACCAACTTTATCAGATTTTTGTTTCAACGTATTATTTAAATTAGCAACAGTTTTTTGCATCGCATTGCGAGTATCACGGTCAGTCACCAAGTTAATTGACTTACTGATAACGCTTTGTGACTTTTTTAAATTAGCTTGTAAATCTTTTAAAGATTTTGCATCTTGTGTTTTTATTTGAATTGCTTGATTAACTAATACTTTCTTTTGACCATCATTACCGTCACCAGCGTTAGCTAGACTTGATACTTGTTTGATCAGACCTTCTTCAAATTTATTTTTTTCCATGGTATCTCACTCTCTTATTTATGCTTCATAGTATTTTACATCAAAGAAGTGTATAAATAAATCTCAGATTCATTTTACTTAGGAGTCATTCAGATGGATATGAATAAAAGAGACGAACTTATCGAAAAGCGCAACAAGCTCAGTAAAGACCTTCGTTCAACATATAAGCAAATTCTTAAAGAGAGTTGGGGACTCGTTAAAGTAAAAGAAGAAGAGGAAGATCCAGTAGTAGATCCATCCGCAACTGATGCACCAGCACCAGTTGATGTTACTTCACCAGAAGTTCCTGCAACTACACCAGATGCATCAGCAGAAGGTGCTGCCGCTGATCCACAAGCAAAGTTGGCAACAACTGATTTCGTTACAAAATATTTGAAGGGTCTCCCATCAGATGTTAATATTGCAGAATCAGTCAATGAAAATGGTATCTTTAATGCATCAGTTAATGATGATCAAAGTGGCCAATTCATGGTTGTCACTTTCCCAGCAACAATGACAATTCAAGATGTTGCAAATATTCTTCAACCAGTTGATTCAGCAATCCCAGGCGCTTCAGGTGCAATGGTTCCTGATGCAGCACCAGTTGCTGATCCAGCATTGGATGCACCAGTAGGTGATGTTGCTCCATCTGACGATGCAGCACCAGTTGATGATACTGAATTGAAGGAAGAAGAAGTTTGCAATTCAGACGATAAGGCAGAACAAGATGCCGCAGATCGTGAAAAGCAACGTGACCCAATGATGGAAGGTCGCAAGTCATGGAAGTCATTCCAAGCTGGCCGCGTTCAAAAGTTCAACGAACAAAATCTTGAAGCTTTGAAGAAAGAATTGGAAGGCCTTAAGAAGTGGCTTGCCGATGAAACTGATCCAGAAGAAAAAGAAGAATTGAAGAAAAAGATAGAAAAACTCAAAGGTAAGTTGTCTTCATCAAAGATTAGTTCAGATTCAAAAGAAAAGCATAAAGTAACTGGACATAAGTCCGACGAAGAATAATAGTAAAAAAGTAATTAGAATCTAGTAAACCTATGGAAGAAATTTCCATAGGTTTATTTTTTGGCTTTTAAAACATATAAATACGTAAAAGATACTAGGAGAACCTAATGGATCAAGAATACATCAATACTGGTAAAGGTGACTGGAAAGTCTTCCAAAAGCGTAAATTGCTTAAAGAGGATGAAGCTTTTGGTGGATCAGATGTTCATCCTGACGCACCAATTGCTGGCGGTAAATTTGATTCTCAAGATGATTTCTTGAGAACATTTGGTAAGAATATTGCTGATCTTTCAAAGAATCCAGAATATCAAAAGATTTTGAAAGCTGAGAAAGCAAAGAAAGATAAGACCATGTATAAGGTCTATCATGATTTTGCAAGAGAAGCTACAAAAGATTTGTCAAATGTATCTGTATCAGGCGATACTAATATAATTTTAGAATTACTTAATTCTTACCGTGATGAAATGGCAGAAATGTCAGTTGAAGCTGTAGCAAGTGCAAATAATCATGTTGACGAATTTAATAAATTGGTTGCAGAAGCAGTAAGAAAGCGTGGCATTGGGCTAGGTATTGATTATTTGGGTTATCCAAATATTGATAACACTGATGGTTTCAGAAACTTTGTAATTAATTCAAAAGAAGGTCGTGGTGCTTTACTTCCATACCTATTACCAGAAGTTGCAGGTAAACTTGGTGTTGCAAATAAAGGTACTCTCACAGAAGCCCCAAATTTATTTGGACGTATACAAGACAATGGTCGTGAACGTAAAAACGTTGTTGATGCTGATCCAAATAAATCACAAATTCCAGAGCGTGTTTCAAGTTTTGCAAGTTGGATGAAGAATAACAAAGATTACAATTATTGGAATCAATTGGTTGATTTGTCAGCAAAGATTTTCAATGATGTTCGTATTGCTAATATCTATGGTGCATTTGCAAGTGGATTTAAGAAGCGTCAAGAAATTATCAAGGGTCTTGATACTAAAGCACAAAATGAATTGCTCAAGAAAATTGCAAGTGGCGATACTTGGTTGTTAGATCCAGATGATCCTGCTCTTGGTTTTGATCAAGAAACAAAGAAAGTGATTCATCACGATTTCAAACCTAAACATAATAATGTTAAAGTTGCTGCTGATAAACCAGCCGATATTGAACAAGACGATGAAGAACCTGTTGAAGATGATGAACAAATCAAAGAACAATCCCCTGTACATGCTGGCGTTGGTCGCATGGATTGTGGACCAAAGATTGATTTTTATGAACAAGTTACAACTGATGATCGCAAAAAATCTAAATTGAAGAAAATCAACGAAGGTTGGAATGCATATCAAAAGATGAATAAGGGAAAAAAGATCACTGGTGAAGGTGATAAATTCAACGTTATTTTGGGGTAAATTATGATCAGAAAAACAAAAAGTGGATACAAAGTTGTAAGCAAGGATGGAAAGAAAAATCTCTCTAAAAGTAATCTTTCTCACAAGCAAGCAGAAAAAAGAATTCAACAAGTTGAATATTTTAAACACAATCCAAAGAAATAATCATGGCTACAGAAAAACAACAATTTAAAAATAAATGGAAATTATTTCTTGAACGTCCACAGATGATTACCCTTGGTAATTCTGTAGAAGATAAAATAATGAAGGGTTATCGCGAAGTATCAGCATTTATTGATGATTTGTATAAAGCTGAACGTGCAGGTGGTTGGGATAAAAATATGGATTCTCAAACCGGCGAACAAAAATCTTTTTATGATACAAATAAGTTAAAAGATATTGTAAGTACTTGGGATGCCCTTCGTAAATATTTGTATAAAAATGAAAATCCAAATATTGAAAAAGTAAAAGTTTACCGTGACGGCATTATCAATTCAATGTCAAATTATGCTAAGAAATTAATTTCTTTACGTGGTCATGATAAGAAAGTTGATGAAGCAGCCAATAATTTGATAAAAGCCTTGCCAGCGGCATTCAAAGAATTAAATTTCTAAGGACTAATATGCACCCTGCATTCATGAAAAGACAATGGAGTAAGTTTTTAGAAAACGCTCATGTAGAAGCACAAAGAAGCTTACCTCTATCAGAAAGATTTTTTCGTGTATGGCAACTGTTAAGTGGTTTTGATGACCGTATTCATCAGTTTGATAAAAAAATAGCACCATTTGAACGTGATGAAAATGGTGATCCTATTTCATATTTTAGAATAAAAGATTACAAGGCTATTTTGGACCTCGTAGAGAAAATGAATAAGTATATTCAAGTTCAAGGTCAAAATGTGAATCCACACAATGTTAGATCCTACGCAAATAAAATCATAGGACAACTTGAGTGGTACGTTGACTTCTTAGAACGTGAGCGTAGAAACAAGCATCCCAAGTTTGATGTAATCATCAACGACTTAACACACGCAAAAGACAAGGTTTACAAGCTTCTAGATTTCTGAGAAAAAATTTCTCTTGCATGCTAGAATAAGTTATATATAAATATCAACATAACGCCATGAAACGCTCCCATCAACTCATTATGAAAAGCAAGGTCTGGAATGCTCAAGTAGCATTTAATACATATCCTTGCCGCTCAAATCCGTTGGATAGAAACGGAAGTGGTCCCAACTGAGAAGGTCATAACTGACTGACTCAAGACCCTGGGACCAAAAAGTCTCAGGGTTTTTCGTTTTGTAGTATCTTTGAAAAATTTAGAATGTGCTGGATAGATGGCAGAGCGGCTTATTGCGCTAGTCTTGAAAACTAGAGGGCCTGAAAGGGCTCCGGGGGTTCAAATCCCTCTCTATCCGCCAATGAATCGACAAACCAAAAAGGATAGTTCTTGCTAAACCCAAGAACGACAGAATAATGGTTCCAGATTCAAACTTGAAAACTTTATAACTGTAGAATCAAAAAATAGCATTAAAAATGCTATTAGTCGAAAGGCTAGTAGCATTCCTTTTGCCAACGTTAGGAGATTTGGGTAAAACCGAGTTTAAACGTTGGATTAGTGGTGTCGGCCTAAAAATCGACATCACCATATTGGCGTATAGTAGAATGGTTCATCACATAACTCTGATAAAGTTAAGATCCAGGTTCGATTCCTGGTATGCCAACCACAAGTCTGAATGCCTTTGAGAGATTTACATTGACCGATAATCAAAGGGTATAGGTTCGAATCCTATTGCACATCGAAAGGTGTGTATGGTGTAACGGTAGCATTAAAAAACAATTTCTCTAATATTTGTCAGACCTTTTCTTTGAAACGAATGCTTTGAAAGGATTACATCCATGTTAAGGACGAGGACCAGGTTCGATTCCTGGAGCGGGCGCCAATTTGCTCGTTTAGCTCACCGGTAGAGCGCGTAATACATCTTTTCGCTTTTAGTCGTTTCTTTTTCTGATTGTAGTTCAATGCAAAGAACGTCCGGCCGTCATGGCTGGAAAATTCAAGTTCAAATCTTGACAGTCGGGCCTTTTTAGTTTACTTTTCGATTCGTAGTTCAACGTAAAGAATGCCTGGCACTATACGCTGGGAGATTCAAGTTAAAATCTTGACGGATCGGCTTTTCGGACATTAGCGTAGCCTGGTATCGCGCTTGCTTTGGGAGCAAGAGACCGCTGGTTCAAATCCAGCATGTCCGACCATTTTCAGTTTTTATCACGAATGCAATGAAGGATTACATTCCATCAGCCTGTCGTGGGTTCAAATCCCACCATCACATTTCGGTGTGATGTAGTTCAGCGGTAGAACAGCCGATTCGGCGCAAGCCATTTTCTTTCGCAATTTAGTCGTGATATTTTTGGGTGAATCGCATAGCGGCAATTGCTGGACGCTGTAAACGTCCCGTCTTTAATGACTTCATAGGTTCGAGTCCTATTTCACCCACCATTTCATTTTCACAAATGCTAAAAAGAATACATTATTGGTTCGATTCCAATCTTAGGGAAACCTCAGATGCTCTATTGGGGAGCACTTCTTTTTTATTTTGTTGTGAAACTTTTTATCAGTGTGTAGCTCAGCCTGGAAGAGTGCTGGTTTTGGAAGCCAGAAGTCAGAGGTTCAAATCCTCTCATACTGACCATCTTATTGTGATATAGCTTAATAATTAGAGCACCGAGGGGAAATCGGAAAGTCTTGGTTTAAATCCAAGTGTCGCAGCAATTTCGCCATCTTCCTCATAGAACGTGCTACGGCAGCTTTGGGGATATTATTGGCACCTTTTAGATATGAATGCTCCCGTCAAAGAAATGGCCAACGTGCTACGGCAGACCATTTCTATAAACGAAAGTATTCACAACCATTTTAGACAATCAATTTTTGCCCGTATGGCGTAATGGCAGCCGCGGTGGATTCAAAATCCTCTCCCGTAACAGGGGTGCTGGTTCAAGTCCGGCTATGGGCACCAATAATACGAATGCTAGAATAGGAGTACATCCATTTAAGATAACCCCTCTTATTCGCTTTTAGTCGTATTTCTTTTTTGGGCATCTAGCGACGGTTAGATGCTAACAATGTTAATGCATAACATTGCTTGTTTGCAACAAGTCAAAAGCATAGCATGATGATCCATCATGGATAAAAAACAGGAAGAAATTATACGATATGGTCGCGATTGAAAGCTGCCTTTATAATTTCAATTTTTGGACGATTAACTCAGCGGCTAGAGTGCTTGATTTACATTCAAGAGGTCGGGGGTTCAAATCCCTCATTGTCCACCAAAAAGCCAATCTCAGGCGCATTAGTGATGTTGATGCATCAACTAACTAGAAGTTCAAAGCTGGCGCATATCCTGACTGCGGCATTTTCAATACACACTTGGCGCATTGGTGATGTTGAATGCATCAACTAACCAGAGTTTGAAAGACAGCGAATACCCAGGTGTTTTTTCAGTTGACATATAAAAACAAGGCTTAAACTTATGTCGTAAGCCATGAACAAGAAGGAAATTCGTTCAGCATTTCGCAACGCAGTCTTCAAGCGAGACGGTGGCAAATGTTTGTTTTGTGACATTAAAGAAAATCTTGATGCGCATCACATAACTGATCGAAATGAAATGCCAAACGGTGGCTATGTCAAAGAGAATGGTATTTCTCTTTGCCCAACCCATCACATGATGGCAGAAAAATTTCATATTACACAAGGGAAAGAATGGGAACCAAATTTCCATCCTGATGACTTGTATAATAAAATTAAATCGTCAAAACAACTCGCAATTCAAAAATCAGAAAGATTGAAATGATGATTAGAGTTGGAGAAAAATTAATTGAAGTTGAAGAATTTGAAAATTCTTTGGCGTTGGCATTTCACATTCGAGAAATTGGATGGAACAATGGTCAAATTGATAGTAAAAGAAATGACGAACTTTCACGCATAGCAACATCGCTCGCTCTCGCATCAACCATTTAAGGAACATCATGAAGCAGGACTTTCAGTAGATCCTCATCGAAAAGATGAAGGGTTGTAATCAAAATCAACATCAAACGATTCTCCAACACGGAGAATCAGTCAAGAATCATCTTCAAGAGTTGATTCAGTTTATAAAAGGTGAAACATAGGTGTTGCCAAATTGGCGACTCCCTGAATGGTTTCAATTATACAAGTCACAGATTTTAGGGAATCTGTTAGACACCGAAACAATTCTTGAGTATGCCCTTTTTCATGATTGCGGCAAACCATTCTGTCAGGAAACTGATAGCGAAGGTCGCATTCATTTTCCAAATCATGCGGAAATTTCTGCACAAATTTGGTTAGATCATGGAGGTGATGAACAAATTGCCAATCTCATTAGGTTGGATATGGATATTCATCGTCTCAAAGCAGAACAAATTGAAGAATTTTGCAAACGCAAAGAAGCAATAACACTTCTAATTGCAGGTCTTGCTGAAATCCATTCAAATGCCAATATGTTTGGTGGTATTGATTCGGATTCTTTTAAGATCAAGTGGAAGCATATTGACCGTCGTGGCAAGGCCATTTGCAAAATCATTTTTAACAACCTTTTAGAGAAAGAAGACAAATGATAGTTCCACAGGAATGGTTATCAGAAGGAATGATTTCAAGTTGCATTCATTTGGATGAGAAAACCGAAGAAAGGTTAAATTCTTCTGATATATCAGAAGAAGAAAAGAAAGCATTGCTTGATGAAATCAAAAAAGAATTTGATGACATAAATAGAGCAGTTGCAGAAGGTCGTTGCACAAATTTGCTTGAAGAGAAAGATTTTTAAGTTTCATACGCTGGTAGCTCAATCGGCAGAGCACTGGTTTCCAAAACCAGGTGTTGCAGGTTCAAGTCCTGCCCAGCGTGCCAGTATCGGTATTTAGTTTAACGGCAGAACGTGGCTCTCATAAGGCCAATGCGATGGTTCGACTCCATCATTACCGACCAGTTTCATACGGATAGATGGCAGAGTGGCCGAATGCGCCGGTTTACTAAACCGATGAGCGTGAAAACGTTCCGGGGGTTCAAATCCCTCTCTATCCGCCAATTTTTTAAGATATTATGGTCCTTTGGTGTAATTAGGTATGCACGTAGGTTTGAAAAACCTGAGGTTAGGGTTCGATTCCCTGAGGGACCACCATTTAAAGCGAATGCCTTTTGAGGTGTACATTCATTCGGAGAACGTGATCTAGGTTCGATTCCTGGCTGCCCGACCATAACGGGTGGTGGTGTAACGGCTAACACACGAAAAACCACTTCATACTTTTTGTCGCTTTATTCTTTTTATTTCGCAAATGCTGAAAAGTTTACATCTAATATACCCGAGCTTGCTCTGGAAAAACCAAAACTTTTTAAATTTTGTTGCGATTATATGTCTGTATGGCTGAGCGGCTGAAAGCGACGGTTTGCAAAACCGTTTGGGAAACCACACGCAGGTTCAAATCCTGCTACAGACTCCATTTTATTTTCATTGGTAGTTGTGCCGAATTTGGTAAGGCAGCCCGCTGTTAACGAGCCGATGTGAAAAACATCATGGGGGTTCGAGTCCCTCACTACCAGCCATTTTTTTTGTACCCGAGTATCTCAATGGTAGAGAGCCTGACTGTTAATCAGGATGTTATAGGTTCGAGTCCTATCTTGGGTGCCATTTTTTATATGCCCCGGTAGCTCAAATGTAGAGTGATTCTTGATCAAGGCCATCCCTTGGGGGATCAAGAAGAGGTTGGTGGTTCAAATCCATCCTGGGGCGCCATTTTATTTTTTCAAGAATGCCGCAGAAGTTTACATTATGAAACAACAAAACTTCTCAAATATTAGTCTTGATTTTTATGTGTCTATGGCGTAATTGGCAGCCGCGTTAGCTTGAGGTGCTAATCCCGTAACAGGGGTGAAGGTTCGACTCCTTTTGGACACACCATTTCAATTTCATCATGTGCTTGTGGCGTAATGGCAGCCGCGCTAGTTTTAGAAACTAGTCCGAAAGGGTGGAGGTTCAAGTCCTCTCAGGCACACCAAATTTTCATTGGGGAGTAGTTCAATCGGTAGAACGCTGGACTTTGAATCCAGAAGTTGAAGGTTCGAATCCTTCCTCCCCAACCATTTTTCTCGCATATTGTAATATATTTTGTATAATTACTTGTATGAATAATATTCCAAAACCAGAATTTCTTTTTAATGATCCATTAAGATCATATCTATTTTTAGTAGAAGCCTTTGATGCTAATGGCGTAGAACTAGTTCCAAAGAACGAACTAACAACACTTGTGAGAACGGTTGACTTCACTAATAAAGATACATTAAAAATAAAAATGTTAGTTGATGATAAAAATCCAAAAACACTTGAATTGATGTTTAAACAACCAGAAAAAATTGTTACATCACAAATAGCAAAAAATGGTGATGTAATATTGAAACTTGAATTTACTAAAATTTATCTGGCAGGTCTCTATCATGGAACTAAGTTAGATCATGATTTAAATGATACAGACGGAATATTTTCATTAGTTTTTGAATATAAAGTTGAGGAATATAAATTCATTGACACAAAGACTGGAATGTTTTATACATTCGCCAATAAAATATGAAATCATCTGCACAAATTTTAAAAGAGGCTAAGAAAAAGTTTAATTCCTGGCCATCATGGAAGAAGAAAATAGCGAAAGCTAAATATCAATAAACAAAATGGGGACGTAGCTCAATTGGTAGAGCATCTGCCTTGCACGTAGAGGGTTACAGGTTCGAGTCCTGCCGTCTCCACCATTTTAGAAAGACTCATCATGAAAGAAGATGACGATATAGGAATCACGTTAGAAGAGTTTCAGAAAATTTATGCAAAACTTTTGCATGAATCTGAACAAAAACGTAGTAAGAATCCAAAGAATAAAAAGAAGGATGAAACAAAATTTTATCCTCTTAGAATTATAAAGTGATCATCATGGAATATCCAGAATTCAAAAAACTGTGTGAAGATTCCATGGAAAATGCCATCAAAATGTATGGTGCAGAAGCAACAGGTCCAGTCATAATTGATAATGGAATGGATGATGACTGTTTGGCGTTTGTGATGAGTGAAGAATATTTAATCGGTCTGTGACGACAGAATCGTAACCTCACCCTGCTGCTTAACCAGGTATCCTTTTAGAATTGACAACGAAATTGGTTGCATATACTTTCGCCATGAACAAAGATTTTCTTGGCAATGAATTAGCTGCAGGTGATTGGGTTTTATTTGTAGAATTGGAATATAGATCATTCATGTTTGGTAAAATTGCGAAGGTCACTGAAAAGACGGTGCTAATTCGTCATGTATATAAGCATTCAAAATCGTCTTATAAAGAAACTAGGCAATTTCACGAACAAGTCATAAAAGTTCCAATTGAACAAGTCAAAAAAGAATTCCTATTTGATGAATCAACACTATCTTTAATATAAATTTGGGTTGTAAGCATAAATGGCGATGCATAGGACTCTTAATCCTGAGAACACGGTTCGATTCCGTGACGACCCACCAAATTAAGAAAGGAGATGCCATGTTCAGAAAAATTCCGATACCAAAAGGAAGTGGACCTGGCGATTTCTTAAGGCTTAGATCACATGCATTGTGGTATAAGAAGCAGATAGAAAAGTTTGGTCCAGGGTATGGATCAAAGTCCGTTAAAACCAATCACAAAGAAATAAAATGACTAAAGATTTAGAAAAAGCTGCGCAACAGATGCAAGACTCAATGCCTCAATCAATTCCACTTCGTGAATTTATTTTGGTTGGCGGAACTGCATTTCATGCTGGTTTGATCGAATATCAACAAAAGCATTATGTTTCACTTCAATCCGAAAATAAAAGACTGATTGAAGAAAATAAAAAGATTGAAGAAAGTAATAAGTTAAAAGATTCATGTATGGAAAGTATGTTGATGTCATATGAAGAAATAGTTCATATGGGCTTTTTTCAACGTCTTAAATTTTTCATAACTGGCAATTTACCAAAGAAATAAACACGCGTTGTAAGCTCAAATGGTGGAGCAGGGGACTTTTAATCCTCGGGACTTGGTTCGATTCCAAGACGACGCACCACTTTTCACGAATGCAGTTAAAGTTTACATTATATAACCGTAGCCGTACTTAGGTACATCCGTGGTTTAAATCCCGGTGCTCCCACCAATTGGGAGTATGGTGGAAATGATAGACACAGCTAATCCGCAAGGAGTCTACTTTGGCACTTTTGTCGTGAAATTCTTTTTGTTTGAATGGGAAGTCGGCTTAGAAGTAGCCATCTTTTAAAGAGTGAATTCGCTGAATAGCAAGGTGCTTGCCCGATGATTGTCATATGGTCCTGATAAAAAAGGTAAATAAAGTATGACGACGAAGGGATTAGCTAGCAACCTCTTCTGAACAAACCGCGCAAGGATTCATAATCCTACTCTTTGACCGGAGTCAGCTACATGTTTAAGAACGAAACTTTGGAGTTATTCTCCTTTTATAAAGAGACAATACATTACTTTTTCAATGTGTCTTTTTATAATTCGTGTTTGATTAAGAGTAAAGAAAACCGGTTCTTTGGTGTAATAACACACCATTCAAACAATTTTTTATTCTGGTGAATAGTGTTCAACACCAGTTTCATCTGTCCATCGCAATAGCCATCCTTTTGTGGATTTGTACCAACGATCAACGTTGATGCTTCCTGAATGGATAAGCGAATGGTGATTGGAACAGCATGGAATTAAATTTGAACTTTCGTTAGATCCGCCATCTTGACGTTCAATAATATGATGAATCTCTATGAGATTTCGGCATGACTTGTTACCTAGCTTAGATGTTAGGCCACAAAATACACAAGTATGTCCATCACGTAATGTTTTTAAACGAAGCATTGCAATATTATAAAATGTCTTTCTCATTCTCTCATTCGTACAGTGGTTAGTACGCTGGTTTGTGGCACCGGAGACCCGAGTTCGATTCTCGGATGGGGAACCAATATTTGAAATTTCTATGAACGTGTTCTCGTCTAAGGAACATAGTGTTTACCGAGCTATGGAAAAAATCGGTTTTGTTATTCCCTCGTTCGTACAATGGCAGTATATCGGCTTGTGACGCTGGAGACCTGAGTTCAATTCTCAGACGGGGAACCAATTTGCATATGGGATGTGGCCTTTAACAAGGCATCATCTAAGGAGTGTCGAAGGGAAGAACTGTCGCGCAAACGGTTCAAGAGTTTCTGGCAGCACAGCGAACTGAATAGCAATCAGGGAGTGCATAGCAACAGTCCAGACTTATAACCCTAGGATAGAGTTGACGATATTGGCTTACATCGAAAGAACCCATAAATTGCGCAAGCAGTTACAGGGAGCAAGGGGTTTTTGATTGCAGCAATGCATGATTTCCGACCCAATAAAGCTTGTGTAAGTTGATATAACAGACGACATGAGAATTGCCCATCAAGTATCTTACGGAACGGTGGGTTTGAGGGCGTTGCAATTGATAAGCAAAAGGTTGTATGCCCGACTTCTCAAGAATATACCTCAATAGACTTTGGCCCAGCATAGCACACCATATGTTTTTTCTTGTCCCGTTGTTGTAATTGGAAGCAAATCAGTCTTCTAAACTGAGAGAAAAGGTTCAAATCCTTTATGGGACGCCAATTTGTTTTATGTTTCGCTTCTTCATCTAACTGGAAGGATACAAGGCTACGAACCTTGTCATGTGGGTCCGAATCCCACGGAAGCGGCCAATTTTCGGGGTATGGTATAGTGGCTTATTACGCATCCCTGTCACGGATGAAACACGAGTTCAATTCTCGTTACCCTGACCACTTGTTTTTTGATTCTACCGTTTATAATGTTTTTATGCTGACATAGCTCAATTGGCAGAGCAATTGTTTTGTAAACAATAGGTTGGGGGTTCAATTCCCTCTGTCAGCACCATAAAGTGGATAACCCATATGCAGAAATGTATATGGGTTTTTTCACCTATATAAACATTTTGCGGCCTAATATGAAAGGCGTATAATATTCTTTAAATATGAATAAAAAGAAAAAATATAATAAAATTCAGTTCAATGACTTTGAAAATTCAAGGATTAAGTTGGCTAAGTCGTTGTACTTTGCGAATATGTCTAAGAATAAAAAAGAATATGACCATTACGTCAAAGAATCTGGTATTAACGGGCTGACAGAGTATTATTCTGCAAAACTTCTTCTTAGAAATAATTCACAAGCTGGTGTAAAGGAAACACATACAGCATTTGTTTTGGCAGATATTCTAGGGGCAACTAAGATGTATCCTGACGAATATGAAACAAACTATGATTGCATTATTGAAATAAATGATAATAAACCAATTTTTGGTGAAATTAAAACTAATACGTTAGACAATAAAAATATTTCTGAAAAATTTGGAGATTGTATGTTAAATGGAATGGATGCTGATAAACGCGAACAATATATTCGCGACAATCCATATATTGTTTTCCCACTATATACTCAGGATTTCTTGGTTGCTATGGTTGCTGGATATTATTTGGATATGTTCCGAGACGGAAAACCTATGCATGAGTTTGTTCTTGAAAAGACATTCCGTAAGAAAAAAAATAACGTTAACATCAGTTTTTCTAAAGTATCTGGAATTGAAGTAATTTATGTTAATGAGTTGGCAATCCATGATCAAAACGTGATTGATAGATGTTCTAAGACTTTACTAAAAATGATTGAAACCTTTAAAAATAAAAATTTTAATGCTGTTAGTACTAATTTAAAGAAAGTTTCAATTAAAAAACCAGTTGCAACTCAAGGAAAACAAAATAAAATTGAGTCCAATAAACCAGTTCCAATCATTGCTCAAGAAGTTTTAAACCTTGAAAAACTTGCTAATAGATTTGGACACAAACTAGAGAAAATAAAATGACAAAACAAAATTACGCAGCAATCGCAATAGTTCTAGATGAAAGTTCATCAATGGGGCGCGTTGCATCAGACACTGTTGGTGGATTAAACCAATTCATCACTGAACAAAAGAATTTGCAAGGTGAAGTCAGCTTCACTCTTAATAAATTTAGTGACTCCGTTAGATCATTATTTGATTTCGTAAATATCAACACTATTCCAACATTAGAATATCAAAAGCATTATTATCCAAATGGAAATACTGCTTTGTATGATGCCATCAATGAAACAATTGATTCCATTGGTAGAAAGCTATCACAAATGAATGAATGGGATCGTCCATCAAAGGTTATCGTTGCCATCTTGACTGACGGTGAAGAAAATATGAGTAGAACGGCTACAGCAAAGACGATTGCTGAAAAGATCAGACATCAAGAAGAAGTTTATAATTGGGAATTTGTATTTTTGGGTGCTAATCAAGATGCAATTTTGAGTGCTCAACGAATTGGTATTGCTAAGGGTTCATCAATGACTTACGCAGGATCATCTGCGGGTACAAAGAGTGCCATTGATACATTAGGTAAGAGTGTTACCCGTTCACGTTCATTTGGTAGTAAGGCTGCATTCACTGATCAAGATGTAACAGAATATAACAATTCTCTTGCAGCACCTGTACAAAAATCATTGTCAGCTCCTACACCAACTCCTGCATCAGTTCAAGTACAAGTGAACGTCCAAGGTTCATTGCCACATTGGGCAAATCAACCAAGAGACAACAAGGGCAGATATAGCAAGTAAACGCTTGACATATCATCGCTCAGGATACAATTAACCTTAACAAAGAGATTATATTATGCGCGATGATATGGACAAAGTGATTGTTGAGAGTTCTAGGCGTGGATGCTATGAATGCGGAGAGAAATCAGCCGCATATTATGAAAGTCGTTTGCGTTCCAAATGGAAATCAGAATTTGAGGATGGGGATGATGTTGATGATCTTCCTCATTATCAAAGCAATACCCGTAAATTTGGTTATAATAAGCGTACGCTTTCTGATCATCTTTCTCCTCTGAAAAGATTTATCAAAAGCAAAATTGGTAAGAAGTGGGATAATGTTTTTGCTGAAATTTGTGAGAAGAACAATAGCAATTCTGTAGTGCAGAATCATGTTCGTGAACACGCATTGCAATACGTTGCATTGAATGTTGTGATGATTGATAATATTCCTCATCAAGTGGCAGAATATAGGGCCGCTGGCTTTTCACCAATTTATAAGTCCAGATATAGTTATTTGGCGTGGGTTCATCCCGAAACTAATGAATTGATGGCGATGCTTGATGCGCCTGAAAAAAGAGTAGTTTCCAAATCAAGCTATGAACGTGTAGAGATTGATGATGAACACCAATTGCACAAAATTAAGGGCATTTGGTACATGATTCATATTCGTCATCGTATGTATGATTTTGAATATGGTGATGTTCTTCTGGATTTTTCACGTATTTCTAACATTGACTGGAAAATTCGTGAATTTAACAGAAGTGTTATTAGATCAGATGCTAGACAGGATCGTATCCGTGTTTATGGTAGTCCATTTGCATATGGATATAAGAAGGAACAGATTGGTCATAAGCTGCTCCGTAAGTATAATTTGAAAAACGATTGATAATTTGGTCCACCCATTCTATAATGGGTGAATGGATCTAATTAGTGATTTTGCTGGTAAACCTGTAAAAATAGCATTTGTTGGTAGTTGCATTACTGAGGGATTTGGTTTAGCTAATCCTGATGATGAACGCTTTTCAAGATTATTTTGCAATTGGTTTTCTGATAAATTTGTAAATTCTCAAGTAATTGAAATGAATCTAGGATATCCTAGAAACTCATCAATTCATTTATCAGTATATTTCATGGAGGCTATTTTAAAAGAAAAGCCAGATATTTTATTATTAGAGATTGCGGGTGAAGATTGGCATCTACCATCAGAATCGGGTAGAATGTGGTTAGAAACTGCAATTCGTTTGATTAGAACGCATTTGCCATCAACATTTATTTTCAATATATATCCATATGGTGGTTTCTTAACGAAGCATTATCAGGGTTTAGAACGTCATCAATTAGATAAATGGTATCGTCCAATTATGAATACATATGGTATTCCAACAATAGATGTTGGACAATATCTCTGGAAAGGTGAACAACTTTCAAAATGGGCAATTGATGATTTGATGCAAGATGCCCGTTGGCATCCAAATAATTTTGGACATGCGGCATATGCTAAAGCATTGACAGATTTTATTGAAGAGAATATTTTTGCAATTGAGCACAAATCAGTACCAGCACGTATTGATGGTAATTTTTTAATAGATACTCCTCGTACCAATGAATTTTCTCCAACTGGTGGATGGAAAAAGATACCTTGGAACGATTATGGAAATCGCGAGTTCAATTTGTTTGAATCGTTCCAAAAGGGTGTTCCATTATTTGGTATTTTTAGAGGAAGTGTGTTTGGATTGTATTGGTTATCAACAAAGAGTTCAGGAAAAATAGCAGTATCAATTGATGGTGGTAAACAGGCTTGGCTCATTGATTTATGGAATAAATCTTATGCACAAAATCCAGGATTAAATGGTTCAATTCTAACAACTGAATTGACTAATGATGTTCACACATTCTCAATAATTGCATATGACAGCAAGAATGAAAAGAGTGAAGGATATGATGTAAGTTTGGCGTATTACTTCACAGGAAACCGTATTTAGTAAAAATATTTATAAATAGTCGTAGTAGGAGCAACTACTATGAACATCTTGTATAAATATTCTCTTCAAGTCTTTTTAATTGTAAGCATATTTGTTACAAGTGGTTGTTTACGTTCTTCAAGTGAAGAATATGCAATTAAGCAGTTACGTAACGATAGTGAAGTTGCTAAATCAGCACAATATCCTGGTGGTGTATCGCCAGATGATGCATTGCGTTTCATTGCATATACATCAGATGCAGCGGCTAATAAAATTGATCCCGATCATGAAATACAAGCAACATCAACTGCACAACAAATTGTTGATGCTGAAAAGATAAAGCAACCAGGTCAACAAAATACTGAATTAGTTAAAATTTCAAACTTTGTTAGTCAAGGTCCACAAGGGTTTGGTGCTATAGGATGGGCTTCTATTCTTGGATTTGGTGCTATGGCTGCAGGTTTTGTTGGTAAATTTATGGGTCCACCATTTAATATCATTGGTTCATCAATTCAAATGGTAGCACAACGCTGCTTACCAAATTACGATGCAAACAAAAAGGCTGCTGTTGGTGCAATTACATCTGTTGATGTTCTTTTGAGTAATTTTGATGATGTATTTAGTGCCTTAGATCCTGACGCAAAAGAAAAATTGAAAGCACAATGTGGTGGTAAAGATCCTGTTGATTGGGCTAAATCAGTTCTAAGTGATGCACAACATGATTTAGGTTATCAAGATGATGTTTCAAACTTGATCACTGAAATGAAAAAGAATATTAAGACTAAAGGTGGATATTTGGCAGTTGATGATGTTGGAGCAGATGCATTTGTTAAGAAGCATGTATAAAATTTGTTGAGGTTAATAAAAATATGAGTAGCATAACAAGCCAAATGTACAAGATCATAGAAATTCGTTCTCTTAATGATTTACATGATCTTGAACTAATTGATGAATCATTGATTAAAGAAAAATGGATTGTTTTTGATATGTCAGCTTTACATGTTGTTAATTCAACATTTATTTCGTTTATTAACTTCAGCAATGGCCGAGTAATTGCATTATTGAATCCAACAACAAGAGCTTTAAATATATTGAAGGCATTAGGCGTAGATAAATTGATTAAAATTGTCTATTCCTATGCAGAAATAGATGAAATAGTTGCTAAGAAAAATTCTTGATTTTGTTTCTATAAAACGATAAAATCGTTGGTATGAAAACGAAGCTTGTACCATTTAAAATAATAAAACAAAAAGAAGACAAAAAATTTAAGAAAACATATGTAGTTGTTTTCGTAGATTCTATTGACGGTTCATCATTTACTGTTGGTTTTGATAAAAAGCCGACATCCGCACAATTGAATTCTGCCCTTAATGATGTTGATAATGGTAATGAAATAGTTGCTATTTTGGAGGTTGAACACTAATGCCTTATATTAAACAAGAAAATCGCAGTAAATATTTTGATCATGCACAAGCGATTGCTAAGGAAGCAACTGTTGCTGGTGATTTAAATTATGCAATTACTGAAATGGTTCATGCATACATTCGTAAGAAGGGTGTTAGTTATGCAGTTCTCAACGAAGTAATTGGCGCATTAGAATGCTCTAAAATTGAATTATATCGTCGCCAAGTTGCAGGATATGAAGATACTTGTATTGAAAAGAATGGCGATACAACAAGCATTTATCCCGAACTTCAAAATATACCAAAAGTTGATGTTTGTCCTGAGCCAGTTATTCCAAATCGTAATGGTGGCGGAGAATCTCACTAATGGAATATCTCAAAGGTAAAACTTGCTATCTCTGCGGTCCAATTGCAGCAGCATCAAGTACTGAAATGAGTAATTGGCGAGAAGGAATAAAGCCATTCCTTGCTGATCTTGGTGTGAATGTATTGGATCCATTGAAGAAAGATAAAGAGGGTCTTGCAGAAACACCAGAGGAACGCCAACGCTTTAAAGATTTGATCATGCAAGAAAAATGGGAAGAACACAAAAAATTGTTTTGGCCTGTTGCGCGTTGGGATTTGCGTTCGGTTGATAAAAGCGATTTCATCATTGTGAATTACAATCCTGAAATTCCAACAGTTGGGACCTGGCACGAAGTAGTTATGGCCTCGCATATTCAAAAGAAACCTGTCCTTCTTAAATATGATCGCAGTCAATTGGATAAGTTCAATTTTTGGGTTCCAGTCCTTGTTAAGAGTCAACATCTATTTCCTACATGGGATAAATTGAAAGAAGAACTCAATAAAGTTGACCAAGGACAATTTGACACGTCATATTGGACGCTATAATTCAACGACTATGATTTTTAAAGATTCCTCTGGCAAATGGCACCTTGCAATATTTGAAGATATGAATGGTGGTATTTCTATTGATAGAGAATTACCTAAATGGAAAAAATTTGTTGAAGATAGAAATAGTATGGATAAAGATGCACCAACATCATCGGGTGAAATCGTTATGCGTCCTGTATTCAATCAAATAGAAGGAAATGGTTTTACAAATCAAACCTCAGCTTTTCAAAGATTTAATGCAGTAGATTCCTTGGGAATAATAAATTATCAACCTCATAAGCGTTCACTATTTTCTGTCATTAAATCTGCAATTCTATATTGGCGAGAAGAAAATGATTATGGGAAGCAAGCTAAAGCGGTAAAAGAAGTTGATGTTGTTCCAAAATACGATGCACAACAACTTTTCCATATTATAAAGTCAGGATTGGTTGATTTAAAGAAATATGATAATAAGGTAAAACTTATTCAAGAAATGATTGAAAAAGCAAAGATTGCTGGACAAACTTCGTTGAAAGAAACATACGAAAATCAACGTGATGTTGCTGAATTTGAGGCTCGTTTGTTTGCATCCAACAATGTCAAATATTTGGATGAATCAGATGTTGCATCGTTTGTTGCAGAATCTGAAAAAGGTCTACGTTTGGATTACATTAAGAATTTTCATCGTGAAATTCCATATGATATTATTAAAAAGAAATTGCTTGTTGATGAATTGATGGCGTTTGACAATTATGTCATCCTTCATTATGATCCTTCTGTTACTGCTTTCAAACATACAAAGCAAGAAGAAGCTGAAATACTTGCTAAGAAAAAAGATCCAATTTTATTTGGTGTTATTAACGGTAGCACTAAATTGTATTTTGTAGGTGATTGGATTGATGAAGTGTGCAATCTTACTTTTGATGAATTGATTAAAACTTTTGAAGGTAAGAATATTAAATCGGAATTAAAATGACAGAAAAAGTTATTTTAAGATGGCAAGACATATTTGTACAAACAGATGCAATTGTTAAACAGATTGAAGCAGGTACAGAGCGTTTTACCCGAGTTGTGGGTATTCGCAATGGTGGTGTCATACCAGCCAAGCGAATTGCTTTGCTACTGGATGTACCTTATTCTGATATTCGTATAAGTTTTTACAAAGGTACTGATATTCAAACAAAAATAAGTTCAGATAGCATTTCTGAAAACGAATTGGCACAGCTTTTCAATTGGGAAGTTGAACATGTATTGTTTGTTGATGATCTAATTGATAGTGGACGAACAATTAAATGGCTGGAAAAAGTTTTAACAAAAAATAATGTTGAAAATTATTCTATTGCAGCTTTATATGCAAAGAAAATAAGTAAAAATAAATATATTGGTAGTAGAAAACCAGAAGGTTGGTTAGTTTTTCCTTGGGAAGAATCGTAATGCAACCACTTGATGTTTTTCAGAAATTAATTGATCAAGCTATTATGCGCAGGTATATGGTTGGATCACCTGATCCCGATCGTTTAAAAGAATGTTTTCGTAGTGGAAAAGAAATTCCAGCAGATTTATTGCCTGGCGCACTTCTTCAAACGTTGACCAATGAAGAACGTGAATGTTTATCTAAATTAACTTCACATGAAGTTACAAATCGTCGCAAAGATTACTGACCAATTTCTAATGTCAGTGTATTGTAGGTATGTTCTTTTATTCTGCATGAACATCCTGTAATCAGGAACATACCTAAAATAACCATAAAACCAATAGAAATCTTCTTGAGCATTATTGCTTTATACCATAAGCGCATGCATATTCAATGAATTATCTATAAAGTAGCATTCAAGGTAATGATTGATTTTTACACCTTATCTCTATACTTGATACATCATGCGTATCTTAGCTGTTGGTGACATTCACGGAGTTTACGACAAGGTTCGTCAACTTGATTCATATTTCTCAAAAGTTGATCTGGTCGTTTTCGTTGGTGATTACGTTGACCGTGGTCCTCAGCCAATTGATGTTTTAAATTATTGTGCATCAGTTCCTAACAGCATTCGTCTAGTTGGAAATCACGAATTTGCTTATCTGAAAAAGATTCGCAAAGAGAAGCGTGTTTTTCCGGAACAATTGACTGATCGTGACTTTGAGGCATTTAAAACTGCCCTTCTCAACTGTGTTGGTGATACCCGAGACAAGCAGCGCCATTATTTCAAAACCGAACACGTCGGAATTTCACATGCCCCGGCTGCCCTATTTCAACATGATTGGGACAATGTTCCTTTTGACCGATTCTTCTATGGATGGGTTGCTGGTTTTGATGCTGAGGGTAAACCAATTCGGATGAAATTATCAGAAAAATATCCTGGTGAAACCAGCGATAAACCGGTTATCTTCGGCCACATTCATTCACATGTTATTGACGTTGAGCCAAACGCATATTGTGTGGATTTACAATGCGGTAAATCGGATGGTAACGGTCAACTTGGTGCAGTCATCATTGATGATAGTACCGTAGTTGAAAAAATAATTATTTAAGTATAATAGGTATATTCTTTGGTGACAATTAACACTTGTCACTTTAAAATTTATCTCTATACTAACTCGCCAACCAATTGTTTCCTGAAAGGAAAATGCATCATGGCTAATAAGAATCTCTTCGGTTCCTCAACTCCTAAGTCCAAGTCTCCCGTTGCCACTGTGGTAAACCACGCTGGCGGGGCTGCGTATGACCTCGGCGACCGCGAAAAGCTGGCGCAAATGGCCATCGTTGGTACTTTGGGAAATACCTTCTATACTTCTGCTGGTGATCAACTTGCAGAAATCATCTCGCTCTGCAACAAGGTTCCTGCGACTTTCATCGGTCGTACTGCAATCTACGCACGCAAGCACTCTTTCATGAAGGACACTCCTGCACTTCTATGTGCAATTCTCGCATCTAAGGATGTGAGTGTTTTGAAGGTAGTGTTCCCTCAAGTTATCGACAACGGTAAGATGTTGCGTAACTTCTGTCAAATCATCCGTTCTGGTAAGGTTGGACGTAAGTCTTTCGGTACCAGTGTGAAGAAGCTCATCAATGCATGGTTCAAGACCCGTCGTGATGATTCCCTCTTCAAGGATTCAGTTGGTAATGATCCATCAATTGCTGACGTGATCAAGATGGCTCACCCTGCTCCTCGTGATAGTGTGCAAGCTGCATTGTTCGCATATCTCATCGGCAAGAAGGTTGTTACTCGCAAGAGTGATATGGTTAATGACAAGCACGGGCGTGCAACCACTGTCCTTTTGTCAGAACTTCCTGAAACTGTGCAAAAGTACGAGAAGTTCAAGACTTCTGTTCTTTCTGGTAAGGCCAACATTTCAGAAATTCCTGATGTGGAATTCCGTCTTCTGACTGCATTGAATCTCGGAACACCCGAGTGGACTGCAATTGCGAAGAATGCTCCTTGGCATGCAACTCGCATGAACTTGAATACTTTCTTGCGTCAAGGAGTTTTCAACGATTCCAAGATGATTGGCACTGTTTCGGATAAGCTCCGTGATCGCGCATCAATTGAGAAGAGTAAGGTATTCCCTTACCAACTCTTGGCAGCATACAAGAATGTTGAGGAAGGAATTCCTTCGCAAATCACTAATGCGTTGCAAGACGCATTGGAAATCTCAACCGAGAATATTCCAACCTTCGCAGGTAAGGTGTATGTATGCGTTGACGTGTCAGGTTCAATGGGTTCTCCTGTGACTGGAAACCGTGGCAATACTTCTTCAAAGGTGTCTTGTCGCGATGTTGCTGCATTGGTGGCTTCGGCTGTTTTGCGCAAGAATCCAGATGCAGAGGTAATCTGTTTCAGTGATGATGTTGTTCCATGCCGCTTGAATCCTCGTGATTCAGTTGTATCAAATTCAAATGTCATCGCCCATTTGCCATCAGGTGGAACCTCATGCAGTGCGCCAATCCGCAAGTTGAACCGTGATAATGCCAAGGGTGACTTGATCATCATGGTTTCTGACAATGAATCATGGCGCGACATGTCAAATGACTACGGCACTTCGGCTCACGCGGAATGGTTGAAGTTCAAGAGTCGCAATCCTAAGGCACGTTTCGTTTCAATTGACGTGACTCCTAACACTTCACAACAAGTGAAGACTGGAACTGATGTATTGTACATCGGTGGTTTCTCGGATGATTGCTTCACTGTTATTGACCTGTTCGCCAATGGAACATACAATGGTGGTGACTTCGTGAAGTTGATTGACACTATTACCCTGGAAACAAGTCCAGTGGTTGATGCTGCGAAGGCTGGTGTCAAGAAGGCCATCAAGAAGAAGTCCTAAAAACTTCTTGATTCTGTAAATTGAAGAAGTAGAGTGTCTTAAAGCACTCTACTTTTTTATTTTATGACCCAGCAACCATATCTCCAGATTTTTGACGCCCTTAAATCAAACAGACATCCTCACTTGTCATTCGTTCCTAATATCGGAGATTATGAACGAATCTTGTTGTTGGGTGCTGCTGTTCAGGCTGCTGGTGGCACTCTGTATTTTGTTGGTGGTATGGTTCGGGATTATATCCTAGGATTATCAAAAAATCAACCATATTACTATTATAATTCAACGAAGAAAATTGATTATGATTTTTGTGTGGCTGGATTGGCATATGAAAAAATTACAGAAATAATAAAAGAGATTGCAACTTTTAATTTAAAGATTGATGAGGTTGGTAAATCGTTTGGTATTTTGATGATTAATAATTTCTTGACAAAAGAATGTCAGATTAGTATTCCTCGTTTTGACACTGATAGAAATGTCGTGTCAGTAGATCCTTCAATTCCAATTGAAAAAGATTTGCAGCGTAGAGATTTTACCATCAATGCATTTGCAATTGAAATTGCACAGCCTCAACGTATCATTGCTCCAAATAAAACAGCAGAGAACGATGGCAAGAAAAAGATTTTAAAAGCTGTTGGTAATGCAGATGATCGTTTTGCAGAAGATCCTCTAAGAATTTTGAGGGCGTTGCAATTTGTTGCTCGGTATAAGTTGAAGATTGATCCTAAAACTTCACAAGCAATGAAGAGGAATGCTCCTTTACTGCATAACATTAGTAAAGAAAGATTTGAAGCCGAATTTTATAAAGGATGTGTGTCTGGCGACTATAACACATTCGTCAATTGCATGAAGGATCATGGAATTGACAAAGAATTGTTTGGTGATGATTTCAAGCCGATCATCATCAATAAGGATGATGACGATTCTGAATTTCCTTCAATGGAAAAAGTATGGTTGCCAGCATTATTCTTCAATGGTGGAGATTTTACAAAAATAACTGATAAGAATGAATGGAAGGCGTTAATGCATTGCCACCAATGCTTGCACATTTATTTTTACGACAAATCAAAAGAGAACATGGAGCGAGTACATAGTTCCGCTAGAAAAGTTCAAGAATCAATTTCAGAGTATGTTGATTTGTGCTTGCATGTGCATCAAGCAAATAAAGAAATAATTGATATTTTCGATAAGCCATTATTTCATTTGAATGACACCTATGCTCATACATGGATATTGAGAGTTTCAGGTGATAGCTTAATTAAAGCGTTCACGGATATGAAAGTTCCAGTTCCATACAAAGATTTTTCAAAGATTTTTGCATCATTGGCTCATGACATTCAACATGGTCGTTTTTTACAAGATTATAAGTATGAAATTACGCCTGATCGTCTGATAGAACATTTTAAAGAAAAAAAGTATAAATAATGTCAAGATTTAGGAGTTCTTGGCATGTCAAAAATCGAATTTTCAAAGTTTTTCAAAGCCCCACAAGCAAAATATAGTGACTATCAAAGAGTTTTGATAGAAAGTAGTGCTTTAGAGACTTGGGAAACAGCCGTTAAACTATTTAGAGACGGTACATCTAAGCTAAGATCAAATGATATAAGTGGTTATGAAGATATTAAAAAAGCCAATGAATCATTAAAGCAAATTGCTACAGTTCATCCTAAGCAACCAATTGAAGAAGGTATTGCCAAGCTTTCAGAATCAGTTGTTTCATATGAAACAGAAAAGAAACTTGAAAAAATCGTTGAATCAGTAAAAGCTTTTGCTTTGGTTCTTAAAGAAAATGCAGTAATTGCAGAAGTTCCAAAATTGGAAGAAGAAGTTCCTGGTACAGCACCATGCGAACAAAAGATTGATGAAGACGCAGTTGATGATGATGCTGCACCAACCACATCAGGTTCAACTTGTGAAGCTCCAGTAAAAGGTGCATCAGCAATTATTGACACTCCACATCCAGGTCAAACTGGCCCAACAAGTTCATTTGAAAAAGGTTTTGCAGAAGCACGTAAGCGTTTTAAAGCTGGTGAAAATCCAAAGAACATGGCTCGCCAAATGGCAGAAAGTGAATTGAGTAAGGAATCTTATTCTCACGTTACTCGCTGGATGGAAGGTTTCAATGCTGGATGGCAAATGGAAGAAGAGGTTCAAAAAGATTTGAATCCTGCTGCTCCAGCAAATCCTAATGCAGAAGTTGTTAAATAATTCTTTATTTGACGCTGTAGATAAAGTAAGTAGTATATAAGCTATCAACTATTCAGACCCAATGGTCAGGAGTTACACGTTTGTTTCCTAAAAAGAGTTTCAGAGAACAGCCACAGCAAGCCGCAAATGGATTGCGAATTAATGATCAGATAAAGGCTTGGAAAGTCCGTCTGATTGATCAAAATGGTGAAAATGTTGGAGTGATAGGAAACAAAGAAGCGTTGCAGAAATCAAGAGAAGTAGGTCTTGATTTGGTGGAAATTGCTCCAGAGGCAAACCCACCAGTTGCAAAAATCATGGATTATGGCAAGTATGTCTTTGAACAAAAGAAAAAAGTTAAAGATAATACGCATAAAGCACCGGATGATAAAGAAATTCGTCTAACGCCAAATATTGAAATTGCTGATCTTGAAGTAAAGGTCAAGAAAATTCAAGAATTTATTGAAGAAGGTAGTAAAGTTACACTTTCATTCAAATTGCGCGGTAGAGAAATGAAACATCAATACCGTTGTGTTGAAGTTGTCAAGAAAGTTACAGAAATTATCAAAGACATTGCCAATGTTGAAGAAAAGGGTGGAGTCTGGATTGTTAGCCGAAAGGCATAAAAAGTTATATTCGCTCATAAAATATATAAATATGAGATGAGGGTAACATGGACAAATCATTTCAATCACGCCTGCGCAAATTAGCTGAACAATCTTTCGGATATCCTGTTTATGGTATTCCAACTGAAGAAATTCCAGGTCAAACTGTTGATGATGTAAATGATGATACCAGTGTAGGTGGTGGTATTGTTAATGGTGTTGTTCCTGATAGTACTGCACAAACTACAGTAACAAATGGTGATACAACACCTATTGATGAACCACGTTCAGATGTTGAAGCGTCATCAACTGACGGCAATCAAAATGAAATTGAAGATGCTCACGCTGAAATTAGTAGTTTGTTAATTACTATTGGTTATATTCTTCAAAGTAAGGGTATTGTAAGCGACAAATTCAATACAAGTGAAGTTGTTGGTTATATTAATACAAATTTTGGACAAATTCAAAATGCACTTCCTGCACCACAAGATGAATTGCCACAAAATGGACAAGAACCAGAAGGTATAGACGTTGTTGATACAGAAGTTGAAGTAGATCCAACACAAGCCCAACCAATTACCGCTGATCAAGCTAAAGCAGCGTATTTTGAAGGACGCAGACTCTTAGAGTCAAAGAGAACAAAACGTGCCAATAATAAAGGTAGTGGAAAAAAGTAATCTTAATTCAGAAGATACTTCCACATTTTTTTCATCACCAAAAGATTTTGGCTGGCATTGGCCAGTTTTTATAAAACAAATTGGTGAATTATATTTTGGAGTTGATCAACAAGATGGATTTATGATTTATGGTTTGTTTAAAACCAATAAATGTTATCCTGAAGATTGCATTTCTGCATGTGAAATAAAATATAAAAAAGGTAATGGTGAAATATTTAAAGATGGTTCAGTGATTCCATTTGTTGAAATGGTATGTACTGAAAAAAACGAAAGAAGTAAAGGATATGGATTACAGCTTTACGAGGCTATGATAGAACGTCATGGTGTCCTTGTTAGCGGTGATACATTATTTACTGAACTAGGTAAGTTCAATCTATCACTTGGTTTATGGAAAAATCATATTTCCAACAAGGGATCATTGACACTATACAATGCCAAACTAGAATCATTCGATCATTGTGATATTAACCAATTAGCGAATGCCGATATGAGATTTATTATTATCAAGGACTTCTCTGTGCTTTCTGAGAAAGTTAGAAACACTGCCAAGTTTGGAAGTGCGGCATTGATAATGGCTCTTGCGGTAATGATGCCACCTACGATTGGTGGTAATGAATCAACCCTCGTAGAAAATAAAATTTTCTCAATTCCAATCCGTCAAGTAGCACCAAGTCTTCCAATCGTTCGTCCACCAGCTATTACTCCTAAACCAGCATTTGTTATTCCCAAAACAATTGATGTAAAAATTATTGGAACTATTGAAAGTAAAAACGATCATTCTGCTCATAACGAAGGAACGGATGCGCGCGGAAAATTTCAATTGCGTGCTGGTGCTTGGGAAGATGCTATTAAGGGTTTGAAAAAAGATTATGATTTTGATGATTGGAATCACATTAAAAATAATAGTGAAGAAATATGCAAATATTACTTCAACACACGTATTCCTGAAATGCTGAAAGCATACAAGACACCTATTACTTATGAGACGGTTCTTGGGGCATACAATTGGGGTCCGGCAAAGGTTGCCAATGCATGGAAACGGTATGGTAGTGCTTGGATTAGAAAAGCTGCCCCTCAGGAAACAAAAGATTATATTGATTCATATCGCAATATGATTCGCGATAAAAACAAATAATTGAAGAAATAAATTTTTTATATATAATTGGTGCATGGTTGTCTTATGGACTGCCATTTGAAAAATTGCATTTGTCTAACGATTTAAATAACCCATCCGCTAATCGTTCGGATTAAAACAAAGGAGACAAAATGATGCACATAAATGATACGGTTATTTCCGTTCTAAGTAATACAGGCTCAGCATATCGTGAATATGATGTTGCTAAAAATGATAAAACCCGCAGTTGTCGTGTAGTTTTACCATTTGATTCGGAATATAAATTCTTAATTAAAAATATGAATGATGTTGCCATTAAATTGAAGCTTTCAATTGATGGTACTGATATTTTCGGTGATGGATTCATTGTTAATGCATTCCAAAATGTAAATCTTGAACGTTTTTTGAATAGTGATAAAAAGTTCAAATTTGTTCGCAAAGCACATGAAGCTGTTTCTGATCCAACTTCAAAGGATAATGGTTCAATTGTATTTGAAGTTGAAAAAGCTAGAAAATTATTTTCACAACCTGTTAAAGTTTATGATCCATGGCACAACGTTTATGGTGGCGTTTATCCAAATGGAAGTTATTGGAACACTCCATACAGACAACCATCAACAATTTTTGATCAAACTACATTGATTGGTGGTCAAATTCAGCATCAAAATGTAAATTGGGCTGGTGATGATTTAAATAACATTACATTTGGTGCATCAATTTGTTCAGATGGAAAAACAAAATCATTGAATTCTGAATATTCTGCACAAAACAATTGTATTCCTTGTAGTTATTCTGTCCCTACTCCACGTTCTTTGGAATCTGGTGCGACTGTTGAAGGTACAAAGAGCAATCAACAATTTGTTGAAACCAATTTTTATGGTGAAGGTGTAATTTCCTCAATATTCAAATTCAATCTTCAAGGATTAGCATCATCAACCGAGACTGAGGAATATTCCAAGTATATTGAGCTTAAAAAGAAATTTGAAGGTTAATAAAAAATATATTGACATAAGCCTAGACATTCTAAGATAGCCCACATAACAAGGAGACCCTTTCATGTCAATGAATAAGATTCTGCTGCTATGTGGGCTTGGGATTGCTGTTCTCGGCATTCTCATCCTCATTGGTGTTTTCATGTGGGGGCTTGGTGTCCTCAACAAGGAAGCAGTTCTCAACAATCAAGTTCTGGCCAAGGTGGAAGCCAACAAGTCCGAACATGATAATATGTCCAAGAGCATCAAGCAGTCTGCCCAAGTTTCGCAGGCTGAGGCAGATGCCATCGCAAACATTATCGTTGGCAATTCAAATGCTCGCGGTAAAAATGGAGGAACGTTGGTAACGATGGTGAAGGAAGCGTGTCCTACTCTGCCTGAACTGAGTTTCAAACAATTGATGAACATTGTCAATGCCAAGCGTGATACGTTCAACCGAGTTCAGAAGGAATTGGTTGATGTGAATTTGCAACATGACAATATGTTTGATGTTCAGCCAAGCGGATTGGTTCTTTCCATGTTTGGCAGAAAGAAACAGGATATCAGTCATTGGATTGTAACTTCGGCTGCGACTCAAGAAGCGTTCACTACAGGTCAGGATAATGATACTGACCTTGGATTGTCCCCCAAGAAAACCACTATCGAAAAGTAAAATATCATGTCCATGTGGATGTGCATGTTTCTGGCACTGCTACCAATTTCGGTAGCAGTGTTTCTTTTTCTCTTTACCAAGAAAATGCATATTCTTGAGGCACTGATTTCATCAGTTCTTTCAATCGTAATCAGCTTCTGTTTCTATAAGGCTTGCGTTTATTTCGCAACAGAAGATCAAGAAGTTTGGTCGGGCCAAGTAACACAAGCACAATTTATTCCGAAGTGGAAAGAATATTATGAATATGCGGTTTATAGAACCGAATATTATTACGAAGATGTTGCCGATTATTCAATTGATTCAAAAGGACGTAGATACAAATCAGGATCGCATAAAGAGCGTCGGGAAACCAAAGTTTTTGATCATTGGGAACCTACCACACGATGGCATGGCGATTCTTGGTATTATTGGGACACCTTAGAAGGTTCTCATGATACTGATTCTTCTCGGTATCAAAATATTTTGGCAAAGTTCGGCCACGAAGATGCTCGTCCAGGAGATCGTAGAACAACCGAGCACAACAGCAGAATGATTGCTGGTGATCCAAACGATTATTTTGCTATCAATGCAAATAATTACGTTTATCCGACGACAACTATCAAGACTTGGGAAAACCGAGTTAAAGCATGTTCATCAGTTTTCAAATATTCGGAAACAATCCAAAAGAACCCTGCATTGTTTGATTATCCAATGCCAACTGATCAATTTAGTAATAATCGTGTGCTGGGAACTGTTCAAGTTAATTCTTGGAAGCTGTCTCAGGTCAATGCTATCATTGGGCCGCAGAAGCATTGTAATTTAATTCTTGTTGGATTTGATGGCGACAGTTCACTTTCTCAAGATTTGGAAACCAAATGGTTTGGCGGTAAAAAGAACGATGTTGTCATTGTAACTGGAGGAAAAGATTCAGCAAAGCCTGATTGGTGCAGAGTTTTTGGGTGGACTGAATCCGATTTGATGAAAGTAAACATTCAGACCTATGTTTTAAAATATGGGTTGACTGATAAGACCCTTCCAGCGATTCAAAAAGAAATTGAAACTAATTATGCGATCAAGAATTGGAAGAAGTTTGATTATCTTGATCCTGAAATTCCAATGGAAAAAGCTTGGTGGTTGATTCTCATCCAGGTTGTGTATATTGGCATTTACGTTCCAATCTGTCTTCTGAATCCCTGGGATAAAGATGGTAGACGGGAATCATATCATCCTCTAAACCCATTCAACAGGAGTGGACGTTATGGCCGCTAAATTCAGACTTCGTCCGCAAACAATTAAAGTTCCTGGAGGAAAAATTCCAGGAGTGCAACAGCCTGATTATGATAAAATAGTTTTAGTGGTGCAAATCTTCCAATCTCCGGTGTGGTGTGATGCATCTATTGAAGATTTGACAGAATTGAATTTGTTAGAAATGCTTAATCCGAAAGAATAATCTTTATGAATTTTTATGATATTATGGCTGAACGTGGTTTGATTTTTCAGACCACTGATGATAATTTACGAGAATATTTTGAAGTTAATAAACAAATTACTGCATATTGTGGATTTGATCCTACTGCATCCAGTTTGCATGTTGGTAGTCTTGTTCCTATCATGTGTATGAAATGGTTACAAAAATGCAATCATAGGACTATTTCTCTTATTGGTGGAGCAACTGCCTTAATTGGTGATCCTTCTGGAAAATCAGAATCTAGAAAGATGCTTACTGTTGAGGAGGTTGATACGAATGCGCAACTCATTGAAAGACAATTGCGCGATTGTTATGATGTTGAAAATCCATATTATCATTTTTTCTTAAATAATAGTGGATGGCTTAATAAAGTTCCATGGGTTGATATGTTACGAATTATTGGGCCGCATTTCAGTGTTGCTCATATGCTTAGTATGGATTCAGTTAAAAGTCGTCTGAGTACAGGTTTGACTGCACTTGAATTCAATTATATGTTGATGCAAGCATATGATTTTTATTATTTGAATTTTATGCATGGTTGTACGATTCAAATAGGTGGTCAAGATCAATGGGGTAATATCATTATGGGAATTGATTTGATTCGTAAAAAGTTTTCTCAACGTACATACGGATTGACATTTCCATTGCTTACTCAATCAAATGGAAAGAAGTTTGGAAAAAGTGAAACTGGAAACATTTGGTTGGATGAAAAACTGACTTCTAATTTTGATTTCTTCCAATTCTGGCGCAATGTGCCAGATAAAGATGTTGAAAAACTTCTACGTTTTTTAACGATGCGTCCTTTGAAAGAAATTAGTGAAATGGTTTCTACTGACATCAATCATGCTAAAGAAATTTTGGCATATGATGTAACCTCAATGGTTCGCAGTGAACCTACTGCCCGTCGGACAATGTATGATATTAAATCAGGATTTAAAAAATCAGGAGATGTGACTGGAGAAAATATTCCAAGTAAGGTAATTTCAATTGAAGACATTAAAACTGGTATACAATTAAAAATGTTACTGAGAGAGATTGGAATTGCCCAATCAAATTCAGAAGGTCAGAGAATGATCAAGGAAAATTCAATTTCTGTCAACGATGTAAAAATCAATGATATGACATACATTGTGACTGATAACGATATTGTGAAAAATAGCATTGTTATTCGTCATGGTAAAAAATCGTTATTTAGGATTGATATTCGCTGATGGAATATTTGACAGGAAATTTTAGATTTAATGTAAAAAGACTAGGTCTTTTTAAGAAAGTGATTGTGCAAATTGAAATTGGCACAAAGTATGAAACCTCAATTCCTGTTGATAATGACATTCTTAATTCTACTCGTTGGGAAGATGCAAAAGTTGAACATTTAAACGATGTGATGAAAAGACTTCCGAAATATAAATTCGGAAATGGCTCTGGAATAGCGACATGCATAACTGGTAATGTTAGGGTTAGGGAATCTTTTGGTAAATTAGTTGTTCAACATGAATTGACTAAATATGGTGGTTTTGTTAGTGAACACGTTTATTGGTGGAAAGACACAACAATTTCTACCATTTCACAAATATTTTTAGGTACAACATTATGATACTTTATGATTCAGAAAAACTAGTAAAAGTTCGTACAACACAATCAATCATGCTTGAAGATTGTTTTGATGTACATTGGCCTGATGGTCGCATATCGCATTTGATTGATAAAAGTTCAATTACAAGATATTTTGCAAAGACGAAAAAAGAAGCTATTAAGATGCATAATGCTGATATTAGGCGTAGAATCGTTTTTTTCAAAGAAGAAATAAATAAGCTAAAGAGACAAATAGTATGATGACTGGAAAACTTCGTTTTAGAAAAAGTCGTTGGCCTTTCAGCAAGGTTTTAATCCTTCAAGTTGAATATGAAACCTCAACTTTGGATTGTTACGATGATTGCTCACCTGGAAGACCTTATAAGACATGGCGCGATGCTACTGTTGAGGACATGGGTACCTTACATCATTTATTGGGTGAACGATTAGAGAATAAAAGCCAGTTGACATATGATGTAAATCTGGTATAAATATACCATCAAGCCAGTAATGGTGAGATTTTGACAACTGAGACATGAACGCAAATTAAATTCCCAATGCGGGGTAGAGCAGTCTGGTAGCTCGCAAGGCTCATAACCTTGAGGTCGCAGGTTCAAATCCTGCCCCCGCAACCATTTAATCTCAAATGCAGCACAAGTTTACATCGCTAAAAAATATAACTTGAGCAAACTTTGTTGAGATTATTATGGCCCCATCGTACAGCGGCCTAGTACGCATGATTTTCAGTCATGATACGGGGGTTCAAATCCCCCTGGGGCTACCAAGTGTGCGTTTATGGTGTTTTAACGGCTAGCATTACAGCCTTCCAAGCTGACGGTCCGGGTTCAAATCCCGGTAAACGCTCCATAAAGAACCCTTGACAGAGAAATTTGTCAAGGGTTTTCTTTTTTAATGGTTTAGTCTGTTTCAAATGTGTCAGTTGCATGATGTGTTGCATTTTAAAGTGCAACAGGACACTATTTGACAGTGCGTTTTGAACGACTATCATCAAAAGCGAATCAGAAAGCCACCCATATGCAAGATAATCATGAGTATCAGGAAAATGAACCAATTAGCGACTTCTCCCAAATCCCGGTAAGTCCTCTTGAAAAACTCTTGAATGAGGCTGTTGCTTTTGCAAATTTTGAATTAAGCGTTCATTGGAATAGTTGTGTTGGCTTGTTCAAAGCTGAAATGGGTGACAAATTCATTGATAGTGATGAATTTTGGGATGATTTTTTGAACAGCGATGCCGTGCGTCGTATGAACCAATACAATACCATAGAGACTCAGGAACGTATCTTCGTTGATTTATTCTGGTGGCCACTTTCCATGAATAAGGATATGACCATGATGGCCGGTCTATCTCAAGTTGCACACCAATATAATATGACATTGGTGACATCAAAAAGAAAGATCAAGCAAAAAGAAATCAATCACGGTATATTCGTCCTGCAAATTTTCAAAATTGATGATGAGCGGTTGAAAGATAAATTCCTCCCAACAATCGCAGAATTAACAAAGCAATTTGGGCTATGAAACTCAATGAGATAATTGAAGGTCTAAAAATCCTTCAAAAGTATTATGATAATCCTGATGACCATCACGTTGATGCTGATCACGATATTATATACGTCTACGCTACCCAAAAGCCGGTTTCAGAAGAAGATTTGAAAAAACTTCATGAGTTTGGTTTTAATCAACCAGGCTTTGATGCTGAAGCAGGTGAATACAGTCCTGATGAGAATTGGCAATTTTTTCCATGAGCATCATCAATTATGTTGAAGGAGACTGTTTAGAATCAGTCGTTGAAGGACTTAAATTCATTCCCCATGTTTGCAATGATATTGGTGGTTATGGAAGTGGGTTTGTTGCTGCTTTAAATGCCCGTTGGGATGCTCCCAGGGTAAACTATAAGAAATGGCATAGCGACAAGATTTGGAAAGTCGGTGATACCAGCATTCCATTTGCCTTGGGTCAAGTCCAATACGTTCAAGTAGAACCTAAAAATACAATCATCTGCAATATGATCGGCCAGCATATGATGGGGCAAGATGAAAAGGGTAATGCTCCAATCAGATATTTGGCTGTTGCTCAAGCTATGGACCGTGTTCGTAAAGTAGTATCAAAAAATGGAGGATCAATTCATGCTCCTATGTTTGGTGCTGGTTTAGCTGGTGGCGATTGGAATATCCTTGAAGCCTTGATCCAAGAAATTTGGATCAATAACGACATCCCCACAACCATTTATAAATTTAAGTGACTTATGAAATTTTACGATATTCATGATACTCAAGATTCTTCGGATTTTGATAACACAAGGCTTATAATACTTAATTTTTTTGGAAACGTTTTAGATGAATATAAAATTGATGAAGTTTATATAGCGTGGATTGTTGACTTGGTGACATTTTCAATGAATCATGATAATGTTCATTATCATACCGTTGCGCATCTTGCATGGTGTGTTGATTTTTGCAATAAAAACAAAATTGATGTTAATAAAGAAGTTGGATTAGCATTCTTATTCCACGATGCCATCTATATCCCTGGAAATAAAAAGAATGAAGAGAATTCAGCTAACTTTGCAATTGCAATTATGGATAAATTTATTTCTAAACAGGAAGGAATTTATCTTTACAATTATATTTCAGCAACATCTGAACATCTCAAGGACACGCTGTGTGCTTGGTGGGATGACCAAGGCGTTCATAAACAAAATGTCAATCTTTTGATGGATATTGACCTTGCTGGATTTGCTGCGGATACAGAAGATTTTGATGAAATGAATAAAGCAATTATTGCTGAATTTTCTGATCTTTATGAACCTAAAGCATTATATACTGGAAGACTTGATTTTCTCAATCAATTAGATAAGAGAACTTCCTTATATCGTACTGATGCCTTCAAGCCATTTGAATCAAAGGCAAGAGCTAATCTGCACGCTGAAATCAAGAAAACTGCGTATTGTTTAGCGTTAGCTCATGGATAAAATCAAATGAATGGCTTATAAAACAAAAGAAGAAGTATTAACAGAAGTTTTTAAATACGAAACTTTTAGAGAGGGGCAGGGCGAAATTATTGACGCTGCTCTAGATTATGAAACAAATAAAGGTATATTGGCAATTCTTCCAACAGGCAAGGGTAAAAGTTTACTATTTCAGATTCCATCGTTAATGATGGAAGGATTAAGCATTGTTATTTCACCACTTATTTCTTTGATGCAAGATCAAGTTGATACATTGAAGAGAAAAGGTGTTAGTGCTCAATACTATAATTCATCAATGAATGCAAAAGAAAAAGAATCGGTACGAGCCGGAATTCTTTTTGGAATTGTTGATATTTTATATGTTGCTCCTGAAAGATTTGAAGATGAAGCATTTTTGACAATGCTTGCAGAAACTGGAATTAATATTTTCGCAGTTGATGAAAGTCACTGCATTTCACAATACGGTCAAGATTTTCGTCCAACATATCGTAAGTTGGGTGAAGTAATAAAACGTTTAAAACCAAAACAAGTCATCGCAGTAACAGCAACTGCAACTAAAACTGTTCAGCAAGATATTGTCATTCAACTTGGAATTCATAATGCAAAGAAATTTGTTCAAGGATTCTTCAGGTCAAATTTAAATATTAATATAACATCTTTAAAAGGTAAAGGTGAACGAGATAATACAGTAATTCGTCAAGCTATAGATTATGTAGAAAAGGGTATGCCCACTGGAATCATTTATTCTGGTACAAGAAATAACGCAGAAGATATTGCGATGGGAATAAAACGATTTGGTACACATGCTAGAGTTTATCATGCTGGTTTAGGGTCAAAAGAGCGTGAACAGATTCAGAATGATTGGTTTGAAGTAGGTGGTCCAATTATTGCAACATGTTCATTTGGCATGGGTGTAGATAAATCGGATGTTCGTTATGTAATTCATGCTGGTATGCCAGGAACGATTGAAGCATGGTATCAAGAAATTGGTAGAGCGGGCCGTGATGGCGCAGAATCATATTGCGATACGTTTGTGAATATGGGCCAGGATATGTATCTGCAAAATCTTTTCATCAATATGAGATTCCCTGATAAGGATACTATTATCAAGTTATGGGAATATTTGAATTTTGAAGCTAAACATGGGTCAATTGTCAATAAGACACAAGCACAAATGGCCGAAGAAGCTGAAATAAAAGGCGACTTCATCAGTGGATCAATCACAGCATTAAAGCTGTTTGGTATTGTTGAGACTGAAGGTAAAGGTATGTATAAGGTTAAATATGTAGACCGTATTGATGAAAATCATCCAAAATTTGATACTTTACAAAAGAGAAAAAACCATAAAATCAAACTTCTACAAGATATGGTGAATTTAGTAGACAATAGGTCAGACTGTCGTCTTCTGCAAGTTCTTACATACTTCGGTGATAGATCATTAACAAAACCATGCGGCAAATGTGATGTTTGCCTAGAAAAGGAATAAATATGTCTGATACATCAGATACCAAACAAGACACCAAAACAACTGATGAGAAGAAGGAAGGCAATATGCGTATCCATCTTCCAGCAGAAATCTTGAATACATTTGACAAGGATGGCTTCAAGTACATCAAGATTGAATGCTCTGCTATTGAATTCATCAAGCAGGCCATGACTTCGGAATTGATTTACGAATTCATCAATGACACCAACACCAAGAAATTCCTGTGCAAGGTTATTGGTATTGAAACTTTGACTGAATGTTACGACGAATTGCTTCTTTTGGATCATCTGCCATGGGCAACGGTAAAGCCATTCTATTTGGATCACATGGCTCCTGAAGAAATCATGAACACCATTGGTTACGAAAAGTTCCGTGATTACTTCAAGGATGTGATCGAACAAGAGTTTTCGCCAGGAAATGCTATAAATAGTTCTGATGACACCCAAAAGGGTGTTCTTGGAGCTATCAATGGAGCAGAAGCCCAAAACTCTTAAGGAACGACTTCAAGAAGTCTTTTTAGAAGGCTTTGGTGGTACAACCGGATTCAACCCAGGAGTAACAGAAACTCCTGGGTTGACTCGTTTACGAGATAAAATACGTAAACGTAAAGAACGACAAGGTGATAAGCGTAATAAGTCAAAAACAGGTAAAGATGAGGAAATTATTGAAGAAGATCCTCGCGAATTCATGCAGGGTGAATATCGTCTTTCTTTAAAAGAAACTTTCCTAAAACATATAGTTGATTATCTTAATGAAAATAAGGTTAAACACTTGACTGAAGCTTTAGATTTGATGGAAGATTATCCTCAATTAAAGCGTTGGGTTCAACAAGAATCTATCAATCATTTGCCAAAGGGGCATTTCCCCGTCTATGCCATTAGAGAACAATTTGATGAAGAAATTGGTAAAGTAGCAAAGCGTAGTGGCGATGCTCCCAAGATTTGGCATGTGGAAAAACATTCTGCAAATAATTTGGCAGAAAACTTTGAAGATCATTATATTATGGAAACTAAGGTTAGTCCAGATAAGACTTTACTTTATGTTCCAGCATTTACTAAGATGATGGAATCTCTTATAATGGGAGGTAAAGTCATGGAACCTCAAAACAATGTTTTGCGTCGTGCAAGAGCACGTCAAGAAATTATTCTCCCAGGAGATGTTAATGAAGGTATGGTTATTCATGTAGGAAAGAAAGGTATCTAATTATGTCAGTTATTACTCCCTCGGGCGGTGGCGCATCAGACGAAACACGCAAAGTAACAGCGGGTTGGCGTGCAATGATGAATCAAAATGGTGGCCAAAAGCAACCACAGCAACAAAATAGAAAAGTAATTCAGGAAACAGCAGCTCCTGCATCAAATCGTCCAAAGGTTGATACATTTGAAAAGTCAACTGAAGAAGAACCTAATGGTCAATTTGATAGTCGTCGTGCTAAGAAATTCTTAACTGAAAAATACAAGGCTGAAACACAAGCAAAGAAGTTCAAAGGTCCAGAAAATTTGGTACTTTTGAAAATGTGTACATTGTTTGAAAACGAAAAACGCCCTAAGATCAATTACATCAAGGAAGCTGGTTTTGGCGTTTACGAAGTAAGCTGGACAGATCAATAAAAAATAATACAATGTAGCCCTGGAGATAAACCATGGGTGGACCTTGTAACTTCGCTTTTAGAAATACTAAGGGCGAAGTTTTATTTTTTGAGGCATACACTGGTGGCATGAAATGGATGGTAGAACATCCAGGTTTAATTGCCAAAGACGAAAAATATATTCCAGAAATTGTAAAAGAAAATAAATATTTAAAATTTAGAACCAAGTCATTATATCCTGATGGTTATGGATTAACTGTTGTTGATTTTATAACCAACAAAGTCTATACGATGCAAAATTATTCTCATTTTAATGAGGTAATTCCATTTAGCGTTTATAATGATTCTACACAAGGTGATATTGAAAATAGTTTAGCTGCAAAATTATTTAAATTTATTGAAATGAGACGTTTACGACTCATTACTAAAAGAAAATCCGTTAAAGGAAATATTCATACAGTTAATAGAGGTATTTTAGAGTGTAACACTCTGCAAGACTTTATTGATTTAAGTAAAAAATTGTGGCTTAAAAAAGACTATAATTATTGGTTTCAATTTATCTACGATCCTGTAGAAATACAGGTATTTGATAATCCTGACAATAATGCCATTGAATTTAAAAATGTATTGGTTACATCAGGGTTTGAAATAAATGAAACTAAATGGGATGATTTTTTTCAAACCATTTAGTTAAAATCTGATTTTGGATGTGGTGCTCTTAGATTTTCGGGCTTTTGCACATTCTTGGCAACATTCCAAGGATTTACTGCATAAGCCGCAGCATGTACGTTATCTCTTGCAAGATTCCATAAAGCTGCACCTAAACCAGTTCCTGCTGCGGCACCTAGTCTTCCAGTATTTTTTATAATAGATGATAATGCACGTCTAAATGGAGATTTTGGTTCAACAAATTTCTTCATATCAGAATTGCGATTGATCCAAGTTTTCTTTCCAGTTGCTGGGTCAATAACTTGCTTGTGATATTTTCTGAAATCTTTAATTGCCTTCTTTTGTTGTTCTTCATCAGTTGGCCAGGTTTGCATTCCCATAGATTTCATAGCTGATTTTTTGAGAATCATATCATCATATGCTTGTTTGTCTTGTGGACTCAAAAGATCATAATTTGCATCAAGAAGTCTAGCTTCACTTTGCGATTGTGCTTGGCCAGCTTTTGCTTTATCTAATTCTGCTTGCTTGGCTTGTTGTTGCTGTAACTTCAATTGTTTTGCTTGTTCTTTAGCAGCAATTTCAGCTTGTTTCTTTTCTTGTTGTTGCTTTTTATATTCTGCAACTTCTTGAGGTTCAGAAATTTCACGTCCATCTTCTGTTCGGATAGATTCTTTCTTTTTCCAACCACTATTTTCATCAAAATAATATCCATGATCTTGCATATCTTCAATAACGCTTTTTTCGCGTTTTCTTGGAGCACGCTTGGTTGAATCTTTTTGATTTTCTACAGCAATAGCACTTTCATCACCATTTGCATAAAGAATACCACGACCAATAAAACTTTCTGGTGTTTCACCCAAATCTTCTAATGATGCTGGGAATGTTCCATCACGATCAACCCACATATTGAATCTGCGATCAAAAGTAAATCCTTTATCATCCAAATAGTTTTCAACGTGTGGATAATCAACTGCAACATTCTTTTCATCAGTCTTCTTTGTTGAAGCACGATTTAAAATATCTTTAATTTGTTCTTTATCATTTGCATTGTTTACAGAATCAATGTCATATAAGAAACGACCTTGACCTTGCTTAATGGCAACGTTTTTCTTATTGTCATTTGCTTCTGCCAAAAATGATTCATTCATAGTTTGAGGTGTTGTTACAGGTTTCCATGACCATTGCAATGAATTCGGATCCCAAGTATAACCATTCTTCTCTAATTCTTGAGCAACGTATTCTTTAGGCTCAACTGGCATACTGTCATCTGAATTGACTTGAATCCATTTTGGATTGTTGGTAATAGCGGAAAGAATTGCACGTCCAGAAACAAATTGGCGGTCTTCTCCATTGGCAAATACTGCTGGTGGAAGACTCAATTGGTGATTCAACCATATTGTCTTATCAGGTTGCCAAGTGTATTTCAACAATTCTAATTTTGCAAGGATGCTTGCACCATCAATTTGAGGTAGCTTTTCATTTGTTTTTGGATCAGTGATATATGTACCTGCCAATTGATCATCATGTGCTAATCCAAGCAAGTATCTAGCTTCATAATCTTTAATCTTTGCGATTATTTCAAGATTGTGTAATGGATTTGGATCGTTAGGAATAACCTTCTTTGTGAATTCAGGTGCATCTGGATCTTCTTTTTCATCTTTTGCTGGAGACTCTGGATCAACAACAACGTCTTCTTTTTCTTCTGGATCTTTACCACCCTTTTCAAGCCAACGGCCTGATTGAGGGTCATAATTTAAACCTTTTTGTCGCATTATTTTTTCAATTTCATTGCGACTCAAAACGTATTTTCTACCATTTTCATCTTTATCTTTGGCATTTTTTACACCAAACTTACTTGATAACAAATCGCGTGCTTTTGGAATTGCTCCCTTTTCACGTTTTGCTTCATCAAGCATATCTTCTTCTGACATCCAAGAAAAAGCTTCTTGTAATTTATTTTGAATAGTGCCGGGAATTTGATTAACATTTTGATTCATATTTTGTGAATCATGCTTTGATTTTTCTTTTTTCAGAGCACGAAGAATTGCATCTTCAATCTGTTCTTCTGTCATGTCATTGAATTCTTCAACATTTAAACCATTATCTTCCAATGATGTAATAACATCACCTAATGGACCATTCCAAGCATCTGTTTCAGCTTGTGTTACTTGTTTACGTTCAATGTCAGAAACTACATTACCATCTTTATCTAATGTGGTTTCCCATGGCTTGTAATTTGATTCTTTTGGAGGGATATTTACAATTGCTGGATCACCTCCACTTGGGCCACCAGCATCTTGAACATTTCCAACTCCATTTGAAATAGTTGATCCAACAGTTGAACCATAATTGCCACTTCCACCGCTACCATTCAATGGAGTACCTGGTTCAGGAAAACCATAAACAATTGGACCACGGGGAGATTCATCACGTCCACCACCAAAAGGTGTTACACCGCCATATAAACCATTATTTCCATATGTTGCGTTACCATATGTACTGATAAATTCATTGAGTTTGGTTACTTCGTATTTTGTGTGATCTTCATTGTTAGTGAACCAATTATGTGCCAATTCATCTTTATCATCTTCTGAAAGAGTTGAATAAACTGGATGGCGATTAATATAACGTTCCATTTCTTTCCAACATCCATAATATGATGTTGGGAAAACGCGTTTGTCTTTTGCAATAGGCTTTTCATGATCCCATGTTTCTGACAATGGTTCGCCTACAAGTTTATGATACATCCAATTAGTGAATGCCCAAAACGACTTATGTTTTTGACTACCAAAGCGTTCCGTTGCTATTTCTTTGGCTTTGTCCCATTCTTTTTCATGATCTTTTGAAACAAAGGATACTGGCATTAGGTCACTCCGTGAGATTAAAGACTATTTATAACTTTTATCATTATATAATAAATCCAGGAGAACCAAAATTACGTAATTATCTAACTAAACGATTGAGAATATGATCTAAGAAATTATCATCTTCTGCTTTATTTAGTAATTCAATAGCAGCGTGAATACGATCATGTTCAATATCATCTAATTGGTAATATTTGAATTCATCTAAATCTTCAACGAATAGTTCTAAATCATAATCTGTTTTATGAAATGTTATTGCTCCATCAGATTCTACAACCCATTTGGCGGATAAAGAATCTTCTAAATCTTCAACATCATGTATTAGCAGCAAATCAAGCGGAAGTCGTAAACCTGATGTTGAATCTTCTAAAATCTCAAATTTCTTTTTCTTTGGTGAAGAAGCCATTATTCAATATCCCATCTTAGGTAAATGCTCTTTTTATTTTTAAGGTCTAATTTCAAACCAATATAATCAAGCCAGTCTTCATTCTCTTTTAATAGTTGAATGAGGACTGGCTCTTTTACAAGAAGATTATTTTGTTTCTCTTTAGTCTTTTTATTTATGGCCGTGGCAAGCTTTTGAATCCTGACATGACCATAAAATTCGTCTCTGCTTAATCGCATTTCATAAGTATATGCGAAATCGGATTTATTTATATTTCTAGTTCTAAAATCCGATTTGCATAAGCTTCAGTAATCTTTTCCAGTTCGTCATCTGAACCATATTGAGCGCCGCCAGCTTTAGGGTGTCCACCACCAATACCTAAAGATTCATGTAACATGCCAACGTGCATACCTTTTTCTTCTGCATGTGTTGATGCACGAACACTAATCTTACCTTTATTTGGATTTGCGGCTATGATTATATCGTATCCTAGGACATTTATTGCATTTTCACAAATATCATTAATTGCATCTTGCCCACTTTTTATAATGAATATTCCAAATTTACCCTTTTTACCAGGTTCCTCTTGCAATAAATCAATAATCTCTGCATCAGCAATTTGTTTTTCAATATCAGCCCATTTTGATTTCAAGAAAATCTTTTCAGTGTCAGTGAACTTATCAAATCCATTTAGGAATCTAGCAATAAACTTTTCACCCCAATAGTAGTAATACAAGAAATTTAAATTCTTGGCAATATTCTTTGGAAGCTTTAAATGATACAAGTCATAATCAATACAAATTTTTACCAAATTTGTAAGATGCTTGAACTCATAGTTATTATCCATCAACAAATGCTTATAGCATAATGATGCACCACAATGATTGCCTGATGTATCAATAATACAATTACCAATACCATTCAACTTTGCTGCTGAATCGTGATGATCCAACGTCAAGAAATTTGATGGAAAGTCTTTAGCTAATTCAACGTTTGTAGAAATATCAGCAATAATCACTTCTTCATATTTGTCTGGCCAATCCATGACACGTTCAACATATTGGTTGACCTTGTCATAACCACCAAACCAAATATCGTAAGGATGACCTTTACCATATTTTTGATTAATATAGTTCACAATGCAGATGGCAGAACCTCCACCATCTAGATCATTGTGAACTACGATTTTTATTGGTTTTGCCATTACTTTTCTTCCAATACTACACGTTCTTTTTCTACGTTACGATTGATAGCCTTTTCTTCTGAGAACTTGTTAGGAAATCTCAACTTGAGTTTATCAATATTCTTTTGCATGAGCTTTTCAATGTCAAAATTATAAGTTCTGCAAAGTAAAGCGATGTACCAGAATAGATCACCGATTTCTTCTTCTAAGTTTACGGAATCAATTTCCTTAAGAACTGTATTTTCATCAACTTTTTCATTTGATGTAATGTTGTTTAACAAAGCTTCAACAAGTTCACCTGATTCAGTAGCAATACCAAGAATACCATGCAATGTTTTAGCAAATTTTTCGTCAACTAAACGACCTTCTGAGAATGTATTGCCTTCGTATTCTTTTTCACTCAATTCACCCTTACCATAAAAGATAAGTTTCTTCAGCTTATCTAAATCTTCACCTTCTGACACGAAAGTTCTAAGATTTGATGTAAGAACAATATCCAAACCAGGAATAGTTTTCAATCTTTCTTCTACTTTATCAGTAGGAGCATCGGTGCGTGCTGATTCTTTAACATAAATTTTTGGTGTCATTATTTTTCTTTCTTAAATGAATTCACTTCTATTGTATAGAAGAAAATTCAATCAGCAACTTGGAATTGTACCAAGATCCGCGCATGGCAAAAGGCGTGCTCCACAACCTGTTGTATCACCAGATATTGCAGCTAATCTACCTTTTATATTTGGACGATATGGACAAGGGTTTGATGCTACAATAGGAGTAATTGAGTGTGGAACTAAAACCCAAAACTGAGGACATGAGTGTAAATCACCAATTCTTGCAACTGGTTTACCATTAATGGTCAACAAAGGATCACCTGTAATAATTGTTCCACCGTGATCGCTTTGACATCCAACTGTAAGAATTGTTGCAGCCATTATTTTTTATCCTCGTCAATTTGATTGATATGTGGCATCATTGACTCTCTATCAGTTTTTACATGATTTGGTAAATCATCAGGTGAATCAATTGGTCGTTCAGGTACATTGCCAAATAGAAATGTAGTGAATGAATCAATTCGTTTTTGATATTTTGCGTCGTACATTATTTATTTTCATCTTCAATTACGAAGGTACCATTAAAGTATACTTCACTTTCAAGGTTTGACAATGCAGTATTTAACGTATCTATAGCATCTTTCAAAACTTTTTGTCTTTTTTCTACAGTTTCTAGGCGCTGTAATATATCTTGAGAAACGACTGGTTCTTCTACCTTCTTCGTAAGATTTTCAATATGTGTTTTTAATTCTGCAATTTGATCTTCTTTAGCTTTATCAACAACTAATTGATTTTTACTTTCAGCAACATTGCTTATTTCACGATCATCTGGCGCTAATTCAAGAAAAGAATAAATTGACAAATCAATTGCCTTAGAAGTTTGAATTGTTTGATTGGGTCTAACCAACAATCTCTTTCCTTCAATCATGATTGGCTGAATGAATTGTTTTGTATTTGTATATTTTGGCATAATTATTTACTCAAATAATTTGAAACTTTCAATGCTGATTCTGGTAAACCCATATCAGACCACTCTCCAACTAATGTATAACTTTTCATACATCCTGATCTTGCATAATGATTATTTAAATCAGTTATTTCCAATTCTTTTCTTCTACTTGGTTTGAGTGTTGGAAGAATTGCAAAACAGTCTGGTGAAAAACAATAAAGACCAGATACGGCAAAATTTGTTTCTGGCTTCTCAGGCTTTTCTACAATGTACTTAACATTTCCATCTGAATCTAAAGTTGCAACACCAAATCTTTCAGGATCATCAACTTCTTTCAAAAAGATAGCTGCTTTTTGAATATTTGGGTTCATTTCAAAATCATTGAACTCTCTTTTGAAGGTATCACCATAGAAATTATCGCCAAGAATAACGGAAAAATCATCTACACCAACAAATCCTTGAGAAAGTTTCAATGCTTGAGCAATTCCAACTATTCCATCTTTAGGATACATGTTTTGGATTTTATATGTAATTCTGCAATCATATTCTTCGCCATCACCGAATATTTCAACTATTTGTCCACAATGTTCTTGTGAAGTAATAATCATTATTTCTGTAATACCAGAATTAGTCAAAGTTTTCAATGGAAAAACTAATTGAGGAATTGCACCTTGAGGCGTGTAAATTGGTGCTAAGCCTTTATTTAGCTTCTTTGTGAATGGACGTAAGCGAGTTCCGAATCCCCCGGCAAGTATAACACCTTTCATAGATTCTCCTGATAATCTATTATACAACCATTTCATACCATCTATCACGGCAAGCATATGCATATTTGCGTGGCGATAGTGTGTAATTACCTAATGCATACCCATCATTCATTTCAATTACTACCCAATCTTTATGATTAAGGAAAGCAATATCAACAGAATAAAATGTTGGTGGTTTTTTAATTGAATATAATGGTTCTAAGAAAATTCTTTCATCTATATTTGGTGCAATTTTATAATCACCGGTATACCGATATGCACCTATAACATTGTGATTATGAACATAAAATCTGAATTCAGACTGCATATCAATTAATTCATTGCACCATATTTCAGTTGTATCATCACATTCATCTAATTTAAAAACTTCTGATGAATTACGAAGAATGAAACCATCAAATTTTTTTGTCTTTTTTGGTTTTATAAATGTTGCTGTGAATTGTGGGTCAATGACATCTTTACGAATTTTTCCAACTGTTGATGACCAAATTTTACGTCCATATAAATGCATCAATTCATCAGGATAGCATGTCAAATCTGGAACTTTTTTGCCAAGAATTTGTAATGCTTTATTGGTTGATTCAATTGTACCAACAAAAATATCATCAACTGTAATATTATCTAATTTGCCAGAAAATAAATCTTCAAAATGGTAAGTTTTAACTTCTTCTCCTATTTCAAGAAATCCATGATATAGTTCGTAATGATTTCTTGTTCTAGGTATACCATCTTTATCTATTTGTATCCATGCTGTCATCTTATCATTTTAAAATATTAAAAATAATTTGCAAACTAATCCTATAAACAAAAAACCTCAAGACTTGTGATTCTTAGTTTTTTGTAAAGGTTTCCTTACATAATCAATTGGATACGATTCATTAAAATAATGCTTAGTATAACCAAGGTGTTTAATGAGTTTTCTCAATTCACCTTTAGTATTAACTGATCCTATAAACATTTTATTAAAAATAAATATAGATGTGGGTTTGGTCGTGAATGCTATTTCAGGATCACATTTTATCCACTGCGGCATGTCTATGATAAACAAACAATTTTGAGATTTTTCTACTAATAATTCATAATGAATAAGACCCGGGGTTTTTACTTTACTTTTATTTAAAAAACATAAATCTGCATCACCTGATCCATCCACAATGACAAAAAGATATTTTTTCAATAATGGAAGTTTTGATGAATCAATTGATGCAAATAATGATATGTTTGAGTCAATAACCCCATCAATCAATTTTTTCATGTCAGTAATTGTTAATGTTACATAATCTTCTGTCATTTAAACTGATCCAATATTGTTTCTCGTAAACCACTTTTTCTTGCGATTCTGCAATCAATTTCTATAAGTAGAATACCTTGTTCAGCGCAATAAGATCGTAATCTTTCATCGCGGTTTGTTTGATATTCAAATTTAGCTTTTGCAGCCTCATCATCCATGCCAGGAAACTTTACTGGCTTGTAGTGTTGAATTCCATTATACTCAACAAGAAATTTTTCTTCATTCCATTCAAAGTAGAAGTCTCCCCTCATTCTCTTTCCATCAACAATGAAAATTTTTTCTGGCTCAATTATAACGTTTGGAAATAATTCCTTAAGAATTAAGAAAGTTTTATTTGCTTGTGAATTTGGATTGTTAACACATATATTTTTCCAAAAATATTCTTGCTTTTCTTCTTTAGTCATTTTGTCGAAAAAATTTAAAAAACCACCTCGATATATTTTTCGTGATTGTGCTCTTGTTCTTAATATATTATGTTCTTTTAAAAATCTTCTTACAACTCCTCTTGATAGATTAAATTGTTTTTCTATGTCTTGAATTCTTTTTTGTTGATTAACATAAAGGTCAATAATTTTTTCTTTGTTTAATTCTAATTTTTCTTTAAGTTCTTTTTGTCTTATCTCATTAGGTCCATTTAAGACTATATTTTTTCTGTGCAAGAATGCAATGATATATGTCGGTTTACAATAGAATTCTTTAGCCAATTCAACAGATGTTTTTCCATTTGCATATTGATCAACAATATATTGATAATTTTCTTCTAATTTGTAGTATAAATCAGCTTTACGTTTATCTTTGTGATGATATGAACCAGAATTATATCCAGGATTACGTAAAGATTTATTATTAACTTTAAACAGCTTGTTTATTGTTTTATTACTAATTTTAAATTTTTTACATAGTTGTTTTTTAGTTAAGCCTGATTCATAATCGGCATAAATTTCATTAAAGTCATATTTCATACTTTATATTTATATGCTTACAAGATAGAAGTCCCTATAACTTTAACAAAAAACCCAAGACTTTTGATCTTGGGTTTAAGCATTGAATTACTTCAATTACGCCATGGACTCTTCTTAGGAATTGCACTTTCTGTGCGTTCCTTGCCATCGCCACCAGATTTTGATTTGGTTCCAACATGCTTGTAACCTTCATTTTTTCCGCCCATGAATGGTTCTGCCTTTGTTGGCTCCCCTTTGCGGTATGCTGATTCTGATCTTTCGGCACCAGTACCGTTTTGCTTACTCTTTGTGCCAACTGCATTATAACCACCCTTTTTACCTTGGAATGGTTCTTCGCGCTCCCATGACTTCTTCTTGATATTAGATTCAGTACGTTCAGCGCCAAGAGCCGAAAATGGCTTTGTTTCTGATGGGGTTTCTTTTGGTTTCTCGGCCATTTGTTTCTCCTTAAGGAAAGATGTTCAGTTGGTGGATCCTACCAACGAATCTGTATGATTCAGTGGGTATTTATATTTTCTTTTGTATCTTTTGTTACTTTGAGCACTTTCATATGTGTTTCAGGGCTCTTATGATAGAAAGAAATCCACTTTTGAAGCCATTTAACATACAAATGCTTCTGTTTATCTTCAAATTCTTTCTTATTTGGTATAGAATCCCAATGCGTCAACAATAATTCATCAGAAAGACATAACTGAGAATCCATTACAGCATTTTTACGATATTCTTTCTTATTGATTATTTTAGATGCAGTGCAAACAAGTGCGTGGGCTGCTCTAATAGGATCAGTATATTTGTCTACTTTGATAATTGATGATCTAAATGGAGCCAATGAATCACAAAATTGTAGATTATAGAAATTACCATTTAAACTCATAGCTCTGACTGTATGTGTACCAAAACCAGGAACAATATATAAACTATCTTCTTTCCATACAAAAGGTTCATTCTCTTTGATTGGTACTACAGGATAATCAAAATTTGGAGTATATACTGAGATATGAATTTCAATAATTGGATCATCACCATCGTTTTTGAAACTAGGTCTTCCAGCAATTATTCTTTTCATTTGGCGGATTGATTCTTTTTTTCTCTCCTCCGAGTCAAAAATAAATGTTCCGTCTTCAATTTTTTGAAGTGCCAAACGTGCCAAGGTTCTTGGTTTCATAACCAAGTAATTATATCACTTAGTGCCTGAATCTCTAAATTGTTCAGGTGAAATCCATTTAATTCCAAACTTTTCGGCTGCCACTTTATCTTTTTGTAAGTCATCACCAACAAAGATGCTATGATCCTTATCTGCTGGACCGAATAACTCTTCTGCACGATCAAGCATATATGTATTAGGTTTACATTGCTCTCTTGTCTCGGCATAAATTACTGGAAAATCAATTCCAATTTGACGAAGAGTTTCAGCAATACATTGCTCAACAACTTTGCTTCCAAACAACTCACAGGATCGCGCTTGATTGGTTGCTCCGACAGGTTTGAAACCATTTCTAATAGCTTCTGCAATTCGTGCTTGAACCCAAGGAAAAACTTTTATTGCTTCAATTGTATGAGGTGCCATTCCTTCTGTACCATGTTCACGCAAGGTACCATCTAGGTCAAGGAAAATATACTTTACTGGTGTATTTTTATTTTCCATGAATTTAGCAAATGTCGTCATTCCCATTATAATCTTTCCTCTAATGCTGAACGATATTTTACCCACCATTCAACATTTCTTTCGGCTTGATATGAATAATCAACCGATTCTTCAGCACCGGCAATCAATTGCTTACCAAGGGCAGGACCATAATTAACCTTGAGTCTTTTTTTGATAGTCTCGCATTCAGCCTGGATGGTTTCTAGAATGTGTGGCATGTTTCTTCCATTAATTTCTGTTCTAATTTTGCTGTTTGATATGTCTGGTCAAGAGTGAACTTACTACCCTTGCCTATACCTTCATATACTGCAACAGTAACGACCGAATTTTTCAATTCTTTAAAATCATTCTTTAAGGTAGTTGCTGCGAATTTACTAATATTTTCAATAGTAGTCTCATAAGGCATAATCAATACTTTTCTAGGATCAATTGTTGCTCTGAATTCACCTTGTTTACTGGTATATTTCAATTCGCATTCTGTACCTGATTCATTAAACGTTGCATTTTCATGTATGGCTAATTGTTTATCATGAAATAATTCAATAAGATGACTTTCGTATCCTGAATGTCTTGATTCATTAATCCACACTTTAAGTGTTGATCTATGACCATGAATCAAACGTTGGCAATTACCATAGTGCTGCTTTAATCCATGAATATAATTAAAATATTTTTGATTAAGATCATGTTCAGATTTCAAATAAATTACAACAGAATCAAGTGATCCACAATCTTTTTCTTCTTGACATTTTTTCAATATTTTTTCTTGAAGATGTGTTGCGATTGATTCTGTTGATACTGTATCCAAAACGTAAAAAGCATGTTCAGGGGCACTATAAGTGAAATCATCTTTTGCAAAAATCAAATGAGTATCACTCATTTTATGTGTATATTTTTTTGGAACAATAAAACCGTGATCAGCAGTTTCATCAATGACTTTCTTAGCAAATTTCTTAGCTAACGAAAAATCAAAGACAACGCCTTCACCAGTTGTGGCACCAATAAATTCTATGCCAACCGTCCAGGAATAACCAATCGCTCCTCTTGCAGGGTGCCAGATTGCGCAATCGAGAATAGTTAAATCCTCGATGAATAGTGAGAAAACATCTTTCATAAGATACCTTTTGTACAATTATATATTAGTCTAACCGATTTGCAAGATTAATCGCCTAAATTCTTAATTCGCTTCCATGATTCCATAATCTTTTGTCTCATGGCAAGTTTGTTAAGAGTTTGACGTATTTGTTGCTCATCTTGGAAGCCAACAAGTCTAGCCAACTCTTTTGGATGTACAACAGAATCATCTGTAAATACTAGAGTAGGAAATCTAGAAATCTTCCAACGTGGTGAAATATCTTTTCTTTCAATAGGGATTACTGTAATAGCAGATGGAGGAAAACGTTGAAGAACTGATTCTTGACGTTTGCACCATTGACAGCCTTTCATATTGAAAAATAGGATGTTCACTTTTTATTATCTTTCTTTATTTTAGGATTGAGAACTTTTTTAACAAGTTCTTCCCTATTCTTTTTCCATGGCTTGTCGTAGTTAATGGTAAGCTGTTTCATAGTGGTAGCTATATATTCGTATTTATAGATTTTGGGGATAATCTTGTAAAAGCAATAGAGGAGTTTCTCTTTTAATCTGCGTTTTTATGGTTTATAATAAAAGCTATGACAGACAAACCTATTATTGCTAAAACACCATTGATTATTAACTGTTATGGAGGTCCAAATGCTGGAAAGTCTACTTTTTCGGCAGGATTATTTCATAAATTGAAGACTTTAGGTGTAAATTGTGAATTAGTTACTGAGGTAGCTAAAGATTTTACATGGGAAGAGAATTGGTGTGCCTTAAATAATCAATTTTATACAACCGCCAATCAATTATATCGCCAGGATCGTTTGGAAGGTAAAGTTGACATCATTATTACCGATAGTCCAATCTTAATTGGTTTGTTTTATTACAAGCCAATTGCTCAAGCAATTGATGATGCATTTAAAACCTTAGTTCTAGAAACATACAAGCGTAAAAATAATCTCAATATTTTGATTGAGAGAATGCATGGAAAATATCAACAAGCTGGTAGAACACAAACTCTTGAGCAATCAAAACAGATTGATAATAACATTCAAACATTCTTAGATAAAGAACAATTGCCCTATATTACTGCAACAAAAAACAGAGAATCTATTGATGCAGTGATTATTGAAATAGAAAAACATCTAGGTTATAAAATAAAAGAGCCATTAGTCAAATAAATAGAGGTATCTAACCTATTTATTCCGAGATTATTATGGCTAACAAAGATGACATTTTAAAACGTATAGATAAAGCATTACTTTATTTTTCGGATTTAGTTAAAAATCTTTTTGTTGGTACCGATTGGGATGAAACTGATGCGGTAGTAATCATTTATTTAAAACCTGGATCAGATAAACAACAATTTTCACATTTAATGTATGCAACTGGACTATTTACAGAAAATGATGAGATTAGAGTGTTGTATAAATCCCCAGCCTAAGCTGTAAAAATCTATAAATACTGAACGAAGGAAAACTTCGTGCCAGTATTCCCAGGTATATATTCGGATGGTCGCGGCTCTAGTGGTGGTTCAGGTCCAATAACAGGTGGCGGCAGTGGAAATAATACCATTATCATTTATGACGATGGTAGCTTAGTTACCTCTGTAGCTACTGGTATTGATTTTATTTCAAATACAGTTGTTAGTCTCAGTGGGACAATTGCAAAAATATATATTCCTGATGTCCAGTATGTACCTTATTGGAACATGGGAACAAATGCAATTTCAGCATTTCCAACAACTCCAAGAAATATTTCAGCACCATCAACAGAAGGTACACCATTTAAAATTGGTGATTGGACAGCAAGTACTGTTCATGGTGCGTTTAATACAACTTTACTTAATTATAATTCTCCTGGGCTGATTAGTTTCAATACTAACATGGAAACATTCCGTGTTAAAGTTCTTGATGCCGATGGATTTTCTATAATCAAACAACGTTCACTTTCTCCTGTTACAGGAAACAGTGATACAACAATAAACAACATCAGAATTGTTGTATCAAATTGGCAAGGTGATTATGATCGCTTTAAAGCTAGAGTTTTTGTTCAAATTGATATTTCTGCAATTATCCCAAATGGTGGAAGAGTTTCTATTTACACTGGTCAAGATGGAACAACTACAAGTACATTTACTGATGGCCCATTCTTTTATGATGCTAATCTAACTCCACCAACAATTTCAGGTTTGTCACTATCACAAAATACCATCAATTCATCAAAATATTTGAGTGGTGTTCGTTATTATGATTTGGGTGATACGTTTACGATTGGTATTACTGATATTGATAATATTAATAATGAAACATGGCCTGATAATGTGATAACAATTGATGGAAAAAACGTAGGTTTAAATACATATACACTTTCAGTTAGTGCATTATCAAATTGGACTGCTGCATGGGATAATGTCAATGCTACCTACGCTTCTATAAAACCAATTAATCGTCCATCATATCGTTCTATTTCATCATCACAAAAAATTAAAGCGCAAGCTTATGATTGGTCAGCAATAATTCCTGAAATAAGCTCATCTGGTGTAAATTATTTGATTGATACTTTTACAGCAAATTCAAGTGACATTCTTGAAGATTTTCGTGATGAAAATCAAAGAACTGATTCATCATGGAATGCATGGAATTCTTCAACCGCATTAACAAATACTGATTTATTTGTTAATAACGATGTATTATCTACACGATATGGAAATTGGTCAACTTATCAACCAACAAATTCAGCTAACTATACAACTGGTGCTGCAACACAATGGTTTTATCGTGGATTTAGACATTCTGGCGTTTCACATTCAAATGGGATAATATATTTGAATGGATTATCAGAAGCACAATTTTCATCGGGTGAAATGACAATAGAAATAAGTTTAGATAATATAAATTGGCTTGATTGTTCACAAGATTGGGATGGTACATTAGGACAATTGCCAGACGGTAGTGGATGTAGAATAAATTCAGATAGTGTTAATTTAAACAATAGCAGTCCTGCAATAGAATTTACATTGGGAAGTGGTCCTTTAGGAACAACTACTGCAATGACAGGGCCTGATGGATGGGGGATATATTTCAGAATAAGTATGCCAAGCACCTCAAGTGTTTTGCTTGATTACATTGAGTTTGGTAACTGGACATAAAGGATAACGCATGACAGAAAAAATACAAATACAAAAGAATGGTCGTAATGGTTGGTATCGCGTTATTGTAAACGTTACCGATCATAACAGTGTTGGTGTTGTCATAAACAATAAAGATGCTCGTCAATTTATGAATGAATTGCGTGATGTTCTTGGTGAACCTATTGAAGGTAACGTTGATGAAGATGAAGTTATCATCAAATATATTCCAAAAATTATTGAAAAAGAAGTTGTACAAGAAAAAGTAAAAATTGTAGAAAAAACAATAGTCATTGAAGTTCCAAAGGTAAAAATTATAGAAAAGAATATTGACTATACCGTAAATAATGGATTAACACCTAGATTTGTTGATAAAAATGATGTAATTAATTTTTTAAATAATTCAACTGATGATGAAGTCTCTTACATATTACATAAATGTAATATTGAATTTGGTGATGATAATGAAGTTATTGTAATTGATGACGAAGAAGATATTCCTTTTGGACAAAGAAAAACTAAAATAGTTCCAGCAATCAATAATAAAATTGAAAATCCAAAAGTTGTAGAAGAACATTCTTCAAAAAGTGCTAAGACACAAATAATTAAAAATAAAGAACCATGGTATAAGAAAATCTGGAAAGGCGTATTTAAAGGATGACACAGCCTACAGATCATCTAAAAACTAATTATGGTTTTTTTCACTCTGTTGGCAGAACTTTAACAGAAGAGAATCAATACACCTTTAATAGTTCTTATTCTTCTGGACACGTAGTTTTTCCAAAAGATGTATTACTTTCAACAATTCCATATTGTGCAACACAAACAGATGCTGATAATTATGCGTTTGCCAATCCAACGATTGTCAAAAAATATACACAATTTTCTTTAACTGAAATTATTGGCAGTAATGGTCAATCATGGTATATCAATGATACAACATGGCAAAAACCAATACTTCAACCGTCATTGATTCCAGAAGTTGGAACAAATAATCCATCAAATGGTTTTTTACCAAAACTTTATAAAGGTGACAACACTTTTATTTCACCAAGTAATGGAGTTTGGTTCATTGATCCATTTCAAGGTATAGTTCACTTTGAAGTTGGTTATACGCCTGCCGATCTTGGATGGGGAATTCCAAAAATTACATGTTATGTGTATATTGGTGAAACACTTCAAGATGGTTTACCTGATGGAAATCAGTTTGTTCATTTAACCGGAACTGAATCAATCAGTGGAAATAAAACTTTCGTTGATGATACAACATTCAATGGTGAAGTAAATATCAATGGCGCATATGTCGCAACATTAGAATCAAACAATATTTCAACAAATACAACTTTAGACATTTTTTCTGCAACTAAAGGTACAGCAGTATTTTGGGATATTTTAATTTCTGATGATGCTGGCGATAATTTGAGAGCTTCAAGATTATTTGCCATTTGGAAAAATTCAACATTAGAAATAAAATTAGTAGAAACCTCAACTGAAAGTATTGGTGTAACTGAAGGTGTAAGTTTAGCAGTATCATATAGAAACTCAAATGCTGATATTGCATTAAGAGCTTCAGTGATTTCTGGCATATGGAATATAAAAGTAAGTCGCAAATTACTGTAAAAAAGCGATAAATATCAAAAGCACTAATAAGAGAGAACAAACATTATGTCACATGATTATGTAATTCGTCAAGGATCTATTCAAATTAATAGTTTAGAAGGTAATGAAAATATCTTCTTAACAGTTGATTCAAACGGATTAATTGTTACATCCGGGTTCACAAGTGGAAGTTTCATTACTCCTGCTCAACTTGCTCCTATTACTGCTGCGTTCCAATCTCAAATAGATGAAGAAGGTGCAATTAATACTTTGCAATCAGTGCAAATTGCTGGTATTACTGCGACATACACTCCTCTTACAACTACTGCCGCAATTAGTGCATATTTGCAATCACAATTGGATTCTCTTCCAGTTAGTTCAACTATTGCTAATATCACTGCTCATATTGCTGATATTGAAGTAGTTAATTCTCTCCAATCAACTGCAATACAATCATTGTCTGCTGCTGATGTCGTATTTGATGGCAGAATATCAAGCCTTGAAGATCGTGTTACAGATGTTGAAATTGTCAATGCATTACAATCTGCTGCAATTCAAGCAATTTCAGGTGACGATAGTGCAATACAATCACAAGTTGATGCAATTACTGGTCGTCTGTTAGATGTTGAGATAGTTAATGGTTTACAATCAACTGCCATCCAATCTTTATCAGCTTCTGAAAGTGCTCTTGAAGTTCGTGTAACCGATGTAGAAGTTGTTAATGGACTTCAATCAACAGCAATACAATCATTGTCTGCTGCTGATTCCGCATTTGATATTCGTATTACAGATGTTGAAACAGTAAATGGTTTACAATCTGCTGCTATTCAATCCCTTTCAGCTTCAAATGATGTTTTACAAACACAAGTAAATTCAATTACTGGTCGTTTGACAAGTGTTGAAAATCGTGTTACTGATGTAGAAGTTGTTAACGGACTTCAATCATTAGCAATTGCTGATCTTTCTGGTCAAGTTCTTGATTTGGAAATTGTCAATGGTTTGCAATCTGCTGCTATTCAAGATATTTCTGCAACATATACTCCTCTCGCAACTACTGCTTCAATTAGTGCATATTTGCAAGGTCAACTTAACAATCTTCCAATATCATCAGTAATTGCAGATATTACAGCAACTAATGCGTTGCAATCAACACAAATTCAATCAATTACTGCAAATTACACAACACTTGCACAAACTGCCAGTTTGACTGGACAATTGCAAACACAAATTTCTGATGTTGTTACTGATTTGGCAACAAATTATTATGATAAGCCAACATCTGATTCCTTATTTGTTCATTTGGTCGGAACTGAAACAATTTCTGGCGAAAAGACATTCATTGATAATGTTGTAATTCTTGGTTCATTAACTGTTGCGGGTTCTGCAACATTCTTGAATACATCTGAAGTTCTCGTTAAAGATAACTTCATTACATTAAACTCAAACGTAACTGCAGGTGCACCAGTACTTGATGCTGGTATTAATGTTTCACGCGGAAATCAACCAAAGGCTGAAATTCGTTGGAATGAAACAACTGATCAATGGACAATTGGGATTGAAGGTGATGATCAACCAATTTTGACTCCTGATAATGCTGGTGCATATCTTGATAGTCGTTTTGTAAATATCACCGGCGACACAATGACAGGAACTTTGCACATTACTGGTGCAAATCTTGAAATTGTTGGTGGTGAACTTAAAGTTGATAATGCAACAATCAAATATGGTGAAAATACTCAAGTAGATATTGGCACTGAATTGATTGATGCGTTTGATAATACAATTGGCAATGGTGCAATGTGGACAGTTTCTGTAAGAAATGGTTTAAATGTACGCACATCACAAGTTATTGGATGTTGGGTTGGTTCATCTGTAGAATATACAGAAGTTTCAACTTTGGATATTGGTGATACATCTGGTTTAGTATTGATTGTAGATAATAACGTTGGTTCAAATGGATTAATTCGTTTGCAAGCAACAGCAACAAGTAATGGATGGGTAGTCAAGTCTATTAGAACGGTTCTCTAACGTTTCTAATAGACATTTAACTTCTGGAAAGTGAAAGAAGAAAATGTCAAATGAGTTCAAGACCAAGAACGGTCTATTAATTGGTTCCCTAAAAGGGTATGATGAAAATAATCTTCTTTCGGTTGATCCGAATGGTATTGTTCAAGTTTCATCTGTACAAATTTCTTCTTTTGCTACATCTGCAAATGTTGATGCAAATTTTGTTCATAAAACTGGAAATGAAAATATTTCTGGAATTAAGACGTTTGTAAATTCAGTAAACATTTCTGGAAGTTTAAATGCACCAGATTTTATTTACACTCCGGCAGTTTCATCTAATTGGCAAACACCTATTCCAACTACTGTAAGTGCTGCTTTAGATAGAATTCAAAGCACAAAAACATATTTACTTGGGACTACCACAACTAATGCAATAACAGAAATTTATATTAACGGAGAGTTGAATAATCGGCTCGGGATAGTCATAAATACTACTAAGATGTTTTCCATAAAACTTGTTGCTCGTAGAACTGATTCGGGTTCTGAGAGTGCTGGTTACACACTTCAATGTGTTATAAAAAATGTTGCTGGAGTTGTAACTCTAGTAGGCTCTTTGTTGAGAACTGTTGTTGCCGAAGATTCAGTGCCGTGGGATGTAACAGCGGCGGCCGACAACACAAATAAAGCAATCAATATTTTTGTCACCGGAGAAAACGGAAAGACTATAGATTGGCTATGTGAAGTTGAATCATTAACCGTTTAATAAAAAGAAGAAAATAAAAGATTATGCCCATAGAGATTAACAACCAGGATGGTTCAATCTATCTTGATAACATCGTAGCAACAAATACTATTTCTGCTGCAAATTTGATCATTAACAATATTCAAAGTATTGGTTTTGCTCAACCTAACTTCCCTGTAACTCCGACAGTAAGTGGAAGTTACATGATTTACCATGAAGGTAATCTTTTCCCTGCAACCAATGCACAATTGGCTTCTATTTCTGCTGCACAAGCGGCACAAATCGCAGATATTGGCGCAGTAAACGCTTTACAATCTGCGGCTATTCAAGCATTGTCTGCTTCAGATGCCGGAGAAATTACAAGTGCTGCGGTTGCATCTTTGACTGGTAATTTGCAAGGACAAATTACTGTTATTAATGCAACTGATGCTGCACAACAAGCAACTCTTGCTCAAATTGCAGGTATTACTGGTTCTCTTGGTACAAGTGCATTAATCGCATCATTGACTGGTAATTTACAAACACAAATTACAGCAATTAATGTTCTTGATGTTGCACAACAAAGTACATTGGCGCAAATCACATCAGTAACAGGTTCATTCTTGAACGCTGCTTACTTGGCACCAATTACTGGTAATCTCCAAACTCAAATTACAAATGCTGTAACTGTTAATGCTGGTCAACAAACAACATTATCACAATTGACTTCTGTAACAGGTTCATTCTTGAACGCTGCTTACTTGGCACCAATTACTGGTAGTTTGCAAACTCAAATCACAAGTGCTGTAACTGTTAATAACGCACAACAAACAACCTTTGTTCAATTGGCCGCTATTACTGGTGCGCAACAAACAACATTATCACAATTGACTTCTGTAACAGGTTCATTCTTGAACGCTGCTTACTTGGCACCAATTACAGGTAGTTTACAAACTCAAATTACTGCAGTTCAAGCTGTTGATGTTTCCCAACAAGGTACTTTGTCACAATTGACATCTATTACTGGTTCATTGGCAACAAGTGCATTGATTGCATCTGTATCTGCTAATCTTCAAGGACAAATAAACGTTAATACTGCGGTTGATGTTGCACAACAAAGTACATTGGCGCAAATCACATCAGTAACAGGTTCATTCTTGAACGCTGCTTATTTGGCACCAATCACTGGTAGTTTGCAAACTCAAATTACTGCAAACGGTGTAGTTGATGCTTCTCAACAAGCAACATTATCACAATTGACATCTGTTACTGGATCTTTTGCTCTTGATGCTAACGTTGTTCACAAAACTGGTGTTGAAGTAATTGCTGGAAGTAAAATATTTACTGGTGCAGTAAACATCAGTGGAAATTTGAATGTTGCTCCAGGAAGTATTTTATATGTTCCAAACATTAGTGCAAACTGGAATCCACAACCAGTTGACATAGATAGTGCGCTTGATACCTTGGCAGCAAACAAATATAAATTGACTGCAACAACAACAACCAATGCAGTTACAGAATTATTTGTAAACGGTGATTCTGCGAATAGTAACCGTGTTGTAGTTCCAAATAATACAACATATGGTTTCGTTGCATATATGTTTGCACGTAGAACAGACTCAGGGTCTGAAAGTGCTGGTTACAAATATGAAGGTGCAGTTAGAAACGTTGCTGGTACAGTTACAATGGTTAACGTTGCAAAGACTGTTCTTGCGGAAGATACTGTTGCATGGGATAGTGCATGTGCAGCAAACAATACTTCAAAAACATTGACATTCACTGGAACTGGACAAAACGGTAAAACAATTAATTGGGCAGTTTACGTCACAGTATTCCCTGTATAATAGGATAATATGTCAGTAGAAATTAACTATCAAGACAACACCATATACGGATTGGATACATTAAATGTAACCACCAGCATTTATGCTCCATCCGTTGTTGGTACTATCTCATCAGACAATGCTCTGTTAAGTAGTTCCATCATAACATCTACTGACACGACAAAAGTTCCTTTTTCAGTTATTGGATTATCAGGTCAATCTGCAAATCTTGTTCAATTAAAAGATTATAACGGTTTAATTATTTCTGATTTGGATGCGGATGGTGGTGCATTATTTACTGGTAGTGTTGTAGTTAGTGGCGGAGCCAACAACATTACCGGTGCAGATTTTCTTTGTTATGGTGCAGTAAATCCAATTAACAAAATTAGTGAATTTCGTGATGATTTTATTTCATCAACTGTTGCTGGAGATTTAGGTTGGGCTGCTGTAAATAGTGGTACTGCTGCAGGTAGTTCAGTTACAACAACCTTCGGTTATGATTCTACAAATAAAGCATATGGTGTTGTTGTATTCACTACTGGCACAACATTATCAGGAAGAGCTAATTTAAATCTTGGTACTGATCTTATTTTGTTTGGTTATGGCGAATTCTTCCAACGTTGGCGTTTTGCTTTGAGTGCTTTATCAACAATTTTACAAACATATCAAGTTCGTGTTGGATATATAGATTCAACAACAAACGCTGAACCGACAGACGGTGCATATTTTGAATATGATACTGCAACTTCCCCTAACTGGCGTATTTGTACAGCAAGTAATGGTACAAGAACAAAAACAACAACAAATACAGTTGTACAAGCAACTGCATTCTCAAGTTTTTGGATTTATGTAAATGCTGCTGGAACAAGAGTTGATTATTATATTGATAACATTTTTGTTGGATCAGTAACAACAAACATTCCAACTGGTGCAGGACGATATACTGGAATTGGTATTATTATCAATAAATCTCTTGGTATTACTGCAAACTTACTATATCTTGATTATTTTTACAACAAATATGTAACCACTCGCATATAATTACTAGTATGATCAAATATAGCGTAACTGTTGGCCAAACAACTACTGAATTTTCAGATGAATCTGTTGCAAATAGTTTTGCAGAAACACATAATTCAACTGTTATCACTATAAATGAAGATACTTCAGGGATTGTTATTGCTGAAAAGAAAGTAATTCAAGAATCTTTATTGGAAGAGGCATGGGGTTATATTACTCCATATTATGATCCACCAGCATTTATTCAGATGGTTGATTGGAAAAGTGCATATCCAGACCATCCGGTATGTGATTTGATTGCTGCTGTTGAAAAATGGAAAAATGCAGTAATGTATGAATACCTAATGGTTAAAAAGCAAGCATTATGGAATGATCTTCCATATGATCACGATTATACATTCATTGGTGAACCACCTTGTTCATTTACTGATATATTTTTGGCGGTAAATGCTGCATTGCAACCACATGGATGGACAGTTCCAGATGTTTCTACATATAAGCCTGGAACAAGATAAAAATTGATAATATCCATAAACTATCGTAAAATATATAAATACGATGGAACGGGATATTATAAATATGGACCTTATCAATATTTTTGAGGCTCAGCAAGTAAGCCAATATTTACACTTGGAACGTGTGGAAATGAATGATCAACAATTCATGCAATTGTTGGCAATACGTCCTAGTGAAATCAATATCATTCTTTCAAGAGTGACTGATATTGTCAAAGGTACTGGCACAAAATCAAAGCGTGACTTGACAATGGACGTTTTAGATGTTCTTTCACGTTCGGCTGCTGCCCGTAAGTTTGTTGGATTTGGACTTGCACAAGAATATAAAATTTTTAAAGGTTTTCCAGTTCGTCGTGGCGATCAATTTGAAAATCTTCCTGCAATTGGTTCACAAGTAGATTTTGCTTCACAAGATGTTATTTCATCATGGACAACCAATGCGTCTGAATCAAAGAAATTAGCAACAGATTATGATGCTGATAAAGGTGAACCCGTTGGCGGTATCGTATTGGAAACAAAAGTTGATTCTGGACAATTGCTTTTTGATGTTAACGCAGTCATAAAAGTCTGTCGTTCAAAACTCAATCAAATTAATCAATATAATACACAAGCAGCACCAGGAAAAAGTCTTAGTAAAGAAAATACGAATTTCTTGGGTACAGAGGCTCCATTGTATTATCAAACATATGAAATTGTGACTGATAATACAGTGACACATCTCCGTGTATTTGATACATGGACTTGGGATACTGCTGATGGTAAAAAAGTTCCAAAATGGAAAGGCGATTCATCAGCCCAAGCGACTGATCCAACTCAACCACCAACACCACAACCAAGTGATTCAGAAGAAACTAAAAAACCAGTTTCACAACCCCCTGGTCAAGTAAATAGTGTTCAAGAAAGTAAACTTTCAAGAATGTTTGAAAGTATTGTTGTTAATGAAGCAGGTGAAGATGGTTGCACAGATTGTCAAGAAGATGAACGCGAAAAAGTATTACTTCCTTCTTATCAACTTGAAGAGGATTGGAAAGAAAAATTCAATGGTGCAAAAGATTGGATTCTTAAAACATCAGGATTGACTGTTCGTGGTAAGACTCTTAAATATTTGGATTCTGTCATCAAACAATATGATGCACAATTGGAAGCATATAAAGCTGCTACTGAATTTGCTCAAGAGCTTGATCAAGACAATGCGCGTGTAAGTGAGCTTGATAATCAAATTGCGTCAATTGAGCATGATCGTGATGTAGCACATGAAATTTATGATGAAGTCAAACAAACTGATTTGCGTTTAAGTTTTGCAAAAATTGATGATTCACAAGATGAAGCTGAAAAAGAAGAACCAGAAATGGTTGCAGAAGGTGCATTAAATCTCTTCTCCAAAATTTCAGATGCTAAACTTGAAGCAACACCAAAAAAGAATGCAAAAGAATTGGAACGTATTTTTAATCGTATGATTAAAGCGTTGGATAAGCACTTCAAATATCGTTTGCAATCACTGAAGTTGCAAAAAGAGTTGTTAGAAGCAGATTTCAAAAACTATCAAGGTACCCGTTTTGAAAAGCGTCCAGAAGTACAAAAACTTCGTGGAATGATTGACTATACCAATCAAGCCATAGCAGAAGTTGCCGCAGAACAAAAATCATATGATTCTGTAAAACATCACGCTGATGACTTTTCATTGTTTGAGCCAAACAAAGACAAAGCTGATCAAATCAAGCAAGAAATTGATACTGAAATAAAACCAGAGATTAAAAAAGATGAAATGATTGGAAATAAGACAAAGGATCTTATTGGTACAATTCAAAAAGCTATGGACGATGCATCAAGCGAGGAAAGTCCATTTCCTAATGATGATGTTGATACTACACCAACCAATAAAGTAAATTTGAATACACCCGCAGAAACTGAGCCTATTGATAAGCCAGAAACTGGTGAGTATCCTGCAACAAAAGTAAATCATAAAACTGAGCCATTAGATCCAATCAAGAAAATAAATCCTGGAACACCAATTGAAAAAGATGAGATTGATAGAATTCTCAAAGCATTTGCAGATGATAAACCTAAAGATGCTGAAACTCCTAAAGGTGCACCAGTTACTGATCCTAAAGAACCAGCAAAATCTGTAAGTTCAGATATTGCAAATGCAGTCGCAGGTACACCTGATCAATTGAATGCACCCGCCGCACCAACATCAGTCGCTCCTGCACCAGTTGATGTATCAGCGCCACCTGCACCAGAAGCCGAACCAACAGCAATTCATACTGCTGATGAAAAGATTCTCAAGAATTACAACAAGAACAATGGCGAATTTATTTCCTTTGGCAAGAAATTTGGTAACAAAGCAGATAAGTTCATCAAAGACAATCCAGCATGGGTAAAAGCAAAGGTAAAGGGTAACTATCGTCTATATCCTTCAAAGGATAAGATTCCTGCTGATGCTGAACCATTGGAAAACGTAACACCAGTTGTTCCTGCTGCTACAGAAAATAAAGATGCAGTTTTCACAGATAAGACAATTCAAGACATTGTCCGTAATAAAAAAATGTCTGATCAATTATCAGCACAACTTGAAGACCTAAATAAACAATTCAAGAGTTCAACTGAAATTGATAAAAAGAAGAAGATCATTGCAAAGATAGATGAAGTAAAGAAGGAACTTGCTCCTTATGCTTCCAATATAAAAATTCTTCAAGGTTTGTCAAAATTTCCAGAAGCAACATCAGCTACCTTAGTTCATGATTATGATGTTTGGAAAACTGCCAAGGATGCAGCTTCGCACACAACTGAGCCTGCTGTAGGTCAATCAGAAGTTTCTGCACCATCTGTAGATACACCAGCGCCTGAACCAACACAAAATCCTGATTCATCACATTACAGTGAAAAAGACAGAATGAATGATCGTGAATTGGAACGTCAAAATAAGAATTTTAATTCTTTGATAAAGAAGGCTGTGTTCCGTCTACCAACATTTAAAAGTGCTGCTGATAAATTCCGTCAGGAACATCCAGAAGCACAAGAAATACTCTCAGATGATAAGGTTTCGTATTTGAAAAAATAACTTTCAAATGCGATAGGTGAAAGTATGATTTGGCGCATATGCCAAAACCATCTTTAAAAAAATTAGTAGCCAACACTGCACCTGTTAAGCCTGTACCTGCGAAGAAAGCAGTAAAGAAGGTTTCAAAATCTAAAGAAACTGCAAAAACAGAATCTTTTATATTTGAAACTCATGAAGGCGTTCCATATGCAGTAGTTTCAAATGCAAAATTAATTTCACGTCTTCGTGAAGTTTGCAGTTTTGAAACCTTATATAAAAAAAGAGAAATTTATAAAATTCCAATTTATGAAATTTTCTCTGATGTAGACGATTTTCAAAACGTTCAAACATCATCATATCCTGATTGCAAATCATTCTTTGCTGAATGTGGCAAATATCGTGATAAGTTGATTCAAGATATTACTTCAATGAACAAGATAAGTTTTTTCTTGTTGCCATATTTGTTTAAAGAGGATAAAGAAATTGTATTCTTGCAAAGTGGTTTGAAGTGTGGTGGAATTATTACATCAACTCATGTTGCTGCAGGTTGGGGTGGAACAAGATTTGTTATTAGTTACAAGAATATTGGTTCCAATGGAAAAACTTTCCTAGAAACCAATGGAGAAGTTGAAATACCACTTTTCAAGGGAAATGTGTCTCCAAACGAATTACCAGTACAATTCCTCTCACCAGAAGAAAAAGATAACCTCAATGAAAGAGGGTTGAAACTTGAAAAGTATTGCATTGGCAATCATTATGTTTCATATTCAGGTGAAATGCTTTTCAAAAGCTGGTTTGGTGATCGTTTCAGAAATGCTGGTAAAAAAGTTCAAATTGATAAGGTTGGGTTTGACAAAATTTCTTCTCGCGGACAAGCAAGTGATGATTCAACTGTTATTAAGAACATCTCTGAAGATTCACGTTGGATGATTATTCCTTGGATTGAAGCTTTCAGTTACAAGTTAAAAGATTGGGGTTTAATCAACATTGAACAAGTTTCAGAATTTCAATTTAATCCATTGAATTTTGATAAAATTGTTCTTGATCCTGAAAAGAAAAAGGTTATCAAATCATTGATCACTCACTATAATAGTTCTTTCAAGGATATTATTGCTGAAAAGAGTGGCGGTTGTATCTTCCTTCTGCATGGTACACCAGGTGTTGGTAAGACATTGACTGCTGAAACAGTCGCAGATTATCTCAAGCGTCCTTTGTATCCAATCACTGTAGGTGAACTTGGTACAAATGCAAAAGAACTTGAAGAAAATTTGACTCAAGTTCTTGACATTGTTTCATCATGGAATGCTGTGCTATTGATTGATGAAGCTGATCTTTTCCTTGAAGAGAGAACAGCCAATGACATTGAAAGAAATGCTCTTGTCAGTATTTTCTTGCGTCTACTTGAATATCATCAAGGAATCATTTTCTTGACAACTAATCGTGCCAAGAATCTTGATCAAGCTTTCCACAGTCGTATCACATTGACTATTAAATATGATGCACTTGATGATGTTGCACGTCAAAAAGTTTGGGTGAATTTACTCAAAGCTGCTGAATTGGAAATTGATGAAAAGTCAATTGCAGTACTCAGTAAGGTTGATATGAATGGCCGTGAAATTAAAAATGCAATACGTCTAACCCAATGTATTTGCAAAGAAGATAATCGCGCTGTTGATGGAGAATCATTGGTTGCAGCTATTAATCTTAAATCTGACTTGAAGTAAAATATGGGACATCCGATGGTCGTCCACTGTAAGCATCAAAAATATGATGTTTATTGTGGACGACCTTCTATTTGGGGAAATCCTTTTGTGATTGGTAAAGATGGCAATCGCACAGAAGTCATAAAAAAACATCGCGAATGGCTTTTGCAAAATAAAGAATTGATGGCAAAAATTCCAGAATTAAAGGGTAAGATCCTGGGATGTTGGTGTTCTCCTCAATCATGTCATTGTGATTTCCTTGCTGAACTTGCAAATGATGAGCCAATCACAGATTTATTTGCTTGACATATCACCTTATATCATTAAATTCAACGCCACGGAGAGCAAATCATGGCTTGGAAAGCAGTTAAGTTCAAAGATGGCCTTGAAGGTGTGGAGGCTGCTTTTCCCGGATATGAGGTGATCGCCCATCGCGTCGGTAATCAGACGGATGCTATCGCCAATAACAACAAGTACTTCTCCGCTGAACTCCTGAAGCTGAAAAATGGTCAATGGCTGGTCATGTGCCATTATGGCCGTGTTGGCGATAATGGTGTCCTTGATTACTATGGACCTTCCGATGAGCAAGACATGCGCTCGGAATATGAATCCAAGTGCAAGGAAAAGATTCGCGAAAAGAAGTACAAGGAAATCAAGTTCGTCAAGCCCACGGTTGGCACCCTCAAAGCGCGTGAAAAAAGCTGGGGTGTTGATTCTGCTGAGGTTCCGGCTGATAAAAAGAAGAAGATTACCGAATCCAAGGATCCCAAGACTCCGGCTGTCGTCCTCCATTCTACTGTGGAGCGTCTTATCGAACAGTGGTTTGCAGATTCCTCAAACGCAATTCAATCCAACTCTGCAATTGAAATTACCAGTGAAGGTTTGAAGACTCCACTTGGTATCCTCACATTCGCACAAATCGCCAAAGGTCGCGATGTGCTTGGTGACTTGACAAAAGCCATCAAGAAAAAGGATGATGATCAAATCAAGATCCTGACCAGTGCGTTCTATTCGCACATTCCAACCAAGCTCGGCAGAAAGATCCTGGATTCGGATCTTCTCAGCACCCTCGAAATCGTTGATACCAAGTTCGATCTCCTCCAAATGATGGATGATGCGCTTGAAGTCGGCGGTTCTTCGTATGTCTCTGGTGCTGCGGTGAAATATCAGGAACTTGGTGTGCAGCTTTCCTATCTTGAAAAGACTGATCCTGAATGGATTCGTCTTGATAAGAAAGTTCAAGCCACTAAGGGCAATTCGCACTACGTAAATACCAAGGTCAAGAACATCCTCAAGGTCGTAATTCCTTCGGAACGTGCTCGTTTTGAGGCGTGTAAGCTTGGAACTCCGGCTGAATTGTGGCATGGAAGCCGTAATTCAAACATCGTCGGTATCTTGAAGAGTGGTTTGAAAATCGCTCCTCCCGAAGCTCCCATGACTGGCTATGCATTCGGTAAAGGCCTCTATGCTGCTTCGCACAGTACCAAGAGCCTGAATTACAGCGTGCTGTCATTTCCGAATCAGCGAAATACCACCAATTGCTTCCTGTTCGTGCTTGATGCAAAACTCGGTAAGCAGTTGATCAAGCCTTATGGCGATGGTGGTGAACGCGAGGAAGCCCGTCGTGGAGGTTTTGATTCAACGTGGGGTAAGCCTGGGCATGGTGGTTCATATCGTTCATTGGCGTTTGACGAATTCATCGTCTATACTGTTGATCAGTACAGCATTAAGTATATCATCGAGGTTGAACGTTAATTTATGAGCGAAAGGAAAATGATTCCTGGCCTATCACTTCAGTATGGGCAATACGCAACTGCAACTCTCTATGATGATATAGAGAAGATTGGTGGTTGGCCTATGGAATATAAGTATGCTGGATTTAATCATAGCGAAAGAAGGGAAGTAGGTTTTACCAATAATCCTGAAGGAAATGGTTGGTGGACCGTCGTTGGAAACAAGGATGACTATCATCTTTCCAGAGTTAGTCAGGAACGTCTTGACAAGTACACTGAACGGGTGTGCTACGAATTTGCCAACTCTTTCAGACATTCTAAAATCAAAGGAATTAAATATGACCCATAATTCCTCAAATTGGCTTTTCAAAATTCTTGATGAAGCTGCGCGCCGAGTTGATAACTGGCCTGCAGAACGCAAAAAGAACATTAATTATGGTCCGCAAGATACCACTTCAAAGCACATTGCAAAACGCAAGACGAAGTAGGTCAGATTTTCATTGACATAAGGAATAGCTCCGTACAGTTGAAGGTATGAAGTACTGCATCACTCTTCTTGCTATTCTGTTTCTGTCAGGGTGTTTGCATCACGAGGATCCTGAATATACGCAAGAGGTGAAGTCTGTTGACATCCTGCTATATGATAGCGATTCAGGTATTCCTGTCGCAACATTCACGCTGCATCAAACTCTGTTCAAACAGGATGGTGATGCTTACGATTCAGTAATTAGTATGGAGGCTAGGAATACTACTAGCGAACGAATTTCCGCAAACTTCAAATTTTATTGGAGTGCGCCTGGAGCATACGGAAGCTATTTCGGAGCCCTTGATGATTTGCGCGCTGGTGAAAGAGTTTATTTTGGATACATCACTGAACAAGTCTTCTCAATAACATCCGCCAGTTTTTCGCTTGTAGCTCCTGATGGAATCTACTATACTATGTCATCAAGCGGATGACACAACAAATCTTCAAAATCGATTTAAGAAATGGTGGAGCAAAGGCTCTAATAGCAGGACAAAAAGTCCTCTTATATCTTCATGAAAAAAAGATCCCATACACGATAAATCGATCTCATCAACACGAAGAACACATCATCTACGAATCCGATATCCCTTTCGATCCAAATCAACCCAAGGACCAGTCAATGAACGCTCTCGCAACCCCATCTCTCGTCCAGCGCATCACGGATGCTCTGAACCACTTCATCAATCAGTTCGGCATGTTCACCATGCTGGACATCAGCAACAAGGTCAAGTCTGACGGGCATGGCTTCGTCGGACATTCCGAAGTGCGCAAGGATGGTCGCGCTATCGCTGATGGCATGATCGTCGGTCGGGGATATACGTCCACGGAAATCACGGTCCAGACTCCAACTGGCCCTGCCCGCGCGCTGCTCTATCACCCTGACAATACCGATCCTGCTGCATACCAGAATCGCGCCCAGGTCGCGCTGTCCCTTGGCCAGCAGGCTGCTCCTGTTGGTTCGCCATCCATCGCAGCAACTCCTGCTCTGGCTGCGCCAACGACTTCGGCTGCTGCTCCAAAGGCTACCAAGAGCACTTCGTCTGCTCTGGACAATGAATCGGTAATCTCCAAGCGCAATGATGGTAAGCTGGAAATTCCCATCAAGATCATCGATGCTGCTGCCCTGCGTGATGAACTGGTAATGATCACGTATCATCCGAATTCCATCACTATCGAGGAAAGTGCTGCTGGTGATCGTCGCGCCATCGGCGGCTTCCGTCTCTCGGCTGCCAATCTGGAAAGAGCCGGGCTTGCTATCGCAAGTACTGTCAAGGCAAAGGCTTTCAGCAAGAAAATCGTCCTGTCCAAGGGCTGATTCAACGCTGAAAATCATAAAGCTCTGGTGCGAAAGCATCAGGGCTTCTTTGTTTTCATAAATCCTGGATAAGTTATAAAATATATAAATAAGAAATGGAGTTAAAAAATGTCAATTAAGCAACTTATTCAAGAAAAGTTTGGATACACAGCGGATCTTCCAACACTCAGCAAGATGCATGATGATGTCCAAGACCGTGAAAAGGCTAAAGATGTTAAGAAAGCTGACCATCCATTAGAAAAATATCGCAATGAAATTCGTGCGTTACTTGGTTCAATGAATCCAGGTGAAATGGTTGAACGTATTATTGACTTTGACAAAATGGAAGCACTTGGCAAAAAAGTTCAATTGCCTCCAGCATACTTTGAAAGTTTGGCAAAAATTAAAGCTGAATTAGATGTTGCTAAAACCAAACAAGATAGAGATTTAATTAATTCTGAATGGACAAAGATCAAGGATACCGTTCCATATTGGTTCTTCGGTATGCTTGGCAATGCTGCAAAAGATCCAAAAATGGAAACCACTGATGAAGAGGGTGCTCGTCAACTCTTTGATTGGATGGAACAATTTGGTAAAGAGACTGAAAAAGAATTGAAGGCTGCTGCAAAATATACTCCACATGCAGACCGTGATACCGCAGCTAAAGACAATCTTGATAAGGCAAGAAAAGAACATAAGATTGATACAGACGCAGGCTCCGAAAAGAAACTTAAACAAAAGCCTGAGAACGAAATAAAATAATTCATGATCCCTCCATTTAATGAGTTTGTATTACTTAATGAGGAAGATAAAGTTCCCACATTTTGCTACATGCTTTACCTTGAAGAACCATACATCAGTGAAGCTCTTGCATTACAAAATGCATTAGCACCAATTATGCAAGGTGGAGAAAAAGAAGAACCTGATCATTTCCATACAACTATTCGTTATGTGAAAATGCTTTCAGGTCAAAATCCAGAAAGATTTGTTGAATGGTTGGATGGTTTACCATTACCTGAAATTGAAGCGTTTACTTCAAAGTTTAGTCTATTCAATAAAGGATGCATTGTCACTGAATTAGAATCTCCAGGTATGCATGAATGGTTCAATAAAATAAATTCTTGGATGACAACTGTTGGTGATTATCCCCCATCAGAATATCCTACTTATAAACCACACGTTACTTTGTTTAAGGGTGTTGAGAACGAAACCGCACCAAAATTTGATCCTGCGATTCATCACAAGAAATTCATTTATACGAATCATATTGTTACAGATAAAAATCATGATGTGATATTTGAACGCAAGGTGCGTACTCGCTAACTTCAATTTGCAACAGAAGTAAACTTACATATAATTGTGTGGAGTCCGAAAGACAACATACATGAGTAAAAATAACTTTTTCAATAACGACGACGAAGAAGATGATTTTCCTAGCGAAGATGAAATAAGAGACGCTTTAAAACGTGGTGTTCCTATAAACGATATTCAAGCGTTCATGGTACAGTTACGGCGCGATTCAATTAGGGAATTCAATACCAGGTTCAAAAAAGATAAAGTAAAACTTGATCCACGAAATATTGATCCATCGGCAAAACGTTGGACTGAGGAATTGATGGATACCGTCATTATGATGGAGGAAGTTTATGATATTATCAAGCGTACTTTAACTTGGTCGGAAGATGCAGAATCATTTATATTGACTGATGTAGCTTGGGGTAGAATAATTGATGAGATTTGCCGTAACATTTTCTTCAAAATTTGTGAAGACTTAATGGATGCAGGAATCTTTGAATTACGCTTTGATAAAACGATTGGTCCTAGTGGTGACTTCACATTCGTCTTTACTAAAAAGATAATGAAAAAGATTGCAGCAGCAGACACCAGAATTAAAAAAGACAAAGTAAAAGCTCAAGCTTCCAGACAAATAAAGAAAAGCTTGTCATCAAAAAAACCAGTTGTTAAAAAGCCAAAAGCTAAAGCACCAATTGCAAAAAAGAAGACTGTAAAAAGAGGAAGAAAGCCAAAACAATGACAATTACACAAGAGTTTCACTATTCTGATATTCACTTGATTCCACAAAAGACAATTGTTGAATCAAGAAAAGATTGTAATACTGAGGTAGAGTTGGGCAAATATAAATTTGCGATGCCGGTCTATGCTGCAAATATGAAGTCTGTTATTAATAATAGAACATGTGATTTTTTCTGTGAAAATAAATGGTTTTATACCATGCACAGATTTGAAGTTGATCCATGTCAATTTATTGATGAAATGCATGATAAAGGTCATATCGCTAGTATTTCTATTGGTGTAAATTACGAATCATATGAACAAATAAATAATATGATTGCACAGAATCTATTACCAGAATTCATCACCCTTGATATTGCCAATGCATGGTGTTCAAAAGGTGAGAAAATGATCAAGTATATTCGCAATGCACTTCCCAATACATTTTTGATTGCAGGCAATGTCGCAACAGACAAAGCAGTATTTGATTTAGAAGAATGGGGAGCACAAGCAATCAAAGTTGGCATTGCTGGTGGTTCGGTCTGTACAACAAAGTTTAAGACTGGTTTCCATCGTCCTATGGTAAGTACTGTTCAAGAATGTGTAAAAGCCGCAACAGTTCCAATTATTGCAGATGGTGGAATTCAACATCATGGTGATATTGCAAAGGCTTTGGCTCTTGGTGCTCACATGGTCATGGCTGGCAATCTATTTGCAGGATATGAAGAATCCGCAGGAGAGATGTTGGAAATAAATGGCCATATGAAAAAAGCATATTTTGGTTCAGCGTCAGATACAAATAAAGGTGAATATAAGAACGTTGAAGGTAAGAAAATTTTCGTTGATTATAAAGGACCAATGGAAAAGCTTATCAAGGAATTGAGAGAAGACCTGCAATCATCAATTTCATATTCTGGTGGAAATGATTTGAAATCACTGTATGGTTGTCCATACATTTACGCAAGCAAATAAAGGTTATTTTATGAAAGACTCAACTCTACTCATAGTTATTTTTTTAATATGTTCAACTGTAGGTTTAATTTCATGGTTGATTTATGATTATAATATAAAAGAAACTAGGTTTTATGCTGAAAATGGATATGAAGAACGTTGCATTGTAGGATCTGGTACGACACATTGGGTAAAAGTTAATAAAGATGGAAAGTATATTGACATTGATAATAAATTGGTAGAAACCAAATAATCATGCCAGACTTTGATCCAACTGCAACTGTCCTTAATTCATATTCAACTGTAAAGATGCCTGATGGACAAGAAGTCCTCATGCAGAAACTTGCTGGTGGTGCCTGGGTCACAGTCTCTGAAAGATTGGAACAAAGTATCACCGAACGATTTGCACACACAGACATGAAGCCTCATGACTGGAAAGAAAAATCAGGTACTGATAATGTCACGCTGAAACAAGAGAAGCGTAACATTGATCATTTTATCAAAATGGGTTCCACTACTCACAAACATTTGCATGCTCATTTGATTGAAATTATAGGATCTCCTGAACGTATCTTGGAAATTGGTAAATTGGACAATCCAATCAAGGATCCATCTATTCGCCGCAATGTAGTAAAAATGATTGAGGCTTTGAATTGTTCGCCATGGAACGAGGTTTTGGTAATTCTCAACAAGGCTTAATTATGCTATTAGTATTCCTTGGTTCTTTTATATATGCAATAGTAACTGCCAACCTTGGATTGCATGCCGATAAACAACCTGTTGTGTTTTTCACTGGTCTGTGTATAGTCATAGCCTTAAATTTATATATTGATATAAAACTTGAAGGATTAATCAGAAATGCACGTATCAGACGAAAAACTTCAGACGAATCTGACGAATAAAATTCCGACAACTACAAATTTAGCTTTTTTTGGTGGAGCTTTTAATCCACCAACATTTGCGCACTTGGAAATAGCTAAAAGTTTAATTCTTGATGGCCATGTTCAGCGAGTTTCTTTTTTACCTGCTGCTTTACATAAGTTTAAAGGTGAGCTTCCATTTTTTGAATTAAGAACAAAATTATTGCAGCTTCTTTTTAGAAATGCACCTGACACATGTAAATGGCGTCTTGATGTTCGTAGCTGGGAATTAAATAACTTAGCCGGAACAACTGAAGGGTTGGTTAACATACTTCGTTCGCATGAAGGAATTAATAGACCAACCCTTATTATTGGTGGAGATAATTTTGCCAATCTTGATAAGTGGCACAATTGGCAAAATCTTATTTCATCAACAAATTTGGTTGTGCTCAATCGTGAAAAATTATCTGTTGATGTATTGAAATCGCGTCCATTTTATGATGAAGAACGTCATCGAATTATTCATGCTGATATTCCGCATATTTCATCAACCATGCTTCGTGTAGCAATTAAAAACGAAAAATGGAATGTCGCTGCAACGATGACTCCTGCTAATGTTCTTGATGAAATTCGTCAGGATGAAGATTACCTTAATTATTTGGGTGCTATTTAATTATTTTTCACTATAATATGCAGTGTGAAAACAAGATATTATTTATTTGCTTGGAATTCACCTGATTCAAAGGGTGGGTTTAATGATCTATGTGGTGATTTTGAAACACCAGGTTGGGCATTTGAGTTTTTTAAAAATAGTTCACATTGTCAATATATGGATACCTATCAAATAATTGAGGTACCATCTATGTTAATTTTTCAAGAAGGAGAAAGACATTCATGACTGACGAAGTACCTCCAGTTCCCGAAGAGACACCAAAACAAGAAGAAGTTCCACCAGCACCAAAGAAAAAGGTTTATGCTATTGTTAAACCTAGACAATGGAAATCTGGCGCATGGTTTTCTCAAATAATTGATCCCGATGAAAAAGAAGTAGTTTACGAATGTGTGGATATTTCTAGTAACTGGACTTTGCAAAAATGTATAGATTGGGTAGAATCAAAGAACAAAAATGCCAACACAACAACTCCTACATGATACATATTTTAAATATGCATTAGCAGCATCAGGACTGAGTAAAGATCCATCAACACATGTTGGTGCATGTATAGTTCATCCTGATAATAATCAATTTTCAACTGGATATAATGGTTTTCCAAAAGGAATTATTGAAACTGCTGAAAAATGGCAACGACCACTTAAATATGAGTACGTACGGCACGCAGAAGAAAATGCAATAAGTTTTTGCCCGTTTAATACAAATGGTTGCAGTATTTATGTGACATTACAACCATGTCATAGATGTTTGGGATTGCTTCTTCAAAATAACATCAAAAAAGTTTATTATTTAGAAAAGTATAATAATTTGCAATATGCAAATGTATGGAATGATCTTGCTAGTTATTTTGAAGTATTGGAACACGTACCGGTGAAGTAATTATGATAAAAACATGTGGAATAATTATTGAAGATGCAACCGGTAAAATATTGATTTGTAGGCCGCATGGAATTAAAGATAGTATTGGTTGGTCTATTCCAAAGGGTAAAAAGAATGAAGGTGAAACTGATGTTGAAACTGCAATAAGAGAAACCCGAGAAGAAACTGGTTTAGAATTAAATTGGGCGCATGATGAGCTTGAATTGCTTGGAGAAAAAGCTTACGGGCATAAAAAGAAAAAGTTAATTGCTTTTTGGATTAAAGTAAAATTTGTTATAGAAGTTGAAAAATTGCTTTGTTCAACAAAGACTGAAAAAGGATATTTTGAAATTGATAAATGGGAAATGATAGATCCTAAAGATGCAGTTGATAGAATACATGAGACTCAATCACACTTTGTAAAACAGAAATATATAAAATGACTTGGAAAATAGATCCTGCAAATGTAATAATTGATGGTAATGGTTGCGCTTGGCGTCCATTTCTCATGGAAAATATTGAAGTGTTTAAAATGAATCTCAATTTGGCTATGGATGAAAGTAAAGTTGAAGAATTAAAAAAGCATTTGGGTGATTGTCGTTTAAAAGTAGAGAAGGCAATTGATGGAAACATAAAGCCAGAAAATTTCACTAACTGTTTGCGCAAAAGAAAAATTGAACAAAGCGATTTGGTTTAAGAAAGAACAAATGCCTACTAAGAAAAAAGCTGTTAAAAAGAAAATTGAAAAAGTAGTAAAACCTACTTCTTGGAATTTTCTCATTGTTGATAATCTGTATACTGATGATTTAAAGGAATATAAATCTGTAAGAGTAAATGGAAAAGAGGTTTATAAAATCCTCCAAGAGAGAATTTTTGGTGTTCTAAGAAATCAGACGGTTGAGGTTTTAGCTGCCTTGAAGAAAGAAACTGGCCTTGATTGGACAAAAGATGAACTTAATAGAGCAATCCTCATTGGAATATTGGAAAAGGAATAGCGTATTGACTTAAGGTGGTAATGCATTAGAGTGAGTTCCTACCCTCCAAAGGAACATACATGGCTATCGCACGTCCACATCTTCTGTTGATCGATCCTCAAGTGGATTTCTGCAATCCTGCAGGGTCTCTTTTCGTCGCAGGTTCGCCCGATGACTGCGACCGTACGGCAACGTTCGTGAAACGTGTCGGTGATCGTCTGGCTGATATTCACGTCACCTTGGATTCGCATCATCATTTCGACATCGCCCATCCGATCTTCTGGAAGGATCGCAACGGCAACCATCCTGTTCCTTTCACGATCATCCCCGATGAGGACGTGGTGAATGGTATATGGAATGTTTCTGTTCCATCAACGTTCAAGAAGGCTCTGGCATACACTCGTGCCTTGAAAGCTGGTGGTCGCTATCCTCTCTGCATCTGGCCGCCTCACTGTCGCATCGGCACCCCTGGTGCTTGTGTGGAAACTTCGGTTCTCCAATCTCTTACGGATTGGGAAGATGTCGCTGGTAATGTGGTGGACAAGGTCACCAAAGGCAGCAACATGTTCACCGAACACTATTCGGCCATCAAGGCTGAAGTGCCCGATCCTGAGGATCCTTCGACTGGTCTGAACGTTCCCCTCGTCACCACCCTGCAAAATGATTGCGATGATCTGTTCATCGCTGGTCAGGCACTGTCTCACTGCGTGGCGAATACGGTCATCGACCTCGCTGATGCATTCGGCAACGACGACTACGTGAAGAAGATTGTTCTTCTCACTGACCTCACTTCTCCTGTCCCGGGGTTTGAATCAGCCGCGCAGGCTTTCATCACCAAAATGACTGCTCGCGGCATGCGTCTTGCCAAGAGCACCGAAGTCCTCAAGTAAGGAACCTCCAAATGCCCAAACTCAACGCAGCGGATGACCTGGAACAATTCAAGCTTCCTGGTGCATTCACCTTCTCGGCCACGAAAATCGAATCCCTCGGCGCTGATGAATATACCCTCATCACTGTCGCTGTTGATGATTCGGGAAGCATCAACAGTTTCCGTTCTGACATGATCAACTGCATGGAGGAAATCGTCAAGGCCTGTCGCTACAGTCCCCGTGCAGACAACCTGTTGATTCGTGTCACCACTTTCAGCAGTGCGCTGAAAGAATTCCACGGATTCAAGCCCCTGATGACGATCAATGCTGGCGACTATGCCAACCTGCTCGGTGACGGTGGTATGACTGCCCTCTACGATGCATGCGTCAATGCTGTGGAAGCAACGGCAGCTTACGGCAAATCGCTGAATGCTCAGCACTTCTCGGCAAACGGCATCGTCATCGTGATCACCGATGGCATGAACAATTCCAGCAACTACGGCAAGGATCGCATCAAGGAAGCTCTGGTTTCCATGATGAAGGAAGAATCGCTGGAAAGCATCGTCTCAATTCTCGTCGGTGTCAACATGAGCGATTCTCAGGTTGCCAATGAACTTCGCACTCTCCAACAGGATGCTGGGTTCACGCAATTCGTTGAAATCAAGGATGCAACGAAAAGCTCAATCGCCAAGCTGGCGCAGTTCGTGAGCAAGAGCATTTCGGCTCAGTCTCAGGCTCTTGGGACCGGTGGTCCTTCTCAGTCAATCTCTATCTGAACTTTCTAGTTCATTTAGGAAAGCCATCAGTGTAACAACTGGTGGCTTTTTTGTTTTAGGTAAGTATTTTGACATCCAAACTTCCAACGATAAGATCAAGCCATGAAAACTATGCCTTCTAAAGCTACGTTTTATGATATTTCTGAAACGATTTTGAATGCATATTCAAAAGATAATACATTGGAAATATCTGACAGGCTTGTAGCGTTATTAGTTTTAAAACACAGAGTACAGTTTGATATTTATGCTTGGGCAAGAATTAAAAATAAAAAATCAACAATTCCAAAAGGTCACTCATATAAGAAGCTCCCTAGTTTGAGAAAACTGGAAGAATTAATGGCTCAAATTAATGAAGCAATTGATCAATCAACATCAGTGATGGATATACAAGATGTATTTAAAAATAATAAATTCATTAACGAATATACGAAAATTCTAAAAGTTCCAAAGTTGATTGATTACAAAATGGCTCGCAAAAGTCTCACCAAATAACGCAAGGATATATCATGGTTTCTACTCTCGCAAATCTTATTGAAACTTCCTCTGAATTAGTTGAAGATCATATTGTTGAAAATCTTCTTCCATGTGAAAGACATTTCAGCGAAAATCACAAGAAGAATAGCAATGAATGGTTAAAACTTGTTCAAAAAGAATATGGCGCCCCAATCAGAAAATTTCATCCAGAAGTATTGAAAGGGACAAAAAATCATTCAATAAAAATAAAAGGTCGTCAAGCACTTAAAATTGGTTTACCTGAATTTGCGTTGATTGATCCACATTTACCTTCAATAAATCCAACTGATGAATATTATGGAAATGATTTACAACGGCGAGGCGGAATAACCGTTGAAATTACTAGTGATAGAGATAGAGAATCCAAAGTTGATACTTCACATCATCCATTAAATACTGTTGATGTGAAAGTTAAAGAAAATTGGTTATTAAATGACGACATGTCAACTGTTGCAAACTTTATAACAGGAACAATTATACTAGCTGTTTCAGCAATAGCTGTATTTTCCATTTTTAAATTTTGTGATGAAACTCCACTTAGAGTTTTGGTTTCTTGTATTGCTGGCATTGCATCTATTTTTGGTGGTTTATTTGCAATTCCTTCTGTTGTTAACTTACATAAAAATACATTTGTCAAAAATGAAAGATGTAAGTTACATTTTTCCACTATGCTTCCAGGGTTAATTCCACCAGATGCTAAAAAGAAAATTGAAAAGGCAACAAAAGTTGCAAAAAATGTTGGTGGTGAACTTTATTTGATTGTTGAAGCTGATTGGAAAGTTAGCCGTGTTGAAAGAACTATCATACCTGAAAATAAAGATCCAATCATTGTTATCGTCAAAGGTGATACGATTGCTTATATTGATCGTTTTGATTGCACCACCAAAGAGAATTTGATTGCTCAAGGCCACACCACCCCTGTTTAAAAACAATTTGGTAAATAACTATTTCGTGAGAGAATACCCATATGAATATTGCACCAACCCTTGAAGATGTTATTGTTTCAGTTATTCCAGTTCAGGATGTGAAGAGTACTGAAGATATTCTTCCATGTGAAGAAGGTTTGGTTGATGTACCAAACAACATAGATTTTAAGTGGTTGAAACGATTTGAAGATAAGTTTGGTCACAAGTTGAAATATTTGCATCCAGAAATCCTTAAGAAAAATAAAGAATATACAGTAACATTTCCTGACAATCCTTCTTTAAAGATTGGTTTGCCAGTTTATGCGTTCATTGATCCATTTAAAAGAGTAGAAGAAGGTACGTATATTCATAACGGTACTGATACTGGTAAATTAACTGGAAGGTTGTCATTAAAAGCAAACACGTCAGTAGAATTTGAGACAAATTTAAGCCATTTCTTTCAACCATCTTTCAAAAATTATACACCATTCTTTAATTTGTTTGATGATTTGAGCATTAAAAGTAATATTATAGTAGGTTCAATTATTGTTTTGGCTTCTGTATTGTTCATGTTCTTTTTAAGCTATTCGTTTACTTCTTTACTTGTTGGAATTTCAGTAGGAAGTGTTGGTCTAATAAATATTTTGTCAAATGTTTACAGATTGACTCAAAATACTTTATATAAAGATGTTTATGCAAAATTTGAGTTTATAACTAGAATTCCAGGTCTAATTCCAAAAGATGTTAAAAATAAGTTAAAAGAATTAAGAGATTTTGCTGATCAGAGTGATTATGATAGAAGAGAAAGTTGCAAACTTCGCTTGATAGTTGAAGCTGATTGGAAACTTCAACAAAGCGAAATACTTCCAAAAGATCCTGTTATTGTTCTCATTAAAGATAATATGATTTTCTACGTTGATCGTTTTGATTGCACAACCCTTGAAACTTCTTTGGCCCAAGGCTACACAACTCCTCTATAATTTTTTCTTGATATACAAGAAAATTCTGAAAGAAATACAATTATGACTACTAATGTTCTTGATGATGTTGTTTCCAAAACTAAATATATTAAGGTTAGTAAGCCTCAAGTTGAGCTTAAAAATCTACTTCCATGTGAAGAATGTTTCACAAACTCAAAGAAAGAATTTGATGTTGCCAATATGTGGCTTCAAACAGTTCAAGATAGATATGATACTAAAATAAAATATATTGAACCTGCTATTTTGAAGAAAATGAAAAAGAAAACAGTTTCATTTGAAACTCGTCCTTCATTGATTGTTGATTTACCAGTTTATGCAATGATAAATCCTTTTAAACAGCCAATCACTGATTTGAAAAATTGGCCTGAGTTAGGTTCTGATGCAATTGATCGTGGTGGATTGAGCGTTCACGCTGATATTTCAATGTCTGGCGAATTGCGTTTAAGAACCAATGTTCAATCATGGTTTAATGTTTCAATAAATTACACAAAATCCTGGTTTAGCTTAAACGATATAAGTGCTACATCAAATTTCATACTTGGTATAATTGGTTGCATTATTGCAGGAATAATGCTATATTCTGGAATAACAACTGGTGCTGGTGGCCTTGGACCATTAGTATTTTTTGGTTTGGTTTTATTACTCCCTTGTCTATGTTTAGCTTGGGCAAATTTTGGCATAAAACATTACAATAGTTTCAAAGATAGTGAAGATGTTCGTATGAAGTTTGTCACGCATGTACCAGGATTAATACCTGAAAATGCAAAGAAAACAATAATTGAGGCTAAAGAAATTGCAGACTCTGTAGGTGGCGAAGTTAAATTGATTGTTGAAGCTGATTGGAAGACTGTAGGAGCCACCAGTGAAATTAAGCCAAAAGATCCTTTGATTGTCATCGTTAAAGACGATACGATTGCATACATTGATCGCTTTGATTGTACTACCCTTGAGACAGCCCTAGCTCAAGGTCATACAACGCCAGTATAAAACCTCTTGATTTCTAATAAAAGCTCGCTATGGTAGGTCTTATGACCATCTATAGCGAGCTTGAATTTTATGAGGATATGGATCCAGCATTGACGGTTAATCTCGTCAAGTTTAATCAATATCCGCCAACCATTTTGCACGCAGCAAATAAGCGCCAGAGTGATTTAACAGAAATCCTGTACTTCGGTAAGTATCATGATGGATTTATGTTCTCCTGGAATCTGTATAAGTTGGAAAGCAAAACTTTAGTCATTCATTACAAAACTCTTTATGATCAAGTCAAAGCGGATTTGCGCCGAGCTTATGCTGCTGGAAATGAAATTGGATACATAAACCGAATTAAAGAAGCATACACCAATTTCATGATTAATGAAATTGACAAACACAATGATTTGTTTCATCAGGTATTTAACGAGAGATTTAAGAAAATAGTTAAAGATAGAATTGACATTTTGACCAATATTTGTGTGCGTGATATTCATACCTATAAAATGATGGTGCGTGATGACCGCGATGCGTAAATTGACGGTTCGTCAAAAGAAATTGTGCTCCATTATCCTAAAAATGGGTAAAGAAATTGTTGATCACAATTCTGTATATCAAGAGTGCCATAAAAATGAATGGCGTATTACATATTTGGAATTGTATCACTTCATGCATAAATTGAAGGATAAGAATTTATTAAAGGATCCAAAGGATTCTAAGCGATTTGAAAAGGATATGATCAAATCCCTTGAATTAATTCAGCAAGCATTGCACAATGATTTTGCAATAAAAGAAGAGGATGTACCTAGAACTTTATATATGCTGACCCCACAGATTAAAAATTTAATCCTGGACTCTTCAAATGATTAATGTAGAAATACATTACCATGAAAGAAATAACTCTCCGCAAAGCTCTGGCTCTCAAGAACATCCTCGCCAAGAAGGTTTCCGAAACGCAAAACAAGGTTCGGACATCCAACGTTTCACAGGAAAACAATAAGTCTTCTTTTGATGCCAAGGTTGAGTCTGATGTTCTCGGCCAACTGATCAACAACCTTATTTCGCTCAAGACTCTCATCCAAGAAGCCAATGTTCCTATCTATGGGAAGATGGCGCAGATGGCTGAGTTGAAGTCGTTGGTGCAATTCTGGCGCACGGTTCCAACGGATAACCGCGAGTATACGACGGAGCGTGTTTACGGAACTCAGGACATCACCAAGATCAAGATCAATCAGGTTTTTGATGCTGCTGGTATTGACAAGACTGTCAATGACCTGGAAGAACAAATCGGTACCCTTCAAGAAGAGGTTGATGCTCACAATGCATTGACCAAGATCAAGATCCCTTTTGAAATCTGAGGATGGTGGCAGGCTCTGCTCTTTCTGCCTTTGGGTAAAGAGTACAGGCCATATAATATACGGCACCGATAACGACAATGAACGCGATGCGAAGACTCAAGACTCAACTTGTCAACAGTCAACCATCAAAAATCAATTGTCAAAACTCTTAATCTGTGCTTTTTATTTAGAGTCGGAACGAGCATCCTGCCACTATCTTCTTTCTCTTTTATGACAATACAAGAACTAGTAATCATTGCGATCAATAGAGCAATAAAAAGCAAAGAAATTTTTGATGTTTCTGGCGAAAAATGGTGTTTCGCCAATGCTGAAAATCCAATTGAGGATGGTGACTTTGATGTCATTGTCACTGAAAAAGGATTTTATAAGAGGGTATTAGTGCAGCATGGTGAATATGACTTCACATGGCTTCATTATCCTTATTACAACGCAGATGATTTTTACAAATATGTGATCAGTAAGCTGCCTCAAAAAGATCAAGAAATCGCTTCGCTTATTGGTTTAAAAGTTCCGTTTAATCCTAGAAAAAATTGATAAGTAGTTGACATCAATGGTTTAGATGGTATGTTGTAGGTTACATGTCATTACCATTTGATCCTAATAGACCAAAAATTATAGTAGAAGCCTATAAAAAGGAAAAAGGTCCAAAATTCTTGGACATTCCTGAGCGTTGGCTTGATAAACCTACATGGCGCTGCACAAAAGGCCATGTTTCAAATATGTATATAAAAAGTGAATCTAAAGGTCCAATTTGCCCGGTATGTCAAAAGCCTGTGTATTATACCTTTCCTGAAGACAAGGATGATGTATGAGTTGGGTCAAAGATTCTTTTTATCGTATCGGCCACGATCATGAAGTTTGTCAGGATTTTGCTGGAACTTCAAAATCAGCAACTGATGTTTTTTTGTGTGTTTCGGATGGTTGCAGCAGTTCACCCGATAGTGATTGGGGTTCAAGACTTTTAGTTTCATTCGCCATTTCAAATTTTGCGTCATATGCTGCCAACTACACGAAGTGGGAAGATATGGCGCATGCAATTCTTCACTTTACGCATTGCCAGCAAATAAATATTCCTGGTATCGTTCAGCAATCATTGGATGCAACACTCATTTTTGCAACAACTGAAGGAGATAATGTCAAAGCAACTATGTGGGGCGATGGCACAATTTGTGTCGTCAAATCAGATGGTTCTTATGATGTCATCATTGTTGATTACAAAGAGAATACTCCGCTTTATCTTTCATATTTGTTAAGCGATAAAAGAAGAGAAGCATTGAAAACTGTTGATATGACAAAAACTATTCGCACATTTCATTATGATGCGCAAGGAAATGGCATTGATGTTGATGTCGTTGAAAGTAAAACTGATTTTGAAGCATTTACTTTCATCAGTCCATTAAAAGTTTTTATCATGACTGATGGTATTACATCATTCAAACAAAAAGTTACCAATTCAAATGGTATTCCAGTAGTTGATAATTATCCATTTGATAAAATCATCCGCGAGTTGATTCACATTCCAAACACCAATGGAAACTTTTTAAAGCGGTGTTGGGGAAAGATGCGTCAGACGATGGGAAAGAATTCCATCTATCATCATGATGACTTTTCATGTGCTGCTCTCATCAGGACTGTCGTGTCATGAAAATTAAAGACAACAATGGAATGCTCTACACTCTTGCTGACAAAGAGAAAGTCGGTGATGGTGGTGAAGGTACAGTTTATGTGAAAGGTGATCGTGCCTACAAAATTTGGCATGATCCTGCGAATGGTATTCCTGAATCAAAGTTGCAAGAACTTAGTTTGATCAAAGACAAACGTGTTATAAAATCAGAAGGAAGTATTTACGATACCAATGGCAAGCGTATCGGATATTGGATGCCTGCTGTCATGGGTGGCAAACCGTTGTGTACTTATATTACAACTCCTGCACAAACTCGGGCAAATCTCAAAGGTAAAAACATCAACAACATTTGTAAAGAAATGGCAGAGATTATGCAATCTGTCCATGATGCAAATTGTTTGATAGTTGATGCAAATGAAATGAATTGGCTTCTTGATGAAGTCAATTGGTCAACTACGATTATTGATACCGATGCATGGCAAACACCATCGCATCATGCAACAGCAATCATGGCATCTGTCCGTGATCCATTGACTGAGAAAAATAATAAGTTCAATAAAGAATCTGATTGGTATGGTTGGGGGATTGTCACATTTCAATTGTGGACGGGCATTCATCCATTCAAAGGCAAAGAACCAAAGGGACTTTCATTCACAGAAAGAATGCGTTTGAATCTTTCTGTGTTTGATTCAAGTGTGAAAGTTTCTCCAGTTGTGAGAGATTGGAGCGCAATACCTGGTCCAATGTTGGATTGGTACAAAGATGTTTTCCAAAATGGTAAGCGTTCAGCTCCTCCAGGATTTGTTCGCGGCGCTGTTATTCAGATGGTTCAGAAGATTGCACAAATTGTTGGTTGGAAAATCAGTAATGAGCAACACGCAAATGATTTGCTGGGCTGTTATGGCATGGCAAATGGAACTGTAGTTGCATGGTCAGCAAGCAACGTCTATATCAATCAAAACATTTATCCTGCAAACGTTGCATTGGATAATTCAACGTGGATCATTACCCATCCTGAGAATAAGCAGCAATGGTTTTATCGTAAGGATGATAAGATCCTAGATTCAAATCATAATCAATATATGACTCATCCTAATGCAAAGCATTGGTATCTGTCAAACGATAATACTTTCTTTGTAGTAAATCAGGATGGTAAGATTTTCCACTATTCATTTACCAAGGTTGGTATCAATTGGGTTCTTACCAGCAAGGCTGTTGGTGAAACAACTCCTGGAATTAAAAATGGAGTTGCTGGTAATTTCATTCATTACTTACTCGGTATGCCATATTGGAAAGCGTATCTCGGACAAAATAAATTTGTAGATGTTGCGTTGAAAGAAATAAAGGGCAAGAAGATAGCAGCCTGGCATTCAGAATATGGAAACCTCATTCTAGTTACTGAGAAGCAAGGCTTGTATGAAATGCATTACTGGAATTCGGAAGGTACGCATACTATCCTAGATTCAAGCCACACGTTTCATAGCCCAATTTTCTCATTAACTCCTGTGGGTGTTGTCGTGGTACCAATTAGTGATAAAACTTTGGCATTCGCACAGAAAACCCCCACCAAATCAAAATTAATTGACCATCAATTCCCTGATAACATCTTTTCACATCCAAATGGAACCGGATCGTGGAATGATAGCGGATGGAAGCAGGTCAGTCTCTAAAAACCTAATTTAAATTATTTTAAATGGTGGTATAATAGGATCCTTATTTTGCTAAATAGATGGTGGAGAAAATGCCACTATGAAGCAAAAAGAAAAAGCATTTGTTATATCCTATTTGCTTCAAGTTCGTGATGGATGGGTACCTACAGAAGAGGATTCAACTGAATTTTTAGACCTAGAGAACAAAATTTGGTGTAAAGGTTGCTATTTGCGTATAGTAAATGACGAAGTAGAATGGCAAGTGAAAGGTTTGGTTGTTCTCTTCCTTTGGGAAAAAGGTTTAGACCCATTCATCTAATAAAATGTCTGAATGTACTACTACTCATGTTGTAATTTCTGGTAATGTGTTGGCAAAAGTAAGAGAACTTCTTATTAAAGAAAGAGATGAGCACATTATTGAATTAAATAATCTTTTTCTTAAAGAAGTGCAAGACGCTTGTGTTAAACACAATCAATCTTTTTGGAATAAGTTATTTAAAAAGCAAATAAAATTACCAACTACTGTTGAAGAATTACAATCAATAAATGCGTTTCCAGGTATAACTAAAGATCATGCATTATCTTTAAGTGCTAGAAAATATTATATGAATAGAGTAATTAATAGATTGGGAGATTTAGTTGATTGCTTACGTCCTGGAGAAAGTGTTTCCGTTGGATTAGAATTGGTTCGTGAAATTAGCCATCTTGTTAAACAAGTGCATGACGCAGAATCAAAATCTAAAGAATCATGATCTTAAAGCCTGAATCATGGGATGATGAATCCGGATTTGTATTTCGGTATACAGATAAAAAATTTGAAGAATTTTTTATTAAAGAATATGCCCATGAGCTTGCGTTTCAACGTGAACTATTGAAGGACATGCAGCGCGAAACTGTTAAAGATTGGATAAACATCAATCCAGAAAAGATGTTTGATCCATTAAAATATTTGCGCATTAAGAAAACCTATGAGGATTATACTTTAACATTGGCTGTCATGTGGGAAGTCCATCAGCGCGATTGGAATAAAAAACATGCAATACCAACTGCCTAGTTTTGATCCAGTAATTACATATGTATCTTTAATAAAAAGAGGAACAGTTCATGTTGAAAATGACCAATATGTAATTAATACTAAAGATGACACTATACAAACAGTAAGATTAAGAATATCATATGTTGATCAACTTCTTCAGATAAAAATTGGAAGACAAGATATAACAAATACATTCATGATTGTAACTATTCCAATGCCTATACTTATTAAAAAGTTTTTAAACACTGATGATAAGACGGATATGAATTGTACAGAAGTATTTATCACAACAGAATATGAGATAAAATGGTAATGGACTTTATTTATGATAAAGTAATATCCATTTGCTGTGAAGATTTGTTTTATCTTCGTGTTAAAGAAGGTTCTATAGTTTTTCCTTCATACAAAGAGATCAATATATCATTATCAATTAAAATAAACAGGCATGACAACGGTGGTAATACATTTAAAAATTGTAATTTAGCGATGTTAGTTACGCATTTTTTACAAAGAAAATATTCTGATGTAGAGGCAAGCGGTGAATATTTTTATGCACATTTTGGGTTTTTCAATTGAAAGAGAGTATAGATAGTTATAGATATTAAGTTTTGAAATCATTTTACCATAAGGAATTTACGTTATGGATAGCTTTTTACAAGTGTATGATTCCTCACAATCTAAGTTTTTTCAAGTAGGAAGAATCCTTCGTGAAAAACATAATAAACACATATGGTTATATGTCACTGACTTAGAAGATAATTCTTGTCATTGGGTAATGTCAAAATCATCTATTCTTAAATATATTAATGAACAAGTAAGTAGATTTAATAATAGATTAACACAATCAGAAGATAAAGATTTTTGCGATTCAAACAGACCTTGTTCTCTTGTTGAACTAAAATGGTTGTGGTTTAATGAAAAAGATATAGAATGGAAGAAAATGGTGTTTAGGGACATTGAATGATAATCTTCATGAGAAAAGATAGCGAAGGTCATTCTTTGTATTTTACTTTTAAGGATGAAGATAATACTAGTTTTCGTCGGTATTTCAATGATACCATAAATATAATTTCAAATTATTCAACGCTTGAACATGGTAGGGGATTTGTTTTTGAAGTTCCTAGAAATAAAAAATATCTTAAAATGGCATTGAAAATAGATAAAGATGCTGAAAAAATAGGTAGGTATGAAGAAGAAAATAATTTATTTTTTAAAGACGCAATAGATGCTGAAATTAAACTTATTGCATTGTCTATATTATTTTTAAATGATATTAAACATGAAAACCAATTTTTAGAATTTTTATCGGACAAAAATCAATGGCGCTAGACATACGTGATAGAGAAGTGGATTCATATTGTATTTCTGAAAAATATTATGAAGAAATTTCTGAAATATATGGTGGATTTAATGAAACTGATAGCGAAATGTTATTATGTTTTGTATATATGCTTATGATGCCAGAATCTAGATATGGAACTTATGCCATTAAAGAAGATTTGATGGATTATGATCATGAATTCTTTGGCGTAGGGTTTGAAATAGTTTCGCATTTATGGCTTGCAAAAAATACATGTGAGGATGAGGAAATGGTGGCGCATGCTATCTCTTAAATCCTTTATGTTTAGGAAACACTTCTTGATTGCTTAACAAAAGAACACTGTAAACTTGCGATATACTATGTTTGAGAGAGTATTCAAAATTAATGTCAAGGATTCAAGCGACATATATTATGAAGAGGAATGGAATGATCTAAAGTGTAATGTAAATCGTCAAACAAGTAAATATATTTTTGACATTTATAATACGTCTGATGGGTTTATATATTGGCGCACAAAATGGTTAATTGATAAAGGTGTTATAATGTCTGTTGATGAAAGATTACTATTCTGATTTTAGTGATTCTGAATTAATTCAATTGCAATTAGCTTTATATGAACTTAATAGAAAAGTAACGCGAAATAATCAAAAGTACTTATATGAACTTGGAGAATACTACATTAAAGCCTGCAAAGTTAATTGGCTCTACAAATTTTCGTACAGCATCAATAACATTAATAAGTCATTCGCCATGTGAGATAATATATCATCGTAATGAGTGGATATGTTATATGATTATAAGTGATAAAACTTATAAGTTTACACGTAATACTAATATTGAAACATATGAAAAAATTGAGAATGAAAATTTTGTAGTCTTATGTTTGTTATTCTTATCAAATAAATATAAAATAAAAACTCGCGAGAAGTTTACTAGATTGTTTTTCTAAAATCTATTAGCGTCTTCAATTTTAAGTCCAACTTTAGATAATTTTATACCTGCTCTTGTCAATTCCAATGTTGCAGAAAGTAATTCAATAATTAAAGGATCTGTAGCCTCAGACCATTGAATCATCAATTGTGATTCTTGATCCTCTAATTTTTTGATTTCTTCTAGTAATTGTGCTCTTGACATATTACGATTTTCAAATAAAAATGTTAGTTGTCAACAACAATTAGAAAGCTCTTATGTATCGTCCTAAATTTATTTGTACCTTGACTGGTGCTGATGATTCAACTCCTATCAATAAGTTATTTGAATTGAGTGATCAATACAACTTTGTTGAATGGGGTATATTATTTTCACCAAAAAGGTGTGGAGGTGGTGGGCGATACCCAAGTGAAAAATGGATTAAAGAACTTTCAGAAGAAATATATAAACGACATACAGGCAATTTTGCTATTCATTTGTGCGGAGATGCAGTTCCTAGAATATTAAATGGTGATCATGAAATGCTTACCTTGATTAAACCATTTCAACGGATTCAGCTAAATTTCAACATACATAAAAATCCATTTGATTTAAGCGACTTAGAAAATTTGTTTGTACTAACACCAGACAAAACGTTTTTAACGCAGCATAATGTCAGTAATGGGCATATATGGCATCATATGGTTCATTATACGAACCACGCATTCCTATTTGATGCATCGGGTGGCCGTGGAATTGAAGCAACCAAATGGCAGGAACCACTTCCTGGTAGGTATTGTGGATATGCAGGTGGAATGGGTCCAGAAAATGTCAAAGAAAACCTATTAGATATTCTGAGTAAAACAGAAACAATTCCAACTTGGATTGATATGGAATCAAAACTAAGAACTAACGATTTATTTGATTTAGAAAAATGTAAACAGGTTCTTGATATTGTTAAAGCTGAAATTTTTTGATGTCTATTAGTTTTAATTATCATAATGCTGCATTTTGCAAGTTTGAAATTCCTAGATATAGTTTAGCTGTAGTAAACACTGACGGATTTTTGCAAAGGTCTGATATTCTGGTATTTTATTCAGAAGTTAATAGTGTTGTTCATAGACATGTAATCAAACAAAATTTTCAATGGTACTTCTTGCATTATATGCGATTTTATTTTCTTAAAACAAAAGGAGTTATTGAGCCAAAAGGATATGTGGTATGAATTCTTTTTTTAAATATTTCGTGCCTAAGCCTAAACAAAATCCTTATTTTGAGGAGTTGCTTGTAAGCGATGATACTGATCATATACAAATAGACTGGGTTCTTAAAACCTATAATCGTAGGAGATTTTCAAAATTTAATAGATATTCAATAGAAATAAAATTATCAAATGATTTTGTTAAATATTGGTTAGCAACAAGATTTTATTTTGTTAAAATACATGATGATTCCACGCCACGTTTATTAGAAATTTACAAATATTAATTATGCAATTGCATTTTGAACCATTGAAAGTACGTGTGGACATAGTAAATTATAGTTTTTTGGGCAGTGAATATGTTGCAACTGCAAAAGATTTTAGAGAAAGAGTATATACAACTACAACAGATCATGTTCTTTCACATAAGATTACAAGAAATTCTTTCCAAGGTTTACTTTTCTATAAATTGCATCTGTATCCAATAGCGTACATAAGATTGGATTTTTTAATTAAAAAGCATTTAGTAGTATTTCCATCGTCACATCAAACAACAGTTTATGTGATGGAAAGTAAACCATCATCCTTTGAATAATATTATGACAATACGCAGAGCTACAATAGAACATTTAACCCCATTAATCTTCCTCCAATATAATTTGGCAATGGAAGAATATAATGAAATTCCTCCAAAGTTAGTTGATGGAATAACAACAATTCTTAATGCAAAAACTGCTGAACATGGATTTTATCTGATCGCTGAAGATGAAGAAAATTATGTTGGATGTCTGAGAGCATCATTTAAATTTAGTGATTGGAGAAACGCCAAAAATTTATATATTGACGGTGTCATTATTGCACAAGAATTTAGACGAAGAGGTCACTTAATGAGACTGCTAGATGCTTGCAAAAAGATAGCCATAGCTGAAGGGTGTGATAAACTGACGTTGTTTGTTGAAGATACCAACATGAAAGCTCAAGCAGCATATCTTAAATATGGATTTAAAGCAGGAAAAGAATGGCAATATGATTTATGATATTAACAAATCTTATTCTCCAAAATAAAATCAACAGACATCAGTACGCTTCTTGGAAAGCATATCCTGAATTGTTTTTAAAGAATTTAAGAATTTTCCAGATACTATACCTAATTATTCGGTATTACCAAATGGTTATTTGCATATACAATCTTTGGGGTATACAATAGAAGAAATAATAGAGACTCATAAAAAACATTGGATTTTTAATGAAAAAAGTTAGTCGTGAAACATATAAACATTGGAGGCAAACACCTGAATGGTCAATTACATATCCTTCTGAATTAATTATGCATCGTCTGGGATCAATCCGCCCTATCAATAACGATCAACCATATGATAGACTTGATATTACATGGAGAAGTTTAAGAGAAAGATTTATAAGTTCAATACCAACAACTATTTTTAGATATAATTTATTTGAGATACCATTATGAATCAAGATTTTTTTGAAGAAAATATTGATTTTCAGTTATATATGATGAAAACTAATGCAGATAAATTAAATTATGATGAATTGATAAATAAAAAAGACACAAGATATAAAAAAAGTTTAAATATGTCATCTGATTACAGATTTTCATTGTTTAATGTTTTGAAGAAAAATTATGTGCATTCAAGATAAAATTCATAGATATAATTATCCTGATACAACAGCTTGTTCTGAGGATTATTTTGGATTTTGTTCTAAAAACTTTTTAAACAAAAAATTCCCAAATAGAATTTTTGAAATTCACATTAATTTAGAAACTGGATTGTGGAAGGTTGTAGAGGAAAGAAAGTTTAAAACTAACAAAACAAAATTATAAGATTAATTTGCGAAACTTATGAGTATTTTAAAGACAAGGCATGATTATGAGGATAGGTATAATTATACCGCATTAGATAATCCTAGATATGAAATTCTCAATGGTTGGCGAAGCATATTGGTTGCCAATTTTATAGAACAACATAGAAATAGAATTTGGAATAATGAATTATCTAAATCTGAATTAATCTCTCTACTAGGCATAAATGATCCAAGGGATAAAATAGAATGGCTGCGGCAAAAATAAGAATCAGGAATTTACGTTTTGACTTGATTCCTGATAAAAGTGGTATTTCAGGACATAATCTTTATACGGTTATGGAGTTTGAAGACCTGTATGCAAAAATTACTAGACACAATCAAAATAATAATGTAAAGTGGAAAGAGTCATTTAGAGACCTGCAATTTTATAAATTAACGTTCTTGATGGATGAAAAGTTATTGGATCATCATTCACGATTTAAAGATATAATTGCTCAACCTCTCTATAATTGTTTATCTTATGAGGATTACACGTAATGGCAAATATGCCGCTGTCATTTTATGAGGATAATCTTTTACCAGGTGAAATATTTTCACATGAGTTTATAGATATTAAATTCAATCGTCAATATGATCCATCATCTCTTAAAAAGATGTATTTTTTCATGTGGGATTGGAATATAGCTCATTATTGGAAAGGATGGGCTTTTTATAGAATTCGTTGGTTATTTGATAGGAAACTTATGTTGCCTGCAGAAGATATGAAAGTTACGCTCTCTTTTCCGCAAACATATGCAATTATATATAGAAATGAACATGATGAAATAACTGGTTGGGATTTCAGTGAATTTGACCCAACAGAATATATTGAGGGAGTTTATAATTTCAAATGAATCCAATAACATATGATGATAGAAAAATAGATAGACAAGATTATGCATTAGTTATGGTATGGCATAAAAATGGAAAATATTCAAATAGTTATGGATTAGATTCTTTTGAGTGGGCAGATAATTGTGCAGCCTTCTTGTTATATAATTACTATACAGATTGTAAACATTACATAAGTAACATAAATGATAGTTCAACACAAGAAATGATTTACAGATTTATTCCAGAGAAAGAAAATACATACGTGCATGGTATGAATTCTTATACATGGCATTTAAATTTAGTTGGTGTCATTGAATTTACAAAAAAATATGAAAATTAATAGATTAACATGCATTAACGAATTAAAATCATATAGATTTTTTAGCCAGCATTGGTCAAGTAATAAATATTCGTTCATCTCGTTTACAAAAAATCCTCAAGGAGTGTATGATCCTGAGACTAAACTTTATTTATTTCTTATATCAATTGATGACCCTAAAACACTATTATCAATTCCACATAGTGTTATTGATTGATTTTTTATATGCATCAATAAAATACCGTATTGATGCTTAACATAAATAAAAGCCTCAATAAAAAAGTTAATAGGTATAGTCGTATAGATTATCCCCTAGATTATATTAAAATTAGCTTTAATCGGATAAAAGCAAAGTTATTTTACAAGGATTATAAAATAAACCTTGAAGATTGTGTTTATTATTTAAATAAATGTGATTCAGGTGACATTAGAGTTGCAAATATATTTTATAATAATAGGATAAATGATAAAAGAATAAAAAGAAACAAAAGGAAAAGATCCTATATACGAAATAAGGTCTACCTATGGAAAAAATAGACCGTCAAAACCATATTCCTGTATATAGTGCAGTTGAAGTAAGAGACGATTTCAATGTACTTAAAGCTAAAAAATTTCATGAACAATTCTCTTTAATAATGGAGGAATATTTCGTCTATTTAACTCATTACGATAGAAGTTGGCATAGTAAAGCACTATATGCATTGAATGTTCATTATTTGCGTAGAACTGGAAAACATCGTCTTTACATATGAAAGAAACCAGAAACAGTTACAAAAAACTTAAATATATGAATTTACATAAATGGATATTTCATAAATGTGCTTTTCTATGTATAAAACCAATTGATCCAATATTTAATATTGAATATAGAGGGTATGATTTCGTTATTGAAAAATATCCTAATTATGAAAATTATGCTATAGATGTTTATGAATAAAATATATCGTCAGACAAAAGGGGATGATGCTGGGATTGACATCTTATATGACTATGTGACTTTAAAAATAAAGTTTCTAAAATTTGATTTTGGTAATAATTTTCATAATTTTCTCATAGCAGAAATAAAGTTGCCATATTTTTCTAGCAAAGGAGTTGATATAGAAAATTACAATGATTATATTTCTGAAATAATCATAAATGATGTATTGGAAAAAATGCGTTATAGGGAGTTTTATAATGGTTAATTCATATCATCCAATAGTAGATAAATTTACAAGACATTCAAATCATCAAAACTATGATAGTGGAGATTATGCTGAATATCTCAATGCATTAAAACTTTACAAATTTAAAGAATATTTTAATTTAAAAGACATAACTATTTTACAAATAAAATTAGATGATGTAATAGAACCAATAAAAATTAAAGATGAAAATGATTACAATGATTTTCTCAATTATGCAATTCGCATAAAAGAAATATCCATAAGATTCATCGTTGAGAGTTTAGATGTATAGTGATGAACTTACTTTAGAACACTGGTGCGAAAGTGTTAGGATTTGCATTTATTATCCTTTTGAAGCTTATTCTGTTAAAATGGTACAAGGTATGCGTTATTTTTGGCCTCAAACTAGATATAACAAATTTCTCTATGATATAAGGGATTTTCAAGAAGACTGGACACATTTAAAACTGAGGATACTTGATCCTCACTGTGACATTACTATAATAAGCAACAAGGAACAAGCTATTAAATTTTCAGATTACATTTACAATATAAATCGCAATGATTTTGCCCTAAAAAGTTTAATTGCGAAGAAAATTTATGAAGCCACTTTATGAGGTTGATACCAGATTACATAGACAAAACTATGGAATGTCACATAGAAGAAAAGTGCGATATGCCAAATGGCTTGTTCAGATAAAACTTAAATGGACTAAGACCTCTTTTGAAAATTTAGACATCATTGAACAGCGAACGTTTGAATTAAAAGAACTTGAAAAACCTAGCATTATAAGAAAATATTATTACTTAGGCTACTGATGAAACCTACTGGCAATATTGTTGATAAAATAAATAGGAACACATATTTAACTCAAAAATATGAACCTTTTTGGATTTTTAAGAGGATTGATTTCATATATAAAGTCACTAAGATTGATAAAAAGCGTATGGCATTAGATTCCTCAGATTTTTATATAAAAATAAAATATGAAATATTAGAAAACGATAGAAGAATACAATTAATGCTTAAAGATAATGCATAATGTTTGCAAGTCCTTATAAAATAAATAGAAACACTGATAAAACATTTAACATGGAGAATTTAGTCACGTTTCTTTCTGCTTTGAGAATTATTAAATATAATATATCTATGGAGGAGGAATTGAATCATCAGAAAATTGATTCAATATTGGTTGAGGGACGTAGAATTTCAAGAAAAAATCAAATTGAAGTAGATGTATCTTTGTTAAAACTTATATGATAAACAAAAAACAAATAGGCATCATAGTAAGCTATATAAAAATACCTTTGACGTAGAACTATGGGTTATTATCAAAGTAATATTTTCATCACGTAAATTAAATAAAAAATATTTTTATGAGTGGGATGTTGATCCTTACGGAAATGATTATTTGTTGGCGCATTATGGAACAGATGAAGATGAAGGTAAAAGAATCCTATTGAAATATGAGGAACGTATTGTAAACTTGCTATTGGAAGACATTGGACATACCTTAACTGAAAATGATACAGTTTTCCTTCTATGGTAATACATAAAAAAATAACTAGGCAAGATTTAGAAAATCTAAATTATTTAAACACTATGTGGTTTATAAATCATCATACTCATACCATATCAGATATAAGGGTATGTTATATTATGAATAGGACTTTTAATAGAAAAAGATATTCAGAATTAAATCGTGATTTTTTAGTTAAAGATAGAAGAATCATAGAATTAGTTAATGAAGACTGATCGGTATGATTATGAAACGATGACATCAAAAATTTATTATGATGATGCCTCTGAAGTTTATATCTCAATAAAAAGCGATTTTTTGTTTAGTAAAAAATTTATTGGATATAGAACTGAGCTTGTTAACTATGAAATTAAAATAATAACTTTGTGGTATGAGGATACATTAATCCATGAAAATTAATCGTCATAATATTTTACCTCTACTAGATATTTTTAGGGAACTATCAGAGCCTTTATACAAAATAAAGATTAATTTTTTTAAAATAAAATTATATTCGTCTGAAGATGTATCAATTCATGGATATGAGCGTAGAACATATTTTTTAAGAGAATTTTCAGAACGTTATCCATATGATAATTTCCCTGATGTAGTTCTATTTGAACTAGAAATGAAGCATAAATTCAAAGTGTTGGGTAAAAATGAAAATTATTAATCGTTATAACTTTCAGGGTTATAGTTGTCGTTTTATGAACAATTCATTGGCTTGGGTGATGCGTGATATAAAATGTAATTTTCTGAGATTATACACTGAAAGAGATAGACAGCTCATTCTCAGAATTGAATGCTCTGGTTTTAATTTAAGAGATAAAAATTGAAAAAAATAACTAGACTAAACAAACATAAACTATCTGATGGATTTATAAAGTTTGTTTCAGTGGGATCTTTTAGTACTCAGGATGAATGGTTTATAGTTCGCTCATCATTTTGTGTAAATCGTTACCCACTTTATCCCAAAACTAATAATCAAATGCAGCAATATATAAACATGATTCCTATGGCAAAATGGATGAGGACATTTTTAAAATAATGAAAATTACACGTCATAGTTATATTATCTGGAGTATGGAAAAGAATCCTGCGTATTCTTCTATAATTATTGATCCTCTAGGTGAATTAGGTGAATTTAGAATTTTGAGAATCAATTTTTTAATAAACTTCTTTAATCTCCACAACAAATCTAATGGATACATGGAAAAGTTTTTTGAAAGTCTTTTAGTATGAAATTAGATAGATTTTCAAAAGTAATTTTCTCAAAAGATATTCTTATATTTGAAAATATGAAAATTATCAAAAAACAATTTATCAAAGATGGAAATTCAAGAGATATAGAAGACATAGAAATACGATCATTAGACTTTTTGTTTATTAAAGAACGTATACGATTTTTGAGCACTGAACTAAAAATACCTATAAATCTATTTGATGATTTTGATTATAGGTCAAAACAAATATACCTTGATTATAATATCAAAACCATAAAATCATCTTATGATGTATGATGAGAAGGTTGATAGATATACCTCTCTCACAGAAATGCGCTCCTGGTTTTCTTTTGATTATTGTCATTTGAAAGAAACATTTTTAAAAATACCTCAAGAAGAGATAAAACTTGATTGCCCAACAAACATACGATATAGTGAAGATAGAATAATACGGATCCTAGAAAAAGATGGTTTCAAGACAATAAATGATTAAAAAAATTAAAAAAGATACTAGGCAATATAAAGAATATGAGTATGCAATTGTAATTAGTTCAGGATTGAGAATTATTCGTACACTTTTTATTTTTAGTATTGAGAATCCTGGAAAGGAAATAAATCACATAACATATGCGGACATAGATGTTATTGATATAAGATATGGACCATTCGTACACAAATATAATAACTTATTAGCTAATAAAGAATATGTTTTTTAAAATAGACAGATATACAACAGAAACTAGAGGATCTTTTAGTAGTGATTGGCGCCAATGCCGAAGTTCTTATCTAAATGAGCTTTACGTTTCTAAAAGTTCATATGAATTTAGGCATCTTGATGGATGGCATGCTCCTTATTTGTTGTGAATAGAACCAACATGAATACTCTTTCAAAATATAATCAACTTAGTAAAATTGTATCCTAATGGTTTATGACAAGATCAACGAAATAGAAAGTATAATCCGAATTAATGGAATACCTACATTAGACATTGATGAGAATGAATTAAGGAATTGTATTAAACCTTTTATAGGTTATGATACATTTATTTCAGAAAGTTTTAGAAATAAAAGACATCATCATATTGAATTCATATTAGAGAATAGAGATAATGCTTCCTGGATAGACAATATACATTACAACGATTTTGATATTAGACCTTATTGGTTTACTTTTTCAGATAGACATTCAGATAATCCTAGAAGAGTTGACTATTTTAGTGCATCAACTTGGTCGGATATAAGAATGAGGTTTATTGACAAGTACGTTTGGCATTCAGCGCATCTTGTTGATAGAATCCACATGGAGCATATAGAAAGATTTATTTGGCCAATTTGGACAAAACCATTTAACGAGGGGGAAGTACCATCAGTTGATCTTTACGGACCAACTAATACAAATTATGACCTAGATTATCAATGGTTTAGAAGTAAAAATGAATAAAATTAATAGAAATTCACTGAATGTATCAAGAGAAACAATATATTTTTCACTTCATGTCTATTCAGATTTAAAAATTGGATTTTTAATGATAAATAATAAAAATTTATCAATTCATGTTGCTGAATATATTCATGCACATGATAAACGCATGTATGATTTTTATAGGTTTAGAAGATAATAAATGTATCATACAACATCTTTGCATATTAATTATGAACGATAAATTGAACCGTCTAAGTCGTCCTTATATTAGAGAAGAATGCATTGTCATGATTGATATTGGTGTCAAATTATTTTTAATAAGAAAACTAGATTCTATTGAGTTTTTTGAATATAAGGAAACAAGTCGTTTAAGACTTATTAAATTTTACGGTATAGATATAAGAGAAATGAAGGGCGAAGACTGTTATGTTCTCCTAGGGGATTCAGGATGAAAAAAGAATCAAGACATCATAAATTAGCCACAAACGTCAATTTCAGTCTAGATTTATGTAAATTGAGAGAAGAATTCCTAAATATACACCCTATTTTTGACTCTCTTATCAAAGGACGTTCTATTAGAAATTATGAAAATAGAGTGTTTGAAATAAAGGTTGTAGAAAAGTTCTCTAAACGTGATTAAACATGAATATTCAATATGGTAATAGAACTAAAAATATTCATATCTCTTTAAGAACTATCATTAAATCAAAAGAGTATAGAGGAGATCGTATTGATCGTTTCATTCACGGACCATATTTTCGTGAATTGAGAAATTTTTTCTTAATAGAAAAAGGTATTAATCCACATCCATATCCATATAATATTATTTCAAGAATTGAGAATGCCTTATTTGATCAATGGGGGAATCATCGTGACTGAAAAAATTGGAAGACATGATTATCAATTAATAATTAAATGTATTCATGATATTGATACATTGGCATACCATAATAATAAATTTCTTATTTCAAGGGGCCTGGAGGATTGTAAACTCTTCTGTGATATGTATGATAATGAAAGAAGATTGTACGGTTTATTTAATGATTTAATTGATGAAAGATATTGGCATGTATAAAATAGGTAACATATGACATTGAGCATAAAATATGTTGGTGTTCCTGATTTTTCTCCATCAGAAACATTCATGTTTAAAAATCATAGGTATAAGCCAGTTTATAACGGACATTTATTTTTAGAGGATCTAATGTATGTTAAACGTGAGTTTATTGATCCTGATATGAATGGAGAACAAATTGTGGCAATTGTTGAAAATGATACTAGAATCAATGAACTATGGCTTTTAGGATATGACAATGGCGCTTATAACTTTACAACATAGAAGAAAAATTGGTAGGTATTCAAAAAACGATTTTGATGTAGATTATTGGATGGATATTAAAGAACTTGTTATGGCAGATGTTTGCAATGCAAAATATACAACACGGATTAAATACAATCGTAAAACGACTAGCGAACATATGCAGGTAGCAAAACAAATTGAATGGGACATTTTTGGTTTATGGTCAGAAGGTAAAAAAGATACGATTATTGGGCCTATTACAACTTATAATTTTAGATATGATCACTTTGTTAGATATGTTCAGAGTGATATTGATCTTATTAGCAAAACTTTTAAGAATTCTCCAAAGTTTATTAACGAAATAAACAAAATTCCTGTAAAATGGTGGAATGAAAAATATTGATGAGCTTGTTGAAAAATATAAAAAAGAAATAGAAGATGAAATATTAAATATTTTAAAAGATGATGTTTTAAAATATACAAAAAGGTTTGATGATACTTGGGATGTTGGTTATGTTTATGCTCCATATGTGCCAATTAATTTCAATAATTCTGTTTATGAAATTGAATTAAATAAAGAAAATAGAAATAATTTTAAATCAGAATATGCATTAAACACTATCAAAGAGTCCTGGCAAAATTTAATTATTAATTTTTTTAAGAAAGAAGACATAAAACCAAATATAGGTTTACGATCACGATATTCAATCTTAAAAAATCACAATTATAAATTATTAAATTTTGTTTAGAAAAATAATTATGGAAAACTTCCCGATAGATCCTGTATCTATATCTATTTCAGCATTTTTAACAAAAGAATATAGAGAAAACTATAAATCCGATTCGTTTAAACAAATAAACAACAAGTGGAAATATATATTAACTAAATTTCTTTTCCTGAATAATTCTAAATCCTTTTTTATGTATAAAGATTCCGATAATGGAATAGAGTTTAAAGGTTTAGTTTAATGCAGTTCATACATGGAAATCCTTTATTTTTGTTTAAGTCTAATAGACAAGAACATACATATAACTATGCATGTCTGTTTAATGATATATGCGTATTAAAGGGATATTTTATAAAAGAGGATCCTAATAAACAAGGGATGCTATCAATTTATCAAATTGAATGTAGAATATCAAATATCAGTGGAAACCTCTATTATAAATCCTACTATAATTCATTTAAATGAATAAAATTTCTAGGTATTCAAATTTTTATGTTGGACAACCAGCAGACATAATTCCTTTAAAAGAATGTTATCTAGATTTAAGTGATGTAGAATATCATGATGTTGTAAGGATAGAACACGTTTTAGAAGATTTAGTTAGTCTAAAAAATGTTATAGAAGGTTATTATGATAATCAAGGTTTATCAGAAAACTTTGTCTATAAATTACAACATATTATTGAATACATGGATTATTTAAAAATTAAAATAATATCATGAAGATAAGTAGAAATACATATAATCCTAAATTAACAATTTTTAAATTAATGGGTATTATAGGAGTGAATTATAGTTTTCTTAAAAATAATAAAAATTTATTTGTAGATTGGGATTTGATGAAATTCAACGATGATCGCATTCAATCAATTATTTAAATACAATCCTATGCAAGATAAAATAACTAGACAAGATAGACCTCCAGTTAAAAAAACTATTTCCACCTTGGGATTAACAACTAAGGTTGTTTCAGATTTTTTGACTGCTAGACTTATCCATGATAACTATAATGTTATCTACAACAGTGACGTAAGATTAAGAAAAATTCTTATTGAAACAAATGACAAAAGGTTCTACAACATGCAATATGATGTGTTTATATATAAAAAATGATTCAATCACTTAAACATGGCATGCCTCTATTTTTAGCTTTAGGAAAATGTAACCGACAGTTATCAAAATATCATACTTATCATGTATTTCATGATATTCTTCTTTTAAAAGGTAATATACTTGATGAGGATCCAATGACTCAAGGTCCACTATCAATTTACATGATTGAACGTAGAATATTAGATATTGGGCAATCATCTGTGGGATTTGCTAATTTTTCTTTATGAAAATAAATCGTCAAACATATGATCCATTTTCATATACCCCTTTGAAAATTGGTTATTCTGTTGTTTCTTTACTCAGCAATTTTATTGCTGAAGATGATGAAAGTTATTTAACAATTTCTAAACAATTACAGAATAGAGATTTACAAATTTTTTATATTCTAGCTGAATTTAGAGATGTAAGAATGGGATTTGCATATGACTAGAATCAATAGATTTGAATATTATAAATTTTTTAACGAACATCAGTGGAAAGTACTACGACGTTTATTTTGTGTAGGTATATTGAATAAACAAGGAAAGAAAAGCGAAATAATAGAAGTATTAAAATGAAAGAGAATAGACAAACATATTCAGGACAGCAATCATATTTTGTAGAAATCTTATGGAAAGATGTTAGATTTGTCTACACGAAACATTTATGTCCTTATTATGCTGATCCAAATCATGATCCTTACGATATATTTGAAATAACACGCTGGGCAGGTACTTTTAAATAATGATGCAAACACGACAATCATATATAAGAGAATTTGATGTAAGAGAATGGGTCATTATTAAACAAAGTTTTCCTAAGGCAAATGAGTATTCTAAGTATGTTACGAAAAGAACTACCTATAACTATGAAGCTTCTGCTTTTAGATTCATAGCTGATAAGAAACTTGAAAATGTTGTTATTTATTATGCAATTTATAAAATAGTTTGGAAAAATAAACATGTTAGTCATTAATAATATTAAAAATAAAATTTTTAGAAATACCTATAAAACTCCTTTTATAACAAATTATCAATTGTATACTTGCACTGTAAAAGAATCATTTCTTAAAATGACGCAAGAGGATAGTTTTGATATTATTGACGAAGGATATTATCTCAAAAAAGATTCCATAATGGCTAATGAAAAAAGAATAAAAGATATTAAATATGAAGAATAGTTTTAAATTAAATAGATACAAATTGATGAATAATGATGAAAAACTAATCAAGGATACGTGGTGTGCATGGAGAATTAATTATTGTGCTAGCCGAAAAATGAAAAGTTATAAACAACCCCCATTATCAAAAAATGATGTTATTAGATAACTATGCCAATAAAACAAAATAGGAATACATATATTAAAAATCCTCCATTTGCTGGAATAGTCATGTTGAAATATCGTTTTTTAAATTACACAGATGATAAAAATATGAAAATGATGTTTGAATATGAAGATAGAGTAAGAGAACTTTTATTTCCACCTAGATTTCGTATTGAAAATATTAGTATAGTATTATATTAACATGTTACCTGCAATAAAAATTTTAAAAATAAAATTTAATAGACAGACATATAAAAATAATTTTCCAAGATCACCTATTATTTTTCTTAGAGATATTAAATACACATTTTTTGGCATAACAAAAACTTATGATGAGCCTAATATATATTCAAATGATAGATCAATTACAGCAAATGAAAAAAGAATATTAGAAATAAGAAAAGACCAATACCTTAAAGATTCTTTGGATGCAGCGCAAGACTGATAATTAAATGAAAGAAAATAGACAAACATATAAAGGCAAGCTAAGTGTTTATACCGGATTTACTACATTAAAATCGGAGTTTAGACCAAATCTCCTTCCATTATCTTTAAATGTATTTAAAGGTCTGCAATGGTATTCTGTCAAAGCAGATGAATTCTATTTTTTCTCACGTTGGGTTGATGCTGCTAAAAAAGACCTAGGAATAAAAGATAAGGATATATTTACTAATCAGCGTGTTATTAATTGTCTTAACAGTTATGATATTAAACTAATTTCATGATTGAAACCATGCACACACTACAATCTATTCAAGAAAAGATGAATAGACACACGTATATAGAGAGATATGCTCCAAGGGATCGCATTACTTGCATTATTATTCTTAAGGAATCTTACTTTGGATGGAAACGGAAAGATTCATTTATCTACAATGAGATTACAAAAACAAGGACACATAAGCCAGAATCTTTTATCTCTAACGAATTCCGAATTAGAGAACTTATTAAATCAGAAGATTTTGAAAAATATATGTCAGCACCAACTAAATTTAGATACTTGACCTAAAATGAAAATAAATAGACATTCAGAAGAACTTCCTTCAATTTATGATATGGTAGTGTCTATAACAGCATTAAAAAGAAGATTTTTTGAAAAATATGATCTAGATTTTTATATACATTATTCACAAGAAAAAACTTTATATGCATGTGATGAGAGGGCAAATACTTTTCTTAAATTTTCTAATCATCTAAAACAATTACGCATAATTTTAAAAGTAAATGAAAACTTCATATATAATCATCGTGATTTTCCAATAGTTGCGGCTGGATACGGAATAAAATTATGTCCTAGTGTTATTAAAGAAGACCCTTATTTATTGCTAGACTTAAATAATTTCATGAACAATTCAGATCATAACATGGAAAATATACAAAAGTTTTTCAATATCAGCCTCCAGTCTAAAAAATAAAATTATGTTGATTCGCTTCACTATGAAAGCTACTAGATATACCTACGATTCTTCAGTAGTGAAGTATTATTTTGAAGATTGGCAAAGTCGTGTTGTTCTAGAATATTTAAAAAGCCGCAAAAGAACATTATGGGACAAAGTTGTAACACATAAACAACTTATAGAATTTTGGGGATTTAAACCAGAATGCCATCAACCTGACTGGCTAGGTAATTCATTCTCTTCTTATAACTATAAAGATAGTATAATAAAATAATAAGGAATATCGTATTAAGGTCAATAGAAATACATATCCTTTCGCTGGGGATCTTTTATTGTATACTTGCAAAATACGAGAAAGCTTCTTAAAAATAAAACCTTCTATTTATATAAGAACAAATGACCTGCGAATTCAAAGTATTTTAATGGAAACATATGACAGATATTTTGACCCTTATCAATACTCCAATAAATAGGCAAAATCAATATAAAAATCCCTTCAATTTTAAGTCAAAAATTATGGCTTTAGTTGAATTAAAGGAATATGTATTTGGTTGGAAACGAGATGATAGTTTAATAATTACCTCGGATAATCCTTCATCTAACTTAAACCCTAATTCATTCATAGCCAATGAATACCGAATTAAAGATATAAAACAAAAGTGCATACTTGATCAATATGGTATTCAGGGTCTATTCAAATAATGAAAGAAAATAGACATACATATTGCTATCATTCCGTTACCTATGGATTTAATGCACTTAAAAGTAAGTTTTTATCACCTGATCTATCTCTTGAATATCATCATCCTAAAAGCTTATACAACTGTACATATAGGGCTGATGAATTTCTGTTTTTTATATATGGAATAGAATTTGTTGTGAAAGCATTAAAATTAACCGAAAAAACTATGTATGATAATCTTGATGTCCAAAATTTCCTAGATGTACACGGAATTCGTCTTATTCATGAATACACAACGCATGATATATGATGACAAAAAAATAAACCGATTGACGGATAAAAAATTGCTAATTTATTGGATAGAGTATGACGTAGCAATTCTTATAGAAGAGTTCATACATGAAGAAGGTATGCGTGAGTCATTACTTGATAACCAACATAGAATCAATACCATTCTCTGCCCACAACCTCCAGTTAATATATGAACGGATCACTCTTCATAAAGGAAACAAGATACTATAGGTGTATGTTTTATTCTGAGGCCTATGTTGACATGTTAAAAGTAGAATTCTTCGTCATAAGAAACATTGAATGGTCTATCCGAGAACAAGCAAAAGTTTATTGTGATGCCATGATCCCTGAAGGTCTATTTCAAGACTCATGACACGTTTAATAATTAATAGGTATACAGAACCTCAGCCGCCAGATATGGAAAAATGGAGAAAATTTAGACACTCATATTGCGTCAGATTATGGACGAGGGATGCCGATAAATCACTCATTCCAGCATTATTAAAGCCAACAAAGTTGTAAGTCTATGACCGCAAAGATGAATTTATGAACGGATAATCAGTATTTATACATATTTGCGATGCAGAATGCCACTTACCCCCTTTCTATCTTTTTAATCACTATTATTTCCGATGCATAAACGATTAATTTTTTGTAAAGAATGTCGCCAACGAAGATTTACCTACGACCCTATTCATGAATTGGAATTACGCAAAAGACATTTCTTTAAAGGTAAAGGGATTGAATGGACTCTTGAGGAACAAGCTCTTGTGTTTAATAGCGATTTCTTAGAATATTACGGTGATGATGTTGGAGTTATGTCTAATAAGTATGCGACCATAACAGGAATAGATGACATATGAGTAATTGGAAATTTTATGAGGGTACGCATGCGTATATGTTTAGAAGAACATGTAATTTTCAAGGAAAGGTCTTCCGCGAGTTAGCGTACTTCCCTAAAGAAGATAGACATACGATCTTTCGTGAGCTTGAAAGCTCAGGTTCTCTCATGAATATAAAAGAAATGTTCTTATGGAAATTCCTAAAGTTAAACATAGACATCATTGATGATATGACTACTCTTGATGCTACTTTATGGTATATGAAAATGGGTACAGAAGATCCCATAAAAAGCTTTAGGACAAGAAGAAAATAATGCAGATTGATTGGTTCAATACAGATCATAAATTTAGTAGACAAGATAGGATTTTTCCTATCAATCACAGAATCCATAACATATTTCCTCATCTCAAGAGCATATATCTTACACACAACTGTCAGGTTCAAAGAATTACGAATATGTTTACAAGAGAAAATTCGGTCCATGAACTTATGGTTGTTAAAAATATTATTGACAATGGATTTAGAATAAAAGACCTCACACCTATCCAAATCCATAAAATAAAGAAAGGTAGAAATCCACAAGCACTTCTCTATGAAGATAACGGTATACAAGTAAGTAAATCAACAATATGATAGCTCAATTAACTTCTGCAGGTAAAATTGTTCTTATTGCTGGTCAGCATGATTTTGATGATGTCATGATAACCCGCCAAACATATTGCCATGATCAAACCCATAGGGATGTCTATGTTTCCAGTGCTTTGCAACAATGGGTGGTACACGGTCTCGTAAGAAAATTCCTCTCTAAAGTTACAAGTACAGAGGTCCTCATAGAAGAGAATCCAGTACTTGTCAAACTATTCCGAATTAAAATAGATAAAACACTCATTACGTATCCAATGTTTGTAGCTGCATGTAGAGATACAGGTATACGTGTCATTGAACAACCAAAACCAAAGAAGTCTCTCCTATTCCGACTAGTTAAATTCTTCTCTTTCTTGGACTTAGGAATATTCTCATTTAAACTGTTAACGCTCATGGATCCTGATTGGTATTATGAATAGGAATTCAATTAAAGAAACTAGACATTTTAGACTAAATCATACCGGTCTGGCAGGCCTTACTCAATTAAAAAGTGATTTCTTACAGATGTCATGGATGAAATCAGATCCAAGAGGAATATGGGCATATAATGATAGAGCTATTTCATTACATAATAGGTCAGTAATCCAATCCCGCATAGACAAGGATAGACTATGAGTAATTGGCAATTCTATTCAACTGAACGCAATGCTTCATTACCAATTGAAGGCTTTAATAAAACTATTCATGGAAAACGATTCCATGTGATATTCTGTTTTCCTAAAGAAGATAGACATTTAGTATCTAAACCAATAGAAGCTAGTCAAGCCTTTCTTCATATTAAAAATGTATTTCTATGGAGAAAGGCTTCAATAGACACTACAAGTGATTCTGAAATGGAATCCCTTGATTCTGTCTTATGGAATATGCATGCAGGTATAGATATAGAATCAAAATGTTTCTACACTCTAGTTACTGAAGGCCAAAATAAAACAATCTATATGAAAGAGCTTTGTATTAAAAGAATTAATAAAGTTGCATGATATATCGGTAATCCAATGCCACATGCTAATAAGATATTACCAATACGAGTAAAAGGGAAATGAGTAAGAAAATGAATATGAATAAGGTATTGATAAAGGAACATAACAATAAACGGCTTAGCGGTATTCTAGTAAGCAAATGGGTCTGTAAACTTGGTTGCCTTCCTTGCCGAGCCTAAAAATTTATCTTACCACAGAAATGCCGCAAGTCAAGAAGTTTTTAAAAGCTAAACGAAAGTTAACGAATGAGTACAAATTATATAAAACCAGGAATTTATTTAAGAGAATTTGATGTTTCTTACAAATTTATTGATTTATTTCTTAAAGAAACCCGAAACAATTACAAAGGATATAATTATGATTCTGGTAATGTTAAAGCAACATGGGATAATTTAATATCCGAATCTAGATGGAAATATGCTGCAAAAGGAAATTTAAAATGAGTTTTGATGATATACATTTCCCGACAGTTAATGCCCCTTTTCCAAATTTTATTCCATCTGAATTAGTTTCCTGTGATAGACCTATTCCAAAAGCTGTTGCTAGGAAATATGGTGAATTAGTTTATAGTCATAAAGAAACACGGTATGGATATTCACCTTTCTTAAAAACATATAGAAAGGATAACATAGAGATTACATGGGAATCACTAGTTGAAAGATATGCAGAAAGACATATAAAGCGTAATAGTACTGCAAAGCTTATGGAGATATTGTTTGATAATACTCAGTCCTATAAAATTAATTTAGGTTAATTAGTGTGGCGTTTTATCATAAAGATTTTAGAATTAGTGTATTTATTGCTAAAGAAAATAGACAATGTCATTATTTTCTCTGTGAAGATTCAGATTATGTTGAAATAATACTTAAAGATATAAAAGACAAATACTTAGATGAGAATTAGATTAGACATTGGATATAGGATAATAACAATACGGCAGTTATTGGAAAAGTGTGAGAGATATGATCAAGGTCCTCCATGTATATCCATAGAAGATGTTCAAGACACATTGCATCATATTTTATGTGCATTCTTTATTAAGCGGTATGGTAAGGATGTACCTAATCATGTATTTTATTCAGAAATAGAAAAGAAGCATATATTAGAAGGTTATCGTTGGGATGATATGGTAAAAATTCCAAATGACAAATAGAGATTTATGGTTCAGTTTGTTTATAGATTACCGTGATGATAGGAACAGTTGTTTTTATAATGAAAATTTTATAAAGGTTTATGGTAAACAAGTATTTAATGATTTATGGGATAGCTTGAAGTCTGATAAGTTAAACAGTATAATTGGAGATAATGAGTAACATAGACGAATTATTAAAGAATACACAACAATGGGCTGATGATTTAAAAAAGCCTAATACTACTATTGGTGGGTTTGATAGCATGGCATTTCCGACTATTATGCAGTCATTCCCTTCTTTAGTTATAGAAGATTTAATAAGTGTTCAGCCTATGGGTGGTGATCCTGTAATGGATTTGGATGCTACAGATAACCGATATGATTACACAAAGGAATACAAGAAGAGATTAATTAAATCAACATGGAAAGAAGTTGTTGATTGTTTCATGAATGGTAGAAAGAAAGTATATCCTAGACGTGGTACCAGTGCTGGTGATATTTACCATTTGAATTACGTATATGGCAAATAGGATTCAAATAAATGAATTTATTAGAGTTCCGTTAGTATTTGAACGGGACAGTCCTGAATGGGATAATTTTTTCTTTTTTACTCAAAACTTATTAGCCTTACCAAAAGAATCCAGACATTCCATAATTACTTATGATATTAGTGATATGGTTTATACCTGGGAAAGTTTTATACTAAAGAAATATATATGATTAGATTTACTGGTGGAAAAAATTATGGTGTAGCATTTGGTAATAGTAGCATCCAAATTAATCTACAGGAAAAGATGAATCGTTATACCTATTATAGTTATGAAAGAGTTGCAATAGAAAACACCTATGATTCTCTAGTGATTGGCTTTGTTCATTTGCGGTATACATATTAATGATTCCTCCAGTTCAAAATATGTTTGCTAAGGACCTCCACTTAGCAAATACACCTGAAGCTATAACGCTTAGGAAATATTTACCGGTAGATTATTTAAAACATTATAATTTAGCATGGTTTGTTTCTAGAATGGGAAGACCTGCTATTCATTACAACGATCATGTCAATTCTATTATTAGTAATGCGGAAAGTGCCTTTTCATTAGAAGTATTAGAATTATGTGCAAAAGATATGGAGATAACATCTGTCACGCACAATCAATATCAATTAGAAGTTCTTGATAGAAAAGGTCTTTCAAATTCAAATGGTCATGTCAATATAAAGTTTTTTGCTATATTGTTTATTTTGCGGAAAGGTGAAAAAGTAGATCCGGCTTTATTGCCCTTTGAATATGAACATGTAGATTTTATTGAAACTACAGATGCAATAGAAAGATTGAAAATGGACCGTCAGAACTATGCGACCCATAAAATGTGGTTGCAAATCAGTAAAGACATGATACTGGCCTAGCTATCATGCTTGAGACGGAAGTCAATAAGAAACTTAGAATCCTATGAATAGAATCATGAAAATAAAATACACTCAAGAAGCCATACAAGATTTTGAATCAATATATGGTATTGATGTTATGTTTCCTTTTATATTAGAACAACAAAACAATAGGTATGATCATCCATTGATTGAACCAAAATCTATATCAGATATTGTTCGGGATTTCTTAGATGACCGAAAACGATTCAACATGCTGTCAGGATATTGAATGAAATATATTTTTGAACCAGATTTAAGTAATGTAGAGGGACAAAATGTAGCCTTCGTTGGATTCTTATATCATCGCAATAGTAGATATGATCATCTAAAAATTTATGCAGAGCAAATCAATAATTTAAAATCTTCATTCTTTCAATTCCGAAAGGATATTTTAAGCTGACTCATCAATGCGGGCTTGGAGTTCAAGACGCCGAGCTTTCAACTCTTCATTAGCTGGATCTTGTTTGAGTTGATCAATTACGTCTACAAGCTCCATGGCTAATGAAGTGTGGAGTTTGAGGCGTTCGCTGATGGAGGACGTGGGCATTACCAGAATTTCGTGAAAAGGTATTCTAAGATACTGTAAAATAAGTGGCTTGCGAGAGAGAATACAATGATCAGTGCATATTCGCAAGGACCAAATTTTTCTCTATTATGAGGCATCTTGTTTATCTATTTTAAGGTCTTTGACGTGTTTTTCCCAAGGGTACGCCAATTTCCTATCAAAGATAATTTTCAATACACGATTAGTGATGATGACTCTTCTAGGATCATTGCCCCATTCAGGATCGCATGGGAGATGGTTGCTTTTGACGTTGTTGCACTTTTGGCACACGTAGATGGTATTGGCATCGTTCGTATCACCACCTTTGTTTAAAGGGATGATATGGTCATTAGTGACTTCTGACGGTCCACGCCGAGTAGTCATGACCTCATTGCAATAGGGACATTTACCTGGCCAGGGCATGATCAGTGATGACGGCTGTTGTGAGAATTGAGGATGCGAACGATGGGGAGGATCAGCACTTCCCAAACCACAATGAGGGGGAATGCCAAGAACACCCCAAAGATCATGCCACCAATGAACGCGCCGATGATGGGTGAGAGAATTACCAAGCCCAATCCGATGATGCTGAATAGCGCACCAGACTTGAGTGCCAAAAAGAAGCATACGCAAAAGGTCAGGGTTGCCCCAACGATTGCGAAGAAGTAGCAGGAGCTATCAACCTTCTCTTTGATTTCTTTCCACATGATCAGAATCCTTGGGGAATGGTGTTGAAGCACCAGAGATAGAAGAAAGCTGACAGGATGATAACGATGATGAGGACTTGGTTCCAGATTCTGGATGTCCAAGTGAGAGGATTATAGACCTTGGGGTATTCAACTCTATCATCGGATGGTATGGCTCTATAAGCCTGCCATTCTTCTTTGCGGGGATTATCCGTGCAAGTAGATTCTGGAGAGGGGCTCTTGATCAGCTTTATCTGCTTCATGGTCCCATCCCTCTTGCTCCCACCAGAATACATCACAAGGACATAGGGTCAAGGGTTGATTATTGCTAGAGTCATTCACTACAGAGGTTTCTGACGGCATATGACTCCATTCTATCTGTTTATCGGGGTTTGATAAACGATATTCCTTGTTTGTTAAGTTCTTTCATGATCTTCTGATCCTTCTGGATACGAATCTTCTTCAAGGCTTCTTCGATGAGTTGGAGGGATTCAAGTGTATTCCAGATTCCCTTTCCGTATTTCTTTTCTAAATCAGCCTCAATGAGGGATTCAATTTTGCGAAGGTCTTGTTCCTTTGCATCGGCTGGCACATCAGTTGGTTTGATGAGGATGCCAGTTTCATCCTGCATGTTCCACCTCATTCTTTTTGAGCCATTTATTGACCTGTTTTTCGGTCATGTTGTGAATATGACTTCCCATGCCAATCACATGATTAACATCCTCAACGGTTGCTGGACAGACCTGAACATGATGAGCATCCATGATGTTTCGAGCCTGACGGAGTGCAGAACCCTCAGTTCTGGCAGCAACCACGCAGCAGTACGCTCCGTTTTTGCACATGAAGATATTGGTGGCCATGATGTGTCCTTTAGAGCTTGAATTTCTCAAGGTCTTTGAAGATTTTTGGATCCATGATTTCAGAACGGTCTGCGGCTTTGATAGTCCATCTTCCAGATTTGAATGCCCCTTTCTTTTTCCATTTATTCAGTGTCTTGAGGGAGATAGCATGTATCTTGTTCTTCTTGTTATCAATGAGATACCCTGCAAGACCGCATACACCTGCTTTGGCAGATTTGGTATGAGTACGAGGCCGAGCACCAACAAGCAGGCATACTGCTTTCCATTCAGCACCATGTGAACGGACATTCTTTTTCAAAAGATTTGCCGAACACAATGCATGAACGATGAAATGGGCGAATTCGTGCCTGCATGTATCTTGGAAGTCCTCTTTACTCATATTGCTCATTAACGAACCATTAATGAGGATTCCATGAGTATTAGTTTCTCGGTCCCACTGACATTGGCCGAAGTTATTCCTCTTGTTTTTGTATTCTAGCAACAATGTGTATTGGGTATTTGCCACAGCCCTTTTTGCTTTATCAGATGTATTTGAATTCTGAAAGGCACGTGCAGCTTCATTCAAAACATCTTGGCATTCTTTGAGAGTGATGAAGCGCATGATGGCGGCAGACCTTAAAAAGTTAGACCCTTGGCTTTGCTAAATATAGCATCACCAAGGGTCCAGTCAAGACCTTAAGTTGTTGGGATATTTACGCCTGGGCAGCGGAAGCATCTTCAACAGCAGGAGTTCCATCGCCATTCATGATGGCAGTCTCGGTCTTGGGAACTTCAACCTCAGCGACCGGCTGAACTGCATCCGTGGCAGCAGTTGCCTCATCAGTCGCCGTGGCGATGGGTTCCTCGATCTTGGTATCTGCGGGAATCGCATCAGCAGCGGCTGGCGTAGTGTCAGCAGGGGTGGTATCAGCGACAGGGGCATTGACCTGAGCGACGGGAGCAGCGACCTTGGCTTTGTTCTTCGAGCCAGGGGGGCGACCACGCTTGCCAGTGCCAGTGCTGACCTTGACTTCTGCGACCTCGGGGATTTCCTCCATGATCCACTTGGCGTTGTCCGAATCGATGATCCAGGGCCATTCAGCGACAGCACCGGCAGCGCCAGGCTTGTTTTGAAGCTGGATCTTGGTGCCGTTGGGCCACTTGGTGATGCCGCAGTTGTCCACCACGTTATACATCTTCTTCCAGGTGTCCGTAGCGTTCTTGGGCTTGAGGCGATTCTCACCCATCTCCTGAGAGACGCGATGAACGATGATGTGTTGGGACGGATCAGCCTGGTTTACCAGTTTGTAGTCCTTGTTCAGGATTCTCAGAATTTTGGCCATGGAGGATTTCCTTGTCAGTGGTGTGTTTACGAAGTAGGGTTGCTTCGCTATTGATGATTCCTGATTTATACTCAGATGCTAACCCCTGTCAACAGTGATCTAGAGGTAAAAAAATGGGGCCTAGTTAAGACCCCATTTCCCTCAACATATGAATTGTTGATTACGATACTGTAAATATTCCAGTATCGCCCGTCTTCTTTACAGATGATTCTGAACGAGTAGCAGTTGCAAAGCTGACTTGTTCTGCGGGAATCAAACTGATTTTGGTTCTTGGTTTTGGAGCACGGATTCCAGGAATCTCTTGCACAGCCCAAATATCACCATTGACGGAATCAGTGGTTCTCGGGAGAGTTCCCGGCATATGGAACATAGCAATTGCTGGCCGAGTAAACACTTTAATATTGTTGAAATTGATTATTCTAAAGATGCGAATATACTCTCCTTTCTCATTCATCGGATTCTGCCAATCTTCATTAATTCCAGGCCCACGAGGAGCTTTCACGATAAGCCGTTCACCTGTACGAAGATTGACTAAGTAATATTCCTTCTGCATGACTCTCTGGCGCTTGGCGTGCAGAAGGGGATGGATATTTGAAGAAGGGTTGCGGTCGTTCAATGACATGATAGTACCTTTTAGGTAATATGTTATGTGGATGCTGGAATGAGACTTGAAATGCCTGAGCAAAATGCTTCAAGCTCTGATACATGACTTAGGTTGATTCTGATGCCATTCTTAATCTCCTGGTTATCACCTTGATAAGAGACTAATTCCTTAATGATGTCTTTTAAAACATCATGATGTAGACTGAGGTTTTCTTGAAAGTCCTCCCTGGTTGATTCTTGGAGCATGTGCCAAATGCCAGCCAAAGCATAAAGATTGGTGAGTGCAGCTTTATCTAAGTTGGTGTAAGTCATTATGAAGTGTTCTAGTTACGTATTTCAGTGATTAATATACACCAATATGATCAAATAGTCAAACTTAAATTTGGTAATGCGGACTATTCATTAAGTTGTGGTAAGAATCATTCACATTGCACGGCAAAAAACCCACTGGAAGCCCTCCAGTGGGTCAGAGTCAAAGCCGATTGACGCGTGAATTAAGCAGTAGCTTTTTCACTCTTGAGCATATTTTTATACGCTCCAGCAAGGCCAGAAGTCCACAGATCAGCGAACTGATTTTCATCAGTAACACCATATTTGGTGTCAAGCCATTCGCTGATACCAACCAACGAGATGATCGAACTCATCGTTGCTTCAGCATCCAGTTCACCATCATTGCCCCTGCTAATGTCAACCTCAACGAACTTTTTTGTCGAGTTGAGGCGACCGATCGCAGCGGTCTTCATGTACGATGGCTGAACCTTCTTGTTGGGATTTGCGATGAAGATGCTGACGATGATTTTATTCGGATCGGTACTTGGAGCGATGGCAATTGCACCGATGCGATGTTTGCTCAACACTCCCTTATGCATCAATTGATGACGCAGATAGAAGAATGCGGTATTGGTTGAGAGACGGGAAATGGCGATAGCCATGATGTGATTCCTTGTGGTGGTATACCTGGTAGGACTCGAACCTACGACCAACAACTTAGAAGGTTGTCGCTCTTCCGACTGAGCTACAGGTACTTGTGGGGACTGGCAAAGCTTCACACTTATATGTGAAATACTTTGCCAGTCAATTTCTTACTTCTTGACCTTGCCGAAGCGACCGCGAGCGTCACGCTTCTGTGACATCCAGACCGGAATTTCGACAGCATCCTGGGGATTGCCCTTGACACTGACAGCACCAGTTTCGATGTCTTCTTCCTCAGCTTCGTCAACGTCCTTGTCATTCTTTTTCCAATCAGGATTCTGCTGCTTGAACAGCTCCTGATATTCTTGGGCATCAGCTTCGCTGGTACCATTCTCGCCGATGACGTACATTGCGCACACGCGCATTTTCTCGAAATGATAGTCCGTTGGGAATGCGACCACATCACGGGGATTGATCTTGACGTTGATCATCTTGCCGGAGCCAGGATGATAGACTTCCTTCGCATAGCGGAAGTTGGCGACGTGCAAACCACGGGAGCACGTATTGTTATTGTCCGAATCGCAAAGACTGCGATCCAAGGTCACAGTCTGGCCGGGGGAGAAGTCGAGCTTGCCAGTATAGAAGTCCTTGAAGTCGTTTGCGACTTTGCGATAGCCGATGAAGCAACCATCTTCCGTCAGAGGGAAGCGATGAGCCTTCAAGAACCGGAAGAGACCTTCCTTGACACGCACATCAGGATTCAGCTTGCAGTTCTCGTAGAACTTCACCAGCGGTTCGAACGGTTCGTTTGCAGCTTTGAATTCGAGAATGGTATCCGCAATATCAGCGGGCAGCACCTCTTCCTGCATTTTGATGGAACCATCCACCACCTTGATGCCCCAATTCGCAGCCTTCTTGCTGGTGTTGATGGCTTTGACGGGTTCGATGGCCTTCAACAGGTCTTCATCACTGCCACCGACGTGAATGAGGTCCAGCACCTTTTTGAATGCAGGATGTTTCTTGTTGATGGTTCTCGTCTGCCCCTTGATGGTCAGTGCCACCTGGTTCTCAGTGAGGATGATTTTGCGCTTGTTCTTTGACATGACTGTGATCCAAGGTTGGGTTGGTTGTATGGGTTGATTCTACATAAGGGGACAGCAATGTCAAACCTTATCCTTTGGCATTAATGAAGATAGCCAGGTCTGGAATGATGCGATTGAGCACTGTTGCATCAAGCGTATAGCTTGCAGCAGCCTGCCTCACCAAGTAATACTTTTCAACCAGAGCTTTCAAAGCTTCTGCTTCAGGAGAGGTTTCTTCTGCTTCAGGCATATCGGGAATCGTCAGTGGATTGCTCAGGACTTTGTTGACGTCCTTGATTTTCTTGAGGATATTGGATTCAGGAGTCGTATCCAATTGAGTTTCTGAATTGAATGTCGTCTTGAAGAGACGGGCCATTTCAATCCAATCGGGTGCAGTGACAAGTTGTTCCAAATCCGGATCTGCCATGATGCTTGCAAATGATGCAGAAATATCCTTGCAAGCATTGATCATCACCGAATTGATATTGCGCTTGCGAATGTATTCGGCGATAGTTGAATCCAAAGGCTGTTGAGACAACCATTCACGTGCCTTTTCCCCAAGTGATACCCAATGATCAGGGATGCGATGCTTCAAGCGTTCCGAAACGCCATAGATGGAAATGTTCAATGCATGTTCCAACGTATTCAATTGGTCGCCATTGAATTCGTTGCAGTCCTTTCGGAAAGTCAAGACATAGACGATGTCCTTTTGATCGGCATCCTCAGATTCATCTTCCTCGTCAACTGACAGCATCACATCAGATGCATGGAATTTCTTCAAACCAGAATTCCATATATTGGCAGCGAGGGGATCCTTCTTCGGTCCGCGACTTCCCGTTGCTGAATTTCTGATAATCGGCCTTTTCGGGAACTGATCACTGTTGCCACCATGTTCCAAACCGACCCATAGATCAGACTTGAAGAACCTTTCTTCCATGACCTTAGCATCAATGTCAGGGAGTGGAAGAGTACGATCAGAGAACCCTGGCTTGAAGCTCAGGAAATATAAGCATTCCCTGTCATAGCTATTTCCACCAAAGTTATTTTGCTCCATGTAATGGCGTACATTGCGTTCGTTGTAGCCAGTGTTGACGAAAATTTGCTTCTTTTGATCAATTCCCTCCAGTTTGATGCTTTCCTCTTGCCGCATTGAAAACTTGGCGCGACGGCTATAATTACTGCGGAGCATCACTTTGTTTACAATGACTGATTCAGGGAAGTGAATCGTCATGGCAGTATTCAGAGGCAGTCCCCGCCAGTTGGCACGCGAACCTGAAATAAGATTTCTGATAACGTTGCTGGCCAACTCCTTCCACATGGTCAATGCAGCAACATACGTTGGTGCAGCTTCAACCTTTTTCTGATATGTGGTGAGGATGATTTGAGTTGCAGCCAACATGCGAGCCACAATGCGCCGAACAGTCTGAGGGGTATACTGCAACGATTCACGATTCAATGCGGGATCCAGTTCACCCGTCTTGAAGAACAATCCGCAAGTTACATTTTGCAGGATTGCTGCCTGATGCCACAACGTGCGAATTCTTGCACTTGTCATCGGATCATTGTTCTTATTGATGACGATGTCATTCATTTCTTCCGTGGCAGTTCCAGGAATTGAAACATCAGTCATCAAGCTGACAAACGCAGTTTCCATTGCGCTCCAATCCAACGGATATGGAATATTGTCCATGAAGACATGCGTGTGATTGTAATAAGCCTGACCATTGTAAACTTTCCAACCTTTTCCCTCAAACAGCGGATCAAGTCTGGTTTTCCAAACCCATTCACCGCTAGAATAACCAAGGATATTTGGCTTGGGATCCCATGAGATAAAGATTTTCTGAATTTCTGATTCAATATTCTGCCATTCCTTTTCCTCCAGTTGCATTTCAATAATGGTGCCGCTCTTATTCAGAGCAGGGTCCTTCACTTCAGGATCACCAGTTTGATTGCAAGTGAAAAATAATCCTTCACGGAGCATGGTGTATTCGCGATATACCAATTCGCGATTTTCACCTTCTCCTTCCCAGGCAGTTGTCTTGACCAGGAACATGTTGGTCAGGGACCAAGGAGTTTTTGATCCGATACCAAACCCGCCAGTTTGATCGTTGCTGCCGCGCTTGGTAGATGCACCGACACTGTTGTATATCGCATCGATTCGTTGGGGAGAAAGGCCTGGACCCTCATCAATGAACTGCAAAGAAGTGTCAAGCTTGTTCGGCAGCTTGATGGTAATCGGAACATCAGCCTTTCCTACTTCTCTGTGAGCATCGCGACAATTGCAAGCGATCTCCTGAACAACGATTTTTGCCTTGTTGGTATAGATCGTATCAAACATGTGCGCAAGCATCATGCCAGGATTATCGATGGTCAGAGTGGAAACTTTCATTTCCCCATGGCGACCGACTTGTTCCGACTTGGTTGCTACAAGCATGATTATTCGCTTTCTGTATGATTGGTATGTTGATGACTGTAAAGACTTAAGGTGAAAAAGCAATAAACATTTTTAGGTCTAATCAGATACTAAGGTAATTCTTGACTAGGCTTAAATGCATGTTAAGAAGGTATTGTTGACACATGCCAAGCGTTCTTAGAATGGAGACCTGATGAGTTCTCATTTAACCCAGCTATCATCCGAAACTGGCCTATCAGAGGAAATGATTACTGGCATCATGGAGGAAAGCTTTGACTGTGAACACTTCACAGATGCATTAGAAAAGCTTACTCGAACAAAGTTTATGGCTGAGACAGCCAAGGAACTCTGGATTAATCGTCAGAATTCCAGCGTCGGCTAGCTTCACGCTTCTTATCTCTGAAGACTTTGGGAGCAGGAACTTTCCAAGAATCACCGTGCTTACGGATCATTTCTTGGCGAACTTCTCTATTAGCTCCCTTTATTTCCTTAGTCTTCTTCATGATGATCATTATTTATCGGTATATCTTCCTCAGTCAAGAACCAATTGCTAGGTCTTGAGGGAGGTATTTGGCTGATTTCGTCGTGTTGTCGCACCATCACTACAAAATATTCTGAGGAATCTTCAAATTTATTGAAAATGAAGACGCCACCAGAAAGCAATGTCGGAGCCACATTCTTTTTAAAGAAGGGCTCCTTGATAACCTGAGTGATGTCTTGAATAGGCTGATAAAACTTCATCAGCAAATTCTATCACTTGTTTTGTTTATTGACAGTTTCCCACATGCGCTTGACCACATCATCAGGAACTTTGCGATCGGGTGTACGAGTGGCATTGCGAGCCAAGCACGTATCCAAATCGGTATCCATCGTGTGATATTCAACTTCGTAGCCGCGCGAATTGGCAGCATCAATGTACACTTTGTAATCCCTGGGATTAACGTTGGTGTTGTCGATGATCACCACATCAATATTCAAATCCATGTCTTTTGCAGCCAGGATCATATTGTTGTGATGATATTGGCCCAACTTGGTGCGGTCGAAACAATACTTGCCATCCTTCATGAACTGATCATCAGTTGAACGGATGCTGAAATTGTTGCCCGCAGCTTCAAGCTTCGCCGTATATTCTTTGGCGAATGTGCTTTTGCCTGAGCCAGGTGGGCCGATGAGAATGAGGAGTTTTTTCATTTGGTGGTTTCTTTGTTGGAGAGGTAGACTGTATCGTCTAAGGTGTCTAATGCTTTTTCTATTTCTTCTTTGTTGCAGTTTGAAAATCCGAAGATGAATTGTTCGGTATATACTTCTTCCCCATCAGCATTGATTGATTTAAAGATAAATGAATCAGGATTACCAGGAGCATACCAAGTATATTCTCGGATCGGAACACTCCAGGAAAGTGATGGATGTTTATCATTAGGAAGATGTTGTTGTGCGCAATTATTCCGTGAACTAAAAGTGATGTTGTGCGAATAATACAAAATCAATTCCACACCGCATTCACGAATCGCTTTTTCATTTTCATACAGGGCCTGAACCATCTCAAAGGCATTTGTGAACCCTAATGCATGAGCGAGTTCCTGAACACGATGAATGGTTTCAGCCATGATATAAACCCTTGTATCCCTTTACTGTACGGGATCTTGGACCTTGTCAACAATATTTTCTGCTGGGAAATATCCTTCAACAGTTGATTCAGGAGTGCTGAGATATTCCCATATTCCCCATTTATCATCTCGGATTTTACAGAATTCAATTGCAGAAGTTAAGGAGCCATGTTCAAAGGCACCTATAATTGATTGGTTATTATTGATCAACCATTTTCTGACACGTTTGACTATTGATGATGGTTCATTCTTCAAATAAACCCACGTTGGATCTACACGGGTCAACTCTTCCAAACAGCCAACCACAAGCAGAATTTCAAGAGTGCCGACAGGGTTTACTACTTCTTCAAGCTGTGGCCATTTGTTATCTTCTTTGTGTGATTCGGATTTTACTTCGTTTCCATCTTCATCACGGACAATATCTTCTTCGTTAAAATCTCTGGATCCCGTCATCCATTTATTGATCTTGCGATTGGATTTGAGGGAACGTATTATTTCGGCATTGATTGTTTTCCGACGCATGATACGCGCCTGCATCTCCTCATTACTTTCAACAGTTTCAGACACATCAGATAAGGCAGGAGTTTCGGCAATAATTTCTTCAGCCACCGTTTGGGAGGTTTCTTCGAGCATGGTATGCCCTTTCTTTAAGGTTAATTGATTGGATTACTCAGCACTGTATGCAAACAGATTTCAGCGTCAATAGTCTGTTTGCTGTTCCTAGTAGCACTTTTTGTTACTAAGTGCTTTGCAATTCCATACAGCAAGGAATTACAGCATTGTGTGACAAAATAATATGCCACGGTTTATTCTCATACATGAAATGAATATCATGTTTGTCATCAGGATCATAATGCATGATGACACCAATATAAATTTGCTTGCCTGAATAGAAATATACCTGACTCTTCAAAGGTAATTTCTTACAAAACTCTCCTTGATCCGCCAGTTGATCAATGCAATGCAGCAGGTATTTTACGAAACGCTTAATGCTGGCAAACATGCGTTCCTCACTGCCTTCTTTATTTTCTGTGCTTTATGTTGAGGAAGATACGCTTGTACCTTCCACTTGCGGATAATCTTACCATCTTCTATTACGGAAAATGGGATCCGCGACATCAATGCCTTATGTCCATCATGACCAAGCACATAAAGCATCGCATTCGCTTCGTCCTCTTTCACATTATTTGCGATAAGGGTCAAAGCGAGTGCAGATGTCTTCATGGCCTCATTGATAAGTCATTGATACTGCGATGTCAAGCGCGTTTCTTGGCTTCGCGTTCAACCCACTGGCCGTTGATGTAGTTCCAGACGCCAAACCTCCCGTTATGGGTCAGAGCGGCATCACTACCAACCTTCCACTTCGTTTGCAATTCATATTGCGTAACGGGAGTGCTGAACGTTGCGGAGAGCAGAGCGAGAGCATCCTTGAAGTTTTTCGCATGGACGAAGCAGCGAACCTTGGCGCCATAGTTCACGCCACTGTCATCATCCTCACCTTTGTACCACCAGCAGAAGGAAGTCGGCTCCACTTTCACTTCAACCGGCTTTTCAGCAGCCACCTTCTTCTCAGATGGTTCCTTTGCCACCTTCACCACTTCTTCGATTTTGGTTGGCACTTTGCCTTCCAACATTTCGGTCACCCACTTCGGCTTGCGACCACGCTTGCCCGAAGTCCATTTTTCGCCATCGTGAGGATTGGTCAGGGTGATTGGTTCGTTCATGATGACTTTATAATAGCAAATAAGGTTCAGATACAAGGTAAAAATACCCATGCCTGTCATTGACATGGGTTCTATTAATTTGGTCGGCCCGGCGGGACTCGAACCCGCACCCCATTGCTGGGAGGGGATTTTAAGTCCCCCGCGTCTGCCAATTCCGCCACAAGCCGTTTATCATACAAGTGAAGTAAATCAACGCCTTTTTGGTGGGCAAGGTGGGACTCGAACCCACATTGATACTATCGCCACCGATTACGGTAATCTGCTTTATAAGAACAGTCCGGTACTCGCCCGAGCTGAGGAGAATTTGCTCTCCTAAATTACTTGCAAATGTATGATCCGTTGTCTCTAAAGAGCATTTGAATATGGTGCGTTCGCTGGGACTCGAACCCAGGACCCACGGATTAAAAGTCCGTTGCTCTACCAACTGAGCTACAAACGCATATATGTAAAGAGTATATAGATATCCTTTACATGTCAATTCTTATTTTTTCTCTGTGATAACAACAGTACCCTGGAGAACTCCGAAGTTGGAACTCTCATGCAGTGTAAAGGTTTCAGCAACCTCATCCTTTTTCATGGGACGAGTCAGGATCCAGAGATTGGAATCCTTCCATGAAACTGTCACAACCTTTTCATTGGCTGGCAGTTCCATGGTATACGAGCCGCCCCAATGCCGAGCGAACCATTGGGTATGAAACATCCAGTTGATCATCACTGCGATCAATACGACCACAAAGATGATAATTGAAAGGCACCCAATCAATTCAGAAAGAGTATATGCTTTGCGCATTTACGCAGCCTTCTTCTTGGCGAGGATAGCCTTGGCCTTCTGGCGAGCAATGTACTTGCCCGAACCTTCAGCTACCAGCTTATCAGCTTCGGCAGCAGGGATGTAGACGATGGCGGCCTTGTTGGTCTGGACGTAGATGCGATTGGCACGCGCCCGGTGGCCACGACGATGCGAACGCAGATTCTTGGGCAGGACCTTGCGTTCACGAACACGCTTTGCCTTTCCGTTGGCAGACGATTCCTGGGTGTTGCTCTTGGGCATTGCATCAGGGTTGATGCTCATGTCGTTGGTCTTGATCTTGGCCATGGTGTTTCCTGGGGATTAATGGACTAACATACTTAAGGTGAGAGTCAAGTCGGCAATTTAACGAAACCTAAATCCGTAGAATAATGAATATTCGTACAGCCCAAGGACTTCATTAATGTAAAACAATCAGGGCAAGGTGCTGAATTCATGATCTTTGATTGACGATTGAGCCTGATATTAATCATTTCCCAAGGCTTTGATTTGTCCATCAGACCTCTTCCCTTCTTCCATGCAACCACTTCTGCATGGGTTTTGGGTAAACCATCAGTTATCCTAGAGTAATGGCCATAATGCCTTGGCATTGAGTTGCCGGTATTATTCATTCCCGTAGCAAGGATTTTGTTTCCCTGCACAAGAAATGAGTAATGAGGATAACAAGAATATTGAGGATGGGAACTTAATTTTTTGAGGGCAATCTTTACAGCTTCCTCAAGTATTCTTTTATTCAAAGGAAAATCCCACTCATTGCTGAATGGGATATAACTAACGATGATTAAGGTTTGTCAAGTCTTCGCCGCATTCCTATCCGCGATGATTTGATTATAGAATTTGTTTCGCTCCATCAGATTATGTTCCAAGGTTTTGCTGAACCCACGCAAACCAGCAGCCTGTTTTTCAAGCTCAATTGCCTTTGCGGTATTAATATTAACTTGATCCAGATAATATGTTTTATCTGCCATCATGAACAAATTCGGAAAGGCGTTATGAGATTCTTCCATGATTTTGTCTGTCAGGATATAGATGACATCCTTATCAGCAGGGATGGGCTTCTTTCTCGGTTGATCATTCCGATGAACGAATGTATTTTCGCCATCGCGATGCCACTTACTTAAATCTTGATTGTCACGATAGTATGTGATGCGAGCATGATAATTCACACCATTAACAATGACTGATTCCAGAGTCACCGTAACGGCCTTGTGTCCACTGATGATCAGGATGATATTTTCATTCCACTTGTTATCGGAATCACCTTTAACTAATTTGCAGACAGTGATAGCGCCCGCAGTGTGAATCTGGCTCATGATATTTTCCTTTAGAAAATGCTGTTGACGGGGAATTCTGAAACGATCACCTTCAAGCACGATGGCGGAATAACTTTGTTCGTTGATGCATACCAATTCGTTTTGATTGGGAATATGCTGTCATCGCATGTCACTTCAAAGACAGACACAAAGGTGTTCTGCATATAGTAAAAATCACCATACACACCTTTGTCCAAAAACTTCTGCATGTCATCCTTATAGATGAACACATATACCGCATCAACACGATTGAAAATATCAGCATCCCGATCGCGAGTCTGATTGCCAACCTGCGGCACAAGACCCTTTTGCATAATGGATTCCACGTTCTGAGATTCGGTTACGTGGTAGTAAGTGATCTGTGCCATGATGTTTATAGCTTACATATAAATGAGTTAAGGTCAAGACCTATTTTTTATTATTGACCTTATTATAATGCATGATAGCTTCTGTACCATAGACAGGTAAAAATTTTCCATCAGGTGTCAAAAGGGTATATAACCAACCTGAATTTAATTCTGTTTGCCTTCTATGTTGCACAGTGCAAACAGTTCCCATGTATTCAACAATAGTTCCAATGCCTAAATCTGGTTTGACAGGAATATGTTCTTTTCCTTTGACGGGCATCTGTTCAATGTATTTAATTATTTTCATTATTATCATCCAGTTGGTTTTTATCCAGTAACCCGCACAATATACATTCCATGCATAATGCGCTTTGAGTCTGCCAGATACTTGATCATTTCTCGGACAGTAGGTTTGTTGTTGACAGGATACTTTGCGAAAATCCAGTTTTGAATTTTCATTGTGATGTCACGGTCATATTCCTTCTTGGCCATGAAATTGTATTTGGCATCACGTCCTTCTCGTAAATGATCCTCCAAACAAAATTGGCTTTCCTTTGGAATATCAAGCATCAGATTGATGAAATGATCAAGGTCGTTGTGCATCACATTGATGATCTTCTGAGTCTTAACTTTCAATTTAAGACGGGACTTATCAATTGGATGATCAGGTTTTGGAGTGATGCAAATAGCCATGATTTATCCTCCAGTTTGATTCTTTTGATAAAAATTGTAAATGAAACAATCAGCCCAATCAACTTGCACTGGAAATTTTTCGGTTGGTGCGACAATGTGAGCTTCACGCTTGCCACACTTTTTACATTCATTGATTATTAATGAACAATCCTTATAGGTTACTTCTTTTTCTTCAACATGACTTAACACAGGATAATCGCATTGTTCAACATTCACATACACAGGAGTTTTATTAGTGATGACATAATCACCAATAAAAAGCGAGTTGGCCTTCGTCATCTTATGTGTATGGAATGGCCACATGATTTATCCTCCAGTTCAGGCCTGGATGTTTTCGCCGTTGACTTCAACCATGTCCTTGATGTGGATGTCAAAACAGTCCTGGTTGTCAGTGAATTCATCAGCGAACTTGGTGCAGTACACCTGCGCTTCTTCCTTGGTAACTTCCTTACCATTCACGTAGTACCGGGCCTTGCTGTGCTTCAAGTCTCCCTTGACAGTATAGCAGCGGAAGTACAGGTGGACAACACCATCCTTGGTATGGCGCTTGACGTAGTTTTCCAGACCAGGAACCCATTCACCCCATGCCATCGGCTGGGGAGTCGCAGGCAATTCACCAGTTTGCCGTTTGCGAATAACGTCCTGCATGTTGTTGTAGCTGATGCCGATGCGGGTGACGTATTCGCTTTCCTTGGTGACGATCACCTTACCGCGATGGGCCGCCAGCAGCTTGCACTCCTTGATCTTTTTGAGCTTGACAGCTTGACCTTTGTAGCGCAGGAGCTTGCTGACTTGTGGGCTATTGAGGATGTCAAGAGTTTCCTGGGAGTGTTCAGCTTGGCCAGGAGGGGGTTGGATCATGCTGGGCCGGAACTTCGGAAGACGCTTGCGCAAGCACGTATGCATGGTGCCGTCTTCATCTGTCAGGAAAAACTTCCCGTTGGAGGCTTGATCCCACAGCAGGTTTCCCTTGCCACAGAATTTGCACGTAACGTCGGGACCGACATCAGTGTAGATTTCCCAAAGTGCATCAGCTTCATCGCCCATGATTGCGTTCCTATGTGGTGATACGTCCATTGTGGAGAATATAAACCTATGTCAACAATATTTTTATGTTCAAATTCCTATGGACATTTCATATAAGCATGATAGATGACATTGGAGGAAATTAAAAAATTATTCAAGTTCTTCAACTTCAACATTTATTTTTGTATCTTTTGCCCACAATGTCGGCCCTCTTTTTGATTGGGGAATCTTTACTTGAGCATTCGGGATGTGTGTTTCTGCTTCATCAATGATACGATCAGCAATTTGATTGAACGCTAAGGGGTTTTCCATGGCGTTTGCAATTGCATTCCATACCGTTTCCCATTGCTCTTTAGGGATATGGTTCATGGCTGTAGCAAAAGCTAAACGCATATCCAAACCAATAGGGACCATTTCTTCATATGATTGTCTGATTGCCATACTTCCCTGGATGGTGACGGTAAAGCGATGGTTAATCTGATGAGTTCCAACAGTTGGCGGAATAAAGGTTGCTATCTCTTTGGGCAGGTGAAAAGTTTCTAGCGCCCTAGCATGTTCGGGGAGAATACTCCCATTCCTCCATTTAACATTTTTTCTACTCATGCTACCGCCAGTTTAACAGGTAAGGTCAAATGTCAACGAAAAAAGAGAAGCCCCAGGGTTTTTACACCCCAGGGCTTCTCTTTGCCGAGTTCGCTGTATCAGGCCGCCGGGGTACCGCTGGTCGCCGGGGTCTGGACCTGGGCGCTGGCGTTCGCCTGGTCACCCTGGGCATTCGTCGCGGGGGCCGCGACCTGGGCCTTTTCCTTGGCGGGGGCGCGACGAGCCGACGGGGTGGCGACCGCGGGCACCGCCGGGGCGGGGATCACGATGGCCTTGATCGCTTCCAGCAGCGAGGGGAGCAGCCCCGCCTTCAGGTCCTCGATCAGCATGCCCATCTGGCGCTTGCCGATCAGGGCGCTGACCGCACCAGCCGGGCGACCACGCTTGCCGCTGGCCACCTTCTCGACCTTCTCGGCCTTGGGCTTGCGACCCGGCTTGCCCTTGACCTTCTCGGTCGTGGCCTTGGCCGGGCGACCACGCTTCGCCTTGGGGGCCTTCGCGTCCTTGGCGCTGGCCGACTTGGCCTTGCCCTCGTCATCGATCACCACCAGGGTGGTGCCACCGGCCTGCTTGATGAAGTCGCTGGACTTGAAGTCCTTGGCGCGCTGCTCGGCCGAACCGCTGTTGAAGCGATGGGCATCCGACATGCGAGCGACGAGGGTGGAGCCGTTGCGATCACCGATGTACTTGGTGTCCGAACCGACGAGGACAGAGATGAGCTTACGCATGATGCATTCCCTTTCTTGGGAAGTTGCGCATGGGGTTTGGTAGCTTTGCTACATTTCCCATGCTTGGGTTATGTGTTCAATCTAATGCCTCTATTTCAAGGTCAAGGAATATTTCGTAGGTCTTCCTAATCAGTTCGGAACGACCCCTTTCTTCTTATATAAGGCAACCACTTTTAAAGGATTCCTTGACAACTAGAGAAAACATGATAGCCGCCATAAATTCTTGAAAAAACGCAGGAATTTTGCAGGTAAAAAATCCCTGGGTGGTTAGTCCAGGGATCTTTCGTTTGGCCTCAGTTGGCCAGCGCATCCGCCGGGGTGGTTTCCTTGGGCATCGGGGCCACCTTGCGCATGAACGCATGCGTCAGCTTCAACGCACCGAACTGGTTCACCGGCTCGACATCAGTACGGACATGGCGATGAATCGTGGTGAAAGCGTTGTACAGGCTCCAGGCCGTCCCACCGTCATTGAATTCGTTGAAACGGGGCTTGATGAATTCAGCACGCACGGGGATGATGAGACGTTCGGAATGGATCACCTTCTCCTCAGCAGCCTGACAGATGAGATTGCTGGCCGAAGCGACATCGATCCGGAATTGCTTCCAGAAAGCGAACTCCTTCTCCTGTTCGGCGCCATCGATCAGGAACTTTTCCAGGCCCTTGTCGATCAGGTTGGGCAGATTCTCCTGGACGTGGGCGCGATGCTTGGTCTGGATGACGATGTCCGAGGAGAATGCGAGATTATCGCACACGAAGACACGCGATCCGCACGCCAGACCAGCCTGCAGCGACTTGTCCGTGCTGTTGCGGAAGCCGAGACACAGCGTGTGGCCAGCGTTGCCCGATGCGACCAGGTCATACGCTCCGAAGAGCTGACCATTGCCTTCCTTCCCGAGGGCGTAGGAACGCTTGGCGACGTTCCACTTATTGCGCTCCAGGCCCTCCTCGATGAGGTCCACGAAGCGTCCGTGGCCGATGGGATCGTAGGTCTTGGACGCATCCATCACCGGCTTGCTGCCGTAGACCTGGTCCTTGGTGGCGACATACGATCCGGCGTGGGCGATGAGAGTAGCAGTCATGGTCGTTTCCCTTGTATGGGTATGGGTGATACCTCGCATCATGCACACTCTTTCTAGGAGTCAAGGATGTTTTCCGTAGACATTCCTTCTCACCTTCATCCTTGCATCTACCCTCAAGCATGATAACTAACGGCAGCCGCGAGGTGAAGGCAGGGTTAGACCCCACCAGCCACCACCTCCTGAGAGGGCTGCACGATGAATTCAGCATCCTGAATCTTTGAGAAATTCACTTGCACCAACGATTTATTAACCTTGGTGACATTGATGAACACTCCTTTTTGAACTCGGTTGATTTCACCACGTTCATTCAGGACTGAAAGGTGATGAGGGAGGAACGCATTGGATGACATGAGCAGCATGTATGACCTTTCAGTCACTTGAAGGGAGACAGGACCATGTGGCGATGAAAGTATCACCTTCTTTTTCGTACTTGACTCGGCTCATTCCATAGCCAGCAGGAGGATATCCTGCTTTATGCTGTAGATCCTCACAGATAGTGTCTGTAAGTTCCTCTGAGGATTCTGCTTTGAAGCAGGGAGCAGCACAACCTGGGTTGTTTATTTTCGTAACCTTGGTTGTCATATATGCATACTACACCTTATATTCAAGGACACAAACTATTTTTTGGTTGTTGACAGATGCAATAAGCATATTAGCACATTGGGAACACCACCCCTTTCAGGCTACCCTTATGATTTACTGGCAACGCATCTCCGAAAAGCATTCAATCAGCCAGAAGGAGCTTGAAACCCTCATCCTTGACAATAATGGTGTGGAACTGCAAAAAAAGATAAAGGACAAATGGGGAATCCACTTGTCCTTATCTCAGATTGAACGGATTGAGGAATCGTTTGACGCTGCTTAGGCCTTGGTCTGCCTGGCTTTGTAACTGGTGACCTGAACATGAATGAGGTACGTGCCAGTAAACGGGCCGATGATCATCAAATGGGGAGGGCGAGTAACAACTCCCTCAATCTGATGAGTTTTCGTTTCCATGTAAATAGTCACTCCTTGGGAAGGGAGTGCATTCACATTAACGTCCTTGGTATCACTGACTAAGTTGTTAGCGGAATCGCCAACATTTTCATAGTTCAGATTGAGACGAACCGAAAAGGACTCACTCATGATCATTCTCCGAAGAAGGTGAATAAAGCAGCATTCAGATAGTTCCACTGCCGGCCTGAGACTTGGAATTGTGCAGTTCCATACTGCGGATGCTCACGGAATCCAGTGACGGGAAGCCTCATGTGGCCACCATCAATCTGCACCATCAAACGCTTTCCCTGCTTTTTCACATCATGCCATTGCTGACGAAGCGGGGCCAGCTTTGACCATTCGGTTTCCACAGCAGTTGCCGAACGGATGACAGTTCGCAGGACCGTACCATATTCGGTGACCAGTTGATATTTGATGTCTCCTTTGTGCATCGTCAGCATGCTGAGGGGAAGTTTTTCGATCCGCTTCCATGCATCAGTCAGGAGAGGCTTCTTGGCTTTGATGACAGTCTGACCATCGCCATTTCCCAAGATGGGGCGACCATCAGCATAGAAGGCCTGGACGTAGTATTTTGCCATGATCAGTTGTCCATCAGATAAAGTTGGTTTTTGTTCAGAAAATGACAGATGATGTTGCGGGTAGTGAATGGCGGGGTGCTCTTATCCGATGACACCAGCAACCATGATTCGTTGTGAATTGCACTTGAAAACGTTTCATTGGGATCCGACTTGCTGCGTGCCGAATACCATTGACCATTCACCATAATTTCAAAAGTTTTTGCACCAGGGGAGAGGGTGGAATCGGTCCAGTGACCAACACGAACACCTTCTTGATTGATGATGGTTCCCTTGTTCATAATTAAAGTGTAAGACCTTGATTTAAAAGGTCAACACATTTTTTATGTCAACCTCTTGTGTTCCATGGTTTCTGGAAGAGGGATATTGACGCTGACCTTTTCAGCAGCTTCGGCGCCAGCTTTCTTTCCTTCTTCCGAAAATCTTTCTTTATTTTTTAATAGATATGCCTTAGGAAACCATTCTTTGTATTTTTCATCAACAGCTTGCTTTTTCAAATCTATTAATGCAAATTCGTTATGATTTTCTGTCGTTTCTTCCTTGGGCTTGATCACATCACGGATTTTCGTACCAATTCGGGTGGAAAAACCAGACATGAAGCCGTTCTTTTCAGCTTTCTGCTTTTCTCTGAGATATTCCCTTGAATATCCAGCACGGGGAATTTTCTTCCATGCCTTCATGTGTTTTGCACAGATACCAGGAAGAATATCGCGCATACGCTCGAAAAACCACGAAGCGACAATTGCATCTTCCTCATAACCAACGAAATAATAAATGCACGTTGGATATTCAACAACAATGACCTTGCAATCACAGGCAGTGGCAATTGCGTATGAAAGCCAACTAACCCACTTCCTACGATTTTCCAGGTCATGTACTGCTTCCTGACGAATTCCCTTCTTGATTCGGTCAACATCAATATCCCGCATGGACATATTGTTTTCTTTGAGCATTGCCGCCAAACGCTCTGCCGCGAGCATGGCTTCCTCAGGAGATGCATTCTTATCATTGAATGCGGCCAGCTTGGCAGCACGACGGATAATAGCTTCGCGATCAATATTTTCCATGATGCGTTCAATATAAAAGGTTATTACCTTAAGTCAATGATTATTCTACGGAAATATTAAACCAATCAATCGTATAATATTTTCCATCATATTCATAGGTCCTTGAATGCTTATACTTTCCAAGTCTATGATCAAAAAAACATAATTCTAACTTATCAACAGGAACATTATATTTTTCACTAATGACCCCCTTTTCATAACTTATTGTTGACCATTCTAAAAATAATCCACCAATCAAAAATAAAGCAGCAATTAGAAGCCAAACACTTGTACGAATACGCATAGTAACTTGTAACATATACCTTTAATTAATAAAGTCAAGGCATTTAAAATCCTTATAGGAATATACCTTGATATTCTTTAAAGCATGATAAAGGGGATTAGGTGTTCAAATAAAAAAAGGACTATTTCTAGTCCTTCGTCCTTCTGTATTGCCAATCAGCAGGATTCTTTCCTGACCATAAATTTATCAGGAGATCAAGTTGCCGTTCTGCTTCTTTCACATTGAACACACCAAGGATCCAGATTTCACTTTCCATCCAAACGCCCTGAGCTTCAGGCTTGATGTTAGGATGCACTGGTGCCTTTCCGAAATATTTCAAGCTAATGGCTTTGTGCTTTGATGGTTCAGCAAGCCATCCACGATAATAGGCAACATGCGTTCTTGGGCAGATAATTCCGATGTCCATGATTATTGTCCTACTTTGGCCTTAACATTTGACCCTTTCGGATATTGGATATTGAACTGCTTGCAACGCCTGCAAGCTTCCTTCCAAGGCATTTTCGTTGGTGGCTTCACCGGAGGTATGCGCTGGTTATCTTGCAGGATGTGGATGATTGACATAATCAGCCACCCCTCAGATATTCGGCGCCATGCCAGTTGATGCACTTCGGATAGTTGACATCGTAGATATTGCCACGCTTGCCATTGGGCGCAGGGGCTTTCCATCCAGCAGCCTTCAGGATGTCACCAGTTGCCTTGTCGATGAACGTATGCACCGAACGATTATCACCGATTCGGTCCTGCTTGATGATGCGCACCCTCTTCGGACCTTCTTCGGTCACGATCAGCGGCGATTTGACTGCCGTTGAATTGGGGAAGTTCTTGGCGTAGTATTCATCATTGATGGCCTGCACGGTCTTGACGTAACCTGCCAGAGCTTCGGCGAAAGGGATGGGAGTAGTCATGGTTGCATCCATTTTGGAAGAGGGATCCAGAGCTTGGGAATGAGGAATGCGATTGCGATTCCTTCTTTTGAACATGTTGGAATAATGCCGTTGGGTGAACAGAGATACCAACCGATTGGAGTAGGCTCACCCCAACTTCCGGTATCCACATAACGAGCAGGGCCGTCATTGGTAAGGATTACCGAACCATCACGGGGAGCATTTTTGATGGGTTGTTGCTCGCTCATAATATTGAGTATAAGGCCCAAATTCCTAAGTCAAACCTTATTTTAGATATGATCCCTAATCCAATGATACCCCTTGATTGAAAGAATAAGCATGATAGAAAGGAAAAGGCACATACTGAACCATTGCCCAGCTTCTGAGGTAAAAAACTCTTTGACAAAATCCCAATAGTTCATGGTCCGAGTATAAAGGTAAAAAAAGATGGATCAATTACGATCCATCTTTTCTGGTTTACTTCTGGCGCGTTGCTGACAACCCACCCTTCGGGATATTCCAGCCATCACCCGAAGTCTTGTCACTAACCGGAAGCGTGAACGTGTCCCACTTCGTCGGATCGTTCATCCAGACGATTTTTGCGACAGTCCCTTCGATGGCCCATTTGCCATTGAAGTTCTTTCCATCCATCACTACTGTCTGATCTTCCTTGAAGATCCAGACACCGACATGGCCATCCGTTCGGGTGACCAGCCATTTGCCGAGCAGGGCCACCTTGGGATTGACATCGTCCATTCCCGTCAGCTTGGCCTGTTCGTCATCGAGGGCCTTGACTTCGAGGTTAATGGCGTTGGCACTGTCGAGATTGCCAGCCTTCACTTCATCAGCGAGGGCCTTCTTGAGGTCCTTCTTGAACTTGTCGAGTGCCTTCAGCTTGGCCTGGGTGAACACCTTGGTTGCATCATCCAAGGCCTTTTCGTACGCCACCTTTCCGGGGAGCGTGGGCTTGCTATCAGCAGCCAGGATCGGCGCGATGCAGATGACCAGCAGTGAGAGAATGTTGAGGATGTTCTTCATGGTATGATTCACTTTCTTACGCACACTGTACACGCCTCAGGAAGGATTTCAAGCCTTATTTTCGGAAAGGTCAATTCAGCCCGACCCATTTCGTAATGTGCTTCCGATCCTAATTCAAAACAGCAAATTGAATCATCATTATCAGCCTTTAAACGCAACTTGTAACCATCATCATCCTCATGCAAGAAAAGGACTTCTCCATTACTTGCTTTGAAGACAATGTAATAATGTGTTGCAGTAGTAAACATATGGATGCTTTTAGGGCTTAATACTATTCATATACCCTAGACATCTTTGAGTCAAGAAGATAACAGGACTGTCAGGATCCTATATCATGCTTCTAGACAATGCAACAAAAATTCAGACGTATAATTTCCCCATGAGGACTTCTTCTTCAGAGTGAAGCACCTGGAAAATATCACAAGACCTAAAATATGTACTTGGAGGCTTGCTCAATTCATATTTTCCATATTTCAGGTTTTTAGGAGCGTCAACACCAAGTGCCGACCTGATTGCTGCATCAACACTATTTCCTGCGCCACGATTGCCAGCCTCAGAAATAAATGTATAGATGTAATTAGGATCTATTATGATTATTCCTTCGCATAATCTGATATGAATGGGTTGGAGGCATTGGCTTATTGGAAATGCTCATGCGTCCGAAGACAGTGACAAGCATGAGCTTATGCCCTGGAATCTCCAGGAACATATGAAAATCAGATATTTTCCTGATGCTCACAGCCATATGCCTTAATGTATCCAGAACAGGTAAGGCCGCAAGGAAAAACTAACAGGACCAACCCCTTTATTGGGCTGATCCTGTCTCAAAACCTAGGCGACGTTGCTATAACGCGCATTGACTTACTCTTGCACCGATACGCATATATGCAGCATTCCGCTGCACATTTTGAGTGTTATTAACACCCGCTATATCGTCCTCCACAGGAATTTTCAAACGTGGAGCAACATCCCTGGCATGGGATAAGATGCTGACTAGATGCCACTAGTCAATTTATTGATGCGGATCTACGGCCCTTTACCCTCCACGCATCAATCAGAGTCTCGGTTTTCAATCGCAATAGGCTTTCACCAACTGCGCCTGCTGCCACCACAATGTTAATGTTTCACATAGAGCCAGGGATGAAGGTCTATCCGCCCCTTCCTAGATATGTGAACCCATTTCTTTCCTGGGTATATGGGTGGCAAATGTTTTTTTGCTATCCCAGGAATCGGTGTTGCAGAAGTTTCCGGCTTATCTTATGTTCGGCTTTGAACACCGTTCATGCATGGCCTTTGTATCTTTGGGCTTCCACACGTTAAATGGAGTTACCGTTAGATCAACCGTACCCGGCATTACTGGTTTAGACTCATCCGTTCTGTCTGCACCCTATGCATCAAAGAGCCCGATGTCAGATGACCACCTTTTTACTCTTTCGAGCTTATTAGCGAATCATCGTCTTCGATGTGTGAAGTCTACGCCTTAAGGCCTGCTGTCAAGCGTGCTCTTAGACGAAACGTCCGTTACGATCACGCTTCTGACCTGCAACAACCTTTGATTTGCTGAGGAAACGCCCTGAGCTATCGCGCTTCTGTGATTTCCAACCAGTGCTTGCAACAACCTTCTTTACCTTTGCACTGACCTTGGCGTTTGAAGTGCTTGGTTTGGCTTGTGGATCACGAACAACAGCAACAGACAGCTTTTTAGCTGTAGGAGCTGCAACTGATGCTACAGGCTTTTTGACTTCAACTGCCTTGACTGGCGCATTCAATGAAACCATGTCATCAATTGCGAGATTAGGGACTAGCTTGTCTGCATCGCTGAGGACCAGCTTATCAACATCATTCCATGACAAATCATCACCTGAATATGAAACTGCATCAAGTTGATGCAAACGACATTCACGTTCCGATTCAGTGAAACCACGAGGATTCTTGCATGGGAGTGCATGACCCATTGAACCACGGAACCATTGACCCTTGCTGTATTTTGGGTTAGTGGTACTGTGAATTACCCACACATTTTGATCATTGAGGCCAGTCTTTTGTGTGCTGACCAATGTGGTTTTTCCGTCACGGGCTCTGTAAATATTGCCCTTGTAAAATTTATCTGTGTCTGTACACATAAGATTGTCCTTTTTAAATTGTTGATTCAAATAATATCAACAATTTTCACTTATGCAACAGCACACTCCTTGCAATTGTTGATGTATTCTGCCAGAGCATCTAGGACTTCATCAAGACGATCCGAATACTTGATAATCATGCACGGACCATTTGGTTCCTCAATGGTGACCCGATATTGAATCCCGTTCTTGTCTTCCCATACATGAACGTAAAATTGATGTGTTTCGCTTTCCTGAATTTGCGACCACATGAAGATGACCTGATGTTCAACTTCAAGCATGAATGCATCAAAAATCGTTTTCATACCGTCATACTACATCACATATAAGGCAAGTCAATACCTCAAATACCTTATTAAATATAACCTTGACAGTATCTAATGACATGATACAACGTAAGGGCAAAGCAGTCCTGCTTGTAATAGGACGATGGAGGTAACCAATCCCCCGTGTTTGATCACTCGTTGATTACAACTAGCTTAAATGCCCCGCTTCGATGGAGAGCGGTATACAAATCAATCCTGTTGGCAAGGAAGTTTGATCACTATCCGACCAAGATCGCAACTTGGTCCGCCAATAAAGGGGATACCCTGGGGTGAGGCCTTAAAAGCCCCCCAGGGTATCAACGTTTTTATGCAGGAACAGTTTCTCTGCACCATGCACACGAAGTCACATATGCCGGAATTTGTTCACCAACTTTGATTGGTGATGTGCTCAAATCGCAGGTCCTGTATCGCCAGGAGTTCGGATAGACGATCATCATGCCACGGAAAAAGGCCTGAATCTTTGCACCCGTTTCATATGTATTCGGAATGGTGCTGTTTACTTTGATGCCCAGCACGATTGCCCAGGTCTGGCCATTGTTTGCCAGGAAGAGAATGAAGTCCTCACTTTCAGCAAGGATGGGATGCTCTTCCGGCATGTGCGTACGTTCCGAATGAATCGGGGAAAAATGCCTCTCAAAAGTTCGGGTAGCAACATGCACCAAATCATCGTAGGCAACCATGTCATCCTCACCCGTAGGATCCATTGAGAAAGGAATCTCGAAATAGATCATATAGTATTCGAGGATCAACTGATCATTGCGATAGAAAAAATTGACCTGCGTCATAATTGTTATCCCTTGTGATAACTCTACTGTACAAGGGATTAGGAGAATGCAAGCCTTATTTCTTATTAAGGAGCTTCTCAGCGTCAGCACGATTCCTGGTGCGAGTGAGATACTTATGCAGCATATCCCCTTTATTCTCAACACGGGTTTTATCATTGATATAGAAAGCGTATGTCACTGAGGACTTACCTTCATTATCTGATCCACCCCAGGAAATTACATCACCCTTCTTGACAGGAACATTTCCGATGAAGGATGGATTGGGGATAGTGAAGGAATATTCCATGATTAATTTCTAATTAAAAAGGATGATGGATTTTTTGCCAGGGGATTTTGCAACGATTTCCAACGTACAACCGAGAGCCTCTACATATTTTTTCAATGTACTGACGTGCAGGTTTTGGCTGCTTTCGATATGTGAAACTGAGGGCTGGGAAATGTTCAACCTCTTGGCAAGCTCTGTCTGAGTTACTCCTAACTTTTCGCGCAATGACGCAAGAGGGAGATGCATGTGTTTACTTGATCACCTTGCATTCGACAGTGACGTTCCGAAGAATGTCATGCCCGATGTGAAACGTTACATCGAACTTTTCATCGGAACCATGCTTCACCAGCTTCGCCTTGGGATCGTTCTTTCGGATATGATCAAGAAGGATAGCCTTCACCTCTTCTTCCGAAAATTCAGCATGGAAAGTGTGAGTGACAACATCAGTTGTGAAGGAGACCATGATGAATCCCTTACTTGGCGATGCCAGCCAGGAGGATGCAGGCGATAAGCCCGATGGAAGCGATGATCAGTTTTTTGGTTTCTTTGCTCATGGGCTTAACTATATGGTCCTCATACCTATTGCAAGGTATTATTTTACGGCAGCTTATGGAACTCAACCCCTTCTTTTTCTTCCTCAGGAAGTTCGTCAAGTTCTCTCTTCAATTTTTCCATTTCTTTATATATGCCATATCTGATATTGTATTGTTTTTCAGCTTCGGCATATGCTTCGTTTTCTTTGCGTTCAACTTCCCAAAACTCCTTTTGCTTTTTGTTCAGTTCTTCAACTAATTCAGTAGCTTTGCTCATTTTATTGCAGCGGGTTCTTTAGCCCACCCCTCAACTTGTTTGTTGTAGAAGTCTACTTCCTCTTGCGTGCAGTCTTTAACGTTGTACTTCCTACAGGCTAAAAAGTCAAAACCCTTTTTTCCATCATTCCATGTTTGGACTTCAACAGTAACCCAGGAAGTTCCATCAACTGAATGGAGCTTTCCATAAATGATTCGGGTGCGCCCGTTGAATTTGTAGCGCGCAACTACGGGACCACCCGTCTTACATTGATTCTTCATATGCATTCGTATCAACGTTGTATTCGATTTCCTTAACATTCATGTTCCGATCCAGACGATCCATCACATGGAAAATATTCGTATCACGCGAATACGGGTAACCAGTGAACGTATGGACGCCATGATCCTGAATGGTGATGACCTTTTTAATGCTGCTGGTCGGATTGTCACTCAGGAGTCGCACGCACTCCTTGACCGATGCGTTTGCAGCATCATTGATGTAGAGCATAGGATCACGCTCAGGGGTGGCCATCGTCATAAAAAGCGTGTCGTTGGCGTTCATATTCCTTACTATACAGCACTTAGAATGGAGTCAACCCTTGTTTTTATTATTGACTTTACCATATAAGGAGTAATATAATCACATGGATACCAAAGTAAATCACCTGAGAAATGACAATATCCTGATCACTCGGATCATGGGATTGGTTGGTATTATCATCTGGCTGATGTTGAAGTTCGGAACGCCAATTCATGGTCTTGAAAACTGGCGAATTGTTCTTCTTTTCATGGGTGTTGCTGGAATTTTGCTCTCCGCCATGCTCTATAGCGGTCGGGTCAATATGGCTTATGCTACCAGGAACTGTGCTCCCTGATAGTTTTTTCATTTGACTATCATCAAAGCATGATAGCAAACACAATCAATTAAGGTAAGAAAAGGACAAGCTCATTACTTGTCCTTTTTCTATTACTTGGACTTGGGAAGGAAGCGCCCATTGCTTGCGCGATTTGGGACCTTCTTAGGGGCTGGGCGCTTGATTTCGGGCCATCCGTGATATGCAGGGTTGAACGGAATTGCTGTATCCTTCAACCAAGCAGGACACCGATCACTCCATGACACCAAGGCCTTCGTGCCATTCTTATGATGTGCGATGTAGCACACCAATTCCGAAGTGCTGCCGAATTGCGGGTCGGGTTTTGCGCTTCGCTTTTCCTCGATGCGATAGTCCTGGTTCCCCTTGATGGCTTCGGCGAAAACGTTGGCGATGGCTTCGGTCATGATTTTTCTCCTGTTTATTTGGTTGCGAACTTCTTATCAGACCGATAAGTGATACGCATGGAATCGGAATTGTGTGAGGAACGGCCGTATTGGACACCATCAAAATTCAGAGCAACGGGCGCATTGATATATCCATCATGCGTACCATCGTAGCCGATTTCCAGGACCTTCACACCATTCGGAAGGATGCCTGCACTGATGATGGAAACCGCATTGTTGATGGTGGTTGCGTTCATAATTGCACTTTACAGGGTATTAGGATGGTGTCAAGCCTCATTTTTATATTTGACACATTACCTAAGCATGATAGTCGCAGATATATTAGGCAATAAAAAATCCCAAGCATGGTTGCCTGGGATCTTTCTGCTTACTTCTTGGGAACAGCCTTATAGCCAAGTTCGGCAGCACGCTTCACCAGATCCTTGAACTCCTGGACCCGCTTGACTTCGGTTACAGCGATCATCAGCAGCGGACGACCACGCTGACCTTCACGCTGATGTCGCCGATGCGCCAGGACTCCCGTCTTGACCAGTTCGGAGATCCGCTGGAGCGAAATATCAGCCTTGCGAGCGAACTCCTTGTAGTGCATCCAGCCCTTCGGAAGATCATCTTCCGTCATGAATGCGAGCACATCCTTTTTGATCAGGACAGTGCCGAGGCCGATGAACTTATGCACACCATTATTGCAGTACTTGATGCCGTGAGCCATGATTTTTATCCTTTGCAAGCGAGTGGGTTGATTGGTTTGGTTGCTTGCTTTGATACTCACATCGTAAGTAACTGACCTTACTTGCAAGGATTATTTTCCTAGTTCTAGGAAGGTAGAAAAAGGAAGCCTGAAAAACAAGACACCCTTGAGCACGTCTGCCCAGGGGTGTTCTAGTACGAATTTGAATGATAAATCGGAGTGCGGGCAGACCTGCAGAGTGGCCACAGTGCAGCGGGATCGCAAGCATGGACTAATCAAGCAATCGTTTGCCGATTATATTTCAGTTTCAACATGGGTGAGATTCGACTAACTACCCCATGCCTACATCTGCGTAATTTAGCTCCCACCCGTCAGCACAGATGCTGTTGGGGATGGAGTGACGTTCTCAAGTGTTCATTGTCCTTCCCCGTTATTTTCTCACGCATCTTAGCGTGTTGGCTGGTTCGTTGGATTGATCGTATACGGAAAGGCCTGACTGCAAGGATTAATTATGAGGACTATTTGTAATAGGTCAACCTGATGAGGTCCATAGCATGCTTTTGATCAGTACAATAGAAAAGTTCCATATTATCGGCCAAAGGATCATATGTGTTTAGGAACCATTGACCTAAACGCATAAACCCTCCCTGATTGGCCTTATTGAACAAAGGAACTAATTCATGAAATTCAGGATACATATTGTGAGTGTATGTATCCTTACTAAGATGCAATAAGAAAGGGCGCCATTGCTGGCACCCCTTCTTTGATTCAGTATCGGACCTGCTGTCCGAACTCGGTCACCACGTAACCTGCAGCAAGCATCCGGGGACGCTTCGGATTCATCCAGCGTTCACGCAGCTTCGCCTCCATGCGTGCCATCGTCATCGGGACATTGATGCGCCATCCCGGGCGATGCAGGACGACTTCTTCGTGTGTGCGATTCTGCTTCAGGACATTGTTGTATCCGAAGATTCGGAAGGGATGCTTGCCAGGACGTGGTGCTGAGGGGCGATGCACACCCGTCCAAATTTGGAACTCGTAATGTGAATTTCCTTCGATGGGTTTGGTGTAGATGATTTCATGTACCCGCATGGCATCGGAATCCGTCCTCACCTTCCAGCCCTGCTCGGCAGCGAACTCGGCCAGGTCATCCTGATCGATGGTGAAGGGTGCATTCGTATTCACTTGAGCGAACAGATCGTGCATGATTACTCTCCTGTTTCTATATTTGCACTGTACACCCTGGCCCTTAAAATCAACATTCTTTTAAACCATGCATATCAAGACCTATTACTTGCAATATATAAATTGCATGATAACTAACGGATCGCGACATAAATCCCGACATCATGTCGCAATCAGCTAATTTAATAGGATTTAATATTGAATCGCGACACGCTTAAAACGTGAAGCCTACTCGGAAATGGCCCATGCCAGTAGTGTAGCAAATATCCGAATAAAAATGGTTGCTCATGAATGCCAAACGAATGCCGATGTTGTTCTCATCCCTGGGAGTGCCGTGGTATGACCTAGCAGTCTCGCTCACTGGATTTATTTCCTGATTGAAGCAACCACCCACAAAAAAGGTTTTATTGATATGGATGCCAGCGAATCCGCTAGCGTTCAACTCTTCGGAAGTTGATGCATCAGCATTCATATTGAAGAATCCACCGAAACGGTCACCAATGATGCCAGCCGAAATGATTTGGCCAAGTGCCGCTAAATCATTCTTATCATCATAATGTCTCAGGGCACTAGGAGTTGTGGTGTTGAAATCGTGCAGCAAATCACGATGGATGAACGTTTGCAGTTCTCCACCACCGAGGTTGCTGTAGAGTCTGAAACCCGTGCCAGCTCTAAGATATAAGGAATCATCACCAAACTTGTATGAATAGATTCCATCCAAGCGATCCGTACGCAAAACGGTGTTGTGACGAATGTTAAGACCCGAATTGATGCGTTCCCAATTATAATTATCAAACTGTGTTAACATATCGTAATTGAAAAGGATACGATTATTTCCCCATTCATATGCCGAAGTCAATGAAAAGGTTCGCGAATCATCGCCAGCGAACATATTCTCCTCACCCTGAATAGTCCAGGAATGATTCACATTCGCCAAGGTTGGTACCTCAATCACATTGTTTTCACTTGCAACAATTACTGATGATATTAACAACAGAGTGATGCTTTTCATAACAGAAGTGTACTACCTAATATCCTTATTGCAAGGATTAGATGGCCATAAAATTACCCTTGCATATAAGGTGAGCCTCGTATAGTGAATCTCGCTACGATGATGCAGCGCCATAAAGATCCAAAAAAGGCGTATCGCTTGATGGATCAGACAATAAACGGTTGCTGCTAATCGGACATCTGGAAGCCCCAGGCAACACCCGGCAAAGTCCGGGCAAGAGGAAGCGGAGCAATGACTACGCCATTCCGATGTACTTAGGGTAGCTTAGACTACCCTGAACCCCAATATCCTACAGAACTCGGCAACCCCGAAACACCCTGACATGAGAAGTGCAGGGTGTTTCTTTTTGTACCTTGACCATAACATAAAACATGATAGAAGAAGGTATGCCAGACGACACCACTCCTTTTGTACAAATGCCTTATACTGATGAGGAACTGAAAGCTGCATTAGAGGCATCTGTGCTTGGAACTGTCAGAGTTCCTAAAGAAAACCAGGATGAATGGATTTTGAAGCATTCAATCGCAATTGATAAATTTGATTTGAATCCCTGGCAAACTCTTTTCAAAATGTTTGAACATGAAGAAATGACATTATTTCATGTTCATGATCGGAAAGATAATTTTATGACGCTAATTGTTCTATTTCCTCCTCATGCAAAGGTATTTTGGGGAATGTATACCTTTCAGTATACGGAAGAATCATTGCGCAAATTGGGATTTAATAAAACTTAATCAGATCCCTGAAATGATTGGTAGTCTTTTCATCGCCATTCATCAGCAAACGGACTTGCTCGATTTGGCCAGGGTTTTTCAGCACATCCGAACGATAGATGATGCGAGCAGCAACGCGATAGGCCTGCTTGGTAGTGGCTTCAATTGACTCCTCGGTGAATTCACGATCACCGAACCAATACAGAGACTCCTTCAGCACGTCAATAACTTCGGACAGAATGTCGCACATATTCATGGCCTGCACCATGGATTCAGCTTCGGCCGAAGTGAAGATTGCGGGGATGCTCTTGGTGTCAAAATTGTAGCTCATAACATGATCGTAAAGGGAATTACCTTATTGCAAGACCTTTATTGATATATTATTCCTGGTCGTTTCCTATATCATGCTTGATGGTCATGTCAATAAAGAACCCGATCTTTTGGATCAGGTCATATCATCGTGCATTGCTTCGATGTTGCGGGTCATCAGTTCATCGATTTTCTTGAGGTTTTCGTTCGTGATGGGCTTGATCAGGCTGTCACAATGCCGTTGCTCTGACTGTGCCGATTGGTTGAAACCAAGCGTCCAGAAAGCTGCCAGGACTGGATCATTGTGAGGATTCTTGATGCCGATGGAGAACCATGCTTCCTTTCCAGCATTGAAAGCTTCCTGTTCCTTTTGATCCACGATGATTTCGATCTTATTCATAATTTTAGTGTAAGGAGTTTAGAGAAAGGTCAAGCCTTATTACCACGTAATAAAGTGCTTGGACATTCCGTATTTCGCATCGCTCATCATCTGTTCGGCATGGTACTTGGCCTCAACCAGACCCAGGCCGTAGTTGATTCGGAACCACAGGATCGCATGGATCTTGTATGCCTGCTTCTTGATCTTGTCGTTTTTGCTGTAGAAGAAGGAGATCGGACGTCCTGCATGATTGCCAGCATTTTTGCCATAGACTCCCAGGTCTTCACCATTGACTTCCTTGATCAAGAGTTGGGATGCTTCGATGATGGCGGCTTCGTTAAGTTCGATCATGATTGCTTCAATATAAGGTGGTTAACCTAATTGCAACACATTTTATTTCCTATTGACAATGCATAAAGCATGATACAACAGTTCCATAAGGGAAGTTAGCTCAGTCGGTTAGAGCAAGGGTCTCATAAACCCCAGGTCCAGGGTTCGAGTCCCTGACTTCCCACCATTCAGGGCTGTGACATCCATTGGATCAGCCTTTCGCGATTGATGATGTAGAACGGCTTCCGACCAGGATTTGTGGCGATGCCTTGCTGAATCCAGCGAACTAACAAGGCATCAGCCGCCCTGTTATCAATCTGATAGGGGCCACGAACACGATACGGATGCACAACCCGTTCGATTGCGCCACGAAGCTGCACATGCTTCAACACGTTGTCCTGTTCCAGACGATTCAGGATCTGTTGGGCAATGGCTCGCTGCTCAGTTTCCGAAATGAACTGAGCCTTCACAAAAAATTGCTTGAGGGGTTTCAACCCACCAACCTTTAAGGCACGCTTGACTGGAAGATTCATACCCGAATCATATACCTGCTTACCCTAGGTCAAGACCTTTTATGTAATGAAAAGGTCTTGCAAAACCTAATATCCTTATATAGTTTCGGTATTATGATAGATCCCATAAAGCTTTACTGGACCAAAAATAATTTCAGAAAAGGTAGCTACTTTTCTCACCTGGGAAAGTATGTTTATCGTATTACCAAGGATGAGGATGAAAGTTGGACGGCAAAGCGTCATGATGCCAAGTACAATGGTCCGATCATTGATGTCAATTCTGAGGTGATTTTCCATCGCACCATGAAGGACGCAAAGGCTGCATGTGATGAACATGCGAACCTCATTCATATCCAGGAATGCGGTGCCCTGGGTATCAAATGAAACGCAAAGACCTCAAGCCCGAAGACTGTGCAACCAAAGGGGTAGAAACCCGAAAGGAAGCTATCAATCAGGCCAATGCTCTCACATCAGAGTATCATCAACAGCATTCAACCATCAAAATAGATGGCAAGTGGTATGCATTTAACGTTGTGACCACCTTTTCAAAATAATATGGTAAGACATAGAACTTTCATAAAGGTGCTCTTAAACCCAATTCTAAGAGTTACCGGATGGTCAATCGTCAGTCATATAACTGATGATTACAAATTCATCAAATATGAACTAAGACCGTACCCACAAAATTGCCCAAAACTTCCCCTTGCACCCCATAAAAAGCATGATATTAGGATAAAGAAGTAGAAGAAAAAGTCCTATTTTGTAATAGGACCTTCTCTTCTCTGAGGATTATTCTTCTTCCTCACCATCCATGAAATCATTCCAACCCTCGGTGTATGCGGCCTTGTCCGCTTCGGTTGGGGTGTCATCGTACAGTTCCGACATTGATTCCAGGGCTTCAGCCTCATCGTACATGGCACCTTTGATGCAGCTTCCGCTTTCATGCGCGTCCTGTGCGCCAAGCATGCGCATCCGCTCCAGCCGATCGGTGGGCAGCGGGCCCCTCGGGGTGTTGAGAAATTCCTTGGTGTTGAAGAACTCAGTCATGATTGTTTTCCTTATAACTGTATTGTAGGAAAACGGGACTAAGGTCAACACCTTTATTTCACTGGAGGCACCTGCCATTCAACAGGGGTTACATACTTGATTCCCCTTTTCATTCGGACATTCTTTCTTGGGTGAACTTGTGAAGGGAATACTCCGATTACTTCACCCTTCTTGAAAATATCATTTTTTGATGTGAACTTGATATGGAAACGTGGCCCATATGCCTTTGAATTGAACATTGCCACCACCTTACATGGAAGCAATGCTCCTCGGACAGCCTCATAGACACAACGGGTAGTCATCGGATCCATGGTTCACCCTTTCTTCGGGAACATCTCTTGCAAGGCCAGTTGCGTTTCCAGACCATTGCGATACATGGCTTTATTGATACGCCGCAGTTCATCCCATTCGGCCCGCTTAATATTCGTTTGTTCCAAGCTCAGGGACACTTCATGATTACCACCGAAAAAATTGGTAAGGATCGTGCGAATGTTACTGGCCGAACAGTCACCGAAACTCAACACCTTCTCCTTCCCTTGCAAAACTGACCAGACGAGGGAAAATTCGTACTTGTTGCCATTCCGATCCCGAGCAGAAACGTACGTCATTGAAATAGCTTGGATGGGCTGCGGCATAATTGGTATCCTTTGTATAACTTTATTGTATAAGGTCTTAGATGATTGCAAACCTTATTTTTCACCACAACCACTGCAACAAAACGTCTCGGGTGGTCTGAACCATGATTGCAATCCCGTATCATCCGAAGCATCTGCAACAACATGATTGGCCGCATCACCTTCACACTGCATGACTGCCTGTTTCATATGCCAGGTTTGGTAAGGCCGATAATGAATGCAGTTCTTGCAAGACTTCTCAGGGATAATTGGAGTTTCAGCCATTCCTTTATCATACAATAATATATCCTCAGTCAATACCTTTATTTGTTCTTGACCTAATTATAAAGCATGATACCAAGCACAGATAGATAAAAGAGAAAGGGATTAGATCCCCAACTCCTCTAACATCGTTTCAACTGTAAAATGATTCATATAGCACCAATTATCATTGGCGTGCATATGATGCGTTATCACATTACCGCAGAAGACTCCGTACTTTGAAAGGATCTTTGCGAACTCTTCACCATATTTAGGCTGGGGATGACCATACGGAATTCGGGTCAGCGTCAGACTGAAATCTCCATTCGGGTTCATCCGTCGGACTGACTCAAAGGTCAATCCATACTTTGCACCCAAACGAACCAGACCTTCACTCAAGGCCTGCTCTCGCTTCTCTGCAACTTCTTTGGGACTGCCTTGGAAATCTGAATGGTTGTACATAATTATCTTCTTATACCTTTATTGTAGGAATAAATAAGGAAGGTCAATACCTTTTTTATACGATATGACACCAGAACCGTTCACCTGATTCATCCTCGAACATCACAGCAAGCATGCCTGGACGTGGTCGGACAGTCAGTTTGCCACCATCGCACCATCCCAAGACATTCCATCCTTCAGGCTTGCGTACAGCACACCCCGTTTCATCAAAATTACCCAAAAAGGAATTGTCCCCTTGCCATTCATTCCAGATGAAGGCCGAAGCTTGTATTTCCTTCGTCCCAACCATCCAGGGGAATGCTTCAGCAATACCAGCGGGAATAGGCATGACTTATCCTTTAGCACTGAGGGGAATGAGTGACATGACCGTAGGACTCAGGATACTCACGCAGAGCACGTGCCTTTGCCTTCGTATGGATGGCGTTCATATCCTTTCCGATATACACGCGACGAATCCACAGAGCATCCTCATCCTTTCCAGTCTTGAACGTGAATTGATAGTGATCGGCCTTGAACGGAATCACCACCGTAACAGTCACCTCATCCGATGGCTCATTGTAGCAATTTTCACAAACTGCATCACCGTCATCGTTTGCACTGATTTCATCCAACATGACCTTATCTTCGGTCATGCCAATCTGACCAAACCATTCCTGCTTGGTTTCTTTCATGAACTTCACACCATTCGGAGCACGACACACAGTCTTGCAGTAATCACACTTATCAACGGTGTATACATCCGTAGTACCATCTTCATTCTTGAAGAAATTTGCAGCACGCAGTCGGAAATGCGCGATGGTATTCTTCAGGGATGCTTGGCTACGGATGTTCATGATATTCATGGGATAACCTTTGTATACCTTTATCATAGGAATACTTAGGTAAGGTCAAGAACTATTTGCCTGTTATCTTTCCGAATCATTTATTACTTGCAATCATTCAAAGCATGATAAAGGCTCAACTGGTCGTAATGAAAGGATTTCTCCTATTCATCATACAAATCCATATCAGCGGTGTACTGATCCTCTTCGGCTTGCTTCTCACGCGCCCGGATTTCCATCTGCTCCTCATGAGTGTCTGAAGCAATGTCAGCAAGAGCAAGGGCAGTGATGTTCATGATATTCCAGGAGTATGAGTGGATGACAATTAAGACTATATACCTTCTTCTAGGCAGGTCAATACCTTTCTTTTAAATTGCATTCATGCGGTATCATGATATGCGACAAACTCTTAAAGATACCGCTTGACATATTCCAAAGCATGATACTAGGAGGGCGCTTTATCTAAAAAAATAGGTATTGACTTGTAGCACATGTAGTTATGATCAACCCATGAAGCAACTCCCCCACAACACCCCCACTATGGAGGGGTATATGTAAGTGCTTGAAAGCCATAGACTCTCCCCAAAATGGGGGACTTTAGTGGGGTGTCCCAAACACAGTTCTAACTGGTACTTGACCCCCCAGGCCTGCACGCTAAGCCGCCTTTTCTTTCTTATTTTAATCCTTTCTCATTGCCTTCAGAAGAATCCGACCGTTTGTGGCGAAAAATCTGAGGGTCAGAGAATGCCTTCTATCTGGACAGCTTTATAAAATGTCCATACTGGCTAGGATTAAACTTTTAGCTTTTCGTAATTCCTTAGAAAAAATTCGGCCGCCAGGAAATTGATTGGGCTGGGAAATTCCTTCAATTCATTTCGTAGATAGGAAATGCCTATTACGAATTCTTATCCACTACGGCTTTTGCTTCTGCCGGAAATTCGTTGGGGATGACAGTGACATCCTTTTCAGTGGGAGCAACATACGTACTGCTACCGAGGGCATTTCCTGGAGTAACATTGATCAGCTTATGCGTGCCACCAAGCCAGCAGAAATTGAGGTTGCCATCATCTGACTTGAAGCAATCCACATCACCGATGGAATCACGACTTTTACCAATTTGAGCGAGGAGCTTGAGGGCTTCCTTGGATACGCCGAGTTGATCTTTCAGACCATGAATGACTTGACCGATGCATCCTGGATTGTCAATAGAAAGGGTAAGCTTTTCGCTGATACTTTTTGTAGCGAGCAATTCAATTGCGAGGAATGTTTTGTAAGCAGTCACCTTAACTGCGACCTGGGGGATTGACTTCTTCTTGGCCATGATGGAATCCTTAGAGTTATCAGTGTATAGGTTTGGGTTGAGAGTCAAGGACTTATAGAGTGTATGGGTGTAACCTTAAGCCTTGACATGTGTTTTTATCTACTACGATACGGTTTATGCCAGACCATGAAGCATTAATTCGGCTGGATTACCAGATGGCACTAACCTGTAAGAAGGGTATGGATTGCTATTTCTCGTATATCCCTGAAAGCAAGTTTCCTAAGTGGTATAGTGCAGTGATCTTTGATGCCTGGAATGGTATTGGTGTTCGGATTGTTCCGACGAATCAAGATGGTCATATTAGGACAGTGCAGGCGTGGTGTGTTCGTCATAGTGAACCAATTCCTCCGCATGCGCCTTTTTCAGCGACTTCTCCGGTTCATGGAATGGAATTGTTGAAGTTGGAACCGATTGATGATACAAAAAATGTCCCATGGTTTCTTGGATATGTTTCTCGCGATGTCATCAAATCACAAGAATATTTTTCGCCGTGGATTATTTTCCGTGGCAGATATTTAAATGTATATGTTGGTGATAGGGATAAGACAGTGCCAAGAAACTTTTTTAGATTACCTGATGTGATAAAGCTTTTGCAGGAAAACTCTTACAAAATTCCTGATCAACTTCTGCCGTTTGCTTGATCATGATCGTTACGAAACAAATCATAAAGTCCAAATCAGACACAAGATTGACCTTTCATTTGGTTAATGCACCTGAAAGTTTTGTACCAACCAGTTTCTTCAATCTGTCGCATGATTTGTTTGACCATATACTTCCTTTTGGTAATGAATTTTATGAAGAGTTTGTTGCACTTGGTGTGAAGAAATGGCGACTTCAAGGTAATTATTTTTTAACAGATTTTTTGACTTGGTATAAGTTTTTGTTTTCCGTGCTGAATACGAAACTTGATATACCGGCTTGCCCTCATTCATATGATATTACCCAATGGACTGATAATAATTTTCTCAGACAAGAAAACATGATTAAAGAGAAGATGAAGCATCTTAGTTTGACTTCTGATCTTGATAAATTCATCACTAATGTCAAATTGTGGATGTCGCATGGCTATGAGCTTGCGAATAAAGAATATAAAAATAGAGTTTCAGTTGAAGGGATGTTGAAACGAGTAGAGAAAGAATTATTTGGTGCCCCCGATGGTTTATATACGATTAGGTTGAATTTCAATGAAGGTAAAGCTCATGTCAAACGTGAAAAGAAAATGAAATCATGAAAATTCACGCACATTACACCATGCATATGCGTCAAAATAATCCGTTTAAAGCAGAATGTGGAATTAGTATTCGTAAACTGCAAGACCTTGGTTGGAAAAAGAAGAAGGATTTCACCATATTCATTTCCAATTTCCATCATACAGTGACCTGCAAGCATTGTATCAATCAGATAGTGAAAGCTGCAAAAGAATACAAAGCCAAAATGGATCTTAGGAAATAACATGTTCCTAGCACTTGAATACGAGAAATTGATTCAAACTGACATTGATCCCAAGATTTTCATGGCTAACATATCTGTTAATTGCAGATATTTTGCACACTCTTGGGAAATAGCAGACCTGAAATATCGTCGTTTGACCGATTCAAAATGTTATTTGGGTGGTCCTTATACCGATATTGTGGTAGAGAAGCACAATACCTTTGAAAAACGCACGTTTTGTATTCTCCATCCCAAATATGGCATAGGAACTATTTTCCCAGCCATATCGGAAATTCTGGATCGTGCTGGATGTCCTTCAACAGCATGGGACATGAAAAGCATCAACACTTATTTGTGATGCACTTCTTTGTCAGTTACCTGCTTGTATAACTGATTTACCTCTTGTTCTAGTGCCAGAGAAATCTGAGTGGATGCCGCGTTCAATGCACCACACTCTTATATTAGTCCTGTTCGTATTAGTCCACGAAATCATAGTGCGTGGACGTTGAGTGATATGCTGAAAACATTCACTGATGATACGAGAGTTTTCCTTCTTATTTTTTGTTGGATTGTCTAGGATCAATGTATCCATGTCAATTTTTTTCACCTTTTTACCAAATTCAGTTTCATTCATGGTTCGTGACCAGTCGTTTCTAGGATCATTTGGATCCATGAATTCAGAAATCAGTTTGAATGATGCTTCTTGAGTTTGCTTAAATCCTGCGCAAACGTTTTTAGTTGTCACAAGTCCTAAATTTATTGCATGTTGCATAGCTTTCTTCATGTCAGTTTTAGACATATCAAAAACTTCCGAATTGAATGGAATATCAACGTAGAAACCTTTTAAAATATTCCAACCATTGATCATCCAATTCGTGATAGATGAATCCTCATTCATTTTTAGAACTTTGAATTCATTGAGGAATTCTTCATGACCAAGTTTACCACTGGCCTTTTCTTGAATGATTTCAAGTAAACGGTAAGAATTATTAATGACAGATATTAAATCCTTTGACGTAACTACTATAAAATATGGGAAATCCTTGCCACTGTTATTGCAGAAACGTCCGCCGAATTGAAATAAATCTGTAGTTGAATGTACAACAGAGCACACTACTCCGCCCACTGAAATTTTAACCGTATCCTCCATATGTATGCATTCCTTCATCATTTGCTTAAGGATTGCACAAATCGGTCTTGATTTAGTAGAAGATTTCAATGATTTAGCCAAATCATTATCATGTTGTGAATCAACCATGACATGCTTATATGAGAAAGACGCAGCTTTCCCAAAAAATGAATTCATCTTTTTGATTGAGGCTTTGATATACTCAGCATTATCACCTTTTCCACGAACTACAATGTTCTTATTTTCTTGTGTTGCTAACATATTGAACATGGTTTGATAGGCAAGGTCAAACTTTTTTTCCCATCCTTCTTCTTTTGGATTTATTTGAATAAATCTGCCCGTATCTATTGCATCTTTGATACCACGATAATTTGGTCCAGGAGATATTTCAGTAATTAAGAATTCTCCAGATTCCGAGTTCTTGATAGTTTCTAATCTATATAAGGCAACATTTCTTGAAGTTGCCTGTCTGGCATTTTCAGGAGTAGCAGTTGAAAACACCGTACATACATTTTTATTTCGTAATGCTTGTATTGCTTGAGGATTTGAAAATGCATATGGATTTTGTTCAATATTTTGTCCATAATTTTCATTCATGGTTCTGCCTATAGCAGTTTCATAAATGTCGTCATTTCTTACCAAACTTTGAATTTCATCCATCCAGATGAGGCAATTTGCTTTTTCAATAAGTATTTTCTGTAAATCAATTTTTTCTTCGCCATCACTATCTACACCTTTACTCCAATTTCTAACATTATCGCATTTGACAAATGAATCAACAAATTCATCAATGGAATCTTTATTTGAAGAATGTTTTTTTGTATATTCATTGAACAGAGCTTTAAACTGCGGCTGTCTGAAAATAGTGCTCTCATCAGTCTTTATGCCATCAACTGATTTATGTGTATATGTTAAACTGGTAACTTGTGATGTGTGTGAAATACAAAACAACTCAGTCAATAACATACAGTCTGAAACATTTTTGCTCAAAGTCAGGACAAATACCATAAACCCAAATATTATTCGGTATCCGAAACTGTTTTTTCCAGTTCCAGTCAAACCAAATAACAATGTTTGTGCAGGTAGTAAATGAGTTGGATTGGTTATTCCGTCGGCAATTTTACCTTCAATGACGTGAAGCAATTCATTGACAAACCATTTCACTTCTTCACGATTAAAAATTTCATCATTTGGGTCAATGAATTGCTTGAAAATTTCAAATTTTTCTTTGACAGACATCGCATGATACCCATCAAACGTTATAAAACGCTTATGCAAAAAATAGTAAAAACAAACAACATTCAAAAGAATGGGGCTTGTTTGTACAATCTTTGGGGTAATGGGAAGATACGTGTTAATCACGTCTTGATGATTGGTGGTCATATAATTGATAGCTTGGTGGATTCGCATCTTATCCATCGCATCACTAGCAGTCAATATTTATTCCAACAAATCTATATATAAGGTTAAGTTAATTCCTTAAAATTATGTAGGCCATACAAAATTTGTTTGTACAATATAAACAATCATGAGAAAAACTACGAGAACTTGGTTTGATAAATTATTTAAAATTAAAGCAAGTTATGAAATTAAACCTTGTGGAAGTAAATGGAATGTCATTAATCATAATGGGCATTATTTGCTTGTTAAAGAATATAAACACTTAGGATATGTGTATACCTGGTATGGACACATATCATTTTCGTCTGATTTTGAATCTATAGAAGAAGCTAAAAAAGCATTAATGAAGGCTATTTGGTATCACGCATTTAAGTTGAAGCATCAACTGCGTGAAGCAGAAATTGAGAAAACTAGAAAATCAATTCCAGTTCCACCTTGGAACTAATTCTGCATATGACCATTCATATAGTCATAGAAAATACGTCTGTTGGTTTTATTTGACAGGACTTCGCCAATCTGAACCACCATCGCATTGTCTTTCAGCTTGCCCTCTTTGATATTCTTTTCTTTGAGGGCAATTGCTTTTTCAATGGCATCGTCCTCATTTCTTGCATGAAATGAGACAACGATACCTTCTTCCCAACGACCTAGATCAGCAGAGTAGTTTGGCATGATTAAACCTGTGGAACTGGTGGAACTGACGATGGTATGATATTTGTCTTTTTAAATTCATTACAAAAATGACAATACCATGCACCACATCCATTAAATGCTTGGTTTAAAATACGACCTTTAAACCATTTTTCAGCATCTGCAAAATGATCCATTGCTGTTTGATATGTTTTATGCCAATGTCCATGTCTTGGATCATCTTGATCTAGAAGTTTAATCCTAGATCCTGTAATTTTAAATAAATTTACTTCAATATATACACAACTTGGAAAATCGTTAACAGTTAATTGCGCGGCTGATTGCCAATCTTCCGCAATTTCAATGACAACTTTACGTACACCATATTCTTTTTTATTGTAACTAGTAAGTGTACTAGGCGCATTTTCTACAGGAATATCCCGTTTAAATAAAGCCTGCAGAGCCTTGTGACGCTTAATAAACAAATCATCAACAATGATTGGCATACCTTGAATAGTACACCTTATATGATGATGTCAAGCTACTTTATTGTACAGCAGTGATACCTATTATATAAAAATTCAGCGATAATGCAAAATATATCATCAGTATAGGGCTGGAATATATGTTGATCGTGACGATTAATCTTTACACGATTATCTAGAACAACCGTTTGAATATATTCTATTAAATCATTTTCAGATACGTTGTCAATATATTTTTGAATATCTGTAGCATCATTTTTATGCATGGCAGGATCAAATACTTTATGCCATACATTATTATAATTGTTATACTTTTTATATTTACTCATCGTATTTTAGATCACCAATATTTTTATCTTTTAGATAATTATGAATAAACATCCATACATCTTGTAATCTAGCGGTTTTATTATAAAAATTTCTATCTATTTTAACATTTCTTATTCTTTCAAATGCATGTTTCATATGCCAAAAATCAGGTGTATTTATTCTACCTAGAGAAGTTGATTCATCTTCTCTTTTTCTGCGATGAATTAATTCATCAATTATTTCTCTTTCAGTAATATTCATAATATTGGAATAGTTGGAAGTGTGGTTGGCATTACGCCAGTCTTTTCATACATCATACAAAATGTACAACCTGTTTTACCACAACCAAATTTTGGAAAACCATATTCACCAATTTTAACATTATAATGTTGTTTAAGTTTATCTATCATGGTTTCCTCATGTTTTACATGTTCAATTGCAAGTTTAATATCTTTAAACCAACACTGAGTGTCAGAATATCCTTTATAGATGCATTTTATATTTTTAATATCATAGTTGAATAAAGTTATTAATATATAACCGGCATATTCATTTAGCATATATACTTTTGCAGATTTCCAATTATCTTCAATTATAATTTTGCTTGATGAAAAACCTGTTTCTCCGAAAGGCGATACAATAGGTTTATTATCATATGGAGCACCCTGTTTAATTAAATAGTTTATAATTTTATGCTGCTTAATATCCAATTCTGTAATGAATTTCATGATTTAAAATTTTGGAATAGTTGGGAGTGAAGTTGGCATGATACCAGTGTTAGAATACAACATACAAAATGCACAAGAATCGTTGCCACATCCAATATGCGGCGAATTAAGATGTTTTCTTATATAATGTGCGAGACTATGATTTTTCATTGTCTTTATCATATTGTCAAACTTTTTTGCATGATCAATTGCATATGATAAATCTTTAAACCAAATACTTTCATCAGTATGATCTGAATAAACACATTTTGTGTTTTTAATTTTAAAATTCATTTGGAAAAAAATAATTATTTTTGGATATTCTGTTTTAATAATTATTTTAGCAGATTTCCAATCATTGGCAATTTCTATGCGATTAGATACAAGTGCATTATTATCAATAGGTTTATCAATTACAGGAGGTCTAATTTTAATTAACCTAGAAATGATCTTATGACGTTTGATGTCATCAACCGAAATTAATTGCATGATCAAATTGTTGGAACAGTTGAATATGGCAATGCTTTAGGCATAACTCCATATTTGAAATATTCTTTACAAAATACGCATATATTTGAACCACACCCTAAAAACAGCGAATATGGATTAGTCCTAGTGTGATAATCTTTTTCTTCATCAATATGCTTTACTGCATCATCATAGGTTCTATACCAAATTCCTTCTCTATCATCTTCTATATCAAAATCACGATGGATTCTAGCATTTTTAAAAATATATGAAATCACATCAACTTGCAATTTATTGGCATAATTGCTTATGATAACGAACTTGGCCGTTTTCCAATCGTCTGAAATCTCAAGTCTGATAGTCTTGGTACCTGTAGCTGCACCCTTTTCATCAACATCAAATGGAATATTTTCCTCAGGCTTATATTCTTTAAGCAAGGCTTTCAGAATTTTATGTTTAAGGACATCCTCAGATGAGATAACGATTGGCATGTTTTCATACTAACCCTTGACTTAGTAATGTCTAGGTTTTTCTTATGTAAAAACATCATAATGATTCCAGGAAGATGCCTGGACCGTATAGATGTTCTTTTAATAGGACATCTATATCCTCTAACACATCTATGTTGTAATTCTTGATAAAGAAAACTGTAATCAAATTTTGTTTTTCTGCCCGCAATAAATAAAGAAATTTCTAATGTATCTTCAATTTTTCCATCAAATAATTCTTTTTGATTATTTAACATATAATTCTTTTAAAAATTTAAATCTGATAATCCATCCATATCCTAAAATTCTTACAAGATCATTTGGATCAGTATGTCTGTTAATTTTTAAATTAATATGATCTATTACTGCTAATGTTGCAGGTTCAGTTTCTAAATGATAATTTGCCATTTTAATATAGGAGTCAAAATCTTTGTAATCAGATATTGCATCTTCTATATTAAAATGGGGTTTCTTTATCAAAACAATTACAGATTTTTTTCTATGTATTTTGCAATTTTTTTGAATGACATATCATCAGAATCATTCATACAAATTAGTTCTACTTGCTGTTCGTCAGTAATCTTGACCTTTTTAAGTAATTCATCATTTAATTCACCTAACATACGTTTATTATTAAATATAAAAGAATCACCATGTTTACTGAAATTCTTTTTATCTTTTTTGACGAGGACCTCACATAATACACCTAAACAACAATGTGTATTGTCATCTTCACTGTGTAGTCCCCCTGTACCTTGATCATATTTACCAGAGCGAAGGGCTTTAACCCATTTCTTTTTGAGTTTTTTCTTCATGATTATTCTTAAATATCCGTTTCATCTAATTCATCTTTTGCAATTGCATCAGCAATGTGTTTAAATGACCATTCTTTCTCATCATTTAAATGAATTAAATATGTTTGCTGTTCAGCAGTCAATCCAACATGATTTAACAATGGAGTACTTAATTGACCTCCCATTTTTCTTTTTTTGTTAAAACTAAAACAACCATCCGTTGTTTTTCTTATATTGTGACCATCTTTAATAAGTACTTCACATAGTACACCTAAACAACAATGTGTATTAGAAGTAATATCACATAAATCTGTTGTTGTTTGTTTATATTTGCCAGAGCGAAGGGCTTTAACCCATTTCTTTTTTATGTTCTTGTCCATGGTTTTCCTTATATTTTTTCTTTTTCTATGTAATCAGCAATTTCTTCAAACGTGCAGAAATACTCATCATTCATTTTTATGAGTTTGTTTTGAATTTCTTCACTTATACCTATATCTTTTCTTAAATCGCTTGTCAAATCATCTAACATAAGAAGGTTATGTTTTGAATACATAAACCCTTCATAGCTATTTTCTTCTTGAACATATGTCATATCCTTGCCATTTTGCACAAGAACATCACAAAGAACACCTAAACAACAGTGATGTATTTGGGTTTCTGTTGATTTTACAAGATTAGCCCGACCCTGATTATATTTTCCAGAGCGTAAAGCTTTTAACCATTGTTTTTTAAGTTTAGCTTTCATTACTTTTTCTCAGGAACCTGAGATTGAGATGATGCGTTTATTTGAACCTGGATTTGAGCTTGAATCTTCATGCGCTCTAAATCATCTTTATCCTTGTAGTGATTTATAATAGCCCAGGCGATAATGAATAATCCAAATAATATGAATATTCCATATTCAAGGCAGAACTTTTCAAGAAATTCTATAAAACGATTCATGTTTTTTATTTTACGATTTAGAAAACCAAGTCAATATATTGATTACTTATCCAATTCTTTAAGGCAATTATTCGCATGCATGACAGCTTTTTCCAAAGTCTTTATATCTCGGAATAAGTCCTTGGTCAATTTCTTTATGGTTTTCTTGGCCTCTGTTTTTTTACTTATTTTTAGGATTTTTTCCTTAACTTCTTTTGAATCAGAAGTGAAAATTATATTTGCAATTTCAAATTCTTCATTGGTTGGAGGAGTTGGCATTGTTTTTGGTTGTGGGAATTTTGACATAATGGTCAAAAGTATACATCAATGAAATAGGAGATCAACCATATATCCTTGACATTCATAAGTGCATCATATATAGTTCTAGGTATCATGGGTACTGTTCTTCCAATAGGTAAATCTGCTATGATACCTACGCCTTCATATTCAGTATTTCCATCAACTTTTGCTTTTAATGCGACAAATACGGCAGCAACTGTGTCTATTTCTTATAATTCAACAAGTTCTAACACTACTGTAAATAATTTTATCTTCAATCCATATGAAAATTTAGAAACACCAAACTTTTTAAAGAGGATAACATCAGAAAAACATGAGGTCCATGAACGAGCGATGATGCGTGGACCTAAAGCATTGAAGAAAGGTAAAAAGAAATGGAGAAAAACTTTCTCTATACATCTTCATCAAAAATATAAAAGATGGAAAGTGAAAGATTTTGATTATAATTCATTTTTGTTAGGTAATACTCCTCATGTCACTGGATTTGAGGCACTATGCCATTATTTTTCACAAGATGTTACTGCAGGATATTATATTTGGAATGAAGTTAATGATGATATGGCATTACTCATTACACATAATAAGAAACTGTTTGACTGGACTTCATATTGGGATGACATTATTATAACTGCCATTGATTTTTCCTGGACGATGATTTTCCCAAACAATAGAGATATAGGTCCATTCTTTTCTTCTACAGAAATGATTGCTGCAAAACAAAAATAATTGAATAAAATTTCAAATATGGCGACTGAAAAGCAAATTGCCCTATTTGAAAGACTTTATAAGACCGAATGGTATAAACACAATACCGCCATTCGTGCTAAAATTGATTTGATTTATCCTGGTGCCAATGGACGTATTTACCCAAATACTCTAAAATTTATACCAATCCCACGAATGGCGGAGCTTATTTCATTGTTAATGGAAGCTTCATATGGCATTACAAGCAAAGTTGAACCAATTGAAGTCGTAAAAGAACCTAAACAAGTACAATTACCAGTAGCGTCTAAAGCACCAGATAATACAAAAAGAAAGACTGCTTTAGATTCTGTACAAGAAGTTTTTAGATCAAGCCAATATTCGTATTGGAACAAACCACCAACCGATAATGATAGACTGTATGATGATAACTTCTATCCTGATTTCGGTAATAAATGATTTACCAAATGTCAGGTAATGGCTTGAACAGGTTTTAAAATAACTCTTGACTTATAGGTCTATCTGTTCATACTGCTGAAATCATGAAGTATGTCATAACCTTGATTTATCATTTTTACGATGAACATTTTGAGCTTCCTATCGGAGCAACATCAGATGAACAAAAAGCAGAAAGTTTAAAATCTGAACTTGAAAAATGGATTGCGAAATATAAACGTCCTAGTTCAAAATCGGATCCTATTGAATGGGAAAAGTATAAACTCCTTGAAAGAACTGTTCCACCTATCAATTGGCAAACTGACGATTTATCTATGAAGTGGCAAACTTCTACTTTTGATAAAAATTATGAATTTGTTGTGTATAAGGTTTTGGATTTGGATGATACTCATGAGTAAGTTTAATTATTTTCGTGTCTATAACAATATGGATAGGTCTTCGCCACTACAATTAGATGAAGACGAATTCAAAGAATTGTTTGAATCAAACAAAGTTTTGAGATTTGGATGCGCACAATTCTATAAAGGTGTGTGCGTGTATCCTGGGTATTTATCTCAAGATAAAATTAATGATGTTCTATCTGGAAAATATGGACCGTTAGAATCCAAATAATCTTTGATACCAGCTTTTATTTTTTACTGGACGATTTTCATTAAGGATAACATAACCACTTGCTAATCCTAAACAAAATACGTGCCTAGTATCTTCATTGCACGTCATGAAATGCGCAATAACTTTCTCTCTATTAAAATTTTCAAAAGAAATTGGTATATGCAATGACGATTGATTATTTGCAACAATGTTGTCTAACACATTTGCAGCATCAATATCATCCATAATTCTTGCATGACGAATTCTTGCAGCTAATGCTTTAAGAAATTCAGCTTCTTTCGGTGTCATGATAGTTCCTCAGATGCTATAGAGGTTGTGTGATGCAATATATTCCATCACAGTTTTATCCATGATGTCGGAAACATCTTGACCATCAACTCTGCGATGCTTGTACATGCTTGATGAAATATTTCCGATGTATGAGTGTGGATCATAATGCATCAATGAAATATGTGGCTTATTGTTAAACCAATTTATTTGATTGTTTCTTTCAATACCAACTCTTGGTACAACAATGAACGTACTATGAGCAATCAGATATTCTGAATTAACCCATTTCTCTATGGTATTAGCATTATCCAAGCCAATTATAAATGCAAAATCATATTCTGGATATTGTTCTGCCAATGCTTTTGATGTTTTGTATGTTTCGCCCGACAACTTCAAATCTATTTCAAAGCTATTTGCTTTGATTCGTCTATCAGCCATTACAGCACGATGCAGCATATTCATACGATGATCAGGTGACACCATTTTTTTACCATACATATGTGCATAAGCAGGCATCATCCATACTTCATCAGCCCAACGACTTTCATTCAAAACAAATTGTGCAGTTCTAATATGACCCAAGGTAACTGGATCAAATGCTCCGCCAAGAATTGCAATACGTTTTTTTCTTCCCAATGACTCATAAAAAAATGATTCATTAGTTATCAATTCAAGAGAATTGTTAACTACTTCTTCAGGGTTAATATCATTTTCATTACAAAGTTGAATGACAGATGCAAGAAGATTTCCTGTATATTTTCTTAAATCTTTCACATTTTGAAAACGTGAAAGATTATTTGCTTGTTTCAAAATGTCAGAAATTCTTTCGTCTAAAGGTGTTTTACCAAATTTTTTGGTAAACACTTCATTGATTTTATCTTTATTCATCTGTCCTAATCCATCCTGTAAATTCCCACCAATGATCATCATGGCGTTTGGTGCAATATTCTAAAAACTTTTCAGCAAATCGTTCATCCGTATATTTTTGAACGCCAATGTGGCCTTCTAAAGCAATTTCTAACTGCTTTGATCCACTGCCGGCAATCATCAATGCAATTTCCCAAGCCAATGCTTTTTCTGTCTGCTTATTCCTAATAGGAACACCAGAATACCAATCACCTTTGATATATGTTGGTTTACTCTCCATCATAACGTTTGTCTTTATCAATGATTGCTTTGATTTCTGCGATTGTGATTTGTTCACGATTTTTTTCTTTTAAATCATAATATATTTTGCGATATGCATCAAGTAAATGTTCAGCGACTATATCGCAACATTCTTGATGATATTCTTGGGTTTCAGTTCCAAGAACTACAGGACATTCGTCATCACCATATTTGCATCCATGCCTTTTACAACAATGTGTACTATGGACGCTACTCATTACAGAATTCCGACTGCTTGTGAATGATGTCGGATTTTGCCGATCTTCACTCCATGTGGCGAATTGATTTTTCCATATGAGCGAGGGTTTAATGGATCTTTGCCATACCAGTATCCTTTGAATAGATGGATACCAGGTCGGCTTGCAAATATGCTACCATGAATCATTTCAGGAGTTACATAAAGCGCAACCCAAACACGAACTTGCATACCGAATGCTCCGGTATCATCCATCGTGCGAACAAGATCACCATGTTTCAGGGTAGTCTTATGTGGTGTTTTATTCCATGGAGGGATCACGTTCAGACTCCGGTATGCAAAGGATTTCACCTGTGCTAGTACCACTGTTAATTCTTCTGGCGCAATATCTGCAATAAAACGCTCTGGTAGATTTATTCCAAAACCGTTCGCCAATGGTCAAAGGCGTTTGGCATGCAGTACGATTGCAAGCTGTCACACCCTTTTCCAAACCATCTTCTTTGGTTTTCTTGGAACGTTCTTCATCCGTCATTGGCCGATATTCAGAAAACATATTATACCTCAAGGATTTGAAACGTATCCACGGAAAGTCAAGCTGATTCTGCCACCACAAACGCGACTGCATTTGGGAATTCGGTGCTGCCAAGTATCCTGCATTCCAGCATGCATCAATGCCAAGGATCCATGATTCAACAACAAGACTTCCTTGCGATCAGACTTTTCCATTGGTCTGAACCAAATTTCTCTTTCAACACCCAAGGAAATTATTGCGATGGGGCGATTATCATCCATTTCAGGAGAATTGTCGGAGTGCCATCCTAAGTGCTGAGTCTGATCCTTGTAATAATTCAAGAAGCAAACTTCAAACTTCGTTCCGGTGGATTCTTCTAACTTCAAGCGAATGTTGCGAATAGCCTCAATTTCGGGCTGCGCTTCATAGGTTCTTGCAACCGCACCATAGGTATATGAAACATTGAACGCATTGACGTAATATTCCTGACGTGGTGCAGTATCGCGATGGACCCAGGCACACCCCGTCAATAAATCGTTAAATGCTTTGTCAGCTTCATCTTTTGACATGAAGCTAGGATTATAAGTTACAGGTAAATCAGCATTCATGATGCCAGTAGTCTACACTTATAGCCTTCAAGTCAAGGGTTAAACAAAAACTATATAAGCAGGTTCTTGTTTATTGGATGGATACAAATGGTATCTAGGAAATCTACTTGAAAATTCTTCATCTTCCAAAATTGCAGTTCTTCTAACAGTTCCTAAAGAACTTTCCCAACAATTTTGTATCCTATTAAATGACCAATTGGAAGGATAATTTTTACGAAGTTTATCAATAATTCTCATGAATCACCATCAGGATATCCAAGACCTCTATCTAAACTATTAAACTGCTTCGTATAGTCTTGATAATCTTTAGGTGAAATTATACCGTTTTCAAAAAGAAAAGATGCAATTTGATGACTCAGTAAATTTATTTGGAATTGTTTTCTTATTTGTTCAGAACCAGTATTAAGAACTATTTCACTTTGAATTTCAAATAATTTCTTTAAAAGTTCAATTGATTTATCACTTTTATTTTTTGTTCGTTCTAATGACATTTTTACTTCCTCAGGATGAACCCAGCCTTCTGCTTGTGCCTTTGACAAATCACTTTTCAATTCTTTAATATGGTTTAATAAATCCCCTAAAACTACTCCAGGGATGACTGCCATTAAATGTTTTGATTCAATTTCCAATTCTTCGGGTGTCATATTACACTTTTATAATTTGATAAGCGATTGATCTATTAACAAATCTCGTTTTTAGATATTCACCAAAACATCCAACAATTTCCATAATGAATGCTATGTATACATTCAATACAAAAGGATTATTTGAATCAATATTTAATGCAATCATTATTGAAAATATCAAAACTAAATGATGCATTTCAATCTGCCATTTTGGCAATATTTCTAAATTTTCCAATTTAGTAAAACATGAGAAAATGAAATAACTTTGGCATATAAGCAAAAATACAGTACCAATAAAATTTTCCATATTATTTCACATTTTCTTTAAATTGTTTTATAGCGGCTGTATCTGATCTTGATCTAAACGTTGATATTGGTTGACCGCCACCCCAAGGTTTTTCTCCATAAATTCTTTGTGATGAATTTTTATCAACTCTTCGGGAAACACATTTATGTCCAAATCTACCTAAAATTATATAATATGTACTTTTCAAAATTATCCTTGTAATAAATTTAAAATTGGTTTTGGTAAATATTCACTTACATCAAGTTTTGCAGCACGCATGTTACGAATTAAACTGGAACTGACGTGTGAATATTCACTCCCTGTCATAATGAATAATGTTTCTACACCAAATCTTTTATTCACTTCTGCCATTGGTTTTTCATATTCAAAGTCCGCAGAGTTGCGAAGACCACGAATAAGCATTGCTGATTTCTTTTTACAAAAATCAACAGTTGAAGTCGTATATGTTTCAACTTCTACTTCATCTTCACCAATACCCAATTCAGCAAAGGTTGCATTTATTGCTTTGATTCTTGTTTCAAATGTTAATTCTGAATGCTTTTGTGGATTATATGCCAATCCAATTATTATTTTTCTATCAATGTTGATTGATGCGAGAATAGAATGAGCACGCTTGACAACATCAAGGTGCCCATTATGGAACGGATCAAATGAACCTGGGAAAACTAAATTCATAAATTACCATGTTTCTGCTTTTATTTCAGGGTGTGCTGCTGCGAATTCTTTGCTTACTCTTTGAACTAGAGGCTTTATAGCCCCAACCGAACGCATGATCAAGAACACCGTCATATATACTAAATTTTCTTCACCCAAATCCAAGGAGAATTTCTTTTTATCGCTGGCGCCATAGTGACCGAAAATTAAATGTTCAGGAAATCCTTCAAAATAATGTGGCGAAAGATAGTTGGTAGACTGAGGATCAATTGGTGGATTCAGGTAAGCGATACCACTTAAATCCACGTCAATCGGTTTATCACTCACGACTGACAATTTCCAATCATGAAAATTATCACGTATGATAAATGATAAACCAATATCAGGTCTGGACATTTGAACGACAGGAAGCTCAATTGATTTTGACCGATGAGTTGAAATAACCATCGGCTTAATTTTTGGATATGGATTCTGTTCGGTCTTCTGCATCCCTACTGAAATGACGGGTGCCAACGTATCACGAAAGAACATGCATTGATTTTGAAATGCTTTTTTATAATACATCGTATCCTTGGTATTGGCATCCGCCGTCAAAAACCAAGTGTGCAGGTCTATGGGTTCCATGATTTATTCCACCTCAACGGTTTGCATGAGTTCTAACACACCGGAAGTGTGCAGAGTATGATATACAACTGTAATATGAAGATGTTCAAGTATAGTAATTAGGGATTCTACGTTTGATCGTTTCATAGTTTCACGATTGAATATCTTCTGTGCGCCAGGAGATGATACAATAAGATCAATAACCAAATCTCTCTTTGATAATGTCGTGGCTGTCTTAATTTTTTCGTACTTATCGCACCAATTTTGTGTCATTTCAAGATGCTTGTGGTAATTTTTGATCGCCGGATGATCTTGTAAAACAATCCGAGCTTGTTCACCAAATAATCCAGCAACTCGGTTCATATTTTCATCAGGCACATCGCGTGGTTCAAAACTTTTTGATTTCATTGTCGCTTCTATCCATTCACGATCAACCTTGAAGTTATTCGCAATGGTAGATATTGTAATTCTATCATCAGGTTTAATTTGATTGAACTTATCCTGGAAATCTTTTATTTTAAAGCCGAAATCACCAATTGGTCCAATTAGTTTTGACGTAATTACGACCGGATCATCTTTCTTTTCTTCGTTTAATTTTGGTTTGAAAAGATCCACGTACGTTGAAAGCGGTTTCTTTTTTGGCCAATTTTTGACAATATCATCAATAAACCGGATATTCTTATCATGATCCTCTTTAGGATATGCGAATGGTGCCCGACTATGACCCAATTTGACTAGACGAGTGAAAAATGGGCCCCTCTTATTCAAAAATGCATTAGAAATATATTGCGTCATATCACTGACGATATGAGAACCTGCATCATCATAATTTGGAACTTCATATTTTTTACAAAGTTCACGAATAGTTGATCCCAAGGGAATATATTTGCTATGTCCAATATAATTCGTTACGAATTCAATGTTTTTCTTGGCATTCTTTTGAGTGGTGGAAGCCGGCATGGGATTATTCCTTAGGAATATTCTTTGGATGAGAAGGGTGGGTGCAGCCTTGTCCACTTGAATATGGACATGGTGAATTGATACATGAATCGTATTCTTTGCCAACACATTGTGTATCAACAAAGGTTTTTAATTTTATAGCATAGTCATGATTAGTTTTAACTCTGTTGTTGCTGTTTATTGGAAAATTTTTACTTACGTTTAAATGATTGAACAGAGATTTTGGCAAATTTTCAGGAATTTTGTTTGATTTGGTAGCATTGCATTTTTCGCACATTGTAACAAAATTGAATGTTCTATCAGGACCACCGTATGTCTTTGGCAAAATATGATCTTTAGTAAATAGGAATTCTTGATCAACCCCATCGTATCCATAAAAATTTACATGATATGTATGTGGAGCATCAGAATATGTCTCTGCAAAACATTTTGTTGCTTTTAATCCGCATTCAACGCATCTAAAATCATCTTTTAAGAAAGTTGAAAGACGATCACTACCAAAAATATTTATTTTAGCTCCAGCACCAAGTACATCATCATAATATATGAAAGGTACTTTGTACCGAATACATTCTGTTATGTGCTCAATATCCAATTCTTTTCCACGAATTTTTTTATTATCAATGGCAATAATATCTGGTTTGTTCTTTGCCTTTTTACATTTGTTACAAAGAATTTCTATACCGTTGACATGTCCTTTATTTGAATATGAGTGAATTTTTACCTTTCTATCTGATGTAACTAGTTCCAAATAAAGGAAAGCATCTTCCTTATTTTCAAATTTTGATGCGATAAAATGTGTTCCCCTAATACCGCACTTAGAACAAACAGTGCCATGTTTTCTTAATGCTTTGACCTGAGACGTTATGATTACAGTCTTGATCATTCCAGGATAGGTTATAGAAAAAATACCACAATCAAGAAGTCTGAAAGCTTCTTTTATTTTTATACTTAAAAATTGTTCACGATTATAGCTAACCATTAGAACCATTCCCGACGAACGCGAGGACCAGGATCTTTTCCAATATATTGCTTGAGGATATCAGGAAGATCCTCTGGAATAGTATCCTTCTTTTTCATATTGCAATTGGCACACATCGTTTGAAGATTTTCCAGGATGTCAGGTCCACCCTTGGATCTGGCTAAAATGTGATCCTTGGTCATGAGAATTTCATGCCCACGGTCATTTATAGCAAATAGATTAAGATGTAGCAACTGTAATTTTGATCCATTATGCATGCACATGGAGAAGTGGTTCCCCATCAATCCGCAACCTCGGCAGATAATGCCATTATGACGGAAAGTGCTGAGACGCATGGACTCAAGATTACATGGACCTGGTAATCCTGGATACGTTATATCTTTTTTACCTTCATCTAGGAGCTTAAACACAGTGGGAATACTGAGACATAGGTATTGAGCTACACTACGCATTCCTTAACTGTATATCATCATTTTATGTGTCAAGGACTTAGTTATCAACCTTATATTGCAAAGGATGAGTTTGACACGAATGCAATTGCAGATAAAATTTCACAATGGAAAAAGATGAATTAGTCAAAACCTTTATTCAAAGTGATGTTCTATACGAGAGAATAATTAAGCTTGAAATCGGTAAAAGTTATCTCACTAGAGCAGGTAAAAAGGTTGGCCCATTACTACAAGATACTGAAGGTGATTTCTATATACAAGGTACTATTGATGACCGTGTTATTTATTGGAAAGAAAATGGTAAGACACGTTTTGATAATCCAAAGTATCAAATCGTTGCAGAAATAAAAACCGAAAAAGATTTAAATAAAAAAGAAATCAATGATGCTTGGAGTGATATTGCATCAAATACCAAGAAGAAAACACAAAAAGGTAAGATTTTTGCAAACACTGAATTGAAGAAGAAAAAAGATTTAGAAAAAGCTTGGAATAAAATTGTTACCAAATCTGCGGTTCGTGTTAAAAAAGCTAAAACTTTAGGTTATAAGAACGCTTGGCTTGTCGTTAGTGATACAACAATAATTGCTACTGAAACAAAACGAAAGACAGCAAGATCAACACTTAGCGATTTGAAGAAAATGTATCCACAAAGTAAATACAAAATTCGTCAAATCGCTGTTCCGTTAGCTTAAATTACCGGACCACCAACATACAAAGCAACATAATTGCCTTGATTATCTGCAAATTGTTGTGCAGGATCATAGGGAACTGTTGGGAATTCGTTATTTGCAAATGAACCTGATTGAATAATTGAGAAGTTTTGGTAAAGATCCCAAGTTGTTTGATTAAGAGGATTTATATAATCGTTAATAAATCTAATTCCGATACCAGCTTGACCTCCACCTGGTGATGGATACCAAGCAGCATATCCTAAAACTTCAAGAGTGGATGATTGGAAAGATCCAATAGTACCTGATGTATGAATATCCCAAACATATAATGTTTCTTTTTGTCTAACCCATGATCCACTTGGAAAGTTTTGCAATTGCTGTGTATCAGGATTATATGCTAATGGGCCGCCATTATATTGTGCAGAAAGACTTTCAAACGTATTTAATGGAGTAACATTGGTTGAATCAATGTGCCAGAATTTGTTTACCATCAAATTATTCAACGCATCATTAACATCAACCACACCTGATGTACCATTAGGATGTTCAACAGTTGCATCAAATACTTGTGAACCCATACGCAAAATACCGTTGTCACCACCATCTGATGATAATGTAACAATGAATTTCGCAAGATCAGTTGAAGTCATAGCAGAGTTGTTGACTATGAAAATTTGTGTTCCAGAAAGAGCACAATTTCCATTTTCATAATATTTAAAATCTGTATATGTTGTGTTTGTTAAATCTAAAGCTTTAACATTTCCATAAATTGGCATCAAATCTATAATTGGATCACTTATTACTGAATTCAATAATTGAATTGAATATTTTGCTTGTGATGCTCCATATCCAGTATTTGGATCCAATGTTGTAATCATTGCAGATAATGGCATATCAACTTGATCATTCAACATAATTGCAGTCAAATAATTGCAATTTGAAAAATCAACACCAGTGTAATTAAAAGGTTTTGTTATTTCTAAATTAGCTAATGTATGTAACTTAGTAAAATCAATAGATAACGCTGTTGATGCACTACTTACACCAAGCCAATACAATGTATCATTACCTGTTACGTTTGTTGTAAATGAACTAATATCATTACTATAGCAATCCAAATAAGCTAATTTATTATTATTTACAATATCAATAGTTTCAACTTTTGTATTTGTTAATACGAGAACTTGTAAAGATAATGCACTATTTAAATCAATATTTTCTAATCTATGAACTTGTGGATCTACTGAACCATAAGCCAAATACATTTGTATCAAATTAATTACATTATCAAATGAAATATCGTTTAATGGAATATCATTTAATTGAATTACTTGTAAATTTTTAGCTTTATCAAGTGTCAATGTACCGATGAACTCTGAATTTAAACCAGAAATATTTTGTGTAAGAACAGTAAGATTACTAATTTTATTTTGCGGAGTATATTTAATATCATTAAAATGACTGGTATCACTTGAATCATAAACGTGTGCAGTTGATGCACCAATAAATTCACCGGTTGATGTGATGCGGGTACGTGATCCATCACCCCATAAAATGAGAGCGCGTTTTCCCGGTTGCAAATTTGTGTACAATTGAATATCAGCCAAATTGTGAATCAAAAATGAACCAAGTTCAGTTTCAGTTTTCCAAAATGCTGTAGGTAGAATATCTGCCATGGTTATTTCACTTCGCTTTCAAGTTTATAAGAACTCAAACAATCCAGTTGCAAAGTAACGATTGCGCATCTTCAAGAGAGTAACAACTGTGGTTGCTTCTGCACCTGATGTTGGAACAACTGGAACTCCGTATGGGAATTCAATGTCTGTTGAGTAATCAATATCCCAATCATAAGGTTCAGCATCTTGAGTCATCAAAATGTTTACTGATTGACCATTTTGCATATTATTTGGAGTATTGATGTGACCAAAGCCTTGCAATGAAATGTCTTGTGATGTATTTATTGAAGCATCAATTGTTACGATTGTTGGATTCAACGCATCTTGACTTGTAACAGCAATAGTTGCAACTGCCCAATAACCAACACCGCTTAGATTTGGTGTTGAACCACCGGTACCAACTGCATCTGAACCAACATAAAGTTTGTTACTGTCTGATGCATTTAACCACAATGTGTTTGTTGGATCAGTGCCTGGGTTTGAAGCTTGTGGAACAAGTTGCAATCCAGTTGGATCAATCAAACCAGCAACAGTCAATTTACCAGCAATATCTAAATCGCCAGAAATATTCATACTGTTGGTGAAAATCTTGATACCAGCAACTGATTCATTGCCAGTCTTAGAAACATAATTTCCACTACCACTACCGCTTGGAACAACAATACTTGCACTTGTTGTTGAGATTTGCCATGAAATTGCATAACCATTCTCATCTGGCAATCCAGAAAGGACAGTATCAAAACTTGTTGAAGTTCTATTTGTGATAGATTGAACGTACAATGTTGATGATGCGGCTGGAGTGATCAAAGAAACCAATGGGAAATCAGTTACAGTATTTACAGCAGCGTGAGAGATAGTGTAAACATTTTGACCAATAACACCTGGTTCAAGACCCTTATAAACAGCACCAAGACTTGCAGAAATTGTTGCAACTTCTGCTTCCAAATGTTGAATACGGAATTCGTGATTGGTTGAACTTGCAGCCAATGTATTGATTTGCAATTGATGTGATGCAGTGATTGCAACCAATTGTGAAGTAATACCAGCAACTTCTGTGCGTAATGAACCATCAACTTGACCAGTCAATGAACGAACAAATGATGGAGTCAAATATGTTTCAGTTGTATCAAAACGTGATTGAGCAGCATTCCAGAAAGGAATAACTTGATCATTTGGTGTGTCTTCGCGAGTTGCAACAGCTTGTGTATTGCCTTCTTCACCAACACGGAATGATTGTGATGCTTCAACGAAGAAGAAATCATATTTTGGTAATGTTCCACGATCAACTTCAATACCAGCAACACCTGCAGTTACGCCTGCACCTTGTTCACCAGCATTGATTGTTATGAGATTATCTTTTGCTGAAACATGTTCAGTGTAAGTAACGAAATAACCACCAGAAACACTCAAGTTACCAGAGATAATTACATCACCAGCAATTTGGCCGCCAGTCTTATCAAACTTCTTACTATCTAATGCAGCAGAAGCATCCCAAACTTCGGTCTTCAATGCATAATTAGAAAGATCGCCACCAAAACTTGCAAGAACAGCAGACAACGCTTGAACAAGAGCAGCAGACAACGCTTGAATATCACCAGATTGTAATGCATTAACAACTTCAATGTCTGTTACATGAGCACTTAATGCAGCAACATCCGAATTCAAACTGAGATTTGTATCAGCCAAAGATGCTGACAAATCAGCAATTGCAGTTGAATGCAAATCACTAATTGCGCGAAGATCAATTACTTCTGCTTCAATAGCATTTGCATAACTATTGAGAGAAGAAATTTCACCTGACAAAGTTCCAGAAACTGAAACCAAGTCTGATTGTAACGCAAAGTTTTCTTGTGCAGCAGACAAATCTTGAATTGCAGTTGATTGCAAGCCATTAACAGTAATGACATCATCAAGATTATCCATCAAGAAAGTTATACTGCTATTGATTGAAGAAATTTCACCTTCTATTGATCCAGAAACGGAAACTAAGTCTGAATATACAGAATCAATTTCACTTTGGAGATTACCAGAAACAGAAGCAACCAAACCAACGGTAGCATAACCAGTTACAGATGGTACCATGATTGAAGCGACAGCAGCAGACAATGCTTGAATATCACTTGATTGAAGTCCATTAACAATTTCAACATCTGTTAAACGTGAATCCAATGATCCAGAAACAGAAACCAATGATGCATAAACACCATCAATTGAAGTTTGAAGAGTTCCTGAAATACTACTTACTGATGAAAGGACTGAACCTGATACACCACTAACAACGGAACCAAGAGCATCAATTTCTGATTGAAGAGTTCCTGATACAGAAACCAATGTTGAATAATTTGTGGCTACATCAGCATTAGTACCATCAATCTCTGATTGAAGAGTAAGAATTTGACTTTGAAGTCCGGCTGAAACATTTGTTACTGTTGATGAAAGATTATCAATTTCACTTTGGAGATTACCAGAAACAGAAGCAACTAAACCAACAGTTGCGTAACCAGTTACTGCCGGAACAATAATAGATGAAACAGCAGCAGACAATGATTGAATTGCAGATGATTGTAGACTATTAACAATTCCAAGGTCAGTAACTGCGCCAGATAAGGAAGCAATAGCTACCGATTGAAGACCGTTTACAACACCAAGATCAGTAATTTGACCTTGTAAAGAACCTGTCAAAGATCCTAATGTTGAAGTAAGTGCAGCAATATCTACAAGCAATGCGCCAGAAACATTTGAAACTTCGGAATGAGTTGCAAAATTTCCAGTAATTGAATTAAGAGTTGCCTCTACTGCTGCTGTATCTAAACGGACTTTTGATCCATCTGGAAACATAGCATTCATTGTATTGTCATTTAAAACATAAATGATCGCTTTATCTGATGGCGGATTTGCCGGATCAGTTGAGCGTTGTTCAAAAACTATACCAAAATCTCTAAAGCCGGGCATATATGTTTCCTTATTTTCTATCTTCTATTTATTGTTTTTATTATTATTTTTAGCCGATTCTGGTGATTTTTAGCCGATTCTGGTGGCTGATAAGTTACCAAACCATTTTGGTTTACCGCCAGAATAGTTAATTGATGCAACCATATAGTAACGAGCATTGGCTGAAATATTTACAACAACTGATGGAATTGATGCATATCCTAATGTTGATGATGTTGTAACAACAGGAACTGAAATAAATTCATATCCTTGTGTTAAACCACCTGAATTACCAGTTATTGTAGAGATCCAACTATTGATAATACTTGTGCCAGTTACACCACCATTAGCGTCTGCTTGTGCAACACCAGACAATCTCCAAAGACCAGGAGTTAAATCAAGAGTACCAACTGGAATTGAACCATTAGATATGGTTGCTGAAATTCCATTTGATGTTGATATTAAATATTCACCAATGAAACCGGATGCTGGTGCTAAACCGTCAGTTCTACCTCTGATATTTGTTGCAGTTCCAGTAACAGAAGTCAATTGTGACAATACTGATTGCTGTGCAGTATCAGAAACTTGCAATGCAGTGATTGAAGTTTGTAATCCACCAGTCAATGAACGAACAGCAGCAGTTGTAGCAAATGAACCTGTTACAGATGTCAATTGTGACAATGCAGTTTGTTGACCAGCATCAACTAAATTTATTGCAGTAACTTGAGCTTGAGTTGCAAAAGATCCAGTAACAGAAGTAATTTGAGATAAAGTAC